AGTTGGTTTCCCAACCCACCCATAATCGTTGCGGTTATCATTATTATTATACAGAAATAATGGTGTATGTTTTAAGTTCGTTCGTTCGTTCGTTCACCGGTTCGTTCACTCACCGGTTCGTTCGTTCGTTCACTCACCGGTTCGTTCGTTCACTCACCGGTTCGTTCGTTCACTCACTCACAGCAATAATTCCCGAAACATAAACCATAATTTATCCGGCTCAGTTTCATTGACTTTCGTAATACAAAAATCCTTTTCGCAAATGGAACCGGTATCGGTACCGGTACCGGTATTCCGTCTAAAAATACAATCAGAAATCAACTGTTGGTCGTCCTGAATTACCACATTATACGCGATATACTTTTCAAGTGTGGTTTGAAAAGTGTTCGCCCACCATTTCATTTTCTCTCGACCCGTTATAAAAAACCCGCCAGAAATGAAATGTGCTCTTTTATCGTATATTCTTCGCGGAAGTTCTGATCCAGTATTTATGTGTTCAGAATAATATTTTAATGCTACAGACATATTGTTTGGACGAACATTACACCCATAATAAACCCGGTTTTTATCCAGTGCGTTTATTTTCGCAGGATTAGGCCATCTCTCGCGTATCATTTTACTGTAAGCGGTCCGTGTGTTTCGCACACTTCCTGTCAGCGTATCCCTGAAATACCCGATATCACACCATCCATAATACTCCGTATCCGTATCGAAATACCGGCGTTCTATTGTTTCATGTACAAAATGTACCTTTTCACACCATAACATATTCAAGCGCCAGTCAGCGACACCATACAATTTACATTCCGGATTGTTGTTGTTGCGTTTCCAGTATTCTGCGTATTTATAATTATAAAATTCGGTATAGGGTTTGATGACTACCTTAATCCGCGTTCCTGTTTCTGCGTCTAATTTTCGAACCTCATTCACAATGAAGTCATACGTTTCTTCATCTGTATAAATAATAAGATAGAACCGGTTTACAATACTAATAAACCCGCGCATCCATTCGAGATGCTTATCGGCACCGTGCCGATTTTTCAGATTATATAAGCATGTTGAAAAGGTGATGTTTATAGTAGTTGACATAAATAATATAAATATCGTATGAATATTATTCTAATAAATAATATAAATATCGTATGAATATTATTTATTAGAATAAACTATATCAAATGGACGACCTCTCGCCGTCATCACCGCTCCGTCGATTCACCGACATCAAACACGCTATATATATCAATCTGGATTCACGGCCCGACCGTCGTGCACAATTTGAGTCGCATTTTGAAGAATTATACCGGATGTATCCAAATGAATACACATTTTTCCCCATTACGCGGTTTTCGGCCATCAAGCACGATCGCGGTGCTGTCGGTTGTTCTAAAAGTCATATCGAGTGTATTCGCTTCGCCAAACGTAACGGATGGGACCACGTCCTTATTATGGAGGATGATGTGCTGGTGAAACATCCAGCGGTCCTCTCGAGTCAGGTGACCTCTTTTTTATCGAATTTTCAAGATAATTGGGATGTCGTGCTGTTTTCGGGGAATAATTACCCGCCGTTTAAGATAGAATCGCCGTGCTGTTTTCGGATTGCGAATTGCCAGACGACTGGGTGCTATTTGGTTTGTAGCCGGTATTATGACACACTCCTTCGCAATTTTGAAGAAGGAGTCGCACAATTGGAGGCCAATCCGGGTGATGTAAGTTCTTTTGCCTGCGATGCGTATTGGAAACAACTTCAGCGCACGGACCGATGGTATCTCATTACTCCGATTTGCGTGACACAGCGGCCGGGGTATAGTGATATCGAGAAGCATTTCGTGGATTATGAGAGCTTGATGATGGACTTGGTGAAGAATCCGCCGAATAGGCGGTGACGGTGACCCGAAGGTGCCGAAGAATCCGCCGAATAGGCGGTGACGGTGACCCGAAGGTGCCGAAGAATCCGCCGAATAGGCGGTGACGGTGACCCGAAGGTGCCGAAGAATCCGCCGAATAGGCGGTGACGGTGACCCGAAGGTGCCGAAGAATCCGCCGAATAGGCGGTGACGGTGACCCGCTAGACATCCGTCAAATAATGGTCCACGACCCACCACGCGAAATCGCGGTCACTCGGATAATGAAGCCCCGCCATAATCCGGATATTCGCACACTTGGTCGCGACCTCCATGAGCGCGTGGGTTTTGGCGGGAAATTTCCGCGACAGTACTTTCGCTAAATAATATGTCTGGACTGCGTGACCTGACGGGTATGCGGGTGTATCCGCGGAGTCTGACCGTAATAATGTCCCGTTCGCTTCATTGATGACTTCGGGTGCGACGTGTGCCGGTCGTGCGCGATTGTAGATACGTTTCAGCGTCAATGTAATAAATATGACACGCATACCCGTCATAATCCGCTCCATTTCAGCGAGTGACATTTCTTCAGGTTTGATAACCGTCGTGAATGCGGCGGCGGGATTCATATCTGTCAGCCGGAAAAACGCGACATCGCTCGGCATTCGTTTCATGATGTATTCGGTGATGACAGTATTTATCTCGGTGTTGTTGTCGGGGTACATTTTACCGAACCCGGATATCGTGAGATTAAATGTTGGGTACCACCAATAATAACGTTTTTGTTGAACGAGCAAAACAATAATATAGGTTATTCCTAAAGCAATAAAAATGCGGTATCGGTCAGGGTCGCGTTCCACGATATGATAATAATACGAACCGAACCGTTCGCGCATTTCGGTGACAGCGCCGCTCTCCTTTTTTGGCGCAGGCAATCCTATAAATGTGCGAAACTCATTTATTTTTGGTAAAACTACCATAATTCTGTAATATAGTTAAATATATATATTACAGACGTCATCGTCGTCGTCGTCGTCGTCGTGCTACGGGATTTTACACGCGGAGAGGGGTGGGGAATCCGACGAGGTTCGCACCGATACCGAAGCCAGCACCGGTCCTTGCGGATACAGCCAAACTGGGGACATAAGTGTCCAAAATACTAAAGGTTGCTGCGGCGGTAAGCGCGATAAGGGCGACCTCATCAAACGACAAACTGCGTTTAGGGATAGCATAAGCGGCGATAGCCACCATAACACCCTCCACCAAATACTTAATGGTTCTCTTCACGAGTTCGCCTAAATCAAAAACTCCAGCGGTCATTTGAAATATTATTATAAATAATGGAAAGAAATTATTATTTATGAATTGCCATTAATGGAATGGAATGGAATGGAATCGAATCGAATAAGTATTTGAATCTATAAAATGCGTTTAAAACACTTAAATATCTATAATGTAGTATATTATATCGTCGTTATTTCATATGTACGCTACTTCATCTGATTCGTCGTCCACCGCGCCACTTGGCGTTGAACTGAAACAATCCAAAACCGGCGTTGTCAATTCTAAATATATTGATTTGTTGGAGGAGGACAAGCCTATTGCGGGCCAAAAGTTCGCATGTTTGTCGTTCGTGTCCCCAGAATCCATTTTGAAGCAGAAGGACCATTTCTTTTTCGAGAAGTTTCTTCACTATTGGGACTATCAAAAGTCGATGGAGAAGTTCATCCAGTTCCTTAATTTTGTTTCGTTTAAGTACCACGTGAATTTTGACAAGCTTTCGGCGGATTTTCAGGAGTTTGCTAAAGAGGAGAAGGCCACTCTTCAAAAGACGAACATCTATGACGAATACAAGACTTTCCTAGATAAGCATGAGGACGACCTCGAGAACGAGTTTGGCGAGAAGCACAACTTCCAGACGAGTATCCGCGGTTTGAAAGTGCGCGGTGTATTCGGGTCGCAGAAGGAGGCGGAATTGCGTTGCCAGATGTTGCGTGAGGTGGACCCGAACCATGACGTCTACGTCGGTCCTGTCGGTATGTGGGTTCCCTTCCACCCGGAGGCGTATAAGACCGGTCGGGTTGAGTATATGGAGGAGACCCTGAACCAGTTGATGGCGGAGAAGAAGAAGAACGAGGAACAGGCGAAGACTGAGTTTGATAAGCGTGTCAAGGAAACGAAGGCGAAGGCGATTGAGGAGAATATCAAGTTGGCGAAGGATAGCGGGAATAAGCTCACGCAGATGTTGGCGAAGGATGGCGAGACGTTGGTGGATGCGAAGCCGCGTGACCTGGATAGCGGCGCAGGCGTCGGCGGCGGTATTTGGAATGCTGGAGATGAGACTGCGTCTGTATCGATGACCGTGGAAGAGATGCGCAAGGAGCTGTTTGAGAGCGAGGATGTCGTGATGGATAAGAATAGTGACCACGGGTTGTCACGGTTGGCATCGTCGGGTGCGGATACGGCGTCATCTGAATAAGTATTTGAATTATACTGACCCACAAAAATGTGGATTATTATTACTGTGAGTAATACGGTTTATCGAACAGATTAAACCGCTACACAGTAATAATAATCATTGAAGACTGTTTTGTCTTTTACGCTGCGGCTCATTTTGGCGGTTGAGAAACCTTCGGATTCTGACGCTTTCGCAATCGTATTCCATGTTTTGAGGACTTGGTTTGATGCGACCAAACGTTTTTCGACTTTCTTGCCCGTGGTTGAAAGTTGGACGCCAATGATGGGGTTTGCGCCTTGTTCTTGGACCGCATTTTTATTCATAGCATAAAAACCTTGCGCGATTTCTATGCCATAAAATCCTTCATTCGAATTATTCTCACTCCACACACATGCCTTCAACGCGTTGGGGGAAGCATTCAAATACGTTTTCAGGTTCTTCATATCATTTTCGGTAAGTGTTTGTCCGACAGACAACTTCCATTGCTGATATTCTTTCAGGAGCGTTGAGTTCAGGATTTTGCCGGTGTCGGAGAATTTACAGCACTGGAAAATAAAGGTTTCCACACTAAACTGCGCTGGGTTTTCGGCCTCGTTTGCGATGACCTTCTTGTATTCAACTGTCTTCAACTTGATACCCTGATAGCCGTGAATACGACCGATACGTTTGGGTTTAAATTTGACGTCCATATAATGCTTCAATGCGTGGAAGGTCTCTTTCGCTGGTTTTATATGGGACCAAAGACGAAAACGCCCTTCAATGTTCACGGATTCCTCTTCCACATCGGGGCGCACAATACAGCAGGTTGCGACGAACTGATTGAATTTTTGTGTCATTTCATCGTCGGGTAAAAGAATGTGTTCAGTGAAGGGGGATTCATTCTCAGTAGCGACGACTTGAAGCGCCTGTGACTGTTGCGCGGTCTTCTCGCGGAGTTCATTGTTCGCAAGTGTCAGGTCGTGGATTGCCTTCTTTTTTGATTCGAGGTCACTGACAAGTTTCGCGTTCTCGGCTTCCAATTCTTGATTGCGCTGAATAAGCCTGTTGAAATTTGTCACATTGTACATTGTAGAATGGATGATGTCTTCAATATGCTTTGTCAGGCGGTTAATTGTGAAATTGGTGCTGTCATATGCGATGATTTCGGTTTTATTTTTACCGGCAACTTCGATTGTCCTAATTTGGCGCTTGATTTTAGGGTGTGCTTTAATATTGTTCTCAATTTCGACTTTGTTATGGACTCTGAATGCTGCGGCGAGGATGAAGTTCGTGTATTTCTTATGATGGTCGGCGACGCGGTTGGCGAGGTTGTTGGTATGGCCAAACTTGATGAGTTTCTCGTTGTCGGCATTGGTGTTGTCGATGGTGCCGAAATAAATACACTCCGTGTTTAATGGAAATTGGCTGATAAGGGTTTGTTGAATTGCGCGTTTCTTTTCTTGGGTCAGGGTGATGGTGGCTTGATTAAGTTGCACGTTTGTTTGTTCGAGTTGCGCGCGGAGTTCGCTGGTTTCAGAATCGAGGATTTGATGCAATGAATCCTCCATTTTCATATAGTACTCGTGGATTTCACCTGCTTTCTTGGTCTGTGCTTTCAAACACAGCAGTTTGAAGCATCGGATGGTGAGTTTGATGGTTTGCTTGTTGTGGCCACCGTGTTTTTTGGGTTTGTCCTGATTGGTGGAATGTTCATCGTCACTATCAGAAGTCGACGCAGTAATATTTTTATAATCAACATCAACCTTGAAGTTGGCTTCAAGAATTCTAATTGCGTTGAATTTTTGACTGAATTCCAACCATCTCCAGACGTCATCTAAATCAACAACAAAGTCAGTATTCTTATCATAATTGAGGTAACAATAAAAACTACTAACAAACAACTGTTGCTCGAATGTGCTGAAGTTTTCTTGAAGTTTTTCAAGAAGAATATTGTTATATTTTTGAGACAACTTTGTAATCGGATTTTTCTCGATGAGCTCAACAATGTTGAGGGTTGCGGAAGAGGCGGCGCAGGCAGAAGAAGAGGTGGACATCGTTATGAGCGTATGTTATACTATGTATAGACGGATGTCTTTAAGTTGTTTTCGGATACACAAACAAGATTATACAAATAAGATTGTAATATTAATTATAAACATAAAATTGAAATAAATAGACCGACTATATTCTTCAATATAACCGGAACAAATGAGTTCTTTCACGCGTGATTTGGAGGTGTTGGTCGGTCATTTCAAGACACAAAAGGTCCATTTAACATTACATTTGGAGAAGAACTACCGAGAGAATATCCATTATATCAAATATCCGGTCACAGCTGACGGTAAAACAAAAAAGCAGAATGGTGGACAAAATCGAATCGTCTATATGCTTACAGAAGAAGCGTTTGAACTACTGAAAAACTCATTCAAGCTGAGAAGTAAATATATTGTAGATGTGTCTGAAAATGTGAAGTGTGTCAAATTCCCAATGTGTATTGAAGCGCAGACTATCGGGTTTATTGAAAATGCGTATCGCGGTTTACGCGCTATGTCGCGTCAGTTTCAGGTTGGACCGTATTTCGCGGATTTGTGCTTTACGGACGATTTCATTGTCGTGGAATGCGACGAATACGGGCATCGCGACAGATCTGCTGTGGACGAGGCGGCGAGAGAGGACTTCATCAAGAATCAAGGTTATGCAACCATACGCTACAATCCGAATGAACCAGGGTTTGACCTGTCGGATGTATTGAATAGTATAAATAGGCGGTTAATGTCGCTTTTATAAATCAAAAGCAGATTTATGAAAGCAACGGCAAAATGATTCTTGCTTTTATAAACGAAAAGCGAAAATGATGGTTAAAATACTATTTTCGCCATCTTACTCCTCCGAAAAGAAGAGCAACTTTCCATCACCACTTACTCTTCTTCACGTTAATCTTCGGCGCCTTACTGGTTTTCGAGGCATTAGGGTCATACGACTGCTCTCCTTCGTCATCAGAACCGAGATTCTTCGATATTTCCCAGAACTCCTTACTGCCCAGCTTGAATGGCCCGTGCTGTTGTGCCTTATACCAGAAGATTTGGTCCTGTAATTTGTTCGATTTCGCGTTGTTATTGATGACGAGACACTCATAATTCTCGGTACACTGGTCCATGACCTGACAAAAGCTCTCAAAAGTGGGGAACATACCCGCATAATTGTCATAGATTCGCTTACGATTCGCAATATATGGCTCGCGGAGGATAAAAACGTAGTCGATATTGGTGCGGAGATTTGGAGGGATACCCAGGGGATATTGCATTGTGATGACTAACATGACCTTCCAATGACGTCCGTTCATGAACAAAAGCCTCATCATCACATCCTTCGTCCATTTGTTATCATACAGACAATCATCCAATACGACAAATGTACGCGGGTCAATGGACGACTTCTTATACATATCCTGTTCCTTCTTCACCTGCTTCAGGACTGCCTTTTGGCGCTTGAGAATATTTTCGATGATTGCGGTGTTATATGCGTCATGGATGAATAGTTTTGGCACATGGGCTGCGAAAAACCCGTTGCCGGCTTCTGTCCCTGAGATGACGGTCCCAATGGGGATATCCTGGTGGTGAAACATCAAGTCCTGAACGAGAAAACTTTTACCTGTATCACGTCGGCCGATGAGAACGATAACGGGCCCCTTATTTTCATCGGGGCGAAAGCTGATGGCCTTCATATCAAACTTCGCGAGTTCTAAATTCATTTACACGCAATCACGACGAATCGAGTAAATGGTGATAAAAATGGCATATATTATTTAATGACATTTTTTACGAATGGAATGGAATGGAATGAAATGGAATCGGATGCGGAATCGATACGGAATCGGATGCGGAATCGATACGGAATCGGAATCCGGAATCGGGATGCGGTGGAGCCCCCGTTTAAAATCAATTTATAACTTCTATTTAACAATCATACCAGTATTTCATTTAGGAACAACATGTCTATATCGAAGACGCCGAAGACGCCGATGCCGATGTCACCTGCGTTATTCCAATTACATTATCGGAAACATAAGTATACTCCGGAGAAGATAGAAACCGCGCTATTATTCGATATCCAGAATTTTACTCCGATTTATTCGCGATTTTTCGATATCAACGAGTCCAATTATAATAGTATCCAATTGAACCAAAAGTATTATTTACAGAATATTATCGAGCATTCGCGTGAACACGCCGAAACGAATCAAACCCTAAACCATCTTGAAACGGTGATTGGGGATGATGCTGGCAATGCGCATAATGCGCCGATATTTGTGAAGTATTCGCCGCTACTTGACCCTATCCGGTATTTATCGGGTAAATATAATATCAATGATACGAAAACGATGACGCTACCCAAATACAATTCGAGTTCCGCGGATTGTGAAGAGAAAATGCTAAACGTGAACAATGCGTCGTATGTTGACGGGTTTTTCTCCTACTTAACGAGCAAAACACTTCATACCCACGGAGTCGTCCACGGACTGGATTATTATGGCAGTTATTTATGTAAGCAACGCGAATTTTCCACGAATGTATTTGATGATATCGAGTATCTTGTCGGATGCTCGTTTTTCAATACATACGAGAACGAACTCTTCACAATCGATTATTCGCAGTTTGGGGAAGACGAATCCGACCTATCGGATATCAATGCGAGTAAATTAATGAAACTCCGTAATAAGTTGAAACCGATGATTGGTTCGGCGGCGGTGGAGGGCGATGACGGTTACATCGTTCCGGACAACGATTATTCGAATAATAATAACAGGCTTCATATTCTTGATACGGTAGTTGTCGAAGAATGCGATTCGACCGCTACACCATTCGAATCAGAGTGTGTCGTAATCGATACACCCACCGCTGCCGCCGCCGCCGCCGCGCCTGAAATGGTCGAATTGAATGTTGAAGACCTGATGATGAGTCAAAGCCAGCAAGACGGGGGTGGTGGTGAAACGAAACTGAATCATAAGGACCGCACGAGAGACCAGGATTATTCTAGTGATAGTGATTCATCGCAGTCGAATTCATCGTATACTACGATTGATGCCGAGGGGGACGGCGAGGTCGACGGCGGTGACAGTGGCGACAGCGAGAGCGGCAGCAGCGACAGCGACAGCGAGGACGGCGACAGTGGCGACGGAAATAATGAAGGAATCAAAGTGGATGATACTTCATTCACGGACGGCAGCGACGAGAGCGACGACAGCGACGGGTCATATGAGAGCGATGATGAAAATATCATCGTTAAAATCAAGGACTTCCCTGTTCAAGCGATTCTCCTTGAAAAGTGTGTAAGCACCCTGGACCATATCATGATGACGGATGAACTGACAAAAGAAGAGTGGTCGTCTATTCTATTCCAGGTGATTATGACGCTCATTATATACCAGAAGATGTTTGCGTTCACACATAACGACCTTCATACGAACAATGTGATGTTTATTGAAACCACTGAAGAGTTTCTTTATTACCTCTATGAAGACCAGTATTATAAGGTGCCCACGTATGGCCGCATCTTTAAAATCATCGATTTCGGACGGGCGATTTATAAGTTCCGCGGGGAGCTCATCTGTAGCGACAGTTTCCACCCGAAAGGCGACGCCGCCACGCAATACAATTTCCCGCCATATTATAATGCGGACAAACCCACCGTAGAACCGAACTACAGTTTTGATTTGTGCCGGTTCGCATGCGCACTATTTGATTATTTCATATACGACCTGCGTAAAGTGGAAAAGCTGTGTAAAACCGACCCGGTGATTCGGTTAATCGTGAAATGGACGATGGATGATAAAGGGCGTAATGTGCTGTATAAATCGAGCGGAGAGGAGCGATACCCGGATTTTAAACTGTATAAGATGATTACGAGAACGGTCCATAATCACATCCCTTCGGGTGAGATTCACAATCCGATATTTGATGAGTATAAAATCACGTATAAAAAATATAAGAAGCATGCGTCCATTGCGGCGAAGTTCCCGAAAGATGGTCGAAATACACATATTGTTATGAATGTTGATACGTTACCGTCGTATGTAATGGAATGAAATGGAATCCGGGAATGGAATGAAATGGAATCCGGGAATGGAATCCGGGAATGGAATCCGGGAATGGAATGGAATGGAATGGAATGAAATGAAATGAAATGGAATCCGGGTATGGGAATCCGGGAATGGAATCCGGGAATGCTATATGACTAGCGGCTGCGGTTCAGATACATATCTCGGTGCGCCGGAAGTCCATTCTTCGCGATGAACTCGATATTCCGCATCGTCCATCCCATACTACATCCGGAATGACCGACCTCCATTTCATTCTGGACGAGTGTGATGACCCAGTCGTCGCCCCCACTGAACATGAATCCGCGTTCGGAGGGTGGGCTGAAATTGGAGATATACTGCCATACATCGATTTCCTTGGTCTTGACCGTGGGTGATTCGGTGGCGCGGACGACTGCGCGCAGACCATCTCTCAAATTGCTTGTGGAAAGCGAGTCGTTCATATACGAGAAGTCCCACGCATTCGCGGCGGCGATGGTGCGAGGCCAGTATTCGGATTCGGAGGCAACAGCGACAGATACAGATTCAGGAGCAACAATAGAAGCCATCGTAGAGTGTGATAAACGAACGATGAGATATATACAACAATAAACATATGATTTCAATTTTGTCATATGTTTATACTGAAATTAGTATTTGAATGATGATATCTTATCCAATATCACACCAACAACGACACCAAGCGATAAACTCCCGGATGCGAACCCGACAATCGCGGTGATGAGTGTTATTATCCATCGCCTATCAAATGATTGCGGTTTGAATATGCTATCCCAGTCGCCTGTTTTGTATACAACGAGTAACATAACACCGACAACCGCCGCAATCGGGATTTCGTTGATGGCGCGACCGAAGAACAAACAAATCACGATAAAAAGCACACTTGTGATGACCGATGAAAACTGGGTTTTCGCACCATTTGCTAAATTAAGTTTACTCTGTCCGACAAGCACACACCCGCCGAATCCGCCCGTTAGCCCCGTCGCGATATTTGCGATACCTTGGGCAACGCTTTCACGGAACGAGTTGCCCTTTATATGAAGCACGCTTTCGGTGTCTTTCACCATAATAAGCGATTCTAATAACCCGGTAAATGCCATCGCCGCCGAAAATGGCAGCATTTTCAGAAGACTTTCCGCGTCATATTTGATGTGGGAAATACCCTCTAACGAAATAAGCGATGGCAACTCTGAATGTATCGCGCCGGTATCTTTCACACGGTCGATATTGTAATATTTCGTAAAAATGTAAATAAACGCGGTAATCGCGAACATCGAAACTAATCCACCGGGTATATGGATATGTTGGTCGTTGCTATGCGTGATTTTAACAACGCCGAAAAACGCAATCAACGTGGATATAATTGTGAATAATACAGTGTTTGCCATTTTCAAACCAGTAAGCCATTGGTGGTCTTTATCTTTAAAATTATCGAGCTGATGAACAGCGATAAGACCGGCCAACGCAACCAGAAACCCCGACATGATATATTTGGGAATATACGTCACGTATTTATATAACCCGGTGAGCGCGGCTAAAATCTGGATGATACCGCCGACGATGACGGTTGGAATGATGTATTCTTTGCCGAGTAAGGTGCTTACACCGGCGATTGATGTTGCGACCGCGGCAGTTGACCCTGAAATCATCGTTGGCATACCTCCAAATATAGATGTTATAAGAGACATCACCATCGTATTCTGTATTCCGGTATTCGGCGACAATCCCATAATAAATGCGAATGCGATGGATTCAGGAATCAGTAAGAGTGCGATGGTGAGTCCTGATAAGAACTCATTGATGATTTGCGTCGGTGACGCGGATAATGCGACCGCATCCATTTTATGGATAATATTATATAAACAGTATATTATATTCTATAGTAGAATACATACGTAATGGATACGACCGACTGTGTTAGCCCACGCCGCGACACAATACTCATCGACGGCACGACCTACGACATCACCGAATTCAAACATCCCGGCGGAAGCATAATCGACTATGCGAAGAACGCCGGCGATGCTACCGAAGTATTCCGCGAGTTTCATTACCGGTCGCCTATCGCGAGAAATGTGCTTCGTTCATTGCCAGAATACAATTGCGGCCCGGAGTCCGTCCCGGCGCATGCGCTTGCCCCCGAGTTTCAAATGACTCAACGTCAGAAGGATATGACCGCAGATTTCCGAGAGATGCGGGCCAATCTGGTCAACCAGGGTCTATTCGAGCCGGATTATATCCACGTTTATTTCCGTTTGCTCGAAATCGCGTTCTATTTCGGAATGGGGGCGTGGCTCGCATCCTATAACATTTACGCTTCGATGCTATCGTTTATTGTATTTAAAACCCGCTGTGGATGGGTCCAACACGAAGGAGGACATGTCAGTTTAACGGGAAACAAAGGTATCGACCGCGCCATCCAAATATTCACAATGGGATTCGGAACCGGGTTCAGTTCAACCGTCTGGAATTCGACGCATCATCGCCACCACGCGACTCCGCAAAAAATCCAGCACGATATGGATATGGATACCACTCCACTCGTCGCATTTTTTAATCAGGCGTTTGAAACATCATATCATAGTAAAACAACCACGCGATATATGAATCGGTGGTGGATGCGTTTTCAGGCCTGGACGTTTTTACCCTTTGTCACCGGAATATTCATTCATTGGTTTTGGATATATTATCTTCATCCGAAGAAGATGTTTCGCACGCTTACGAGAGAACAGCACGTATCGGCCGCATTTGAAATAGCGTGTATGTCCGCATCGCATATCGTGTTGCCGTATATATTCTACACCGCCGACGGTGAAAGAGGAATAATCGGGGCGTATTTCCTAATGATGACAGTAAACTTCTGGAGTTTCATCTGTCTTTTCGGACACTTCTCTCTATCACATTCATATACTGGCGTAGTCCCTGAAAACAAACACCTCCTGTGGTTTGAATACGCGGTCGGGCATACTGTAAATATATCCACGAAATCCGCACTGGTATCGTGGGTGATGGGGTATCTCAATTTCCAAATCGAGCACCATTTATTTCCGTCGATGCCGCAGTATAAGAATGCGCTTGCTGCGCCGTATGTGCGCCGGTTTTGCGAGAAATGGGCGGCCGCCGATGCCGCCGATGGACACGACCGCATGAAATATACCGAACATTCGTATACTACTGCGTGGCGGTTGATGTTATCCAATCTAAACCAGGTTGGAAAACATTATTATGAAAATGGAGTATCGGCACCCATGGCACCGGCACCGGTGCCTAAATCAAAAGACGACTAGAACCCTGGTGTATCTACAAATACCGCAGGTGACGAACCGCCACCGCCACTGCCGCCACCGCCACCGCCGCCGCCGCCGCCACCGCCACCGCCGATACCTAACATATTAAATTGGTCTAACAAATATACACCCACCATAGAAGAAATACATACGATAATTGTATCACGTATAAGAACCTTGATTGGTTTTTTGTTATCATGGTCCACAAATCGCATTTCTAGGAATTTCAATAAAAAATAAACAGTAGCGATAATCGCACCGATAACAAACAAATTCGTCGTAAATGACATAATTGCTAAACTTATTATATACATAGGGCTTCAATAAACAAAACTGGTTTTATACGAAATTATCTGTCGGGCTTGGCCGTTTACGTTTGAAACGCCATCATAACAGGTGGATAACATACATACATAATCCCGCCGGCAATTGCTAAAAATAAAAATGAACCTAAAAAAATAATCAAATCGATAAGTACTATATTATCATACCATTTGGACTCGTCTTTTTCGTCGGCCATTATTATTATTATTATTTACGTTTATCTATGATATTACTACTAATATCACGGATATTATAATATCTCGATATCATCCAACAAGGGCGGTGCGTTGATATTCTGTGATTCGTTCAATGAATGAATATCCAAGGTATCCAATTGAATATCTCCACCAATGTGGATACGGCCGCTATCATCGTCGTCCGCGTCATCAGCGTCGTCGGCGTCTACCGCGTATTCATTCCTTCTCTCGCTAGAGTCGGTTTCAAATGTGCGAACCTCGTTGTCTCCGAATGATACGCCGCTGGTGCCGGTGCCGCTGGTGCCGGTGCTACTGCTACCATTTAACTCACCTACAAAATCAAGCTGTTCGGCGGCTACTGACGCCGATGCGCCGTCGCCCTCGCCGTCTCCGTCTCCGTCGCCCTCGCCATCCTTGCCGCCACCGCCGCCGCCGCCGCCGCCTATACGGTCACGATGACGGCGCCTGCGTGTTGACGATTGATGATGTGCGCGCCGACGTGCCGAGAGATTGGCGTCCGCTTCAGATATAATCGGCTCTTGTTGAATCACCTCTTCATTTTCGGTGACTTCTACCACATCTTCGATGGTTTCTTCTAAATACATCTTAATCAGGTCCTCCACGGGGATGTTATCGCGAATCGTATTATAAATACACTCCTTTACGATAATCTCGAATTCGCGGTTATTGCGCTGGACCTGAAGCGGGTGATTGCCCTTCTCGAAAATATACACATTCGAATAGAGTTTGCGCGCGCTATTCACATAGACCTTATGAACGAAATCAGACAACTCGGGAAGTTTAATATCCACCTTCTTCTGTTTATTTCCGACACGCATTACCGTCATACACTTTAAATGAATAATATGGACGCATGTTATCAAGTCTTCTAAATAGCCACAGGTGCTTCGTTCCTTAATTCGCGCGGTCTCTTCCTTGATGATGTTCGGGTTCCATTTTGGAACTCGCGAGAGAAGGTTCTGAAACGTCATTAAGTATTTGTCATTCTCCTTATTCCCAACACATAATTTCAACGCCTCGTCGAAGATGGACCGGAATCCTTCTTGGACCAGAGGACACAGAATATTCACCAATCGAGTCGCCCATTCGTTTTTCGATTCGTATAATGAAGTCACCGAATAATCGTCCATAGTCCGTGATACGAGGATTTACATAAATGATATATTTTCTAAACTCCGATTACAACGAAATACTATAAAATGAAGTATAAACAACAATAGTAATTTCTCGTTTCTAAATTCCTTGCGGACCTTATCGAACATAATCAGCAGTTCGTATTTCTTGATTTCGTTCATTTGCGGGTGATTACGAACAAACTCGATAACATCTAGACCACTATACCCTTGCTCGTATAAAACAACGGACAGGTCAACAATGCTTTTGTATTCGGACGGGGTCGGCGCGGTCGCTGTCGTATCATCGGACGGTGTTTTCAGATAATCCGGATGGATTTTAATCAACTCTCCGAGAGATTTATCGCGAGACCTCTCGATTTTGCTGGTATCACATATCAGATTCGCGCGATACGAATGTAAATTCACCGGTGTTCCGACACCACCGCATCCCATAATAATCGGCTGCGGGACATATATATCACAGAACCTCGAGAGAATCGGTTTCAGAAGGCTGTCCTTGTTTTCAACAACAATAAAAAACCGTGTAGAATAACTGAATAATTCAATACATCGGCGAAGTGCGGACTGGGCGTCAATTGTCAATTTGTCCGCATTGGTCAGAATAACCGATTTGAATATCGCGCCTTCTTTCAGGTCGATGTTTGTCTTTGCGAAAAACTTCAATTCCTCGCGGATAAAACGGATACCCTTCCCGTGCGCACAATTCGCGCGCATAACATAGTTCTTGATTGCTATTTTATCGCCGCCATATACGGAAGAAATGAAGCTATTCAATATGAATGTTTTCCCTGACCCGCGGGGGCCATAGAATATAATATTTGGGATTTTCCGGTTCTTTATGAATACATCTAGTTTGTTATGTATATCTTTGTGGATACATGACAGTTCGGGAATCGACGCGGACGCGGGAATCGAGGCGGACGCGGGAATCGACGCGGACGTGAGTGGGGATGTCATTATTATTATTGGGTTTTAATTCATGATAATAATGATAAATTATTGTTTAAGTTTCGTTACATTCGGTTCCGCTCGGCTTCACTACGTTCCGCTCGGTTCCGCTCGGCTCCATTCGGCTTCACTACGTTCCGCTCCGCTTCACAGATTAATATTTTGCTCATAAGGCATCACCTTTGATACCGACCCCGGCACATTACTGTTCCCTCCAGCGCTGCTGCCGCCGCCACTGCCCGGCTCCGTATAATAATAGTTCGTCGTGTAATAATAATTCGTCGGTTTGGCCGCGCCATAAAACGGTGATTCCTCTTCATATCCTTGACCATTATACATTCCCAAGTAAGCCGTCGCCGCAGGAGACCCGTCCTCATAATAATACGCATTATGTTTCGCGGTGCGTTTGTTCGAGTTCGGGTCATTCGGGTCAATCCAGTTACCAATTCCGCGGATGATGTTGCCAGTGGCATCGCGTATCGATCCAAAGAGGCCAGGACGCGACTGTTGTTCTTGTGCGCCGCCGGGTTGGTTCTGTCCGTATCCCCGGAAATTCCGCGTAATCCCGCGGCGATAAATATCATCATCCGCCAGTGCGCTGCTACTAGAAGCCGTGGCGATATCATCATAATTCGTACGGGACGCCGATGTCCCCAACAAATTCTTCTCGATTTGGGTTCCATCGGGCAAGTATATCGCCCACTGGGTCACTTTCAGACAATCTGCGTCAATACGGCACGCATCAGAACCAGACTGACCTGGGTTGTTACATTTCCACGGGCATTTACGCATCAGAAGTATATTATTGCCATCCGCCGTCTTCACGAGGTTGCCGCTCGAGTCCATCCGGAATATATTCTGGCAATTGCCTTCATTCGTGGAAAGTGTGGAAGGCTCGACGCATTTACGCACGTAGCCATCATCACCGTAACGCCAATTGGCGCCGTCATACCAAGAGTCAGGGTGGCTCGCGATGAGCCGGTTTCGTTTCGCGACCGCTTTGTCATATGCGTCCTGGGCGTCCTTCTTCACCGTCTCCGACGTCGCGGAACGCAGTTTCTGATACGCGGCTTCATAATCCTTCTGGGCCTGAACTGCCCAACTCATTTGGGACTTCACGTGTGAAATCAGAACCGAGGCCGCGGCCGATGTAACATAAGTTGTGCCGTCGCTCGCCGTGCCTGTCGACGTGGGCGTTCCAGTGGACGCAGCAGCGTTGGCCGCCCTCGGTATCGCCGATAGCGTAAATTCACCAGCATCAAGCACATTCCCGTCGGTCGTAAAATTAAACGCGGTTTCAGCCGCACGAAAAGTGCGTATTTTCGCGTTGGTGGTCGATGTCGCCTCCGCCGGGGTTTGAATACCGGATATCGTCAATTTCAGGGTGGTATTCGCGGCCAATAATACCCCACTTCCGCCCTGGCCGATGCGGAAATACAGCGAGTTCTGACCTCCGCCATATGGATTGGGTGCGGTCGACGTATTCACTGTAAGTGTTTTGTTATCAATGGTCGAAAATGAACTAGAGGTCATTGTATTATCGATGCTTACGCCAATACCAACCCCAGATATTGGTAATACATACGGAAGCTGAAGTAAGCAATGGTCGCCCGCCGAGAGGCCATTTGTCAGCATCATATTCATCGTAAATGTGGTCGCGGTTCCGGTATTATTCGGAGACAATGCGGGGCTTTCGGTCGCGATTTTACGGCATAACAGAAAATTCGCCTCAAATCCGAATGTAGTATCATCGAATATCCGAACGCGCTTTGTCGCGTCAGTTGCGTGATACAAATTCACGGCGACCAACTTCTGTGCGCCAGTCGGCTCCGCATTGCTTTCTAATGTAACAACCGCGTCGGCCTGCGGAGTTACTGCGGCGTTCACCCACTTCACTCCGGATAATTCCAACGCATACTGTTTATTCGCGGGAATGGGACTGGCCGTTTGTAGGGTATAGGTTATCACGCAATTATTGGCGTCGGTCGTGGCATCTACCGCAATACCGTTGGACGCCGACGTCGCCGTATCCATGCTGGTTCCGGATAATGAGTTCGAGTTGGCGGCGGCGGCGGATGTTCCCGTGTATTCTTTCAGGGATATCGCCAATCCACTCGCCGTGGTGTTTTGGATATAAGACTTCGGTATCGAAATTTTGATTATTTTCGCAGGCGTCGTTCCGCTCAATCCACGCAATTCCGCAGTAGTTGTAAAAAGAAACCGAAATGTGGCCTCGGTGTTTTTAACACGCGTACACCGATTCAACAACAATACGCCCGCTGACGCAGTTCCAACAGCGGCGGGAGGAGGATTGCTTGTGGCAGTATAAGCATCCCCGATATATGGCGTTGCCTGTGTGAGGCCCTCTATCATCCCCGTCCCATATCCTTCGGATGGAGCAACCCATTGACTAAACCCGCCATTGCGGTATGTTCTTGATACCCATATACTCATCAATAACAATACAATCAATACAAATATCACTGTGTATTTATCTTGGAATAACTCCGATATTCTCATTTTATATTTTCGTTAGTATACGATAGTATTCGATGAATATTACTACTTTATATTGATATAAATAATCTATACTATAATTCATAAAATATTTGAATACATGATTTTATGAATCTCTTGGCAACAGTCCGTGGAATTAATACGTCTGAAGGCTATGCGTATACGGATTTTGTCTAAATGCGTTCAGGATATCCGGCTGTATTCTCTCGTTCAGCTTGCTTTCATCGTATCCCTGCGGCATCGTCATCTTGCCATAAATATCGATACTAGGAATCGACGACGGCGCATTTGTCGCCACCATACTGCGCTGGTTCGCGCGGTCCGCATCCAGGCGGTCAATCTGGACATTCGTATTTGAATTGAACAGCGACATCGACCCGTGATTTGTTACATTTTTATACGTCTTGTTGACATTATTGCGTTGATTATAGGCCGCATTGTATACGCCATTCCCCATACGTGTCGCCCCGCCACCCGCGGCTCCTAAATAATCGGTGCTCGTCGTTGCGCGTTCGGTTTCAATCGGCGTGTTTTGAGAGATTAAATAACCTGCCGCAGCCTGGCGCTCCACATTCATGTGGTCATATCCGACGAGACCCACGGTCGTCTCCTTGATGGTAGTTGGTGCGCGGTCAGCCGGATTAAATGTCGCGCTCGTGGCCGCCGGGACGGGCATCCTCGCGTTCTCATAGGGGCGCATATTGCCGACCACATTTTCTTTACGAGACGGCTTCAGAATATCGAGCAAAGGTGCGACAACCGCCTTAAATGCGCCGTGAATACCGCCCATCTCATTGGGGCGCACTGTTGTCCGATTATTATGCGTGAATTTATAGCTCATTCTGCCGAAGTCGGCCTCAGTCGCGGTATTTCTCTCTGCGGCGTAGGGGTTAATCATCGGTTTTCCGTCATATGTCTGGCGACGCGTGTCTTCGAAATTCTTCGGAGCATACATTGCCGCACCGCCATCCGCCGGCGCCGTCGCACCGAAATACTCGCTCGTCGTCGTCTGGCGGTTACTCTCGCGGTCCAATTCAATCGCGCGCAAGGTTTCACCCTTCTCCATACCAGTTGTCGTAAACCAACGGTCAGGCGTATTTACGAAGAATGTATCGGGCAGATGTTTCTCCATTCGGCCTAAAGTCGCCGTCGTCGGCGCGGTTTGGACGTAGTGTGCGGCGGGTCCCTGGTGCCCGTCGAGAGAATACGTGAGCTTGGGGTTCGTTTTCACGCGCATTTCATCGACACCACGGTCCATCCATTTCTCTCGAGCTTCCATTCCAGAATTAAATCCGAGCGACCCCTGTGTGCCGTATCCCTGGTCGAGACCGGGGCCGACACGTATCTCCTCCCATGGCTTCACATTTGATATCTTCGAGCTAGGGAGAACACGTGACTGGTAGAAATCGTTCTGGTTCGGCATCCCATTCGGGAGGTGAAGGTTGTCATGGGGGCGGAATAGCGGCGCCTGTTCGGTCTTCGAGAAATACTGCGAACCGGTGCCGACCTTATTATCAAGTACATTTTCGTTCATATTCGCGCCGGTAGTGACACCCCTTATTTTCGCACCGTAATAAGGTTCCATATTATTATGCTTAAATGTCGCGGGGTCGATTTTATCGCCCATGAGCGACGTGAATCCGTCTTTCCCATAATTATCACCGAACTGGGTTCCGTATTCTAAATCGACATAATCCTTGCTGTCATTCGCGAAATCGCGCCCTCTTTCGGGGATGCCGCCGCCGCCACCGCGCAATATGCCTACACCACCCACGCCGCCAGCAACACCCGCCGACATTTTATCGAAGTCCACATTTTTCGCATAATAACGGTCAGTTGCGGCGTTCGGATTCGCGTAATTATTGACATTCGAACCCGTGTTTGGGCGAATCACTGGATAGTTCGTAACCGGAATATTTGTATTGGGTAAATAACGGGATTCGTGTTGTCCGGCGTTGCGGTATCCTTCTAGATTCGCCTTTTTATCTCGATTGGATGCGATATACGCCGCGCCTAGAACAAGCGCGCCTAATGCTAACTCTGCCATTTAATCGTATGTTACGAGGTTATATTAAATTTATATTATTATAATTGTATTATCTCTATTTAGATTACTCCTATAATTATAATAATAATAATAATAATTATCATAATTATGATAATATATTCATTATGAAAACAATGCGGATGTTCCGCTAAACTGGCGCATATCGCCGATATCCATAATGCCCGCCCCCGCGCCAGTGCCCGCGCCATCGAGTCCGCGTTCCGTCACGCGTCGTCCCGCCGCCATCCCTTCAACTGCGGGGTTCAGATTCGTGGGATGTACAGCGAAATAGGTATCATCGGACAACCCTGGCACATCCATCCTCGGCTTAAAATTATCCTTTTCAATAATGCGCGTGCTTACATTATTGTTAAATGGTCTAAATACGTGTTCTTGTGGGTCAAAATGGAGCATTTTCCAGTTGTCCTGCTCCATATCGCGCAACATCCATGCGGGGTGTGTCACACGAGACTGTGCTACCGCACTGCCAGCCCGCGTAGGACACACAATCATTTCGTTCGTCCGTGTGGCCTGTGACGCGCGGATTGCGTGATGAAAGTTATCCGGCGTATCCCGGCTCAATGTGCGAGACAAACCGCGCAATTCCGTCTCAATATCCACGGAGTTCGTCATAATATTGCCGGCCCATAATTGCGCGCGAAGATACGGGTCTTCCGCATACATCGGTTTGTCGCCCTGGCCTGGTACATTTAATACATAACGTCCTACATCCGTGGATTGTTGAAGCTGTTTTCTTATTCTGTCGGGGTCGTCGCGGAAGCGTGTAAATGACATTTATGCGTAAGCTACTAATATATGTTATTATATTTTTAGTTCTATGTAAAACGGGCATAAAAACAACCGGATGATATTCTGTAGTAGTGGTAATCGGTATATGAAAATGAAGATTACAGAAGTAACTGATGACGTAGCGGTAGCGGCAGCAGGACCGGCGACACCGGCAGCGACACCGGCAACGAAACCGGCTAAATCATACACGATTTGTTTGAATATGATTGTAAAAAACGAGTCGCATATTATCGAAAAAACACTTGAAAACTTGTGCCGGTACGTGGATTTCGATGCGTATTATATTTCAGATACCGGTTCAACCGATAATACGATGGACCTGATTCGCGCGTTTTTCAAGGCGCGCGGTATTCCCGGCGAAATCGAGCAGGTAGAATGGCGTGATTTCGGCTTCAATCGCACACTTGCGCTCCAGATGGCGTTTCAAAAAACCGACTACTTATTCATATTCGACGCGGATGATTCGATTCACGGGAATTTCGTATTGCCGCGCAAACTCACCCACGACGCATACCAGTTGAAACTCGGCCAATCGTTTGTTTATGTAAGGACACTTATTGTGAATAACCGTAAACGGTGGCGGTTTGTGGGCGTGCTTCACGAATATATTACGTGTGTCGACAAGGAAGATAGCTCCCACACCATCCAGGGTGATTATCACGTGGATTCTGGACGCAGTGGTAGTCGTAATCAAGACCCCCAAAAGTATATTAAAGACGCGACGGTGTTGGAGCGCGGATATCATGAAGAAATGGCCAATTCCGGCAGCAATGGCACCGGAAAAGGCGACCGTGGCCTCGCGGAGCGATACGCATTTTATTGCGCGCAGAGCTGGATGGATGCGGGGCCCGCACATATCGACAGTTCGATTCAATGGTACGAACGCGTGCTTACTCAAAACAACTGGTCGCAGGAAAAGTATTATAGCGCGTTATGCCTCGGCAACTTGTATTACAAAAAAGGCGACAAATACAATGCGTTCAAATATTACAGTAAAACCATCGAATATGACGAGGAGCGAATCGAGGGTGTCGCGTCTATGATGGAATTCTTGCGCGCGGACGGCAACCACGTCATCGTGAATGCGTTATATCAAAAATTCAAGAATTATAACCGTTCGCCGCAGAATAAGTTGTTCCTTGCGATGGATAAATACGACGATGTTATTGAATACAACAATTCGATTTCAGCGTTTTATATCGCGGACAAACGTACCGGATATGAATGTTGTAAGACGATTCTTGAACATAATAGGATGGCGTTTCATTTTATGACATCTACGTATTCAAACCTCGTATTTTATCGCCAGTATTTCGAAGAGGAAACATTCCCCGAATTGCTGCGTCTGTTTTTTTCCGTGAATCGTTTTCTCTCGGTAGTCGCGTCTAAATCGGACGGATATAGCGACGATGACATCGAAACATGGACGCGTCTATTCAATAAGGTCCGGCCGGCGCTTGTCGCACCCACGACTCTCCAGAAAACGGAAGAGGAGTATCTCCCTGGTTCAAGCGCCGAAACCGTCCGGCCGGAAGACGAACTTTCGTATAAAAAACCTGTTATCACCAAGTTTCATTTGAAGCGGTCGTCAGATGAGGGGTGTCTAACTACCAGTTCGGATATACGCCAAGACATATGTGTGAAGCGTAATCGCACCGCACACGCACGTATTATCATCACATTTACGACGTGTAAGCGACTGGACCTATTCCAGCAAACCGTGAATTCGATACTGAATATGTGGAATGACGTCAATATGATTGATTATTGGTATTGCGTCGATGATAATTCGAGTGAAAGTGACCGCGATAAAATGCAGAAAGCATATCCATGGATTGATTTCTATATGAAGGACGCAGCGGAGAAAGGTCATCGCGCGAGTATGAATCTCATTTGGGATAAATTGTCGGAAACACGACCGGAATACTGGATACATATGGAGGATGATTTTCTATTCCATACACCCGACAGTTATGTCGCCAAAGCAACACAGATGATGGTCGATTCGCGTAATGCGGGATATAATGTGCGCCAAATCTTATACAATCGTAATTATGGAGAGACGATAAAGGATTATAAGATGCAGGGGCACCGTATTCTGCGCAATATGACACACGATGTCGCACTTCATCAACACAAACAGGGCGACTTCCCCTACGGAAATTGCCATTATTGGCCGCATTATAGCTTCCGTCCATCTATCATTGACGTCAATGCGATATTGATATTGGGGAATTATGACAGCGCGAACCAGTTCTTCGAGATGGATTATGCGAAGCGGTGGCAATCTCTCGGATTTCTTTCTGGGTTTTACAATCAGATAACAAACCGGCACATCGGGCGTCTGACATCCGAACGAGACGACAAGACGAAACCCAATGCATATGAATTGAATGACGAGAATCAATTCGTTGCGAAGACTGCGGCGGCGGCGGCGGCGTCACCAGCCACAAACCCTATCACTGCGACGGCCGCGACGGCATTAGATGTCGCCGCACCGAAGAAACGATACTATTCGACGATTCCATTTGATGACGGGTTTGGCGCGCAATTCCAGCGGTTTATATGGACGTGTATTTACGCGGAAGAGTGCGAGCAGTCTACATTTGTATACAGAAGCCCCAAAAAGATGGCGCATAATTATGACGCAGATCCAAGGTTCATTGAAAAAATGGAGGATATTATGAATCTGAAACCGCATTATATAAGTTATGATGACGCGCTCGTGACTGCGCGCGAGGAAGGAATCCAGATATTAACACCCGATTTTTACGATATATTCAACTACGTCGAGAGAAATATGGACATGTGTATGAAGAGTGAGAGTATGGCGCGAATCAAGCGCCAATTCTGGGCAAATAAAAACCGCCAGGCAGTTTATGCGGGGTTTTCGGCGCATGGAGGAGGCCCGACACTTCATTTGGCAGCGCATATACGTCGCCCGAACTGCGATGATACCCGCCCGAATAGCGGCGAAGAGTATACGGATAAATATTATATTAAAACATTGCTTACCATCCGTGATAAATATGCGAAATCAATGCCCGACCACCGGATTATGATACATATCTATTCACAGGGCGCGGCGGAGAAGTTCGCGAATTTTATCGGGAATGACATTATCGGGAAAGATGTTGTTCTTCACCTGAACGACACGAATGAACAGACGTATCTTGGTATGGCCGCTGCGGATATTCTCATTACATCTGCGAGTTCATTTAGTTATAGTGCTGCCTTCTTTTCGGACGGCGATATTTATTATACGCAATTCTGGCATAAGCCGTGTAGTTGGTGGAACGTTCTTGAAAAGGTCTGAATGCGCGGACGTCGCTGACGTCGCAGACGTCGCTGTATTCCCTGGTATATAATCTAAACGTATTATAGCAGCGAACGAGCGTGTAACAAACCCAAATGGAATATAGCGCTAGCGACTACGGCGACTCGGATTTTCTGGCCGATAATGACCGGTCGATTCGCGACTTTCGAGAGAATGAAAAAGCATCAAAAAAAGAGATTGTAAAACAGATGGTGAAACTGCGACATAATCTTCAATATAATAAACATTTATTGTCTGTGTATCTCAAGGCCAAAACCATTTTTGATGAAATGGTGGAAGAACATCGGGCGCAAATCCATCATTTAGATGAAATCTATCGGCATTTGAGTAAAATGATACATACGGAGTTGACGAGACATAAATCGTCGTCGAAGAAACGACGGGATGGCGGCGTCGTAGATAACAACAAACCGATGATTAAAGAATTAGTGAAAGACAAGCGGAAGATTGGCAAATTATTGTCGAATATGCGCAAAGGGCTTGATAAACTGATGGAAATAGATACAATTATCGGAACTACGATAGAGAAAATAAATGAAATACAATTCATCGAAGACGAGGCCGAGGCCGAGGCCGAGGCCGATGACGACGACGAAGACGAGGCCGATGACGACGACGAAGACGACGAAGACGACGACGAGGAATCCGAGGCTAGCGAAGAGGACGACGACGACGACGACGAGGCCGAAGAAGACGACGACGACGAGGACGAGGACGAGGACAGCGAGGCCGAAGAAGACGACGACGAGGACGAGGACAGCGAGGCCGAAGAAGACGACGACGACGACGACAGCGACGACGAGGACGAGGACAGTGAGGCCGAAGAAGACGACGACGACGACGACAGCGACGACGAGGCCGAGGAATCCGAGGAATCCGATGACAGCGAGGCCGAAGATAGCGCCAGCGGAGAAGCAGTCGTATTTTATTGAATCAAAAGCCTGCCCCCGGTATATTCGCGGCGAATAAGCATCTGATATATTTTATTCGTTCGAAGTGTGCGTGCTATTTTCAACCACCTACGCACTTTTCTTTGTAATATACGCAACCAAAATGTTTTGTATATTGCGACCATTTCATTCCCAGGGGACAACCAAATGGGTTCTACGATTTCAACCATGGCTCCATAACATTTTGCGAATTCGATATAATCGGTAAATGACGTATGCTCGAATGGAAAGGTATAGTAACAAATGTAATGAACATTTAGATCCGGTGAACTTGTATGTTCATCAAACCCGTGTAATCTCTCGTTAAATTTTTGACACATCCCTAATTCATAACGCGACATTATAATCGCCCTCTCTGATATATAATATTCAATTGAAGCGTATTCAATTTTATCGATAATCGATTATCGAATATCGTTTCGATTTATTATATTTTGTTATTGTATACAATTCGTTCATTACATAATATGGGATACATAAATAAGTTATTATATTCCCCCTTTCTTCAAAACAAGTTCGTGTTATACGGTAGTTTGTTCTTGGTATTGATAACTATCGTCCGTTTTTTAGCCAATCGCAATTTTAATGGTGTCATATTACTCACCTTGATTGGGTTGCTTATGTCCTACTTTAGTAAGAATATGATAATTGTGTTATTGACCGCTTTTCTCTCGGTTACCGTTTTAGATATGTTACATATTAGCAGTGGTATCGAGGGGATGAAATCGTCGTCGAAGGAAGGAGATGAAACGTTGAAAAAGAAGGACGAAGAGGAGGATGATGCTGAAAAGGAGAATGAGGATGAAGCTAAGAAGGACGACAAGAATGACGAAGATGCGAAGAAGGCCGCCGCGGACGCCAAAAAGGCCGCCGCAGATGAGAAGAAGGATGAAGTCAAGTCGGAAGAGACCAGTAGCGGCAAACCCAAAAAAGGCGGTAGTGGTAAGCAAGGTATGACGAAGTTGTCGCCTGCGAATTATGACGGAAAGGACCACGATGATGAGAAAACAAGCAATAATGGGAACCGTATCGATTATGCGTCTACATTAGAGCAGGCTTATGATAATATCGAGAATATTATTGGCGAGGATGGTGTGCGCGGATTAACCGACCAGACGAAATCTCTCATGAACCAGCAGAAACAGCTGATGGAGAATATGAAGGATATGGGTCCGTTATTGAAATCCGCGGAAGGATTTATGAAACAAATCACTGGAGGTGGCGGTATTGGCGGTATTACCGAAATGTTGAAAGGATTTATGCCCGCAAAGCCGGCGGCGGCGGCGGCGAAGTAATCATATATGTTATATATATAGATATTTAGGAGTAGAATGGCGCGAAGATGTCCTCCTGGTGTGTTTTGTTTTGAAAATATATCGTTTTTCGTCGTAATCATCGTTATTATTGCGTGCGTATTTTTTATGGTGCGTTATTTCGGCGGCCACCACGGCGGCCACGGCCACGGCCACGGCCACGGACACCACAGCCATGGAAATCTAATGGTCATCCAGCAACCGCCGCCTCCAGCGCAATCTGATTTCCTGGATTTCGGCATCGGCGGTCCATCATCAAGTCAGGATGTATTATTAAATCCGTATGTCCCGCCCTTACGTGATAACTCGGTCGGTTCAACTACACCGAGTTATGATATCCGTGGTGGGGTAGAAACGATACATTACGGCGGATATGGATTCGGCGGTGGTGGTGGTGGTGGTGGCGGCGGCGGGGTCGCCGGTGTGCGTGTAAATGTGCCAACCCGCGCAGTCGACACGACATATCGTCAGGTTGGAATACTCACGCGTAACGGTGGCAATGGCGGCGGCGAAACGATTCTTCCATTAATCGGGCGCCCCTTATTCACAAACCGGGACAAATGGCAGTTTTATACACTCAGTGATAAAAACAATGCCATTAAGCTCCCGATTACAGTTAACGGTAAAAGCGGCACGGGTGAGTATGGGTGTAATAATGTAAGCAGCGGTGATATCGTATACGTTGAAGGATATAATGATGCGTTCAAGGTGTCGGCGTATGATAGCGCGTCGTTGCGGTATTTACCGTTTTAGCGTAGCGGAGCGGAGCCGAGCCGAATAATAACACAAATTCGTGTGTAATTATTCATATAATTATTCATAATTGTTATGGTACTTATTTCGCAGGTTTGGATTGACTACGATGACGACGCCGCCGCGTTCGGTTTTTGCGTTTATTGCCACCGGTAAGGTCCGGTCTACTAAGGTCCTGTCTTTCGCCCTTCGCAGCTTCGATTGAATATTCGTCTCTAAGCTTCATTTCCTTTTCATCATACAATTTCCTTACATTATCGACAGTACCATCGTATTTTGCTCCCATCTGACCAGTTGCTGTGGCAGCATTTCGCGGGCGTATTCTTTTTGATGCGTCCGATTCTCGAATAAATTCGTCGGTGTCACGCGACCAACCTTTGAAATGAATTAACATTACAGGCGGTAAGTCATCAAACTTATACCGTTTAATAATATACGCCTGATACCAGACACCGCGACTGTCCATTGCGTCAACTTCTTCAATCTGTAAGGTTTTTGCGGCTAAAATGATTTCGGCGGTGGCTGCTGCGGCTGCTGCGGCTGCTGCGGTGGCTGCGGCCTGGGTTACGGCGTCAGCGTCTTTCGTGCCAGTGGCTTCGCCGCCTTCTTCAGAGCCTGCGCCTGCGCCTGCGGCTTCGCCTGCGCCTGCGGCTTCGCCTGCGCCTACTGCTGCGGCTTCGCCTTCTTCAGGGCCTGGGCCTTCTGCGCCTGCGCCTGCGGCTTCGCCTTCTGCTGCGCCTGCGCCTTCTTCTGCGCCTGCGGCTTCGCCTTCTTCTACTTTTCCACCCGCGGCGCCTTCTTCTTTCGCACCTTTCTTTTCGTCAGGTTTCTTTTCCGACTCTTCGTCTTTTTTAGAACCATTCATGCCCTTCTCAAGGATTTTTATAAACTCCGGAACCGTTCCTTTATCCAATATTTTAGTTATTTGTTTCGTAGTCCCGTCTTCTTCAAAAATCAGTCTTGTCTCGAAAAGCGCCGACGATGGTGTACTCATCGCATTACATGCGGCATTTTCACCACCAACCCCTTTTCCCAACAGAGTCAATACATTGAAAAATTCTTTCACAGTGTCTTTGTCTATTTTATCACGGTTTTCATCGAAATACGTTTTCAACTGTACGAATCCATATTTGCTCTCCTGACCCGGTATCTGGTATGAATAGTTGTATATTGATTCTTTAAACTCATCATACCCTTCGGACGCAATAAACTCCTTGTTTTCTAATATTCCACGCAACATTTTAAAAACATCAAATGCGATCCTATTTTTCTCGGCATTGCCATCCGCATTGAGGTTCTTACGCGCAACCTCGAGAGATTTGCGCAATGTCTGAATCGCGGTTACTTCACTTCCGTCGCTGAAATTCACGACATATGTATTGGATTCATCCGCAAACACTTCCTCTTTCTCATCCGACGACGACGACGACGGTCCCGCAGCATTCTTGAGCGTTAATTCCGTGACTGGTGATATTTGGATTCTAAAACATGTTTCATCGATATGTTCCCCGTAACTCCGCAATGTTGATACCGTTTGAATGGTGGCCGGAACTGGTGGTTTGGTGCTGCTAAGTATGTAGAGACGCTTTGTGTCCGTAACCGTGACAGATTTATCACTACCCTGAATTGTTAGTTTGATTGCTTTATCGGTTGAATCTCTCGCTACCATCGCGGTTTCACCAGTATAAATCATGATATTACCGTTCGTGTCGAGAGATATCGAATCACCTCCCGCGATACCTACCACGTCTGGCGGTTTAAAATACAATTGGCGTTGTTCATCTGGGATTTTACCTGGCGCATCATAGTCCTTCGTTGTCGTAAATTTGCCATATAATATACGCCGTAATTCGAATACATCTGTATTTGAAATGTTTAATAACGTTTTATCACCGACCTTTGGTTTGATTTGGATATAATACGGTTTTCCGGATTGAATAAGAAACTCAATAAAGTGAACTGTTTCTTTTGATTTTAATGTGCGACTTTCAGTGTGGAGCGAAATATCGCCATTGATAGATGGTCCTAAATTAAATTTCGGTTTCGCTTCCGTGGCGGCGGTCTCGGCGGCGTCGGCGTCAGCGGCGTCAGCGGCGTCGGCACCGTCTTTTTTCGTCGCGTCAGCGTCAGCGCCGTCAGCGGCGTCAGCGGCGTCAGTGTCACCGACTTTTTTCGTCGCGTCGGCGTCAGCGGCAGCACCGTCACCATCCGCGACCTCCTCGTGACTTTCTTCCGCCGGTATGTTCTCTTCAAGCGGTGGAGGCGGTGGCACTGGCACGTTCGAATCCTTCTTCGCTTGGACAATAGTATTCGTAGCCGCAGCAGCAGCAACCGCAGCCGCAGCAGCAGCAGCCTTATTCACTTCATCCGGGCCAGCACCTCCCGTCATCATCTTCGACCGCGCCTGTTTCATATTCTTAAATTTATGTTTCAAATGCGTGAATATGGACGATGGAATATACCTTTTCAATGTTTTATTCAATACATGGTTCAGTTTCGAAGGTCCAGAAGTCTCCTTCTTGGCCCACTGTGGTCCATGAATAAGCCCGAGTTTCGATTTAGATGACGATAATGATGAACTCCGTCTAAATGTATTATACCGTTTGGCCTTTTTACGATGCTGTCGATTTTTCCATTTCCGCACACTTTGGTTCTGTTGTCTCCGAATCTTTCGTATTTTATTTCGGGTTAATTTCATTCTATTCCATATACATAAAATATATATAATATAATATATAGTATAACAATATGTCATCAAGGGCGAAATCCGGTCGTGATGCGCCGGTGAATCTTACATCAGATGTTATGCGAAAAGAAGACCGTGCGTGTTCGGCCACCTGTAATTATTCATATCAGTATAACACGAGCACGTGTAATGTATTCCATAAAGGCTCTTATTTGCGGATTCCTTACGACAGTGGTAGCGGCGGTATCTATCCTGCGAGATACAATGGTGTCGATTATAAAGTAGAGCATATCCATATCTATCAACCGTCACTTCATCGTTATGATGGCACACTCGCCGATGCGGAATTACTCGCGTATCATTCAAGTGCGGACGGGCGCAACTTAATCGTGTCGATTCCGATAAATGTGGGAAATGGAAGCGGGAAACAGAGTTCCGATATTATGAATACGATACTTCAAAATCTACCAGGCAAATCAAGCACTGCTGGTAAATATATCTCCGATGTGAACAACTTCAATTTAGGCAATCTTATCCCGAAAGAGGGGTTTTTCACCTATGTCGGGCGTCATTTATTACCGCAATTCACTGGAACCTATAACTACATCGTTTACCATAAAAAGGACGCAATCATGGTGTATCGTGACTCACTGACGAGCCTGATTGACGAAAATCGGAGTTCATCCATTACAAAAACGGAACCATTGTCCGAGAATAATATGCCTAAAAATTTGTATTATTACAACAAACGCGGTGCGAATAATGCGAAGGGGAACGGTGATATTTACATTAAATGTAATCCTACCGGCGAAGACGGGACGGTATTATACCAGCAATCCGCGAATAATGGTGAACTCGGTAGTTTGGCGGAGCTCGACTTGAGTAAAGTGGGATTGAACTGGGAAACTTTATTGAATAACGATATATTTCGCACACTTATTGGTACATTATTCGGGCTATTATTGGCCGCAATCCTCTTTTATATGTTCCGGTTTATATTCAACCGGATTGGGAATAAAGTGAATGCGTCGGGGATGGTACAGAGCGGCGGCGGCGGCGGCGGTGACGGATGGTAGGGGTGTATCGTTTTCGATACACACACACACGTATTATTGTTTCGTTTCGTTAGTTACATCAACGAAATGAAAAATGGTCCGGATGGGAACAGGTCCGGACGGGACGGAACGGACAATTAAATCAACGAAATGAAAAATGGTCCGGATGGGACCGGATGGGAACAGGTCCGGACGGGACGGAACGGACGATTACATCACTCCGTCATATTCGGGTTCAACCGCACCATACAGCGGGCCGAGAACAGGCTGGAAAGAACCACCATCACTGGAACCGATATCATTATTCGGCGTGATTGGCACTAAACTGCTAACAAGTTCCTCTTCAAGTGTCCATACAGGCGCGGGGTTCATCGCGGTCATCACCACCTGCTTCTTTTCCTCGGTAGGAGAGAATGTCTTGATACCATAAACACCGGTGCTATGACTGGACCTGCGAATAAATTCATACGCCGCAAAGAACGCCAGAATACCGACGACGGGGTTGGTGCTTAAAAACAGGGTTATCGCGAGAATGACGACGAAGACTTGACCGTATGTGCTCTCGGCGTACTGTGCCAAACCGAGAGGGATGGACGGTGTGAAAACAATATACAGAACGAGCAATACGAAAATCACAATCTCGTGCTGCTTTTCTTGACGCATTAATGTCCGAAGTGTATCCATTGTATATTTATATGTTGTATTTGAATACTATATATTCTATACGCAGAATAATATAATACTAAAAACAAATACAGATATTCGATACGAATATTATTTGTTTTAATACTAAAAACAAATACAATTGAAATCTCTCGACGTTATTATATAGAATCTACCACTTCGGCTTCTGCTTCAGCTTCGGCTTCCGCTTCCGCTTCCGCTACGAATGTCCGCCGCCGCCGCCACCGCCGCCGCCGTCACGACCTACTACGGCCCACGAGGTTATACTCTTCTCAAAGAATGTATGGATGCCGAAGATCTGAAGTTATTGAGAGATGAACTCACGGTCGGCGCGTATGTTCCTAAAGCGCCCGTCCAACCACCTAAATTCCCGATTTACCGTGAATGTTCGAAAAAGATATATATTCCGCGGTTTTACGGAACCAAAATATACGGTTTCCCCGAAGAATCACGCATCCCCCCCGGCGTCCCTGTATCCGAATCTCTCGTATTCGCCGGCGAGATGCGTGAATACCAGAACGTCATCGTGGATAAATACATCCATCAAGTCACCAAACCCGAAAACCAGGGGATGGGTGGCGGCGGGCTGCTTGATGTCGACCCGGGCAAAGGAAAGACCGTTATGGCGCTTAATGTCATCGCCCGCCTTCGGGTGAAAACACTCGTCGTCGTCCACAAAAGCTTCCTTTTAAATCAATGGAACGAGAGAATTCAGCAGTTCCTGCCCGCTGCGCGTGTGGGTATGATACAAGGACAAATCCTAGATATTGATGATAAAGATATTGTCATCGGGATGCTTCAATCCCTCTCCATGAAGGAGTATCCGAGAGATATGTTCGACACGTTCGGCCTCACAGTCTACGACGAGTGTCATCATATGTCAGCGGAGGTATTCTGCCGATGTATGATGAAAATCGTCACGAAATACACGCTCGGATTATCAGGCACGATGGTGCGGAAGGACGGGCTCACAAAAGTATTCAAACATTTTCTGGGGGATGTAGTTCATAAAGAGAAGAACGACACGACAAGCCACGCGGTTATCGTCAAGGGAATCCAATATAAAGTGGACGACGCGGAATTCAATCTGACGGAATATGACTACCGCGGCAACCCCAAATTCAGCACGATGATTTCTAAAGTGTGTAATTATAATCGGCGGAGCGAGTTTGTCCTGGATGTCCTACAAAATGAACTGGCGACGAACCCCGACCAGCAAGTGATGATATTGGCGCATAACCGGTCCCTCCTGGAATATTTCCACGACGCGATTGAACACCGGAAAATCGCGACGGTGGGGTATTATGTAGGCGGGATGAAAGAGGCGGCGCTGAAATTGAGTGAGAGCAAGAAAGTGATTATCGCGACGTATGCGATGGCATCGGAGGGATTGGATATTAAGACCCTGACGACACTGATAATGGCGTCACCGAAGACGGATGTTTGCCAGTCGGTGGGACGAATCCTGCGCGTGAAACACTCGTCGCCGCTTGTTATCGACATCATCGACCCGCAGGATGTATTTCGCGCACAGTGGCTGAAACGCCAGACCTATTATATCAAACAGAGATACCGTATCATCATGACCGATACAGAAGGGTATTATAAAAACAACTGGACGGTGAAATATCAGCCTCCGGTGGTGGCGGCGGCGGCGGCGAAATCAACGGCGCGGGACCTTGAACTCGCTGATGCGGACATTATTGAAATCGATGAAGAGACAGGTGACCTCTCGGTGACGACGGAGACAAGCGCGAAATCGAAGATGAAATCAACCATTCCAAAAACAAACGGAAAATGCTTGATTATGTTAGTGGAGTGAAATGGAACCGAGTGAAGCGAAGCGGAACCGAATGGAACCGAGTGAAGCGAAGCGGAACCGAATGGAACCGAATGGAACCGAATGGAACCGAAGCGGAACCGAATGGAACCGAAGATGAAATCAACCATTCCAACATCAAATGGACAATGCTTGATTCAATTTATGGAGTGAAGCTCGCTGAACGAAATAAATTGAATCAAGTAACGAAATAAATTGAATCAAGCGACGGGATGACAGCTATTATAAGCAGTATACGGCGCCGGATTTGCTAGAGCAGTCGTGCTTCGAGTGACATCGGTCCCCGCACCCGCGACTGAAAATGCCGCATTACCACCACGCTGTCGAATGCGACCGCTACGCCGACGACTCATACGCTTATTGCGGCACGCAGCACACTTCTTATGACTGCGCCCAGCGTGAGAACCACTACGACGACGCTTACCGCCGACTCCAGTGACGATGTCGCAGTCGCACTTTTTCGTCTTACGCGCATTACGACGCGCCTTGCGCCGACTACCCCCACCACGCGTGACAGAATTATGTCCGACCGCAACAGGAGCATACGACCCGTGAGCATAAGCGTCCTCGGGTTTTCCACCATCAAACGAATAAAACTGCGACATCCCGCCACCTCCTTGGACGAATGCGCGACCCCCTTGACCCATATACATATTCCCCGTTCCACCCACCGGGACTTGTTTGCTTGACAACGCAATGCCAGAATTATGCTCCGCCAGCGGATTCGAATTTAAATATTGCGATGACATTCCTATATATACGTAGTATAATTACTACGTGTATAATTAGTATTTGAATAATTATGAATGAATGAATAATTATGAATAATTTACGCCCGATAGTTCTTATTTGAACGCCTGCGGCAGAACGCGCGCTTGGTTCCGCGAGCATACTTACAGCTCTGACGCAACTTACGGCCCTTACATTTCTTCTGGGTGGCTGAGCGACAAGGAGATGAACGCAAACGTGCTAAATACTTCTTCTGGTCGCTGGTCTTAAATGCGAAAGGCTTGATTTTGCGGATTTTTTGACCGCTGATGGGTGCGGAAGGCTGGAGGTTCATATGCTCGCCACCGAGACGGATTTTGCCCTTACGGGCACCGCCGCTTTGCTCGGGTGAACCCTTCACGGGGTCGATGTCATTAAGTCCGGGCATTATATACATTACTACTATAAAATAATTCACGGATATTCGTGTGCGGATAACCTCCTCCTAGTACAGATATCACCCGCACCGCCGCCGCTGCCGCCCCCCACCGAATCAAACAACGCACCAAGTATCAAACGCAACTCCGGCTTTTTCTGTGTAAATCCATTGATAACCGATGTTTCATTGAGAGCATAACTGTGAAGTTCGGCTATATGCCGAATCTGGGTGATATGGTCCTGTCCGTCAATCATAATCGCCGGGGTCTGAATTCCGTATTCCCGTTCAAATGGAAGAACCATATTTCTAAATATGTATTCGGTCGCGATTTTATAGCTATACATCGTTGGCGGAATATAACCATTGGTGAAATTATGGATATCAAATACAATCCCGTTCAAGATACACTTATGAGCCCAAATGTATTCAAACATTTCTCTCGTTCTCTCGACACCTTCATTGGAAACGGTGGTTTTCACCCATAACATCGGGGCTGGAGCGCGAGCCCGAGCCTGCGCCGTCGCTGTTAACTGTTTGATATCATTCACATTACGCGCGACTTTGTCATGCGTATGTATCAATTCGACGTTCTGTTCGCGAAGATACGACACCAGATTTGGCGGCGAGTGTGGTGTTACGGCGTAGCATGGTGTTACATAAGGCAAACAACGACGCAATTCATTCAATACATTGGATACGCGTGACATATTTCGATGAATGGAATGGAGTGGAATCGTGTGGAGTGACATCGAATGAAATGAGATGGACTTGGTATAAGTGGTCATCCTGGTTATACGTATACAACGAATATTTTTATATCCGATTCCATTCCATTCATTCCATTCATTCCATTCGATTCCATTCCATTCCATTCATTCCATTTAACGACCGCCGCCACCGCCACCCCGAGAGAAAGGCCGCTTCACCGGCGCAGTAGCCGCCGTCACCGCCACCGCTGCCGCTGTCCGCCGATACATCGTAATATTGTATCGCGATTCGTGCTGTTTCACTTGAAAATCATTGACAACTTCAGATGTTTGAGAAACAACGGATATCGGCACCCACCGACAAAACTTCTTATTCAGTTTACATACGAATTTGTATTCTTTATGAAGTGACACGTATTTATCCAATTCAATATTCTCAAACTCTTCTTCGGTTTCACTTTCCTCCATCGCGTCCAAACGCTCATTTTCCCGGATATTTCGAAACAACCGGTTCATCATGACACTTGTCTTATAATTGGGGACATGTGCGAAATTATGGAATACTTCACGGCTAGCCCCTCCACGCCCAGGACCACCGGTCTTTACAAACAACTCATAAATATCGTTCTGGACATTTGGGCGCACGATGAATACCGCCTGGATATTCGTAAGCATATCATCGTCGGGTTTTATGTATTCCTGTGCGACGGGCACGACGGGCGCGACGGACGCGACGGGCGCGACGGACGCGACGGGCGCGACGGGCGCGACGGACGCGACGGGCGCGACGGGCGCGGCTACACGAACCGGTGCTGGCGCCGGTGATATTGTGGCTGGTGCTGCTATCGAAGCGAATAAGTTCTGTGAATAAACCCGCGTGCTCGTATTGCTTCTATATAGAATGGAATATACCGGATAGGGTAAGGAGCGTAAAAAGGCGTCGTCGCATGCCACCGCGACCGCGGCCGAACACAATACAGGCAGACCGAATATAATACTGTTCGACTGCGTGTATGCGACTTGACGTAATGCTTGGTCCGTCGTAAACATCCGCTCGCACATATCGACATGACTGGATAATGTGAGACTCGGGATTTGCGTCCCCTTATACCAATAAACGTGAATGATGGAAAAACATTGCGTAGTCGTCGTTGCGACGGCATGTGGCGGGTGTCCACAATGGACCGCAGAAGTGCACTCGGGCCGAAATAACACACCGCCAAATACAGTCCCGTAGGTTAATTCGGAATGAAAACATGTATCGAACACCTGAACCGGGCCGGGATACCATCCGTTTACTTCATGGAATTTACGAAATAAGGCGGGGACTTGATTTCGCTGGGTCTGGACTTCAATAATCGCGAAGATTTTCTTCCTATTCCATTCAGTCGCCCATGCGACACAACGTCGGCCTTTGGGAATAATAAAACATTTACTATCGCGAATGGACCCGGGCGTAGACCCGGGCGCAGAATTGTCGTTCTTATGAACAGGAACTTCATAAGAAAGTCTCGTTGTTGGAAAATTCGACAGTAAACTTTCAACATCCGCATGTTTTAATGTTGGCATATCGTTTGTCCTATATCATATATCATCAGGTTCCCTTTAATTCATTTCGTAGGGTGCTCTCGATAGCTGTGTCGATTGCTTTTTCAGTCCAATCGTTCGTAAGAACGACTTCAAATCATTTTTCATTGCGGCGTTTTTATTCACGGACGATGACGAAGACGACGCTCCGTAATCGTGAGTATCGTCGTAATCTCCTAGTTCGGAACCGCCATTATTCTTTCTGTTAACTATTCCTAAACCCGAACGGGTCGCCGCCGCCGATGCCGCCGATGCCGCCGATGCCGCCGATGCCGGTCCGTTTTCACTATTGTGGTTTATTTTACGATTGATAGTTTCAAATAAAGAATTGTATTTCATTTTGGGGCAATTTATCAGATCTTTCACTTTCGGAGTTGTAAGGGTAGACTTAAAATACAAATATAAATAATGGATAATAACGATTAAACTTACTGAAAAAACAATATTTTGAATGAACCAAAACATATCTATTTCGTAGTACTATGTATTCACGTGTATATTACGAACATAATTTGAACTGTAATAGAAACGAAATCATATCCTCCCGGAATGTATTATTCAATTTATCGCTTTGCGGAATAATACCATCGTCGGTTGTCATATAAAAATCAGTCACGTTGGCGTCGGCGTCGGACCCGGCCTCGGACCCGGCCTCGATGTCGGTGTCCGTTTCGAATACAAATGCGTTCGGTGACCCCGCGTGGAACTTGATTGTTTTCTTTACCCGGACAACGTGCTTATGATTTGGTGGAATGTGCCTGCCTACGGCGGCGGTGGGCGCGGCGGCATCACGTGTATGATTTAATTCATAATAACTTTCATCGATTAGAACCGGGATGTTATAATCTCTCGACGGGTCGTTACCGTTACCGTGACCGTGACCGTCACCACCACTGACTTTGAGATGTATCTCCTTTATTGTCACATTTCCATCAACAGGAACACGTAGATGAAGTTCGCGGCCGCGGTCCCGACCGTTACCCGCCGCGGGGGATTTCGATAACCCAATTTCATAAATATCGGTTTCCGTTAGTAATAAATGCTCGGTTTGGGTGTTCACGGTGTATCGCGCGGTCCCTTTTTCTATGATTTGGCGGATCTTCGGATAGGCTTTATTGATATCGTCGAGAGATATATTCAAAAAATAGATGCGAGGTGCGGTCTGTTGGCGCGTTTTAATAGCATGACTCGCCGATGTATTTCTATAAATGGTGCTAAGCCCGGAGATAACCATCGCCTGGCGCGCATTTTGATTTTTCTTCTGTGCGCGAATGTGAGACATGTATCCGTATACTGTATACGCGAATTATGTTTATGTATTATCGCGCGGGCCACCGCCGCCAGAAAAAAACTGATTTAGAAAGTTGACACTTATATAATATACATAACATCGGTATCTCAATGGCCGCGGAAAACACGCAAATCGTTATTGTCTCGAAGTCGGGTTCTTTGTCTGAATGTATCGTGGAAACGAATAAAGAAGCCACCCTAGATGATTTGACGAATATACTTTCTAAAAAGTGTGGAAACAAGAAGAGCGACGGATTCAGTTGTTATCATACGTACAAATACAAGAACAAGAAGGCGCGCAAGGGTACGAGCACGACCACGACAGTACCACCAGTGATTTATATCGATGTCTGGTGTAAGACGGATGGTCGCGCCGGACAAGAGAACAAGTATGAATTGCCACCGCCAATTGACGAAATCATCATTTTCGGAAATATCGCACTTGTCGCGCGTATCGACAAACAAACCGCGTGCGACCTTTCGATTGTATCTTGGAATAAGATATACGAGAAACTGTTTGGAGGGTTCGAAGATTTGGCGGCTACCGCGCAAGAGGACGAGAATGAGATTGACGAGCTCGCGTTTGTTCCTGCGTCCAAGAAGACCGCGAATGGATATTTGAAGGACGGGTTTGTGGTGGATGATAGTGTAAGTAGTAGCAGCGACCCTGAACCTGCTGCGCTTACGAAGAAGAATAAGAAAAGTAAAACAAAGACGCAAAAATCGGATTCGACGACGACCGAAAGTGAGTTTGTCACGGAGACGGAGACGGATTCGATTTCCGATAGTAGTAGCGACCAACAGTCGGATTCGAATACTGCGTCTCTGTCGGTGCCGGTGCCGGTGCCGGTGCCTGCGTCTCTGCCGGTGCCGAACCCTACGTCTTCGAACCGTAAAGTCAAACCATCGATTAAAAAGGCACCTGTTGCGAAAAAACAACCTACGAAAAAGGATGAAATGAAGGCCGCGGCTGCCGTCGTCGCCGCCGCAACAGCAGCAGTCTCCGCAATCCTAGGCGATGGCAGCGATTCTGAATTGAGTGAAGATTCGTATTCGTCATAAGACCGAACGCGGTCGGTCGAACATTTTGTAATGTTTATTTTTTCACAAAATTGATTAATTATTAAAGCGATTTTATAGATTAACACAAACGACCGAATGTCCACCATTGACGCAATCGCCTATCCTGAACATTTTCGTAATGAAGTGAGAAAACGTCTGGCTACAATATTATTGCCTTCCGCCGCTGCCGGCGAACTTGACTCCATACCCACGAATCTTGAAAAAGGGGTTTATAATTGGGCGATTCAACAAGCCGCGAAACAGAATATTGTGAAGAAATGGTCGAACCCGTTCTTTGTGACGTTATACATTGACCGCCTGCGTTCCGTTTATATTAATCTGAAAAAGCCGAGTGTTGCGGCATTGGTCGGTCAACAAACAATCCCCGCGAAGGATTTCGCATTTATGACACATCAGGAAATCTGCCCTGAAAAATGGAAACAACTTATCGAGGACAAGAAAGTGCGCGATAAGCAGAAATATGAGCCGAATATTGAAGCGTCCACGGATAACTTCACATGTAATAAGTGTAAGTCGAAGAAGTGTACATATTATCAACTTCAGACACGATCGGCGGATGAGCCGATGACGACATTTGTCACGTGTTTGGAGTGTGGGAAGCGCTGGAAGTGCTAACGCACGCACGCAGTAGTCGCTACCGTATTATTATTTAATATATATCAGTATTGTAATACTCATAAAACAAAACCAATAAATAATAATACAATGGACTATATTCGTAAATGTATGACACCGCGAATGAAACGGTGTGATAGTGATAATAGTGTAAAGAGCAGTGGAAGCGACGCCGACGCTGTCGACGCCGGTTATTTCAAGCACGCATTAAGTGAAGAAAACCTACAACAATTACGCAATGAATATTATAAAAAACAAATGACATCACCGCGTCCGCCAACGCCAAGAACACGCGACAGGTCGGATTTTTTATGTACATTTTGTTTATCATCATGTTATCGTAACAGCAAGGATATTATACTCACCGACGGAAGTATCGAACAAAAATGGGACCAGACCACATTTAGCGGTCAAAACAGGCAAAAATATAAGGATGATGGTTCATTTTTTATGTTTCATTTACGGGTTTTATTTTGCTTGGAATGACGCCGCTTCCGCTTCCGCTTCGCTTCGCTTCCGTTCCACTTCGCTTCCGCTTCGCTTCCGCTTCGCTTCCGCTTCGCTTCCGCTTCGCTTCCGCTTCGCTTCCGCTTCGCTTCCGCTTCCGCTTCCGCTTCCGCTTCCGCTTCCGCTTCGCTTCGCTTCCGCTTCGCTTCCGCTTCGCTTCCGCTTCGCTTCGCTTCCGTTCCACTTCGCTATAGTATCTCTAAATCCTGAATACGCCAATATTCCGACCCCCCATTCGGCAGTGGACGACGGATGATAAACGGTGTCTTCTTCTGTTCCAGTTCCTTCATCGCAATAAGGTATCCGTCGATAACCGTAGAATCGATTTTAATAAAGGGTTGCGCGCCTTCATTGAGTTGTTTGGCGCGTTGTCCTAAAATCCGCGTCTTTTCGTATTTCGTCATAATCGGGATTGTCTTGTGGAGGTCATCCACGATGACTCCCGCGCTGTTCCGAACTACACGAGAAAGGGTTTGAATCTCGTCGTAATTGTGCGAGAATGACTCGGGATGATAGGTCGCAACGAAACTATCACGAACACCTGATTTCAGTTTTTGGAAATATTCCGCGTTGTCCGGGTCGTCGCTATCATCGCCGCTATCATCGTCATCATCTTCAAATGTAAGCCCGTGTGGAATACCGAGTAAAGTAAGGTCGTCTTCGATATTCTTTTTTGTCGCGCCTCTTTTTTTGTTTGCCTTCTTTAGTTTTGCTGCTGCTGCTGCTCCTAATCCTGCGCCACCGCCGCCGCCGCCTTCTTCATCGTCTCCGCCTTCCGCGCCTTCCGCGCCTTCTTCATCCGCGCCGCCACCGCCGCCGCCTTCCGTGTCAGCATCACTGTCGGCATCATCTTCCGCCGCCGCACCCGCGCTTTCACTTCCCGTCTCATCCGCATCTGATTCACTACCGGCTTCGGTACCGCTTTCGTCATCTGTTTCAGCCACCGACAATTCGAGTTCTTCGTCTTCTATATCCGAATCGCCAGCGCCAGCGCCGCCGCCGCCGCCAGCAGCGGCTTTTTTGCTCAAAACATCTACTCCCGCTGAACCAGGTGCCAGTTTATCTAGACTTGACATCTGATATGCTATATACATAGAATATATTACTTTATTATGTTTCAATTTTACGAAATAAAGTAATGGAATGGAATGGAATGGAATCGAATAAAAATACTTGGATTGTCTTATTGACCTGACCTAATGTTGCTCAGTATTCCACACCTTATCGCACTTCGCACACAAGTAAACATACTTCAAATTGGTATCATCATAACGAAGGTAAATCACTTCGCTCTTCTTTTCTTTCTTGTCGGCGCCGCCACCCGACGCGGATTTCCGATTGCTAGGACATTCATCATTCGGACACCGGATTGTATTGATGCGCGGCAATGTCGGGTCCAGTTTCGTATATTTATTGACGACCTGGGAAAACGTCTGTGGCGTGGTCGTGTGCTTCACGTTCAATTTCGAGACACAAATATTCTCCGACGCAATCGTGTCATCAACATGACCGCAGTTCCGACAATAATACTGTAGCTCGTTTTCAGGGGTGATACTGATATAATACATATTCGCGCATACGGAACAGAAATGCATATCACAGGGATTACGTCTACTACTATATTCTATATAGATACATTTAATTTCAATTTAAGTCTCTATAAGTATTATAATCACTCCAACAACGCATCTACTGCGTCGTAATCTTTCATTATCGTATCATACATTATGTTCGCGTTAATACATCCATATAATCCGATACTCACCGTTTTCTTTTCTGGATAGGTATTCACTCGTTCTATCAAAATCTCTCGAATACGTGTTTTATTTTCATGGAATTTCCGCTTCATGAACTCTTTAAATTCGGGAACAAGTGATAACTCTATGGCGACATGCGCGGTAAGGTCTTTCAATAATGTCAAGCAGGCGAATTTATAATTATAATATTCCACGATGATGTGATACGCTTTAAAATCGTGGTGTTGTGCGCGGATGCCCGGTTCATGAAGCAGCGGTTCTTTATCCAGAAGCGACTGGAACGTAGATAAAATCGTCTGGATGCTCTGACAACCGGTCCATTGCTCGCCACGCCATGTATTTATAATCGAAACACACACCTTCTTATTCGCGTAAAAGTTCGGATGAAACCGGATACCCCCCGTATTCGTCAAATAAGATACAATCGGTGGCGAATGCGGATAATTCGTCGGGAATTTAAACATGAAAAAGTAGTATCCGCCAAAATACAACGTATCCGATGGACCGACGATACACGCGAACCCCGTCAATATATCGGTTTCGCTGTGGCGATACATAATACCGCCTTCTTCTAATGTTTTATCGCTCATGACACCCCTTATATCTTTTAAAAGGCGCATGATGGTTTCTTTGGGGATGGCGACGCTAATGGGGCCGCCGCTGGCGTCTTGAATGACGGGTAAATTATTCATTTGTATTTTTACACAATTTACACAACTTCTTTTTATGTTTCTTATGTGTCGCCGCCATCGCCGCCATCGCCGCCGCCCCCCCCCCCCAAACCGCGCCATTTTCGGAGCGAACCGTGACGCTAACCCTAGCAGAAAACTGCGCGATGGTGCGCAACCACCCTTACCATTATGCTCTCATAAAAAACAGCCTTACTGAATATGGTCTCGTTTACCATCTGCGACTCTCAAAAAAAAAATCTACGGGTGGAAATGATTTTTTTCCAAAAGTCCTGCGCCCAGAAAAACGAAAATGAAAGTATCCCCCTTTTTTGGGGGTCCGGCGCAACGAAAAAGTCGGGGGGTCGTTTTAGGGGGATCAAAATTGAGATAAAACCTTTGTATTATATAGTATAACCAACGGTGTTTTATTTGTTACACACCATATTTCAATTCATAATTTAAACAAAATTGAACTTTTTCCAGACAAAACAAGTAATACAACAAGGCGACGACAGTTCCGAATGACAACTTTATTACATGGCGCGGCGGACGACGTGGCGGCTGCGGCGGCTGCGGCGGCGGCGAGCCCAGATTCGTCTACTGCGGCGTATCAGTCATTATGTAATGGAATGACCTACGAACAATTTATGAAACATCATGTATCAAAACCAGGTGAGGCGTATACACATACCCGCATCGGGGATAAAGCACTGAATATATTCGGCGGTGTGTATACAATCCCTCCGGCAATCTTGCCAATCTTCTGGCGCAAATATTATACGCACGTATTCGAAAATGGAAAGCAGGAATATTTGACGGAAAAGCAGAATCCAGAATGCGGACCGCTTATGGTGGATTTCGATTTCAGGTATGATACCAGTATCACCAAGCGACAGCATTCGAAGGAACACGTCCTGGATATGATTCAATCTTATATTGAAATGATGGAAACCCTGATTCAGTTCCCCGCCGACGTGAAAATCCCCGTTTATATCTTCGAAAAGGGGGATGTGAACCAACTGGATGATGTAACCAAGGACGGGATTCATATGATGATTGGCGCAATGATTGACCGCCCCATCCAACGAATGCTTCGGTCGAGAATGTTGAAAGAGTTACAGGAAATCTGGACGGATTTGCCGGTTACAAACTCATGGAATGATGTCCTTGATGAAGGTATTTCGCGTGGTCATACCAACTGGCAATTATACGGGTCGCGCAAGCCCGGGCATAAGGCGTATATGTTGAAGTATCACTTCGTGATGATGCGCGATCCCGATGATGAGGAGGGCGCGTGGATGTGTCAGGAGGAGAAAACCAGCAAATTCAATGTGAAGGAAGAGTTCGCGAAATTATCCGTCCAAACTGCGACCGGCACAGGTCCAGTGTATCCACGATTGCCGCTTATAGCAGGCAACACAGCCCTGAAAGCGGAATATGACGCATTGGTGAATCAACAACGGACCCAACGCAGTGGCGGCGCAGGAGGCGCGGGAGGCGCGGGAGGCGCAGGCGGCGCGAACGGAGAAGGAGGTCGCCGACTTCGTCTTGTATTGTCCGGCGGCGGTGGGGCGAACGGTGCCGCAGGTGGCGCCGGAAATGGAATCGTCGGTCAAAACGGTATGATTATGATGGATAAAATCACCAATCTGGCCGAACTTAATATTGCGGTGGAAACATTGTTGAGTATGCTTGAACCTACCGAATATGAAATCCGCGAAACGCACCATTATACGATGGCTCTACCCGAACAGTATTATGACCCCTATGATAAGTGGCTGCGCGTCGGTCTCGCGCTTCATAATACCAGCGACAAACTATTCCTCTCGTGGATGCTCTTCAGCGCGAAGTCCAGCAAGTTCAAATTCACCGATATTATGAAGAATTATGATACGTGGTGTAATTTCCCGTATAGTCCCGACGGGCTGACTCGCCGGTCGATTATGTATTGGGCGAAGAACGACTGTTTCGAGGAATATACACGCATTCGCAATGAAACCATCGACAACTTCATCCACCAGACCATCTGTAACGAAACAACGAACGACGCGTCGACGGATGTGGATTTGGCGACAGTGTTATACACGATTTTCAAAGACCGGTTCGTTTGTGTGAGTGTGAAGGATAATCAGTGGTACGAATTCGACAAGAACCGCTGGGTCGAATGCGACCAGGGCAACTCGCTTCGCGCGCTCATCTCCAAGGATATGCACGATATTTATACGAAGAAACACCGCGAGATTATGGATGTCACGTCGGGATTAGACCCCACATCCGACCAGTATACATCCACACGGAAGCGGTCGCGTCGTATCGTAGATATCTGTACCAAATTGAAGACAACGAGTTTCAAGAACAATATTATGCGTGAGGTGCGTGAACAATTCTACGACAAGGACTTTATTGAGAAGATCGATACACGTCCGGAACTCCTCTGCTTCAAGAACGGTGTCATCGATTTCACGCATAAAACATTCCGCCGTGGACAACCCGACGACAATCTGTCGAAGACCACGAAAATCGACTATATTCCTCTAGATACAAACAAACATCAGCAACAAATCGACGAAATCAACGAGTTTATGGCGCAACTCTTCCCGGAAACAGAACTGCGGAATTATATGTGGGAACATCTGGCGTCGGTTCTTATCGGAACAAACCGCGAACAAACGTTCAATATTTATATCGGTGGTGGCAGCAATGGCAAGTCCAAACTCATCGAACTGATGTCCGCAGTAATGGGTGAATACAAGGCCGTCCTCCCCATCACCGCAGTCACACAGAAACGCGCGATGATTGGCGGTGCTTCACCAGAACTCGCCGTGTTGAAAGGGGTCAGATACGCGGTTATGCAGGAACCGACGAAGGGCGACCGCATCAATGAAGGTATCCTGAAGGAAATAACGGGTGGTGACGAGATGAGTGGTCGTGCGCTGTTCAAGAACACGATTACGTTCGTCCCGCAGTTCAAGCTGGTCGTATGTACGAACGTGCTCTTCGACATCAAGAGCAATGATGACGGCACCTGGCGTCGTATCCGACTGTGCCCTTATAAATCGAAATTCTGCGAGGAGCCGAAATCCGACGACCCCGATGAGCCGTACCAGTTCCTTATCGACAAGAACCTGGATGTCAAAATCAAGACGTGGGTAAATGTCTTTATGGCGATGCTCGTCAAGAAGGCATTTGAAACAGATGGAAAGGTGCGGACGTGTGCCGCAGTCACCGCGAGCAGCAACAAGTATCGTAATACGCAAGACTACCTGTCGGAGTTCTTCCGCGACAAGATTCGCCCCGTCGCAGACGAAGAGACATGTATCAAGAAGACCGAATTATACGAAGAGTTTAAGAAATGGTATGTCGTCCAACACGGTAAGAATATCCCCAAGGGCAATGAGCTCTACGATTATATGACGAAGAAATATGGCAAGCCATCGGGTAAAGGATGGAAGAAGTGCCGAATCGTATACGACGACGACGACGACGCAGAGGCGGGCGATTATAGTGCGGAGGAGTAGCTTCCAATGGCAGCCATTCATGCGATACCCGGCCTACTACCACCAGAAACTCACATTATTTATTCCGAGCATTCGCATGAGATCGGTGAATCGATGTAATATCCATAAAACTACAATCAATATATATTTTGGGTAGATGCCTAATAATATAACAATAATGATATTTCGTTTGTCATATGAACCAGATGAATAGAATTCGCGTATCGACATATATATAAATATCGCAAATACCGCATAATAGACAAATAGAATCATATCTTCTATAAAGGAAAGACTGTTATACTGGTCATAATTGTACAACGCTTGTTGTTTGTATAAGTTGATTTCCTTTTTCTGATTTTCAATTGCGGTATTTACTATAACTTCATTATTTGCTCCAAGAATTCGATTTAATGTAGTATTAGATGAAGCATCTCTGGTTGACACCGATTGTTGTTGAATGGCATATTTATACAATTTCAGTTTTTCCTCGGCTTTGTCGAATAAAGCATTAATTGTATTTATATACTTGTCTTTTTCGTTGTGCGCATTTTCGCAAAATGTTTGGTCGTCGCCACTCGCGCATGTACTATAATATTGGCTCCACGGTAATATTGATTTATCGAGAACTGCTGTAGTACGGTCGCTTTGTTTGTAACGTGGAAGACGTTGATGATACGCAGCCTGCGTGTCAGTTGGGTTATTAATATACGAATTTTCGGCATTATAAAAATTAAAGCCTTCAATCACACTGGTTCCGCCGCGAACTTGGAATTTTTCGATATTTGATGTCGTCGTACGTACAGGATATGAATTTTGCGCTTTCAGCTGATTCTCATTTACCCGGCGGTCGACTTCGATATAATGCTGCGCTGCCTTGATAACACGGTCACTTGACGTATCGCATGATTCTTTGATTACTTTGTGTGTTTGATATGCTTTTATGATTTCATTTTGTTCCGCCTTTCCATTTACTAAAGTTGTATAACGAACACTTGTTTTTGTGATTTGGTCAGGACAGTTGATATTTTCATTACGCGCTTTTACCCAATCTTCATACGCCTGAATTAAATCGAATTTATCCTTGTCGGGGCCTGTAAATCCACCCTGTGCCATAACCTGCTTCACAACATTCATATTCTTGTCCGCGGATATCATGACCTCATCAAACGATTTCTGACGGCCACCACCGCCGCCGCCGCCGTCGTTCACGGATTCTGGCGAAATAATAGGATTTGAAACTTCCGGTATATTTGTCATTTTGGCATAACCGGATTCCGCTTGTTGTTGAACTTTGGGTTCTTCCGCCGCATCACTGAAATTAATACTCATTTACTATTCTTATATAATCTTATAACTACTATACTTATTAGATTATAAAATACGGCAGCAGCGGTGCGGCGGCGGTGCGGCGGCGGCGGTGCCACTATGCTAGACCTAGATTCCCGAAATCACCCCCAACGATGATGGGTTCGATTCCTTCGAAGTGAATGCGGTAATCACTTTTGTAGAACCATATTTTGCGGATTCGTTCACGGATAGTCCAGTGATTGTGATAGTTATCGTACCCGCGGATATACTGCCGCTAGCAGTAAGAACATGACTATCGTCAGATGAATTCGTAGTATCATACGTTAATGAAGACCCGCTTGCTTGGCTTCTGGCACTGGGGTTTGTTCTTGAAAACAATCCAGGCGGCAATTTCACTGTTACCGAATCCCCCGAAACCAAGCCCGTGCTGGTTGTCAATGTAACAGTCAGGGTCTTCGTCTCCGCAGCCCATGTAGAGCTTCCACTAATACGTAACCCAGGAACACATCTTGCGCCGGTAGGGTCCCATACTGTCCCGGCATCACAGCAACTCGCACCATAACACGGTGCGCCACCAATACCCATGTCGGACAAATTGGCGGGGTCTGAATTCATTTGGATTAATTTCTGCTTATTCAATTGGTCTTCATTGAAATTCCAATCATATTTATCAAAATCATGGTCGTTACGGCGCATGATATCAAATACTTGCCCTCCGATGATAATACCACCCATTGTAAGTATGAAAATAACGCCTAAAGTGGAAATCGAACCGGGTATCAATTCCTTCTTTCGCAATACAGCCAGTATAATCATTGCGATAGAAACGTATATCACATTTTTCATAACGTCGGTATTGGCTTCATAATTCCGCGTATAATAGGTATTGATTTGCGCCATGCGGCGTTTGTTTAAATTGTCGCTTGAGAGTACGTCGGCGTTGGATGCCGCACGGGCCTTCTCTTTCGATATGAAATCAATCGCGGTTTTCTGTGCTTCGTACAGCGCGCCAGACTCAAACACTTGCCCCGCTTCTTTGATGGTTCCGTAGGTCGACGCTAAAAGCGCGATAAGTGCGGAACGTGCTTTGGTGAGGTTGGCCACTTCATTGGTATCCGGTGGTGGAGTAACGCCGGGTGCGAGACGCGCGTTAATAGTCATAATCGCGGATTGTATATCTGAAACTGACGCGCTGGTGGATGCGGTGAATTGCGATGCGCCGGGAGTTTGTCCTGTGTTGACATACGGTAAAATACTTACATCTTTAGTAACAGGAGATTCACTGCCTGCAGTGATTGTAAATGTGATTTTATCAACAGCAGACGTCGTTTTACTGTTGATGGTGATATCTTTTATTGTAATGACGACCTGTCTTCCACTAGGAATATTGGCGGATGAACTACCAAATGTCACCTTATTTCCCGAACCCAGTGTCGCTGAAGGAGACTGAATCGTATACCCGGATGCGGTTGCGGTGTAACTTGTGCCAGCGGTGGAAAACACGACATCGCCCGTCGCAACCGCAGCCCCCGCCCAAGCGATAGATAATGCGCCGGAACTCATCGGCAAATCCGCCCCAAGTGATATCGTAAACATAATATCCGCAGTTATCGACCCTTCTGTCGGTCGACGAAGTTGGACGTTACTTTCCTGCGAGACCACTGTCATTCCTTCAACATACCGATTCCGGTAAAGGTAATCTTTGAATAATTTCGCCGAACACAATACAACAACGGCCAATAAAACCAACAATATTTTAGTATCTTTATTCATTTGATACGCCATTATTATATATTGCGATGTCTATTATATATTGCGATGATTATTTATTATTTACAACAATCCATAAATAATAATTATATTTTATTGTTTATTTATGATGTTTCGCGATACGTCTGCGTCCACCAGTTGTTACATTATTCTGCGCGCCACCAGGTCCAGACCCAGGTCCAGACACAGTTTCGCCTATACTGTTTACCGCCTCCGCCGCCTTCTCGCTGACTTGCCCCGCCATATTTCGTGCGCCATCTATCGCATTCGTCGCGGCTTCATTCACCGAATTCACCAAATTGTCGGCGCCTTGAGTGATACCCGTAGCAAGATTTTCGCCAGTTTGTTGTATTGTGGTACCAGCATTCGCAATCGCGGCTTTTACATCGCCAGTTCTATCCGCGATATCATCCAAGTTGACCGCTTTCATGCCGAATAAGGATGTTATAAATCCTAAAATACCGCCCGCACCCGCACCCGCGCCCGCATCCGCGTCCACATCATCCGGGTCATCCTGACCAAACATTTCCTTTATTTTAAGCAGTGCCATTACCGCCAGAATTGCTAAAATACTCCAAAGAATAAATTTATAAGACTCCGAAATCAACCTTTTATTGCTTTCGTCCTTAATCGCGGTCAATCGTTCGCGCTGATATGCGGCGTTTCCTATTTTTTTCAATGTATCACTCACGCCGGCCATCGCGGTTCCGTAGGTGCTGCCAGAAATGTCTGTTTCAATACCTTCGCGCAGTGTAATAAATGACTCGTTGGTCGCGCCTGGAACATTGGTTTGTGCGGCGGCTGCTGCGATTTGAGCATCCGTCTGCGCAAATTGGCTGCTCACCGCCTGTGCCGCCGAATCTGTCGCCGGCATTGTTAAATTCCCTTCCTTCGGAACAATATTCGCGAGATTACACTTCGTTCCGGAACTCATCGCACCGCCATCCGGGTAATACTGATACTGTGCGCTATCTATCATATTATATTGGCCTTTTCCGGATTTCGCGCATTCAGCATCCGCAATCGTCCCGTTGATAGCCGGTACTTTCAACATCAGTTGTTTTGTTGGGTCAGCTACACGCAATCCGACGGGATACATTTTCGTTTTATCCTTTAATTCGCATTTACCGTCCGCGCCACCGCCGCCTTTGGAATACACGAACCCGCCGCATTTCTCGTCCCCGTCGCACATCGCCTGGCATTTTTCCATCGACGCGTTTATACTTTCACCGATAGGCATTGTCCGAACGCGTCTAGCATAGTCCAACGTCTTCGGAAATGATGTCGCATCTACCGCGTATACCTCGAGGTCGGACAAAGTGTAACTCTGGTAACTTCTCGCTTCGCGCCCAAATGGTGCCTTTTTATCGTCTGTTAAAAAGGTCAGCGCATTGTTGTAGAAGGATTGTCCACTAAGATGAAAGTCGTGTCCTCCGCCGAATGTCGGCATATACGAGCTATTCATATATGTGGAATACGGTGGTTCAGCACCATAAACACCATTATTCTGCGTAAATTTATTTGTTCCATCATACAAAAATGCGGTCGGGTCGCCCTTATAATTCTGTACGCTGGACGACCAACTCAACGAAGTATACGCGCCGAGCACCTTGCCGTCATTTATGATGGCGCGAGTATAAGTCGCCCCCTTATTATCGCATCTCTGGTGAAACGCGGCCGGGCTCCATCCGTCACGGGATGCTTTATATAATAAGTTCGCTGCGTCGGTATACGCACCTGGTGTGATTTCTTTCAAGCTATAGGAACTCTCCGCAGACCGTGTATCATATGGACCCACGTTGACATATTTCATACCGCCCGACGACGCACCAGCGGCACCGCCACCCCCCGATTTCATATACGACAGTGCTGATTCCGGGTAATCATGTCTCTCGCCGTTATGGTCGATATACGCAATACGTCCGACAACTCCGCGCCCGTTTCGGTCGGTCGCATCCACTCCGGTAGGTCCACCCACCTTCAATGAATAAAGCGCAACGGATTTCTGTTGCTTCGTCCGTCTCACAGGATTATCATCCAAAAATTCATACCCTTGCGTGTTTTTACATCTCTCTCTGTATTCTTGGACAGCGGCGCGTTCAATACCGTCAGAATTACGGTTATAAAGATGCGCCAGCCACCCCTTCAAACCATTGTTAGTATAATCAAATAGACCGCCATACGCCCATGCGCCGTTTTTGTTCGGAGGAAGACACACAGCATTTCCCTGATGGAGGTAATCCTTGAAAATACAGCCGTCCCGCATTCGATGGTTACACGTCGGATTCGGCGGGTCCGTCGATACATCAATCGTATTCGATTTCCCGTATAATCGCGGCAAAATCGTGGTCCCATAGGACTTCATAAACCCGTCTTCATTACCGTCAGGCTGACCATGATTATAGCATTTTTTCCCGCTGTCATCATAGGACAATAACCCGTTTAGATTCGGTTCACCCGTCCCCGTGTAAATCCAACATCCGCCCCGATTCTCCGGGCCGCTCGATTCTGGAGCTGAAATCAAAAAATAAGAACTACCTAAATCCTCGGCTCGGCGCTTACACTGTGATATAGACGCATTTGCCATGTCTTCCTGAAACACAAATCCGCGGTCCTTGAATGTCCGGTCCGTTGCTTTATCATCTACGATATAACATCCTTGTCGATTCGTCTTGATAGATGTATCAAAATCGGCGGATGGTCGCTCCTTCACGAATACATTTGTGCGTTCATTGCCGCACGAAAACAGTCCGCTTGAACCGGGGCTGCGGTTCACATCGCGAACACCCTCATTCGTCAACATAAAGAGCGGTGTTTTACGACTGGTGTCACCTTTCGCATATACCATATCAAACGGCTTGATTTCGTCCCACTTCGCATCAATTTGGAATTTTGTAAGATTGCCGCCGGTGACTGGACAACCCAACACCCCGCCATTTTGTTTGACCGGCGAGGTTTCAAACCAATTCTGCGGATTGTTTTTCGGGTCACTCGGCGCAAGCCATATTTGAAATATACGGTCTTTTGTTACATATCCGTATTTTGAAACACCCGCCGTATCCGTAACCTGAGTCCATGTCCCGCGTGAATTGCTATTGTCTGCGTCCACGAGAGAAATAACTGCGTTTACTTTATCTTTGTGTTTTTTTTCTTGTGCGTCATATGCCGCTGTTTGCGTGACGAGGTCAAGTAAAACTTGGCCTTGGTTTCCGCCTGCTCCAACCGGGCCCGTTCCAGGAGTCGCGACACTCGGAGGATTACCGAGACCTTCTTCAATGGACGAAAAAGAACCGATGATATTATTCATAGCTTTTTGAAATAGAGCACCGAGATTCAATGACGCAGAGCCGCCACCGCCACCGCCACCGCCACCGCCACCGCCGCGTTCTTCATTATTCACGTCTACATTTTGCGCCCCTTGATGTATTATCTGTTGCTGTGTCGCAGATGAGTTCTGTATGTGCCCCGAATTCACACTCGCTTGTTTTACTAAATCATTTGAATTTTGATAAAACATATTTTTGTGTCTACTAGTATATAGACATAAAAATATTAATCATCGTCGTCTCCTCCCCCCATTTTTTCCAAGCTTGAAAAAGCCGGTGCGAAAAACGATTTAAAGGTCGCATGTAAAAAGATTACAAACAAAAACAAGAATGATACACCGACCCACCAGAATTGTCCTGTCCAGAAATCGGGGTCAGATATATATCGCCAAATCATCATAATATTCCCTCGCATATCCCATCCAAATGAAGACAGAATCAACAAAGCGACTACAAATGTAATAATGCTCCAATTAAACCACCATCCCCATGAGACCGCAATGGATACTGCGGCGTCGGGGTCAACTATAATTTTTGACACATATAACAAATACGTTATTATAAAAATCATACCAATCAATGTGGAGACGGCGGTGGTGGGTTCAGTGGTGCTTTTTAAAGCATATAACAAATACATTATTATAAAAACCAGCCCGACCAAACTTGCTACAACTGTAGCGGGATTTATTATACTTTTTGAAACATACACCAGATACGATACAATAATAATAACACCAATCAAACAATAAATCACGAATTTAAATTTGCGTGAATTCAACGTAATTTGTTTATTGATGTCTTCGTAGACATTATTCATGTTTTTGCGTTGTTCGATAATATTATTGCTTGCGTCGATTTGTTGTGTGCTTGAATTCATATACTGGTTGATTTTTTGAATCACCGTCTTTTGGTCAGCGGATGTTTGCGACAGCGCAGAAAGTTCGTTATTAATAGATGAATTCGCAATAAGCGCGATTTCTTCAATCAATGCGTCAATACGCGTTTTTAGCTCGGCGATTTCACTTGCTTCGTTTAAAGTCGCAGATGTAGTTATATTTGATTTGGTATAGGTTCTTGCTATACGGTCTGTTGGGTCTGTAAATCCGTTACTCGAAACCATCGTCGAATACCCACGCGCGTTGGTTGTATAAGATGCTTCTCTCGGCGCGTTCCAAACAAGACCGTAGCACTGCTGATTCCACGTGGCATCACCGTTATTGGTACTAGTACTAGTTGCGTTATTCGCGCCTGTATATACCACTTTTTGAAATACACGCGGGTCTCTTGCTGCGTTGGTCCAACACGCGGACGCATCGGTCGCGCCCGACGATACAAACTTCCAATATTCGCCGAAATCTTCACCGGGACGAATACCTGACGGTGGATTTGTACGTGATATCGCATTTATGTCGTTTGGGAGCGGTGTAGTCGTCGTTTGTTCAATCGCAGTGTATTTTTTAATGTATGAATCATATTTCGCTTGTAGGGTTTTTAATTCGGCTTGTTTATTGAGTAGTTGGGATGAATCCGAATAGCTCATTTGTCCTTAGTAATAGTATTACAATATACGGAGATTATAATCTGCGTTATAATCACCCCCCCCGGGCGCAGATTATAATCTGCGTTATAATCACCCCCCGGGCGCAGATTATAATCTGCGTTATGTGGATGTATAATATACGCTATCTGAATCGTCATGAGTAAAACCGACATCAAGATTGTATGTATACGAGAAATAGTAATACACCGCAAATATGACAATAAGCGACATAATAACTACGCCTAATAATGATACGCCGCTGCCACCATCGCCCCCGTCGCCACCACCATTGCCGCCGTCGCCACCGCCACCACCGCCCCCAGGCGATACAAACAGAAACGCGAACTTAAATATCATCAATACTGCGACCAATATCACGAAACACCAAAATACGTATACTGCGGGATAATAATACCCACCGAGCCATGTTTTAATTTGAGCTAAAATATCTTCGTCTAAATTGGCCCATTTTTCCGCCATTGTCTTGTCACGTTGAATAATCGTTGTATTTGCCGCATTATTCAGAATATTCTGATTTTCGGTCTTGATTGCGGCAACGGTGTCATCTATTTTTTTCTTAATTTCGGCCAACTTGGAATTGATAGTTGGTGCGACGCTTGCGCGAAAACACTCACTTTCTGCCTTCATCGGCGTGTCGCTGGCGGTCGGTATCGCTTTATATTGGTCGGGTGATAATTCGATGGGTTCGCCGACCACCGCCGTCAAACAAGATGAATGCCGCTTATCTGGCCAAACCCCTTTTTCATAGATGTGTTTCTTTCCTTCCACGTCCACCCACGCATATTCGGGGTCAATCGACCCGCTTTTCACATTTTTCGCAGTAAGGCACGGTGTATTCCCCACCATATCATAACTCGCATAATCCGCGAATCGACTAAAACCTGCGCCGCCGCTGCCGCTACCGCTGATATCAATAAAGGATGCGGATGTCAGTTTGAATGGGTTCGACGCACTGTCGGCGATCAATGGGTCTCTCGTCATCGTAGGGCATGTCTTGCTATCGTATAATATTACAGATGACACATCCTTATACCGATGGGTATATCCGAATGGATTGATGTAATAAAAAGCGGCGCTTGCGTCTGTTCCCGAATACGAGATATCGCGGACGAGTTTACCTGTATACTGACTATTGGTTTGAAGAAACCTGGAACGTGTAAGCAAGTCATCCGTATACAACCGATACTGTGTCGTATAATCCGTGGTCAATTCACTTAATTTCTTTTCAAGGTCGAGCAGCTTCTGGCTTTTACCAGCACTGGTTGTTCCGGTGGTCGTGGTGGTCACGACATCATTGGTGAGACCCTCTTTATATGATACGATTCCGCCGCCGCTGCCGCTGCCGCCGCTGCCGACTTGCTGTGTAGCCCCAAACGGCTGAATCGGATTTTTTAATGTGTCATATTTTCCGTATGAAAAAATGTCGCCCTGAAGCAGATTCAAATTCAGACTTGTTCCGGTCAACATTCCTTCGGTTTTCTTTTGAGAAGTATCGCCCCCGGCGGCGGCACTGCCGCCAGTATCCGCAGAATACTCGCTCATAAGTGCGGATAACGTATTATCTAAAGCCGCGTCATTGTCAATTTTTACAGGGGGCGCACTATCTCCACCATTGTGACCGTTCTTGGGTTGAAAATTATCAATTGAAAAAGGTGTCGCGTTTGGAAATAATGGTGATTTTTCTTTATTATACGGTATCTCTCGAGCATTTATATTCGACATTGTATTATGTTATAAGATATCTAATATTATAACATATAAGAATTCGATTCCATTCGATTCGATTCCATTTCATTCCATTTCATTCCATTTCATTCGATTCCATTTCATTCCATTACCGTTGCTTCAACGCATATGAACTGTTTTTGAATAAGTTTCCGATATCAAAATGAGAACGCCCGCTGCTCCCCAGTCCCAATCCACCAAACCGACTAAATAATCCTCCACTACCGCCAAATCCAAATCCGAATAAACCGCCGAGACCAGCACCGCCGCCGCCACCACCACCCCCTTCGCCACCACTAAAATATCTCTGGACCAATTGAGACCCCACTACAAATATACCCACCACAATTAAAATAATATTCAAGAATTTCTCTCGGTAAATCTGGTTTTCGCGATATGCGACTTCTTCTAATGTATTTTTTATATCCTTGCGTTGGCCGAATTTAGTAATTGAATCCGCAGTCAATGCGGACGACGAAGCTGACGACGCCGACGCCGACGACGATATCCCAACCAATATGCCATTTATTTTTTGTTCTAATATTTCGATGACTCGATTCACACCATATATTCCTTTAAAGTTTGCCGAAGAATCAAAATTGACTTGGTTTCTAATGCTGTCTGGGACCGATTCATAGGTAGCAGCAGCTGTGTCATTCTCTCCCTTCATAATAGCTGAAATCATTCTACGGTAATACGTAATTCCGTTATATTCATTATTATTCGCGGTACTATTTGTTAAATTCGCATAGAAACGATTCACCTGTGCGTTATCTGTGGTTGATGTTGGTTGGAACCGTAAATAGTAGCTGGGTTTTGTTACTGCGCTACCTATATTCGTGGTATCATACTTCTCGGTAAAATCCTTATGTAATCTCTCGATTATTTGTGTTGCTCGGCATACATCTTGTTCGTCAATGGATGGCGTAGTTGGAACAGAATATACGCTTCCATTTATATTATATGATGTTCCTTCGGTAGCACACGACATTTTGTATTATTTCAGTTATACTACCAAAATAAAAAAATACGGTCGATTCCATTCCATTCCATTCCGACGATTCCGACGATTCCGACGATTCCATTTCATTCCATTCCATTCCATTCCATTCCATTCCATTCCATTCCATTATTTCGCAATACAATAGCGATAATACAAACTCGTGACCGATGTCTTGCTCGGCCTGGTTATTTTACAAACTTGCCCCGGTCGCAGTCCAATCGCAAGCGCCACCGGGTCGTAGCGCGAAATACTCGGCAGCTGTTTCATATCCGTAATATTGTACTTCTTGACCACCGCCTCTTGCTCGGTTTCGCTTAAAACCACGTGTTCGGGAACATACTGATGCTCCAGGATATTGAACTGAAGGCGGTCAAGCGAATAAATCACGATGAATATCCGGTCCTTTTCCCAAATCTCGTTCAGAATATTGACAATCGTGTCATTGACCTCCTGTTTCATAACAATAATGAGTGTATCGGTAGGCTGAAGCGCCTGCTCTAAATAATAGAGATCGTCAATCATATGGTTGATATTTTCGCGGCGCAATGTTTTGGCTAAATGATACTTGACATATACTTTCCGTGGCGGATGAACGTCCTTTTCCGTGGAAAGCAGCATATCGAGCTGGTTGTTGACATACATCGTCTGGATTTCAGCCACACCATAATCCGTATAATTGGACACATCCATCCCCTGCTTTTCAAGCAATTGAAGAAGGATGTTCCTTGATTTGAATAAGGTGGAAATCGTTCCGCTGGATACGTGGGTAGTATTGGATGCCATCGCGAATGTATAATGAGCCAATGTATTGATATATAATAGTAATAAATCTTTATTATTCAATTTATTGCTATAATTAGTATTTAGTCTGTGCGGATTTCAACGGCGTAAATTGATGGAAAATGTTTTAACCCCCGCTTCGTTTGGGGTCGGGGATGCCATGGGCGGTGCTGCGGCGGCGCCGCCTGTTTGCGCAGCCGGTTGCTGCTGTGCCTGCCCTGGAAACTGACCACCACCGAGGCCGACGCCGCCGCCGCCTCCTTGCGCTTGAACAGGCATCATCCCCGCCATCGGCATCGTCGCAACTACCGGAACATTCATCGTAGCCCCCATCATACTGCCGAGGTTGCTTCCACCACCGCCCATTTGTTGGAATGGAGCCGCCGATGGCACCGGATTCATCGCCGCGCCCCCACGTGAACTCAAATAACTTTCAAGGACACCCGTCGGGATTTGGGGGATAAATTTACTGGCACTGCCGCCGCGCTGACCACCGCCTTCAAACATCGATGAATACGCGGGTGACCTTGGCGTGCTTGGCTCGCTTGGCTCGCTACTGCTCGCGCTCGCGCCTGTGCTCGGTATATTATCGTCGTCTTTACCATATTTCTCCAACATTTTCTCATTAAATGAAGCAACCGCACCACGCAGACGGTTCGCATCCTCCGCCGCGCCGCCGCCACCAGGAGCAACCGGAGAAGTATCCCAACTGCTACTATAACCAGGCGTCTTGGGTTCATATTCGGCGGCGGCGGCGGCCGCGGCTTCTTCTTTCCCTGAACTGAACTCAATATCACGGCGCAGCGCATTCAACGTCGTGCGTTCGTCGGTAAGTCGCGTCATTTGAACCTTCAGGCGCTCCTCCTCCGCGACATTCCCTTCACGCTTCGCACGCTCGATTTCGCTAGATACACGCTCCAATTCTTTCGCATTCGCCGCGATATTTCGCGAATTTTCGTCCATGATATCGTTGTTCTTCTCATACGCACTGCGCGACTTTCGTGTAATCCGCTTTTCAATCAACGTTATAATCGCGCGAACCCAATTGAGCGGTTTGCGTGTTTTACGCAATTCTTCCACCATATCGCTTGGAGCAATCGGGCTATCATCCGGATAAACAAGCATTCCAGATAACCATCCATCGGGGAATCGTGTAGGGTAATCACCGACCCATTGTGCGCCGCTAATCGTCCATCTCTCGGTGGGTTCACCATTCTTATCCAGGATAATGGATTCAAGGACAAGGTCTTCACCGGTTAAATCCTGAATCGTCATCGCCGCCGCACCACCGCCCTTTCCGCCGCTGCCACGCATCTGGCGCTCAATATCCGGTTTCAATGCGAATCGCCAACCGAAGTTGTGAATTTTCGCCTTCGTATCAATATCCAAATCAAGGATAATGTCTTCGGGATGGTCATCGACGTCAAGTAACGCGCCCGCACCCAAGCCAGACGACGACGCCGCCGCCGACGCGGCCAACGCCGCTTCTTCTTCCGCTTCGCTACGAGATGGTAAATAAACGCGACTGCCTTTTCCGGTTTCGTCTTCGTCTTCGTCCGCGCCCGCGGCCCCCCGTCTTTGCGTTGACGACACCGGAGGACGCGGTTTCAATCCCGCCGCCAACCTATTTCTCTCGATGATATCATCTACACCCATCGCACCGCGACCGTCTTTCAGCACCTTATACACATTATTCGAATACGACATGCTAGGAAGTTGGTCGATATTATCGTCAGTTATAATACGCATCTGGACGTTCATCACCAGCAACTCTTGCATAAGTAATTTGAGACAGTAAGGAATACGCACAACACTGAATGAACGCCCGAATTTCGTCATTTGGATGACGCTTGCGCCCCCGCCGCCCGCCGCCGCCGCCGCATCCGTCAACGCCCCCGAATACTTAATCGGTCCATCCACCATCGGGCTCATAAATAGATTCTGGTTCGGATTGTAAATCGCAATCATGCCCGACTTATTACAGACGGCCATATGATATTCGTCACCACGCACCATAAGCGACTCATTCAAGAAATGCGAGGCACCGTGACCCAATATTCCATCACGCTCCATTTCACCGACACGCAGACCACCGTCATTCGCGCGACCTTGGACCGTTTGACGCGTAAGTTGGGTGCGCGGACCCTGTGACCGATAATTGATTTTGTCTTTGACCATCTGTTTCAGGCGCATATAATACGTGGGACCGATATAAATATCACTCTTCACTTGCTCTCCCGTCATTCCATTATATAATACTTCCGTACCGGATGAATGGTAGCCGTATTCTGTCAAAACGGACCCGAATGATTCGTGTTTGGTCCCGTTGTTTGTATACGCGGTACAATTGCCGAATCCGCCATGAAGAACGCACGCCTTCCCCATAAGCGACTCGATGAGTTGCCCAATTGTCATACGTGTCGGAATCGCATGTGGATTGATAATAATATCCGGGCGAATCCCGTCCTTCGTGAAGGGCATATCCTTCTCTGGAATAATCAACCCAACCGTCCCCTTCTGACCGCAACGAGAGCAGAATTTATCGCCGATGGACGGGAAACGTTCCTCGCGGATTCTGACTTTTCCGATGCGGAACCCGGTCTCGCCCTCCGTCATAAATGCTTTATCTACGAAACCGAGTTGCCCCTTCTTTGGCATCGTCGACATATCGCGCATCTGCGCGCCTTCATTTTGGATACTCACCGACCCCATCCCAATCACGACTTTCTTATCATCCATCTCGGTGTTTTCGCGAATAAGACCGTTGTCATCCAGATAACTGTAATCGTAACCCGGTTTAATACCGATTGCGCCTTCCTTCTGGATATTCGCGAATCGGGTATCTCGCTGTGCGCCGCGAACACTGCTGCTTTCTTCGCGTGCTTCATACATATTGTAATACGTGATTCGAAACATCCCGCGTTTGATGCTCGCTTCATTGAAAAGAATCGAGTCTTCGACATTGTATCCATTGAACGACATAATCGCGACGATGGCATTAAAACCGCACGGATGTTCTTCACGATTAATGAGGTCAAGATACCGGCTTTTCACGATGGGGATTTCACCGTTATTGATGACGACGCCCATTTTATCAATACGGACCTGGTAGTTGCTATGATACAGCGACGCGGCTTGCTTGGCTTGTCCGCATCCGAACACATTACGTGCGACTGGGTTATTTTCCGGGAAGCAGATTTGGTTTCCCATGACACCCATAACAAGCGACGGATGGATTTCAACATGTGTGTAATGTTTTCCGTCGGCGGATAATGATTTACTGCGGCGCTTACTGCGGCGGTGTTTGCGGCGGCGGTGGTGGTGTTTGCGTACCGCGGCTGCGCCGCCAGCACCCCCGGTCTGCGCGTCCTTTCGCAGCTTCTCGCGCATACGTCGGTCGACCTCTTGCGCTTTGGCGAAGGTTCTAGGCGAAAGACCTCCAGTGCCGCGACTGCCTTCGTCGCTCTCCTCCTCGACCGGTTCGCTCTCCTCGGGTTCGATATGGCTCTCACTGCCACTGTCGCTGTCACTGCCGCTGTCGCTGCCACTGTCGCTGTCACTGCCGCTGTCGCTGCCGGTGCCCGCCGCCACAGGCCTCTCGAATTTATGGGTCATTGAAATCAACGTGGATTCCGTCTCCGACGTATCGATATATTCGATGATGGCCTGTGTCGCCTTCAAACGCCGGAAATCCTGTATCGTATTTACACGCGCGACATCCTCCGTCACCTTCTGTTTTGCGGACAAGGCCGATGTATCATGTGCGCGACCATAAAGCTCATCAATGGTATAATAATTACAGTGCGCCGCCTGAAACGTCGCATCCGACTTCGCGGTAAATCCCGTCGTCATTTGCTCCCACGACGCCTTCCCCCCGCGTATCATTTCCAGGATTTCATCTTTATCGTAACTAGGCCGTCCCGTCTCTTCATCAATATAGAAAATAGGCCGGCAAAGACGTCCCGCATCCGTATAGATATGAATTTCGTTGTTTTTAATATCCCATCGGCAACTGATATAAATCGGGATAAGCGCATTGCGTCGGTGAAGCCGGATAAGGCGCATCGTTTCCTCTGGCCGAGTCACCGCACCCACCCACGTCCCATTCACGAACACTTTCGTCGTATAATACAGGAACATCCGGGTGCTTTCTTCCAGAAGCCGCATCTTCACGACTTCGCGCAACCATAACGTCATAGGATACGCCGAGCAGTGATTCGTAATCCGCGTCCCGAATGCGAGATGTTTATGAAACCCGATATTCGCACCATCCGGTGAATCTACCGGGTCAATCATGCCCCACTGCGACCCGTGAAGCATACGCGGTTTCACGATTTTCGCGCTGCTATCCATCGGCAGGTTGATTTTACGCAGATGCGAGAGAAACGAATTATAGGACAACCGATTCAAGTCCTGGATGACCCCTATCCGTTTCGTATGCTCCGTTGCGCCCCAATTCCCTTTAAATGCTTTTTTGAATCCGTTCTCCACGATACGCTCGCGGAAGAATTCCTGGTAGTTCATCTGGATAAGACCGACGAAATTCTTCTCGTATTTCTTCGGGTCTTTGAAATATTCGCGGTCCATCGAGAGACGAATATGCTGCTGCTGAAGCGCGTAATACTCCTTGAATAGGTCGAAAATCAGCGCCCCGCTTAATTCGATACGCTTGAATTTGAAACTGTCGCGGTCGGTGGGTGCGTCGATTTTGAGAGATACACGGAGTAATTTATACACCATATTCCCGAGGAAATACGCCTTCTGAATGTAATTCGTCTCGCCCACCTGGGGGAGGAAATAGTTCATCAGGATATCGTGGACTTGCGGGATGGTCTTCGATTTGGTGAGTGTCGCGATGAATTTAATCGCGCCTTCCTGTGTGAATATCTTGTTCGCATCGTGGATGGAGGGGATGAAATTATCGAGGAGTTCGGCGTTTTCATCGAGGTCAAGCAGACAGAATTCGAGGATATCACGGTCGGAAATGACGCCGAGTGCGCGCATCACGATGAACAGGGGGACGGGTGAACGCACATTCGGAATATTCACGACGATTTGTTTGTTCGTGAGGAGTGTGGTGGGTGCGACGATACGCACGGAGAGAGTGCGCTCGGGTTTGGACGCATCCTCGCTCACGGTGCGAATATCGGCAGCATGCGTGTATACATTATCCTCGTTGTTTTCGCGGATATAAAGCATATTATCGGCGAATTTCTCTTGGGAGATAATCGTCTTTTCCTTGCCATCGATGATGAAATATCCGCCGTAGTCGTTTTTACACTCGCCCATATAAAAACGGGCCTTCGGTTCCAGGCCGTGTAAAATACAGTGATTGGATTGAATCATGATGGGGAATCGGCCGAGGAGAATTCTCTCGAGCGTGGCGGTTGTAACCTCGATGCGACGCCCCTCGCCGCCGCCGCCCGCGCCGCTATCGTCCGGAACCGCGATTTTAAACACGACATCGACGTCATAATGAATCGTGGTTCCATAGGTCATATTGCGCAACCGTGCCTCATTTGGGAACATATAATGTTCGCGATCGTCGTCGTAGATAATCGGTTTTCCGAAATAAACCTTGTCGCCATTTTTTCCACCTAAATATAATTCACAGCGAAGATTGAACTCTTGTGTATCTGGGTCCTGCTCTTTCTGGAGGATAATAGGGTTTCTCTCGCGGAATATCTTGAAAATCCCTTTCCCGAAAAAGTCGTTGTAGGAATCGATATGGTGACGGACCATCATTTGCGGGTCGTCATCAAACAAGCGCTTGATTACCTTCCACGGAAGTTCTGGGTCGGAATCCATACTTCGTATATACTTCTATTATATAATCATAATGAAAAATTGTTTATTATGATTTATGAAATGAATGAACGCGAGTGAACGAACGAGCGTGATGATTTATGAAATGAATGAACGCGAGTGAACGAACGAGCGTGATGATTTACGGAATGAATCCGCGAAGTCTAGAACCGCATCATTCCACCAAACGCATCATTGTTGCCTTGAAGCTGGATTGCGACACTGGCCTCGTTCAATTTGCTCGTATTCTTGATTTCGGTTGCGACGAACATCAATACAAAAAATAGCATGATATACGGAAGAAGAACGATAAACCACGAGAGACGCTCATAACCGCGCGAGCACAATATATCTAAAAACCAGGTCCACGCGATAATAAACACGATTTTCACGATAAATACCATCGATGTATTTGCGACATTACAGCTCACATTTCCGAAACAATACGAATGTGTATTTTGAATGTTCTCAAAAATCATAAGGAACAATGAAATGACGGAAATGAAGAAGAATACAAATGCGGGGGTGCATAATGAACGAATACGGGTAATAACATCCATGGCTTATACAAATATACAGATATAATTATTATACCGTGCTAAATACTTAACGCAGCAGGTTGTCCGATAGGTTGCGAGGTTGGACTGGATGAAACAGCCGGTGTCGATGCCCCTTGGATTCCGTGAATGATACTAGTTGGCACCTCTAATACCGAATTTCCTGCGACTTTTGGAAGTTCTGGTATCAAATTCATAAATCCACCGCCGCTCTGGCACGCAATCCTGCGCGATTTACGACCGCGACGACCGCGTCCGATACTGCGACCGCGACCGCGACCGCGACGACGACCCGCAGTCTGTGCGGCCGCATGCCTTTCAACAATCGCATTACTCGCCTGAGGAGGTGCTACAGTAGCGGTATTCAGGGCGTAATGATTGCCGTTGATGGACTGAAGTGCGGGAGCACCGCCGCCGCCGCCGCCGGCGGTTTGATGCTGGACATCGCTTGGCCCCCATGCCCACCCACCGGTCATACTCCCACCGCCCGTCTGGTTTTGGCATCCACGCTGATGCCATTTGTGCGTTTTCTTTTCTGTGCGCTTACCACCGCGTCCGCCACATCGGGTACGACCGCGATTCTTCTTACTACTACGACGACTAGCCATTTGATATATATTATTATTATAAAAATACGAATAATAAAATACTAATACGAATAATAAAAAAGACGAGCGTATGCGACGTCGAACCCGTTAAACAATATCTATCTCGTTTAACCGGGGTATAGTCATACCCCGTCAAACAATATCTACATGCGTCAACATATGCCGGCGGCAGCACATCTTCGTCAGCCCTAACGTGTCCATAACCTCGCCTTCCGGCGTCTTGTCGATATATTCCGCGGTCAGGTAGATAACCTTGTCCACATCAAGATCGCGGGAAAGCTTTATTTTACGCACTTCGGCTAAATAGTATCGGTATTTGTCGGCGAGAACTTTGCCACAAGTGAAGCATTTGACGGGGATAATCATGGCGGATGGGTTTGATATATGATAACATATTGTTTTTATATATCAATTTTTATATTGTAATATATAGAATAGTAATTTTATTACCAGTCATAAGGCTTACCGGCATCAACCCACTCATCGTAATCCCAGTCGACCTGATTCATTATCCGCCCAGACTTCACTTAAACACCACCCCTCATCACCTTCCTACTCTTCCTCCCACGGCGCAACTTCCGCATCGTGCTCTTACGACGGCGTCCACCATTCTTCGACTGCGACTGCGACTGGTTTTGTATTTGACTTCGTTCTTTCGAGTTTGGACTGTGTTTTTTGGTACGAGACGGCGAACGTATCGGCGAACGTCTCGGCGAAACACGCCATCCACCGGTCTGCTTCTGGTTCATTATATCCGACTATATACAATGTAAACCGAAAAAATATAATAAATCACTTACGTCCGAATCGCGCCTTTATTCATACACCCGCGCCCACCAACGCACTGTCCTAAATAATAATAATAATCAATATCGCGCGCCTGGTTCTGGTTATTTACGCTGCCAAATGGCGTCTTTGAATTCCCCGCAACGCACTTTCCAGGCACTTTCGCGCTTTCTCCGCTAGGGTCCGCGACATTCGCCTCCGCCGTATTCATAACAACCGTCGGGTCATTATCGCCTTCAAACCCGACGTATTTCGTCCATCCACAGCAGCACTTCGTCCCGCACATCGTCCGTGACGTCACCGAATTACACGCTTTCTCTAAATCCTCCGGCGATTTCTGGTTCATGACACAGAATTTATCGCTACATTTCGTATGAATATTCTCCAGTTCTGCTTCGGTGTATTTCGACCCGAATGCCTCTTTAAGTTCATTTCGGATGCTTAATGTGGGGACGGTCCATGGGACGTCGGTGGGTAGGGCGCGTGTGCCGGCGCTGTCGAGACCCGTATTCGGTTCAATATACACCGTTCTATCTACGAACTCTTTTTTAGGGCCTGCGGCGGCGGCGGTCGCGTTCGCGTTCGTGGTGGCGAATTCGATATACAAGATGCCTCCCAACAAAATAAACACAACTACGAGAATCGCGCTTATATTCTTAAAAAATGATTCGCCTAAACTTGTTCCTTTGAATGTGGATACACCGCTTTCCGCGGTGGAAGTAAAGAATCCGCCGACGGATGATGCGCCGGAAACAGATGCGTCTTTGATTGCTGTCAATGCGTTTGATACGTTTTCCATTGTTTTTTATTATCAATCCAGTTACATTATGATTAGATAATATCATTACGGCGCATGCGCCGTGGTCGTCATTGCGGCGTATGTAGCGTCGCCGTCGCCGTCGCCGTCGCTCCGCCCCCCGTGCTCCGTTTCGCCACAATCCGCACACCCTTCCCCGTTTTCACTTTCACATGTTCCACCCCCGTCGTATGAATCTCGCGATGACAGTCCTCACATATCGACGCCAGATTCGCCGGATGGTTTTTATGAATATGCCCGATGAAATTGTCAGCATCCGCGCTCTCTTGATGCTGTAGATGGTGGATTTCAGTCCCGCGTGACTTTTCGCAGAGTTCGCATAACCGCCGCAGTTTCGCCGCATTATACCGTGACGGCATTGCGTCATCTAAAATACTCGCCGTCGGTGTTTTCGTGCTTACCCCGCGATATTTGACACGGATCATATTCGCATTTTCCAGGAAATCGTCTGGCAAGTGGAGCGACTTACATACTTCAAGTCCATACATACTTTCGCCCGCGCCGTCCTGGAGTTTCCGGTCATAGACGAGTGTATCACGCGCCTTATCATAGAAAACGCGCATATGTGCGAGGCGAAGACGCGCCGCCGACATCTCCCGGATTTCGCTATACCCGGTGATTTCATGGAGATGGGTGGCGAAAATAAAGGAAGCACCGGTGCGATACAGATGCTGTAACCCCGCTACGAAGATACTAATTGCGGAGTCCATTTCGGTTCCAGAGCATAACTCGTCGCCAAGCACGAGGGTGTGTTCATCCGCCATTCGCAGAATCACGCGGAGTTCGGACATTTCAACAACGAACGTAGAGAGGCCCTTGAATAGATTATCATTGCCGAGAATACGTGTCATAATGGCGCGGTAGGGACGGTATACAAAGGACGATGCGGGGACATAAAATCCGGCCTGTGCCATGATAACCGCGACGCCGATTGCGCGGATGAGACTGGTTTTCCCGACGGCGTTTGTTCCGTAGAGTAGCATCCCTGATGCTGTGTCCGGTCCTCCTAATCCCACGTCATTGGTCACATAACATTCTTCTTCATTAATTCTCTCGATGAGGCAGTGACGAAGCCCGGATGCGCGGACAAATGACGCCGACGACCCCGCCGCCGCCTCCGCCGCAATGACCGGCCGGCAATACCGGTATTTCCGCGCAACGTAGCACCGATTCTGTATCATATCTACCGCCGATACGAATGCGGTCATATTCTCGAAATCGTGGTAGTATTCATGTAATGAATCAATAAATCTGTAATAAAGCAGGGACACCATATCCGATATTTTGACACGCAATGACACAACCGCCGCACATAATTCGTAGATTTGCGGACTGTGGATGGTATTGTTACTCCCGGATGCGGCGGGGTAGGTCAACGCGGATGTATCGAATAATAAGACTTTATTCTTGTCTTTATCAAGCACAATCGATATCACCTTAGGTCCAGCCGGAGAAGGCAGTTTCTTAATCCGGTCTTCGAGTAGTTTCGTGCGCCGTTTGGTCGCTTGTAATGAAATCCCCATCTTATCGGTTTCGTGGATTTTGACGTAATCCGCCGGGTCTGTCGGCCCACCGCCCCCCATAGGACGCTCCCCCGCCTGTATGAGTTCATTCAATACCCGCTGGACCTCGTCGAGAGATTTCTGGGTGTACATATACTCGTCCGTGAGTTTATCCAGTTCCGCGGATATCCCGCGCTTCATAATATTGGTTTCAAATAAAGTATCCGTAATCTCTCGGCAGGATTCAATATTCAATGTATTTTCAAATAAATCAAGTAGGAGCGTACTCTTCCCGACAACGTCGTCCCGGATATTCCATCTCTCGGAGAGGTACCTGGCGATCGGCGCGTCTCTCGTCCCTGCGGTCATCGTATATAACTCCCGGATATGCCGCAGATTATGAAACAAACAGAAGACGTGATAAGGTGTAATCTTGCGTAGAATAATATGACGATGGAGTTTCTCGATATCTTTCATATAGGATAATCTCTCGCGCATCATTCCAACTCCGATGTCAGCGGTGGCGGTGGCGGCAGCGACGGTGGCAGCGGTGGCGTCGTCGTTCACCGAGAGAATATGTTCGGTAATCGCATAATCTTGCTCTAGAACGGCCGCGCAGAATGTCGGATGTAAAAGCGCGTATTTATACGCACGAGAACCCATCGGTGTAATTGTATGATTTAATAAAGATAATACTGAGCTCAGGCGGCCGCCGCCGCTCCCGCTATTCCCGTCATCGATGATATTCAGTTGCCGCAACGAATGATTCGCAAGGACCAATCTCTCGGACATGTTTTCAAAAACGGGCTCTTGTATCTTAGAAACCAGATTTGGATTATGTTCATAGATGAAGTTCAGGAGAAATACAAGCGACTGGGTCGCTATTTCATAGTTCATAAACGATTGTTCGAGAGATTTGGCGTGACCATTTGGATAAAAAGTGTTTAATACTTCCATTTGATAGACTTGTTTGGAGCATCTCTCGGCCTTCACCCCCCCGGCACCACCGCCCCCGGTGGGTATCCGATGAATCATCTTCGCCTGTATATTTGTATAATGAATAACGTCTTCAACTTCACGTGTCGAGAGATTTGAGATAAGAATCACCTCCGATGGAGCATACGACGAGATAAATCTCTCGACTTCATCATATGTAGTAGGATTATGTGTATCCTTGTTCTCTGTTTCGAATATAGTCGAACGTCCTGTATAAATATCTATATTTGTCATTCCCATGATGAGGACGTTGCTTCCGCCTCCGCCTCCGCCTCCGGATATAGCCTTCCGAGAGATTTTCTCAATCCAGATACACGCGATATTATTCGAGAGAGCACCGCCCGCGCCCGTGCCCGCGATATCCGTCGAAAAGAACGTCCCCGGCGAATAAATCCCCTGTAATACACGCACCGGCGGATTCTTCACCCCATCCTGGACATAAACCACCGCGGTATACCCCGCATCCTGTATTTTCTTCAAATACTTATCCAGTCCATAATCACGAAATCCCGCCATAACGAACCCCGGGGTTTTATTCGCTTTCGCAAGCTCACATATCACGCAGAAATCATCGATACGACTGCCCGAACACGTGACGCCTGCTCCGCCCCCTGCGGCCGGAGTAATTATTTGTCCGTAGACTTCGAAGAACGCGCCGACTTGAAGGAGGACGACCGTGTTCGGTCCATATTCTGCGGTATATTTCTCTGTAAGGGCAAAATACTCTTTAATAAGCGCCATTGATGATGATGCGGCGCGGCTTATTAACGAATGAAATCTCTCGGAGATGATATATATCTCTCGCGTTATACCTTTATTATACATTCATCAACCGCGTAATCACCGCACGACAAACCGGGCATTCATTCTTCGTCATCTTGGAATAACATGCCGAACAACAAACGTGGTGTTCACACGGCGAGAACCGCGCATTGACGCGGAACTTAAAACACAGAATACACTGATGTTCTTCGTTGTCGGTTTCTTCGGGTGCGGGGAGGTGTGCGGTAGAGAGCAATGCGGCGGCGGCGGCGGCGGCTCCCGCATTATAATACACCGCAGTTACTGAATGAGATAAATACGCAGGCGACGGCGGGATAACTGTCATCCCTGGGTCCATCGTTATCCGTGTATAAAACCCTAGATACCCTGCCCGCGCATATTCGTTATCGCATATCCGTGTCCGCGACCCCACGGCGTCATTTCTCTCAAAATATACACTATTATTATCGTTCCGAGAGATATTAAACACGATATTCGACGAGATACCTGATAGTGGAATCGTAACAATTTGATTCGCGAGAATCCGGTCGTTGGATTCATATGCGATAGGCGATGTCCCGCGCGACATATATGACTTCGTGATACTTCGATGTTCGTCATAGATAAAATCGCGATAAGCCCATGCCTGATACTCGCGGGCAGGCAACCAATTCGCGCGGGCCATTGCGGGATTATCCACTATAAAAACGGCGACATCGTCCATATCCATAATCGGTATCGGCGGTGACGTCATCGTGTCATGAATCTCTTGAGTTATGATTACAGAACCGGTCATCTCGTTTAGTACATCACGTGCGTAGTCAGGAATATCCGTCATCCGCGCGATATAGGTCGGCAAATACGGGTCATTATCGAGGCGATATACAATATACTCGCCGGTAAAATGCGGCTTCTCTCTGTAATAATTCGGGCGGTTTTTATACCCCTCATAAGCGTCACGGATGGCTGGTGACACGCCGCTGCCGCCGCCACTGCCGCCACTGCCGCCACGGCCGACAGACGAGGTCCATTCTCGGGTTATCGGGTTTCGAATACAGATGTTCATATTTACGTACGTATGTAATCAGTAGTTAGGTATATGATACTGTCGTTTTCGTTTTATGTCAGTTACGCTACACTGCGCTACGCACGTAAATGGTATAAAGCATTTTCCACGTCATTATATATTGACAGGCGTATACGCAATGGACGCTTTTCGTAGAAACAACATACCGATGATTACGCTGGATGTGCGTATTTCATGCGATACATTCTGGAATTACAAATTCAATATTCCGATCCGGATAAACGATTATTACAATGCGGACACACGGAGTGAACGCAATATCAATAATGGCCGGTATGGCGGCCATCACGGTCACGGTCACGGCCACGGCGGTGGCGGCGGAGCGGCTGCGTCAGATACATGCGAAATCGGGAATATCGGCCGTAGCGACCCGATGTTTATCGCATTGGAAACATATTTGGTGGATTATGTGATTCAGTATATTTATGACGACCTCATCCTAAAACGCCAACAACGTGATATTCCGATTCTATTGAAAAAGGCGCGGAAGTTTCATATTCACGGACGCACACTGGAAGACTTGCTGTTTCCGGCGGGAAACAGTATACTGGAGACGGGGGCGCAAACGATGCCGGAGAATACGGTGTATATATGTACGCATTGCTGAGCGAGAGCGAGCGGATGCGTACCCGGGAACAAGTCCCAGGCCAAACGCATTGTTAGCAAGCGGATGCGTACCCGCATTGTTAGCGAACGTTCAGTGAGCCGCGAGCGGATGCGTACCCACATTGTCGAGCCGCCCCTACTACGACTCCCCCGACAGAAAATTGTGTAATAACACTCCATTATTCGTGTTCTTGACTTCACCGGTCAAAATCGAATCTTCATACATCCGGCGAAGAACATCCGGTGGCGCATTTGAACCGATTTTAAGTAAATGATGGTCGTATAAATGTTTCCGGATTTCGCCGATTGTTTTTTGTTTCAGCGCGAGATGCTGTTTTTGAATATGTCGCTGTGCTTCTTTATTTTTAAGCAATACACCGACAACGTCGTCGTGTTTCCCAATACGATACTTCTTTTTCTGGGTTCTACGGATTTTCACACGCATTCCGGCGATATTTTCATGCTGTTTTGTTAATGTCTTGCCGCCACCGGCGGCACCGCCGCCCATTCCAACCGATGATGCCACGGCCGCACCGCCCTCGCCGCCGTCACCGCCGTCACCGCCGCCGCCACCGAACATATTCTTGATAGCTTCCACCGGTTTATGAAGCATTTTATTCGCCCATTCGCGAAATGTGGGTTTCGACCCATTTTTCAAACATCCGTGAGGCGGCGCTTCCTTGATGAAAATAGACGGAAGAAAAGACTCCGGGTCTTCTGGCACATGAATCGGGTGGTCATCCGCCGTCGTCGTCGTGTTCGCGGCGTCGGCGGCAGTATTAGTATTTGAATTATCTGCTGACGCAACAGTTGAATTATAAAGATCGGCCAGTTCGATGATATTCGGTACCGACGGCGGCAATGGCACCGACGACGACGACGACGGCAAATCAGATATCATCGGGAATGTCGCCATAGCAGTGACGGGTGTCGCCTGTGTCGCCTGCGCGACCATCGCCATCGGTTTCATTATCGACGATATATCCGTATTGATGACCGGCAATCCAACCAACCCCGTATTTGTAATAATTTCACCATGATGTAATGTATCTGCGACCTGATTCAACATTTTAGCCTCGGGTGTTTTTGCGGTTTCCACTGCCAATGAAGGCACGTGCGACGACGACGACGACGACCTCCGTTGTGTCATATTCTGTCGTTTTTTTAATGCTAATTTACGCAAGAAATCCATCGATTGTGCGAATGCGGATGATGTATCGGACGCAGCGGGCGCAGACGCAGACGCAGACACGGGCGCAGACGCAGACGCAGCGGGCGCACGGTCACGGTCATGGTCGTTGTCCCGGCCTTGTTCACGTAATCGTTGATGTTGTTTAATTCTCTCGAGAAGTGTTTTTTTAAGCGTGCTTGGTTGAACGATTGAACTTGGTCGCAATCTCCTGCTCGCGCCGCTGCTGCCGTCGGTCCCTTTCGCGCGTCGTGTGCCTCTTTTACCGCGACTGCTGCTGCTGCTGCTGCCACCGATCAACGATTCCGAATTTATGGTTATACTTTTTCTATCGCTCATGATTCAGATAATTTGTATAAATATTATAACACGTATATAATAACGTATAATTATCGTATATCCCTCAAGGGCGGTGATGAAGTATCTTATATATAGTCTATAAGATACTACAATGAATACCGGACCGGTGGACAGACCGCGCACACGCCCGGTTCATAAATAAAGCGTTTTCATATAAGAGCCTCCGTGGCTATTCGCACGCTCCTTGACTTCCGGGTTTTCGATAAATAATTTGAACCCATTTTCTAAATCTGTCATCGTAATCTCGGTTTTGGCGGAAGGCGGAAGGCAAAATACCCGCCGACTATGCGCGATTTTCGTTTTTGTAAATAATGTCTCCATATCACGCCCGTATGTTGTGAAATAATCCATATTCGCCGCAAACCAGTCTTCGCGTAGTCCGTCGACCGCCAACGCCGCCGCCGACGCCGACGCCGCCACAGTAGACGCAATCGTCCAACCAAAATCCCGCACCTGTTTTTCATAGATGGATTTCAATTCACCTGGTTTATAGCTATCGAGTTTAAACCGCCATGTAAATCGCGAATTCAATCCTTCATTCAAACTGAAAAAACAATCATTGAGTTCTTTTTCATACCCCGCAATAATCACCATCCAATTATGTTTATGCTCGCTCAACGCCTCACACAGCGTATCCACACACTCCTTCGCGAAACTGTCCCTTTTCTCGGAATTCCCGAGAGAATATGCCTCGTCGATAAAAAGCACACCACCAATCGACGCCTTGATAATATCTTTCGTTTTAATTGCGGTTTGCCCTAAATATCCCGCAACCAGGTCATTACGACTGACCTTCTTAAATGTTTTCTTGGTTAATATACCGAGATTACTGAAAATCCGCCCGATGATTTTCGCGACTTCGGTTTTACCGGAACCGGGTGGACCGTATATCACCGTATGCATAAAATCGCCCTTCGTAGGTGCGGCGAAATCGGTGTCACCTGTCTCGAATAACTTTTTCTTCATAGGGAATAGAAACGTATCCGCAAATGGATGACTTGCCGCAGGTGCGTCCGCTGGTGTCGTGTCCGCGCCTGCGCCTGCGCCCGCGTCCGCGCCTGCGCCTGCATTATGAACCACTGGAATATGAAGCTCTTGTAAATAATATAAAATTTGGTCGACTATCGACTTTTTAATTGTATCCATACCAATCATATTTGTTAGATCGGTCAAAGGTCTGCGTATTGCGTGGATAGCCTTCATATTAATATTGTATTTCACGGTTTCCGATAACGGATATTTATCACATAATGCGATAAGGTCATCAATATGGTTGATTTCTTCACGAATAAAGACTTCTTTTATTTCGGCCGCAGGCGCAGCAGCAGCAGCAGGCGCAGCAGGCGCAACAGGAGCAGCCGCAACGACATTCAATGGAGATGAAGCCCATAATGGCATTGAAAATAGTGGAGTTGTAGATGGAATAAAGGGATTGAATGTCAAATTCATAAATGGATTCACGACGGGCGGTGCGGGTGCTGGCGCGGGCGCGGGTGCTGGTGCGGGCGGTGGCGTAAACTTATATACTCCAGTGTCATCTATATACGTATATGGTGTGCCGGTTTTATGAAAATATTCATGTAATTGTTTTTCCATATTCGCCACTTGTTTTTCATTTTCGAGGCGTTCATTATCTACATTCTTCGCCGGTGGTGGGTCTATTTTTTGGTGTTTATTGGCATTGGTATTGGTATTGCCATACCATCGATTACGTTTTCTCGGTCTTTTCGGTGGATTATTGCTATTGTTGTTAGACATTTGCTGCGACGGTGACGCAACTTGACAGGTAGTATAATATCAAGATGAATATTTATATCGATTTATGGATTGATTCATGAATCCATGAATCAATGAATCCACGGATTAGAATTTGAACCCTACTGCGCAATAACAATATAAAAATAAATTGATTTATAATATAGTTTTACCCGAGATATACATACGTTACTACGGGTCAATTCTCAAAGCTATACATTATTTCAGTGAATGCCGAAACTCGTTAAGAAACAGACGCCCGCAGCAGCAGCAGCAACGCCCGCAGCAGCAGCAGCAGCAACGCCCGAAGAATATCCAAGTTATGAAAATATGAATCCACGTTACGCACAATATCCAATTCCAACAGCCGCCACCGCCGCACATGACGCCGCACATGACGACTCCACCGACGCGGTCGATATACCGCTCTCACAGAAAATCACCTCCCGAATCGGAACGTATATTGAAGAACCATGGTCGCTTATTGGTTCATATTTTCAAGGAAAACATCTGGACCAATTGGTCCGTCATCAAATCGAGTCGTATAACGACATGGTAAACGTCCAACTGAAACGCACGGTCGATATGTTTAACCCAGTGCGTATCGTATCCGACCAGGATTACGACAAGGAAATACAAAAGCACCGTCTCGAAGTGGAAGTTTCGTTCAGCAATTTGTACCTGTATCGCCCCCAAATCCACGAAAACACCGGCGCAACCAAGATTATGTTCCCGCAAGAGGCGCGACTTCGCAATTTCACATACGCCGCGATGATGACAGTTGACATGAATATCAAGTATATCGTGCGGACCGGTGCGAACCAGCAGACCATCATTCACAAGAGTTTCCCAAAGGTCCAAATCGGGAAGCTGCCGATTATGTTGAAATCCAGTATTTGCGTATTGACCCAGCACAGCCACCTCGACCACAATGTGACAGGAGAGTGCCCACACGACGCAGGCGGGTATTTCATCATCAACGGCAGTGAAAAGACGGTCCTAGGTCAGGAACGCGCGGCGGAAAATCGCGTAGTTTGCTATAATGTCGCGAAAAACAACAACAAGTGGCTCTGGGTTGCGGAAATCAAGTCCATCCCCGACAGCAAATGTATTTCACCGAAACAAATCAATATGATGGTGGTCGCCAAACAGAACGGATTCGGACATCCCCTCGTCATTCAAATCCCGCGTATGAAGCAACCGGTCCCCCTGTTTATCGTGTTTCGTGCGTTGGGTGTATTGTCAGACCGCGAGATTTGCGAGTATATCGTGTATCAAATCAATGCGAGCACCGGTGTCGCGGCGGGCAACGACGACTATAAAACAAAAATGCTGGAATCACTCCAGGCGTCCATCATCGATGCCAACCACATCATGACGCAAGAAGACGCGGTGCGCTATTTCATATCACAGGTCATATTCACTCCCATCAATATGGATAAAGAGACCGGCGCAATCAAGAAGCGCGAGTTTGCGCTAGAGGTACTGAACAACGACCTCTTCCCGCACTGTAATACCACGAAGCAGCGGATATTCTTCCTGGGATATATGGCGCATAAATTGTTGCGCGCATTCTTTGAAATGAGCAAACAGGACGACCGCGACTCTTACTTGAACAAGCGCGTGGATTTGACGGGAGCACTCCTGAATAACCTCTTCCGCAATTATTTCAACAAACTGGTGAAGGATATGTCGAAACAGGTTGTCCGTGAAATCAATACGGGGTCATGGCGGTCTACGGAGGATTACCTGAATATCGTCAATGATACGAATATGTACAAAATCATCAAATCCACGACCATTGAGAACGGCCTGAAACGCGCTCTTTCCACCGGCGATTTCGGAATTAAGAGTCTCACCAGCAATAAAGTGGGTGTGGCCCAAGTGCTGAACCGTCTCACCTATTCATCGAGTTTGAGCCACTTGCGTCGTATCAATACCCCGATTGACAAGAGCGGGAAACTGATTCCGCCACGCAAGCTACACAATACGTCGTGGGGGTTTCTGTGCCCGGCGGAGACGCCAGAAGGCGGCAGTATCGGCGTCGTCAAGAATATTAGTTATATGACACATATCACAATCCACAGCAATCCGATATCACTTCACACACATATTGACGAATATATTGAGCGGATTGAGACGCTGACCCCGCGCGATACGTATAATGAGGTGAAGGTGTTTGTAAATGGAATCTGGGTGGGTATTACGAAGGACCCAATTCGGTTGTATACTGAATTCAAGCTGAAGAAGCAGCGCGGCGTGATTAATATTTACACATCGGTGGTGTTTGATTACCTGAACGCGGAGATTCGCATCTGTAATGATGCGGGGCGGTTGATGCGGCCGCTGCTTCTCGTGAACCCGGAGACGAACGACCTGTATATCACGCGGGATATGTTTCAACGGATAGCGTCGCGGGAACTGGAGTGGGACGACTTGTTGACGCATATGAGCGACGGAGCGAACGAAGGGAGCCCGAACGCGAGCGATGGAGCGAACGCGAGCGAAGGGAGCCCGAGCACGAACGACGAAGCGAGCGAAGGAAGCCCGAACGCGAGCGAAGGGAGCCCGAACGACGGAAGTCCGAGCCACGGCGTCATCGAATATATCGACCCAGACGAACAAGCGTTCAGTATGATTGCGATGCGCCCGAAGCACTTGTATCGTAATGAAAAGAATCCGATGGACCCGTATATTTATCGGTATTCGCATTGCGAGATTCATCCGAGTACGATATTCGGGATTTTGGCGTCGTGTATTCCATTTCCAGAGCATAATCAGGCGCCTAGGAATACGTATCAGTGTTTGGATATTAACGAGACCGTCTTGATGAGCGATGGTCGGCGTGTCGCAATCAAAGATGTCAAAATCGGCGATGAAGTAATCACCTATCACCCAACGTCATTTGAAGTAAGCAAGACCCGCGTCGTGAATCATTTCATCCAAGAAAATACGCAACCCGTGTACAAGATAACCACGATATCTGGTCGCGAAATCATTGCGACGGAAGACCATCGGTTTTCAACCAATGCGGGGTGGAAGACGGTGAAAGAAATGATGGAAGACCCAACATTGAAGGTCGGTGTGTTTAATGACGTCGCCTTATGTATCAAATTCGTCGAGGTTAACAGCATCGTTCCTGTATCAAATCGCCTGGTCTCCGATATCGAAGTTGCTAGCGAGAATCACTCGTTCATCGCCGGCGATGGATTTGCGAGTTCAAACTGCGCGATGGGCAAGCAAGCCATCGGCATCTACGTCACCAACTACCAGCGCCGTATGGATAAGACCGCGTATGTCCTGACATACCCTCACCGCCCCCTCGTGGATACACGCCTGATGCAGATGATTGAGCTCGCGGAAATCCCCTCCGGCGCACCCCTCATCGTCGCCATTATGTCGTATACCGGCTACAATCAGGAAGATTCCGTCCTCGTGAATCAAGGCGCCATCGACCGCGGGATGTTCTCCGCCACAATCTACCATACAGAGAAGGACGAGGACAAGAAAATCAACGGCGATGAGGAAATCCGATGCCATCCGGACCCCTCCAAAACGAAAGGAATGAAATTCGGGAATTACGACAAACTGAATCAGCGCGGAGTCATGCCAGCGAATACATTCATCGAGAACCGCGACATTATTATGGGGAAGGTGGTCCCGATTAAAGACAACCGAAACGACCCGACGAAGGTCCTCAAATACGAAGACATCAGCCGGGCTTACCATACATCAGAGGAATGCTATGTGGACAAGAGTTATATTGACAGCAACGGCGAAGGATACTGCTTCTGTAAAGTCCGCGTCCGCGCATTCAGGAAGCCGGTGATTGGTGATAAGGTGTCTAGTAGGATGGGGCAGAAAGGTACCATCGGAAACATCATCCCAGAGCGCGATATGCCGTTTACGAAGGAAGGAATCCGCCCCGATATTATTATCAATCCTCACGCCATTCCGTCGCGTATGACAATCGGGCAATTGAAGGAGACGTTGCTCGGGAAGGTTCTCGTGAATTTAGGATTATTCGGTGATGGGACGTCGTTCGGCGAATACGATATTAAGGATATCAGCAAGGAGCTGCTGAAAGTCGGGTTTGAAATGAACGGGAATGAACTGCTGTATAATGGACTCACTGGCGAACAAATCAAGTCGGATATCTTCATCGGTCCGGTGTTTTACCAGCGGTTGAAACATATGGTGAATGACAAGCAGCATAGTCGGTCGATTGGACCGATGGTGAATTTCACGCACCAGCCGGCGGAAGGTCGTAGCCGCGATGGTGGATTACGTTTCGGTGAGATGGAGCGTGATGCGATGGTGGGTCACGGGGCGTCGCGGTTCACAAGGGGGCGTATGTATGACTGCTCGGATAAATATGAAGTCCACGTATGTCGGAAATGCGGGATTATCGCGTCGTATAATGATGAGCGGAGTATTCACTTCTGTAAGACATGCGACAACCGCGCGGATTTTGCGCTGGTCCAGATACCGTATGCGTGTAAGTTGCTGTTTCAGGAGCTGGCGACGATGAATGTGGCGCCGAGGATTATGACTTGATTGTCGTTCCATCGCTCCGTCGCTGCGCGACGCCGCGATTCCACTCCAATCCTTGTGCGTTCGTCGTCGTTCCACGCTGCGTCTCGCGTTGCTCGACTCCGCATTCCACTCCGACGCTGTTCCAATCTGCCATGTAGTGAGGACGTTTTATTATATATGTATTATAATATTATAAGTAATATATACATTCATTATAAATGCCAATGAATTTTTCTTTAGGAGGCGGCGTCAAGGGCATCTCCCCCCATCCTGTTTCAAATGGAACCCTGAAGGGGAGCTCTGAATTAGAGACGACCCGTTTTATGCTTCGTAATGCTTGGAACGGTGCCGCAGCAAGCAAGAACTACGGCGGTCGTGCGCCCGCTGCTACCCCTTTTCGCATCGTAAACAACGCCGGTGACTATCTTTCCCGTCAGAATTACACTTCCGGTGGTTCAAACCAGGTCACATCTGCGAAGCAGAGTATTACTTCCGGTTGGCGTGGTCTAGCGGGTGGAGTCCACGCCCAAGCGGATGCTACCGGTATTCCATCGGCCACTTGTAACACCAAGTATGTATACGACAGCTCGGACTACATTCGTTTCCGCAAGCAGATGGCCGTGAACCGCAATTACAATGACGCCGGGTTTGGTGGCGCGAATAACGCGGCTCAGTCTGCGATACGTGCGATTCGGCGTTGATTTCGCGACGCACGACGCACGACGCACGACGCTTATTTTGATAAATACATTATTTTATCATAATATCATAATACACAATGTCAAACCGCGCGATATCTATGCCTGAACAGTTTGGCCCCTCTGCGGGCGACACCTTATTCGCGATGAACCGCGCTTCTTATTTACGCACTGCTGGTGCGGTTGGCGCGGATGATACCAAATACAACGCCATCATGAATAAGAAAACGAAGATATATACATCCACCGATTCGTCGTCCTATATCCAATCTAGGCGTATCCATTCGATTGGATATAGTTCGACCCACGCGCCTTTAGGCGATACGTTGACATTTAAAAGCCCGGTTCTTCAAGTCCAAAAGGACGCGCTTCGTCGTTGTCGTTCGGGAGGGTGTGTTGCGCCGGCGAAAAAGGGCGCGAATCATTCGTTTCTCTCTGGACGATAATCATCCGTCCATCCGTGGACGAACGAACGGACAGTCTTTAGGATAAACTTTTTTTATTAAATTATTGTATAACGCGCTAACGAAATGTTGAATAAGTATCTCGTCGAGTTCCTCGGTTCCGTTTTCTTCCTTTACGTCATTATCGCCACCGGCAATGCTATTGCTATCGGTGCGGCTTTAGCCATCGCGATTATGCTCGGTGGTCACATTTCCGGCGGCCACTTTAACTCTGCGGTCACTGTTATGATGGCTGCGGCAGGCAAGATTCCCATGTCCGATGTTGTTCCTTACATCCTCGCCCAGATTGCCGGTGGTCTCGTTGCTCTTGAGCTCCACAAGCGCATCAAGTTCTAAATTTCGTGTATTCATTTACAGCGAAACAATGGTTATAATTATACGATTTACCGAAATAGTATAATTATAAAATCGCAATATTATAATAGTATAGCAACAATGCCGAGTGTTTCCAGTATAACAAGCCAATATTCGAAACTACAGAGTAAACAACCGCAAAAGGGCGGAGCAGAAGTAGGCGCAAAGGGCAACAGCGGCAGCGGCGGCGGCGGGTTTCTTTCCGGTATTTTTGGTGGAGGAGACAATGTACCTGCGGCCGCCGCTCCTGTTGATGCGGCCGCCGCTCCTGTTGATGCGGCCGCCGCTGAAAGTTCTCCGACACTTTTACAAAAACTAGGAATTACTTCTTCGGAACCGGCTCCTGCTCCTGCTCCTGCTCCGGCCTCATCAGACGTTGAAGCAACAACCGACATTGGAGCGACAGAAGCACCCAAGAAAGACGACCAATCCTTTCTACAAAAACTAGGTATTACATCTTCTTCGGCGCCCGCACCCGCCGCCGCGCCAGAGCCAGAGCCCGCCACTCCAGAGCCCGCTGCCGCCGCCGCCGCACCCGCACCAGCGCCTGACGCCACTCCAGAGGAGCCTCCTGTGAATGAAAAAAAAACCTCATTACTTGAAAAGGTTGGTTTAGGATTTTTAACTTCTTCTTCTTCTTCTAAAAAATCAGAAGACAACACCGGTAGTGGCAGCGAAATATCAAGTGACGCCGAAATCAACGACGGAAGCAGCAGCGAAAGCGAAAGCGAAAGCGAAAGCGACGACGATGAAGACAATGTGGCCGATTTCAAATTGATTGTCGAAAAAATGGAACATCTACGCAAAAAATATGAAGATTTGAAGGCGAAATACAAAGAAGAAGTCGGAAAGAAGAAAGAAGAACCGTCGTCTGCGCCGAAGGATAATACCGATTTTTCAAATATACTTGCTTCGTATTTCGCGATTGAAGGTTCAGTAAAGCAATTAAAAATGTATTTAAAGAAGCACGCGGACAAGAATGGATTTCCGGTAGATGGGCTTGGTTTGGATGACACTGCTGCTGCTGCTGCGCCGGAAGCGCCACCCGAAGAACCTGCTGCTGTTGCTGCTGCTGCGCCCGCGCCTGAAGCGCCGGTAGTGCCTGAAGCGCTACCCGAAGAAGAACCAGCTGCTGCTGCGCCTGAAGCGCCGGAAGCGCTACCCGAAGAACCCGCTGCTGCTGCTGCGCCTGAAGTGCCACCCGCTGCTGCTGCTGCTGCGCCGGAAGTGCCACCCGCGGCCGATGCTGCTGCTGCGCCTGAAGCGCCATCCGAAGAAGAACCCGCGGCCGATGCGGCTGCTGCGCCTGAAGTGCCACTCGAAGAACCAGCTGCTGCTGCGGTTGCTGCGGAAAGCAGTGAATCAGGTTCCGAAACAGACACATCTTCATTACCCGAAATACCAGTTGAAGGTTCTTCTCCTCCCGAACAAGAAGGCACGGGCGCAGGCGAAGGCGCAGGCGCAGGCGAAGGCGAAGGCGAAGGCGCAGGCGCAGGCGAAGGCGAAGGCGAAGGCGCCAACGGATTAATTAGAGGTGGTCGCACTCATTTCGTTCAACATTTGCGCAAAAATAAGACGCATCGTCATCATAAGCGTCGTAATCGTCATCAGACATTACGGCATAACCTTTCCAAATAATAATATAAACATTGACAATGTGCGTCCGCGTCCGCGTCCGCGTGTTTATATTATTTATTTTTAGCATACAATATTCTATACAGCAAATAGAGCATAATGGCTGTAATGCTATAGTAATATACTTGCGACATGGTATCACCCTTTATATTGGATAAATCCTCACCGTCTCCGTAGGTGTCGCCACCGATACTTCGAATGACTTTCGATAATTTTGACAATAGAGATTCATACGTAGCGCTACCGGCCTCGTCGTCGCGTATTGTCTCTAGGTCATCTTTAAAAAACGACGAAATATGCGAATTGTGTTTTTCGATAACATCCTTCGTTGCGAGTTCTGGCGCGGAATCAGGCCCGAATTTCGCAAATGAAAGCTCGGACATCGCAGACGACTTACTGGTATCCACGTTATACGAAAGGGGGCTACGATGTGTTGTTTGATACGCGACACCAGAAGAACCGGCTAAACTCCCGGTCTCATAGATGCCAACCGACTCCCCGTTTTCGGAGACAAGCATGTATTGATTCTTATATATATCCGGTGTTTTTTTTCCAGTGGCGGCGGATAGTTTGTCAAACCCTTCACTTCTACCACGACACCTCGCACCACTGGCAGGATTTACTTTATTTGAAAAAGAACACGGATTGATTTCAAGTACATCCACCAGCGCCAAATACCGGGTTTCACTATTTTTATTATTATACTTATTAACTGTTTCTAATGTAATCTCGGCGCAATCAGGATACGTTCCTGCGGTGAATGCGGTAAATAATGGAACCGGATTTAAAGCACCTAAATTCCCCATAGCACCAGGAATCAGACCACGTAAATCATTAAACGTGTTTCCGTCAGCACCACTCGCAATAAACGGGATGGACCCATCGGGGATATTATTCACATAAATCCACCGGTCCACGATTTTCTTCTCTCCTTCGCGCTCCTTGTCGCGCTTCTTTTTTTGCTCGGTAAGCGCATTTTTCAGTTTCGTCGCTTCATCTTCCGTGATTTTTTTCGCACCTTCTCTATCAATCACATCTTGATACTGATTTTCCCACGCTTCATCTTCTTGGCGCTCTTTTCGCCACTTATCAACACTTGTTTCACTACATTTTCCGGTTGTTTTAATGAAAAACTTATTTCCAAGAGGTTTTCGAGTTACACTCGCATTACCACCACCGGTGACAAGAACTTCTACATAGGAAAGCAGACCATCTACATTATTTGCGAGGGTTTTTAATGAAAACCCGGCCGACATCCCCATTTCGGCGGGCTGTTTTACATTTTTCCAATAGTCATAGGATTCCCCTAAAAAAGAAGACATATCAACGTTATTGAAGTAATACTGTTATAGAATGGAGATATAATAATATTATCCGTGGTCTGATAATATTATCCGTGGTCTGATAATATTATCCGTATTATCCGTATTATAACTGTATATTCACTTGCCCCCCCGGTGAAAGCGACTTATTTAAGTCTTCAATTTGTTTACCAAGTGCCTGTATCGCATCCGCGTTTTGTTTTATACTGTCTTTCTGGTCGTTCACCGCATCCACCATCTTCGAAAGCGCGCCTATCTGCGATTTCATGTCGATATACTGTCCGCAATCCGTAGCACAAGGAGTGTTCTTTTTAGAAGCCGACACCTTTTTCGCCCCATCTACGTCAGCACTGACAAACCCGCCATTTTTGTTCGTCGCTTTTCCATCTTGGTCTTTAGGTCCTGCGGACGACGACGACTTTTTATTTACATCAAATCCTTCTATTGCTTCACGGAAAATCGCCGCGGCGGACATATTATTACTCCGGTCGCGCCCGCGCCCGCGGTCGTCGTAGCTGTAATTAAATATTCGGTCATATTCTTCCGCATCAGTGACCGCGGCGTATTTGTCACGGAGTTCTGAAACAGGAATGAATAAGTGCCACCAGGATTTATGGCGGATAAACCGACCTCCATGTAAGAATCCTAATATAATGACTCCGGAAATAACAAGGAGAGAAACAGCAATAAATGCTTTATATTTTACAACTGGATGCGTTTTAGTGTCATTTACGAAATCCGACACTGTCGCCCTAAATAGATTATCATCACCGTGTATGAATGAACCGAATATCATTTAATCTAGCGTCTATTCGTCTTTACATTACATTAGAATAATTATTACTTTTTATTTCCGGCTTCTACTAGTTTTTGGACCGCTTTTTTCATATTATCGATTGTTTTTTGCTGGGTTACGATTGTCTCGTTATTTTCCTTTACATCTTTCTGTAATTTGGTAGCATTTTCAATAAGGGTTGACAATCGTTTTCGCAGCGCTTCCACCGCGTTACAATCTTTCGGGCAACTGTCATCTCCGTCGCCGCCACCGCCACCGCCACCGCCACCGCCACCGCCACCGCCACCGTCGTCGCCACTCTTCTTTGTTGTCATTCCTTCTTTGCCCCCGTGTTTCAATCGCATATTCTCTCGCACATTTAGATACACGCCTTTTACAATCTTTCGTATCGTTATATCCAATATCGCAATAATAAGCCCTAATAACAACAGCACCGTGAAATTCGAAAGGTTTTTTGTATAAAACTGGACATATTCAAACATTATTGGGAATGAGCGTATTACATATAGATACTAAATTAAAATATCAATGTGTAATATACGAATAAGAATAATAATAATAATAATAATAATAATAATAATAATGAGTAAGAATTTCGTTTCATGGCCTCTCAATTTTAGAAAGATTAAGAACGTCGCAATCCGGTCCACCAAACAAAGCACCACGCGGAGCGTATTTCCCGGTTATACCCGCCCCGCGACAAACGGCCCTGATACCGAAAGTAACCCACTGAACGACTTCGGCCGCGATACGAAATGCTGTGATTTCCCTGCTTCGAAAAATGTCATCAAACGCTCCTATTTCAAGGCACGCCCTATTAAACACTGGCGTAAAAGCCTGATGCCCACTTCCACCAATAAATCCCGTCCTACTATCGGTTTTATCGACCGCCCCGGTGGTATCGTATTTAGAGGAACTTCATGTGGATGTGACGCGAGGGTTGCCTCCAAACAGAATTATGTCGTGGAAGATATCCCGCGCCCATTCCTGCGCGAATGCCAGCCGGATCTTATCGTCCAAAACCCCGGATATAAACAGGTGGGTGTCCCCGGAGCACCCGGGTCCTATCAAATCAATACGGGGGTATATGAAACCAAGAATCTCTCGTTCAACCCCAAAAAACGTATTGTTCGAAGCGGGACGACAAATGTAAGCCGCGCGTATCATACCAATACTGCGTCCTATCTCCAGGCCAGGTGCCTGACCTACCAGCAGAAACAGACCTTCTCGAAGATGTCCGCCACGCCGAACCAGTATGTCCTTCCCAACGGCAATCCCGCGAATCCGAGCGATTCAAAGACGGGGTCGCAGGTGTTTTATTCGACCAATTGCGGCAACGCCGAGAGAATTTATGCCGACCCCGCAGATAGCGCCAAATGCCGCACCACCGTTATTCATAAGCCGAATAATGTGAAATACGGCGTCCAGGGTGCGGTCTCTGCGGGGACACGTCTTGAGAGATTGAAGTTGGAAACAATAACTAAGAATGGTGCGTCGTTTAAGTCGGCGTTTGGTGTTGCTGCGGGGAATGCGGGCCAATACCATGGCGACTCGATGGGTGCGCCTTACTTCATCAAGAGCAAGATATTCAAGCCGGACTGTAATTTGTATAATAGGGCGGTGAAGAGACCGCATTTGCGATGCTAAACGACGGCTTTGCCGGGGGTTTATAACACGAAAATAAAATAAAAATAGATATTTAGCTGTTACACTTTTACAAACATATGTAATTTTTAATTTGTAGATATATATATATAATGACCACGACCCGTCGATGTAAAGCCCCCACCCGTTCAGTGGCAAGACGTCGAGCGAAACCGCGTAAGTCTCAACTTGCGAAACGTACACACAAACGACGAAAGTCGCGAAATATTGTTATGAGAGGTGGAGCTGATGATGTATCACTGTATGGCGACGGATCAATAGACCAACCTACTAAATGTATTATAATTAAAAAAAAAAAAGTTGGTTTTAGAGATGATTTATATTTATTTTTTGTTAAAGATATAACTTTAAAAGATATAACAAAATTTGTACGTGACGCAATGGGTCTAGATGATAGTGTTAGTTTTACCCCAGAATTCGTGCTACGAACAGCTAGTGACCCTACACATAAATTAAATGATTTATTTATAAAATTAAGTGGTGCGATGAGCTATTCTAATATAAGTAGTGGGTATTTACAAAGAGAGAAAACAAGTGCGGATAAAGCAGTTGATACATCTACTAATCATAACATAACATCGCAGTCTTCTCCCAAGATAACAAATTGGAAAGACGTTTTATTAAAATTAGGATTTATTGAATATTTTTTCAGATATTCAAAACTAACTAATTCTACAGCTGAAGAAGGTTATTCTTCAATAACTTTTGATAAAACGGATAAACAACGAAAAGAACAAAGTAGCAGGGAGACTCAATGCGGAATGCAGATCACACGTGCTATCGGTATACATCGTAGTAAGAATATACGTGAAGCGAAGAAAAAAATCGGTAACTGGCCGAAGTTCATTCAACAAATGGCATCAGAGAACAAATCTGTTATTGGGATAGATGGAAAACCTATTACGAAAGAGGAGAATTCCGAAGCGATTAAAAAACATTTAGACACATTTAAAACTGCTCGTGAAGAATACAGTGCATATGAGTACGATTCAAATGTTCTAGAACTAAGAAAAATTCTAGGTAATTTCCAAGAATATGACCCCAATTATAAAGCTTTATCAGATGAATGTAAAAGTTTATTTAAATCAGAATACCCTGAACACAAGACTATAGATGAGATAGTCAGCCAGTTTTATTCTTCGTCGAGCGAAACCGCGTAAGTCTCAACTTGCGAAACGTACACACAAACGAAAATTTAAAAATACGAAAGGAGGCGCTGTACTCCCTGGGTATGCGCTTATCAGTCAACCTGCGGTTGAACCTAAGACGACTAACATGAATAGGTTAGTCATTAAAAAAATTTAAAAATTACAAATAGTGAAACCGGTGTGGAGACTTTACTCTATAAGCAAGTATGTTATATAATACGATAGAGATTAACACCGAAAGACTTCAATATATTTATTATTTAGAATTGATTGTACAATTGAAGATTTAAATCTGTAGAACAAATAGTTAATGACGCATATGATGATATAAGTTTCTAATTGCTTGGTATATAACCATTACACCCACATAAAATAATACAAACAATTACAGATTATTATAATATTTATAAATCCTTTTGGCAGGTCTAAAATATCACGAATATATAACAGTATAATAACTATATATTCGTGTCAATGGTGTCTTCCGTGAAGAGACGACACACACGATATAATGACTCCCGTGTAAGCGGTCGCCGCCGCAACACCCAACATCACCATCACAAACGAACGGTCCGACGTGGAAAGCACGACGATAATCATAATGACATCCAACACAACAATTTCTATTTATGGGCGAATCACAAATGGATAAGCGAAGTGCCGAAGACGTTACCGAGAGAATTAAGGTATATCCGCCCTTTAGATAATTTCAAATTAATCCAGGATGAAATGTATAAAAATGTGATTGAGATGTATCACGACTACGTCAAGGGTCACGGGCACGGACACAGCCACGCCGGCGAAATGAAGAATATCTATACATCGTTTTTGAACTTAAACCCCGAACCCATTGTAGGCCATATCACCGGGTTTTGTGCGATGTATGATACGATGGTCCAGGAAAACAACCTCTATAAATTTCTCGGTGTTATGAATCAAAATGAAATGATAAAATGGGCGCTGCCAGTTGTATGGGCACTGTACCCAGATGAATACACCCCCAAACACAGTACGCCGCATTTATCGAGCCCGGCTCTTTCTCTGTATGACTACCGATTTTATGTAGATGACAAGATACTCGAAAAACAGATGCGCGGGGTTCGTTTGAATGTGAGTAATAACACGGTGATTCGGCAACATAACGAACAGACTGGCGGTAGTCGCAGCGTCGACAACGACGACGGTGGCCCAGAAACCAAGACGGTTGAATATATAAAATACAAACAGCGGATTACTCGCGCATTTATGAAATTCATCGATGATGTATTTACCAAATGTCTAGGCCCTGATTACGAAAAGACGCATAGTATTAAAGCGCAGGATGTGTATGATATCGAGTGTGTAATAATGCGTCTTATGAATACGTTAGACACGCGTTTTGATATGAAGTATGCGAATGTATATGATACTGCGAAGCATCCCGATATTCCGCCGCATCGTGTACCGTCGGCGTCCTCGTCGGCGTCGTCGTCGTCGAAGAAGAAGAAAACGTATTGTCATTGCGACGACAGCAGCAACAGCAGCAGCAGCAGCAGCGCGACGGACCTCAAAGACCGACTGAAGTCACCGCATTACCAACACAATATTCGCGGAGCGACGCGCATCCTCGCAACGGACGCCGTTGAACTTACCGACATCGATTGGCGAGAGATGGCCGAACATATCGGCTACGCACCCGACAACATCCCGCGATATTTTGTCGCCAGTCAGGTCGGGTATTTGAAATCAGTCATGTGTCTTCTTAAGAAGGAGTGGGCGTCAGATAAATGGAAGAGTTACTGGTATTTTATTTATATGCGCCAACTCATCTGTTTCCACGACAAGTGGCGACAGATTTATCTGGACTTCAATGACACGCTTATTCGCGGCAAGGATACGCACTTTCCGAGAGAATATTTCCCGATTATAGGACTGGGGTATGCGTTCCCGAAGACGATGACGGAGGAGTTCACCCGGAGGTACAAAAATGAAGAAATGGTTTCGAAGGTTCGAGAGATTGGAACGACGATGTTGGAATGCTATAAAGCGCGTATCCAGAAAAATACGTGGTTGTCCGCACTTACCAAGAAAGGTGCGCTTAAAAAACTGAATACAATTGAGCTACGGATTGGTGATGCGAATCTCTCGGCACCCGACCCGACACATCTAGAATATGACCCGAAAGACGCATGGGGCAATCTGCTGAAACGGAGCGTCCAAAGGACAGTATATCTCGCGAAACATTCCGCCGGGACAGCGTCGGGTTCGGGTTCGGGTAAACCGTCACTATCCACCGAAGACGTCGATTTGATGAATTGGAGCACGATGAAATTCGCGGGATATCAATCCTTTATCGTGAATGCGTATTATACCGCAGCGTCCAACAGCATCTATATTCCGACTGCGTATATGCATAGTTTGAACGTCCAATTTGGGCGCGGGTATGAATACGACCTGGCGTCGGTAGGGTTCACATTCGGCCACGAAATCTCGCACGCATTACATGTCAACTCGCGCACGTTTGATTATAAAGGTGTTATTAAAAACTGGTGGTCTCGGCCCGATGTTGCGACATATGAGCGTAAAATCGCCGGTATTCGGAAGCAATATGAGGATATTAGCAAAAAATATGGGTTTGTCATTGACGGAAATCTCTCGTTATCCGAGAATCTAGCGGATGTTACTGGGTTGGCGGTATGCGAAGATGCGCTTCACCGTTTCCATGACACCGCGTCGTCCGCGACCATCCCCGCGTCGTCGTCCGCGTCGTCGTCCGCGTCCATGTCGTCCGACCATATGCGCGCAATGTCGTTCCAGCATTTCTATACGTATTACGCAATCCAAAACCGGCAATATGCGAACCGGCGTGAAATCCTCGTCCAGGTTCTTACAAATCCGCATCTTGACCTGAAGATAAGAACGAATGTGCCCCTGATGCGGAGCAAGACCTTTCGTGAGGTGTTTGGGATTCACAAAGGCGATAAAATGTATAGTGACGACTTTGATGTCGTGTTTTAGCATAAACATAATACAATAAAACAAGTATAAATATCGATTTTATTGTATCGTATTCTAATAAATGGGTTCTTCATTGTCAATGGATGTAAGCGCAATAGTCGCCACTGACACCAAAGTCGAAGCTACCGCTACTGCTACCGCACCCGACACACAATTTGAAGACGCTCTTCGGCAAGAAGTCCTTCTTGTTCCGGAAGATATGGAGGATATACATATTCAGGCGTCGCCTGCCACCACCGCAGTCACAGAGGCGACCGACGCAGCCACCGACGCGGCCACCGACGCCGCCGACGCGGACACCCCCGCGAATAATACGCGCAATGGCAACGCCGCCGCCGCCGCCGCCGTCGGTAAAGGCAAGCACTGGAAACGGAACTTAAAGAAAAAACAACAAATAGAACAGAAAGCTACCGAGCGAACGCAAGAACAACGCCGCGAACAAATCCGCCCCATTATCGACAAACTCACCGAACTCCAAATGAATGCTTCCTACCATGCCATCCGCGAACTCCACAAAGTCCTGAACCAGTTTGTGAAAACAGGCGAAGATACGAAATTCAAAATCCCGTTCCCCGAATTCTCTCGTAAAATAAAAGGCGAATTATCGAATGCGCCTTATATTCCATGTTGGGTGAAGCTGGAGATGGACTAACGCCTACCATCTATTATTATTTCTTATATTTATTTCTTATATTTATTTCTTATATTTATATGTTTGTTTATTATGTTTTCTGTATGATTTTTTTCTTTGTTGCGATTTCTTTCTTGAACGATATAGCCGCATTCTGCACCGCCGGTTTGTCATTTTCTTTATGAAAGAAGTATTCTTATTATGATGTCGTTTACTACCGCCAACACTGAAACTTTCACTAACAGGTGGTCGAGGCACAGGAACAACAGGAGTGATTTGAAATAATTCATATAACGGTTCTAAAATAGGGTTAACGGGGAAATTTAATAATTTGTGAACATTAAACCAAATATCATCGATTTCTGTTGGAAGTCCACTTATATGAACCCATACATTAATTGCGGGACTCGTTGGATCAAGGAATTGTAATATAACATCAATCAAAACATAAATATATAAATAGTCGAACCTATCATAACTAGTTTTAATAAATGCAACTAATGCAGCATCTAATGATTGTGGCGGCAAAATAATTGCTGGTGGTAATAATGTCATTAAATGTGTAAGTGCTTCTTGAAACTCATCAGGACCTTGTACAATGCCATCTGTTATTCTTTTTAATTGGGGTAGAGGAAGTTCTACTATAAATTGATACGCGGGGTCGTCAGGTGCGATTATAAGTTTTTTAATTCGGTTTATTTTAGATGTACAGCGGTCTGGGTTTATTACACCGCGTGGACTGATAGGTATACCTTCGAGATTAATAGAAATAAATCTTCTAAATAATTGAAGTAATAACATTTCATCAAAACCTATTTTTAATTGCTCGGTAATTTCACTATCAAAACTGCTGGAAACATCATGCAATCGGTGTAAAAATGTTTTCAAGGTAAATAACGCATCACTAATACATGCTGGGTTGTCCTTTCTGAAGATCTCTATTGTTGTAAATGCATTAGGCTCAGTGTAGTATTCGAAATCCTCCTCATCATCGCGGACCCTAGTTAATTTCCCTTTTCCACATCTAAACTCCCGTTTTATTTTTTCTCTTTCTTTACCCGTAATACTTTCTGGAATTAAGTCTGTCTCAATTTTACCAATAAAATCCTGGAATTTAATCTGGGGGGTCTGCTGCACCAACAGTGTATATGTCCCGCGAATATGGTCGAACTTCTGTAATGATAATCTTAAGTCTTCTATTGACCTTATATAAAACTGAGCTTTGGGTTTTAATTTTGTACAAAACCCTCCAGCAAGTAAATCGTAAACATTTTTATGATTATAAAAATAATACCGATACATTATACTTTTATATACGTACAACCACGTTGAATAAGACGAAAATAATTCCACATTCCCACTTCTGTTTTGCTCGAATTGATTTACTTTTATGTATTCAGGTAAATAAAATAGATGCTCTGGTGATTCATAAAATTGTTGTAAATTATGACAATTTAAATGCGTGAAACATCCATCTGCTTCACTTGAATAGAAACACGCAACTCGTGGATCTATTAAAGGAGTAAATCGTATTATTCTGTTATGTGCAATTGGTATTCCAGTTCTTCGTTCATCATCATCAAATATATATACTTCAACCTGTGGGTGTGAATAAATATACTGATATGCGGTTATAATTCTTTTCTTCGATTCAACGTGCATCTCGCCTGGTTGTAAGAGAACTTCTTTTATTAAATCAATATAACCAACAACCGACGACCCAAAATATACCCTAACGACCCAACCGGGTAATTTTTTGGTTATAATTTTTAAACTTCTTTCAATGGACAATAAATATTTAAGTGCTATTTCGTCGGTGGGTTCTATAAAATATAACATAAACGAGATAACATTGCAGCATTTTTCGCGTACGGACCAATCAAATTCATTATCGAAAAATTTAGGATCAAAATCAGCATCTAATGCCCTCTCTATAGTTACTCTATGGGTTCGTCCATCGATTCTTTGATTGTATAAGTGTGTTTGTTCTTGAGTAACTAATCTATACGGGGCGATACCGGCCATAGATGTTGAACTTATAGGTAATTACTATATAGTAATGTTTTAATATTACTATATAATACTGTCTGTCGCGATAATTAAATACTAAAACACAATATTGTCATCAATCCATTTTTTGATGCGAATATTCACCGGCTCCAGTATTTTGTTCAACCCGTCAATATAATTCATAAAATACTGTGGGTCGTTCTGTATTTTCAGGAGTGTATTGTAAATAATCGTATAATCTTCTTGGGAATACAAATCTGTAATCTTGATGAATATCGTGTCGATATTATTATCCATGAGGGTATCGTTAGCGCCCGTCGCAGGCGTCAATAAAGGCCGCAATGGTGGAGACGACGAGGCCGAGGCCGCCGAGCCCCCACGGACCTTCAATGGAAACTGACGTGGCATCGGTTCATCGTCGTCGCCGCCGCCGCCGCCGCCGTTGTCATCGTCGTCGTCATGGCCCGTGTTTGCGACCGTGCCGCCGCCGCCGCCGCCGCCCAATCTACGAACCAACTCCGGATTATCTAGCATCCCCTTATACATTTGAAGTGTATGAAGAATATGGATTTTGTCAGTTAGATTATACGTTCGTGTCAAATTATTAATACCGATTTTTGCCAAATCAATCAATAACAAGAACAGTTTTCGATTCTCGCCCATTCCCGCCGTTCCCGCCGTTCCCGCGTCTTCAAGCACATGTTTATAAAATTTATGAAACCGCGAAAACACATTGTATAAGTAAAACACGTCCTCCTTTTTATCGTTGTTGTACCACCGCCTGACTTGCTGGGTATACCCGGGACCTTGGACGGTAAGTATATTGTTATGAATCGCCAGTTTACTTCCAATCGGATAAAAAGAAAGAAGCCCGATTTGAAGGACCGCTTGTAATGGTTCTAAAATCGTCTCGAACCGTTCTTTCGGTTTTTTTATATTTCCGACGATAAATTGTAACGCGTTTTGCATAATATGTATATTACCAGGATAATACATATTCATACATTATATTTAGACCCGTTTATTGTGCGTAATGCGTGGCGTGGCGCGGTCTACGACCGATGAAGAAATATATTCGTCGTCTGTAAGAGGACATTCTGTTTATGATAAGGAATACCGTAATGCTCACACCATGCGATACATTTGCCTACATTGGTCTTCTTATACTGTTCTAATTTTTCCGCATTCTTGTGATTTGTGATGATAGCTAGTGTGGATGTGATATTTTCGATTTGCTGATAACTAATCATCGCATTCAGCTCCTCGATTTTATTCAAGAAATAAAGGTCGTGTTCTCTTGGAAGTAGTGATGACAATGACCCGGTGCCGTTACCATCGACACCGTCGTCGCTGGCCGTGTCCTGGTCTACCGCCGCCGCCGCCGCCGCGTCCGCCGTCATTATGATCGACGGAAAAATCTCACAAAATTGTTGGATGATTTGCGCAGAATCCGTGATTTTAAACCCCTGACATATCACGTATTTTTCGGAGTTCGCAACACGACTTGTATAAGGTTTCATTATCGTGACATTCGTATAATAATACGACAGTAAATACAGAATATCAATCGTCGGTTTATGAAAAATATCGAATATTTTCAATATAAAAGTGCCGCCCTGTTTCTGGAGCGCAAGCGCATAAAACACCTCGGATAATATCAATTGCGTTGCGATATTTTCCTGATTATTGAAATCCACCGAGAAATCAAACCCGCCGTCCGCAGTAACGATATCCATCTTGTTCTTATATTTCGCGGCGCAATACCGGAAGTTTTCCAGCGAGATTAGATTCCCCGTTTTATCCTCGCCCGTTTCAATAATAACATTCGGGTTATGTTCCAAAAATGTGCGCGTCTTCTTCCATCCGGGACATATCGGGTCGTCATTGACAAGGGTCATACCATAATAACGGTCATTCCCGTAAATAGGAGGGTGTCCCTGTGCGTCAATACTACTACTAGTATGTTTTGAATTTTCAAAAATACGCCGTGAAAGCTTCATGTGTTCGATTTCTTTCATATATTCGTCGTGAAAGTCGGTATTTCGTTTTAATATCTGGACTGCGGACGATGCGGACGCTGCGGACGCTGCGGCACTTCCATCGATTGTCGACGGTGGCGAAAGCGAAAGCGAAAGCGCACCCCCGCGCACCTTATTGTATTCCGAACCGCGAAGATATGAAATCGCCTCAATAAATCCGCCGGGTCCTTCCGCCAAATGAAACGTATTGATACCCATTTTATAATCTGGTGTCGATATCACTGGATATTTATGTAGTATTCCATTGCCTGACATAATTTCAATCATTTTGTAGAATGACCTGGATAATGGCCGCAATTTGCTGATATTCGTTTTATTTCCAGCAATATTCGTATGGATATATTCATACGGGTTCGTAAACTTCTTACTATTATCCCACTGTTCTTGGTATTTTTCGATTTGTTCTTTGATATCGCATAAATGTGAATACACCGATGCGGAAACATATGGCGTATTCATTTTATTATAATCGAGGGACAGTTTCAATGGAATATAATTGCCGGATGTGTCATAGCATAACCCAACCTGTGGCAATGTGAAATGATTATAATAACACAACCCGACATTTATGTTTGCTGCGGACGACGACGACGACGCGGTGGACGACGCCGCCGATGCCGCCGATGCGGCGGAACCATTCGACACAGGAGTAATCGATACTAGAGCGTCTTTATTAAAAAAGTAATTATTCTTAGGCGATTTTTTAAACATCCCGCGTGACAGGTAATTATATAATCACGTAAAATCGTTATAAGTTGATTTATCTACTCATCGCCGGCCGCCTTCTTTTTCGTCTTTTTCTTTTCCGCCGCGGCCTCGGTGGCCTTTTCCGTCTTTTTACGCGGTGCTTTAGCTACGGCCGCGGCCGGGGGAGCCGGAGGAACCGATGTATCTTCTATAATGGTCGCCTTCTTCGTTCGCTTCTTTATCGTCTTTTCAATCTGTTCAATCGGTGCGGCCGTGCCTTCCGCTTCGGCTGCTGCGGCTGCTTCTTCTTCGGCCTTCTTCGCCGCCGCCGCCGCCGCCGCAGTTGGTTTCGGTTTGACCTTGATTGTTTTACGAACGGCTGATCCGGTGCCTGCGGCCGCAGTGCCCACCGCCGCCGCCGCGACGGCTTCTTCGCCACGGCTTTGAATAATATGCGCCGCAATCGCCGGTTTTGACGCAACATCAATCGGAACAGATGCGCGCGCGATTTTATCCAATGCGATTTTTTCGGTGGCTTCGTCCAATACTGCGCCCGCCGCACCCGCCGCGCCTGCTGCCGTGCCCGCCATACCCCGGTCCTGTTCCTCCTGTAATCCCGCATATGTAAGGAAACTGCTCTTCAAGTGCTTCGCGTTGATATTCCGATTTTTGCGAAAGATGAAATACCGATTATAAAACGATATTTGTTTTTCCTCCGGGCGCATAAAGAGCGCCGACCCGTATTCATTACGACACTGTTGTGATTGCTGCTGCGATTGTTTCTGCTTACATTCGACCTCCATATCATGAAACATCCCGTCGAAGGTATCCGTTCCATCCCGCATTGGAAACGTCAATGTCGTCGCCGCCTCTTCTGGTGAGACCAAATCAAACCCGTAATTCTCTAATAATTGCGTCAAATATTCGAAATTCACGAGGAATTCGCGCGTGTTTTTGTTGATGGACTCCTGAAACACCTCGATTTCATATCCGATACTGCTGCTATCCGGTTCAAATTCCGCCTGGTGGTACTTCTTCGTCACCGACCATATTTTCCGTGGTTCGACGTCACTGCCTGTTGCCGCCGACGCCGCGCTACCCGCGCCTTCCATAATGCTGATTTCACCACCGTTCTCTAAACGCGAAAGTGCCTGAAAGATGCGAACACCGTCAAAGCACGTCCCGATGAAATACCCGCCCAATTTCGTACACTCGGATACATTTTGAAGGAAGGTATGAAGTTTCAGGATATTCTCGAAGAAGTAGTGAATCGCGAACTGGACCGAGCAAATATCAAACCCGTCAGCGGCACGACCGTAATGCGGGTAAACCCCGCGACCTAATAAGCTCGCATCCTTTGCGCCTTCGCCGAATATCGCGCGGGTAATCAATCGGTATCGTTCGCTGATGGCGGCTTGACCCGTTCGCATCTCTTTACTGCTATCCCCGTGAATAAATATCGCCGCGGGAACATTGTGTTTCGTCTTTTTGATGTCTAGATACCTAGCACAAACCCCGTCGAATTTATGCTCCAGGTTATCTTTGGAATAATCAATCCCGAAGACGAACCCGAGTTTCGCCGCAATCCATTTCGGTAAATCGCCGCCTTTTCCCACCGCGAAATCGATGAGCGTATTTCCTGGTTTTGCGACACTTAATATCAGCTTGCGTTTCACGTATAAGTTGTGGAAATCGCGGAGACTCTTGGTCAGCGTTTTGATTTTTGCGCCGCCGCCGATATCGTATCCGCCGCCACCGCCGCCACCGCCGCCGCCCCCCGAAACGGATGCTGAATGATTGTAATAGACGTCATCATTCGTGAGTTCATCAGGGATATCTTCGCCCGTCATTATCATCTCCGGTGTAATCGGATTGTGGATAGAATGCCAGTTGTTATTCGCGACGTGATACGCGTTTCCGTAATTCTTCCCGCCTGCGCGATACTCCGCCGTCTTGTCATGGCGAACACGAAGCGGCACCCAACGCCAATTCACCGGCTTCGTTTCATCGTAACTGAATTCCACAATCGTTTCATCCTGAATAATATCGTTTTCAATCGTCATCATTTGGCTAACACCTGCTTCATCAGGGCGTAACATAATGTTACAAATATGCGCTTCGTTATCATAAGGATACGTCGGGTAAAACGGCGCTGGTTTGTAGCCGTCTCCGGCCGCTGACGACGCCGCCGCCGCCGATGATTCTTCGCCGCCGCCACCACCGCCGGCACTGTGTCCGTGACTCGGTGGCACCTGACCTTCAATCACCGACACACACGGATTAATATACCCATGTTTACGCTCATCATATCCTACCCGCAATACCAGCGTTTTATATTGCTGGATTTGGACAGACCGCGACACATCAATCCCCGATTTGAATACATTACTCACAAGGTCCTCATTGTCATCGCCCTTCTTGGTGGTAACCAGGAAATCGATGGTATTCATATCCGCTGGCTTCCACTTGAACGAATAATTCCATGTGGTTTTATAGAGCGGTCCCGCATTCCCGTCATTGCGTGTATTACTGCCTACCCCGCAGTCAAGTGGCGTAAATATAAGTCCGTCGGTATGATATTCGAACTGATGTTCGGCGCACTTTCGTAAAATAGATGCGCAGCCGTCAAAGATGGTCTTCCCGCCTGACGACGACGCGACCTCGAAATGCTTATGCTCGATACGTATTGGCGACAACGAATCCGCCCCACCAGACACACATTTCGCTTGTAAGTTTTTGACGACGCTTACCAATAACGGTAGACGGAAGTTCGTAAGAACCTCATCTTCGTTAATCGGGTAAAACAACCGCGCGCGAATATCGGCTTTATGGACGTAATATACATCGAATGCGAGATACAGGTTGATGAAATCCCCCTTCTTGTTATGAACGATATGTTCGCCATCGATGAGCGTATTGTGTAATTTTGTATTTAAAGAGACTGCGCCGGTAAATTGGACATTCATGTTCATATCGATCAAGTAGATGCGCCCAGTTTTTGGCGCCACAAACAGGAGTTTACGTTGCCCGTCTGCCTTTTCAGTGACCGAGTAATTCATACGAATATTCGGAACTTTCGAATCCTGGCTTAATGGGCGAATATTATGCATCTGAAGCGTCAATGAAGACGGGCCGATAAAATGCTTGGGGCGGAGTATGCCTGTGCCGCCGGCAGCGGTGGCGTCTGACGATGCCAGTTCTTTGGCGTGGCGGCGTTTCTCTTTCATGTCGGCCTTCTTTTCTGGGTCACGCTCATGTTGTTCTTCTTCCGTCTCGGAATCGGATGATGAGTCGCCTCCAGCCGCGGCTTCTTCCGGATGAATCAGTGTATAATAACGACGCTGTATCATGCGTAATTCCGCCGATGAAACCGGGTAATTCGTTTCTTGAATTCCCGACAATACCATTTTTATAACACGGCGTATGGTATCCAGTAAATATTTAGGATGGGTGAATGAAGTGCCGGGACCGACGAGGTCATTGTTCACTTCTATCTCGATTTCATACCGTATCGGGCTCTCCATGACTTTCGACGCGTCAAAGGTAGACGCGGAAATATAGCCTGTGCGGTCTCGTTGTGACTCCTTCACGACACTCAAATCCACTTGAAAAGGCAGATCCGGGTGTGTCATCGTTGAACGATTGATGTACCGGAATGTCTTCTTGTTGTCATTCCATGTTTTCAAAATAGAACGCGCGAGTGTGGACGTATTTGCGATGCGTTTCTCGCGTTGATAACTTACCTTGAAATTGAAATCGTCGAAAATGACTGGATGGATGGATGTGTCCTGTCTTGGCGTCGCTTCGCCGCCGCCCGCCGCGCCCGCCGCCCCTGACCCGGGTTTGCGCGCATACATCTTCTGCGTGAACAATACGTATTTATCATCCGGCATATTCGTTTTACAATACTTCTGGACGTCATTGATTCCGTGGATTTCTGCGCGAATAAGCGAGAGCTTGGTCTGTCCGGTACGAGAGTCAAGATATTCATTCTGTATTTTCAACGAATATGCGTTCTTTTTGGAAAAGCCGAACCCCGACGCCAGCAACTTCTGTATGACATTATCGAAATTCTGTTTCGTCGTTGGCTGATTTCCGCGCGTTCCAAATCGTATCTCTAATTCAGGTATTCCATCGGTTTTATCCAATAGACCTTCTAAATAGGATGACACAATATTGGAAAATTCTGACTGCTTATCCGATGACGCAAAGGATCTCGGCATTCTACTATATATATGAATAGGAAATTATTTATACACTTATTCATATATCTATTATATTTTTCAATTTTATCCCGCGCAGCATCGTTTATTTCATTACATTATCATCCGAACTATATCTTCATATAACTCCGCTTTCGTTTTCTTCTTCTGACTGACAATGGACCCGAAATCACCCAAGACGACCTTTGTTTCGGGTATTTCCAATTTTCTACATATGTCAATGAGGTCTTGGACTTTATACGCGGAAATCGACCGGATTGGTGAAGATATATTCTCCATACTCCAATATGTATCTCTTACGTGCGCCAAGAATGCGGATTTCATGGCTGTACCTGCCATCCCGAGATACACTCCAAACTTCCCCCGGATTTTCTCCAAGATAAATGTATTCTTGTCATTATCCGAACGCCCGACTTCAAAGATTTTACGGTCTTGGATGATACACACCGAGAGATTATAACACACCGCGATACCCTGGAATGTTTCCAGGGTGATATAAGGCTTATGAACGAGACTTTCTTCTACCGACGAAGCGGTGATTTTATGCGGTTTCAATAACGTCTTTCGCGCGCGGATATATTCCACCATTTGGAACTTAAAGGCGTTGGATTCCGTGTAATGATTTTCAACACATTCGAACTTTTCAATACCGTGAATCATAATATAAGCACACCATAAAAGTGTGTCATTTTTCACATTAGGTGTATACAGATATTTTGACATTGTTGTCAAATCGAATGCGACGGCGACGGCGACGGCAGGTGGTGCGACGTCGGTGTCGCTGTCGGATTCACTGTCCGTCTCGGATTCACTGTCCGTGTCAGACACAGACACAATACTGTTCTGCGGTGGCGGTGCGGGTGCGGGTGCGGGCGGCGCAGAATGGCTACGTGTCGATTGAATATCAAGAATACACATATCTTCCAATATATTATTTCGTGTAAATGAAAAAGAGTTATATACACACGGAATTATCGTCGTTGTCATAGTGGCTGACCAGGTTATACTACTATATCATATTGTCTTTATGCCTTGTGCCCACACGCACGCAGGCGGGTACGCCTATGCTTTACAATCGAAATACTCCTTCGTGATGAGTTCCTTTTGATGCTCGACTTCGCTAAGTTGTTCTTCTTGTTTGATAACGTATTTCATATACTCGTCCAACTGTGCGAGCGTCTCGTCGTTTAGTTTGGTGATATTAATAAAAATACCATTCTTATTCTCGTTTATATTTACTGATTTTCCTGTCAGAATCCGCAAGACTTCGACTTGATGAACTACGGGCATCCGTTCAATACCGTCCTTCAACATCATCAAGTAATTTGTTTTTGTTTCAACATGCTGGGCGATGGTTTGGATTTCATTCATTTTACTTAAACTCGCAATAGAAATGTCGCTGGGGGGGTGTTTCACCATAGCCGAAGAGCAATATACGTATTATTATCATTATTGAAGAACGACCCTTTATATATTATTCCGCGTAATTACCGTGGACTTCATTCCGCGTGTAATAACATCCCAATAATCGTGACATGCGTGTCATTTAACACGAACCGTCGCCCGATAATTTCGACTGTCAAGAGGTCGCCTTCTTCCACCCGACAGAATAGTTCATTGTTTCTTATATTCATATCACGGGACAAGAACACTTCAATCGGTGATACACTCCCCACTTGTAATTTGGTCGCAATCCCGCGAATCCCCGCTTGGGTGATTGTTTTCGCGACACATTTGATTTGCGTATGCTCGTCCGGCAAACAAACCAGGCAATCAGCGACGACATCGTATCGGATATTTCCCGCGGATAATGTTCCACACGAATACCTGAATATGGAAATAGACCCGGGGCAAATATATCCTTCAATCGAACATTTTCCTTCATATCGCGCAGCCATTTCATCATGTAAAAGACTCTTTATATCCTTGTTCAGGTGACTGATTTTATAGAACGGAACGATAATCGTCCGCTTGATTTGTGCTTGATGAAACAGACTCTCGTCGCAATACGACGACGTCACGACATGCTCAGCCGCAGGCTCGGGTTCGGGTTCGGGTTCGGCTACAGGCTCCGCCACAGGGACGGTCTTTTTACTCGCCGTCTTTCTTTTGGGACGAATAACAAGAGTTGCCATCACGGAACAACAATGGGTATATCAATTATTACATTTTGTTTATATCTTTATCAATTTTATTGAATTATTTTGATAATAATAATGACTCAACAATGCGTCATTATTATATGTAATCGCATATTGTCAGACTGTACTCACTGTCGGTGGCGGTCGCGGCGGCGTCGGCACTGCCTTTCGTAATAAGAAGCGGTCCAGCACATCCATAGATTTGCCCGCTAGCAACAAGAGCATCGCATTCTTCTTTTGACGCATGTGGATTTATCGGTTGATGATTATGCTTATACGCGCCATGTCTCAATATTTTACAGTTGAAGTCGGTGTGATGGATTACAAATGGTTCGTTACAATGAAGACACGTAAATACGTATTCTTTATTATCGGTGGGGCGCATGACGTATACCACTATATACTTACGGTATATACGATATTCGGTTCCGTTCAGTTCCGTTCAGTTCCGTTCCGTTCCGTTCCGTTCCGTTCCGTTCCGTTCCGTTCCGTTCCGTTCCGTTCCGTTCCGTTCCACTTCACTTCACTTCACTTCACTACACGAGTTCGCCTATCACCGATATCGCCTCATCGCCGATTTCAAAGCGTTGGCCTATTACGCGAATACGTATCTCTTCCTCTTCCTGAATACGCGTAAAATCCGGCCGGTCGAAATGATGGTCTCGCGCCACGAATACAACCACTGGGGTTTTCGGTTCATTTAAAACGGCGCGAATACCTGCCAGGGTTATATTTTTCACGACACATTTGAATACAACGCCTTCAACAAGAGAACACGCTTGACATTCATACACGACATCAAATATCGCGTGTTTTCCGTAGAGATATCCGTTTGAATACGTGAGGATTTTCACGCTTCCCGGGCGAATAAATCCTTCGGCCATACACTTTCCTTCCACCATTTTCGAGAGAATATGTTCGAGTGTATCTTTCACGTTACGCCCGATAATCTGGAAGGGGATTCGTATTTTACGTGTTAATAATATTGCGGTATAAATACCAAATGCGCTTTTGGCTTGGACGGCAGCACCGCCACCGCCGCCACCGCCGCCACCGCCGCCAGGATATTTCGAAAGGGACGCGTATTGTTTTACTCCTCCTCCTAATGCTGACATTTTATGATATAATACTGATATGCTTTATGTATTATATTATATTAGTATTATATTTCTCGAAATTAGTCGCCGGTATGTAATTTCTCGATATTACACAGTAATGCCTCGCCCGGTGTGAAAAACCACTTTTTCCCATTTACATTGTTCGCCTGGAAGGTCCGCAGTAAAAATTCCTGAAACACGCATAATTCCTTCTGGGTGCGATGTTTGGTGTTTTCAATCGTTAGTTTATATTCGTCACCTTGTGTCTCGGGATACATCATTAAAATATTATTAATCATTGTGATTGTATCAGTTTTACCTGATTGGTCGCATCGGGCGCCTTTGTCGCGTTTCTTTTTCATCATTTTCACCTTGAAAATCAGGTATTCGCGCTTGAAAAACGAAATAAACCCGACAATCATATTCATCGTTTGGATTTGCGTCGTTTGTAACTTTGCTAAAAGCGATGTAAAATCGCGCGTATCTTCTGGTTCCGCGACGACCCACTCCGGTGTATCATAACGTAGAACAATAAGCTCGAATTGGTCTTTCTTTTCGTGAAAAAGCATCATTCCCATATCTTCGGGTGCTCCGGCTCCTGCGGTTCCCGCTGCCGCCGCTGCCGCCGCTGCCCGTTTTCCACCAAGAACCCGATGGATGATTTGCTGCGAATAATAGTTCAATATCATTTGCTCGAACTGCGACAATGGTTGAATGCCGCCGGTTCGTCGCATCATAGAATTATTGTTCTTGTGGTATAAATAATTAATGAGTTTGATGCTGTCGCCGATAAACAAATGCTCTAACAGATTCGCAATAACCAACTCATACAATTGGTCTTTTGTAATATGAAACTCCTCGGTTTGAGAGAGTTGCTCGATAACCTTACCGCAATAATAATACCATTCATCTTGTGTTTTCGTGGGTTTTTCGTGGACGACACGGCATGTCTCGAATGTTTCTTCTAATACCCGCAATAGTTCTTCAATGTCGTCGGCTGCTGCGCCTTCTCCCGCGATTACACTCGACGGTGCCGCGGACGACGCCAACATCTTATTCACAGCAGCAGCAACTGTTTCGTTTCTCGTCGCCGCCGCCGCCGCCACCGCCACCGCCCCCACGCCACCGCTTTCGCCAGCAGGCTTGATATCCACATGAGTATCGCTAACCTCTAATGGAAGAGGATATTCTACATTTTCATGTTTATAAGGGATAGGCGTGCTTCGTTCGTGAATACTCACACGCGGGTCGTTCAGCTCTATCGGTTGAAACAAGTAGTAGATACCCACATTCACCAGTCGTCCAAGACGCCCGTATTTATCCGTGATATATTCGTTTGATTCATTCACCATCTGTGTCAATGCGAGATTGATTTGTGCGATGGGGTATGGACGTGTCGCATTCACGTGAGCAATAATTCCATTGGGGCCGGTTTTCTTATAGAAATACGATTCTTTATATAAATCCCGGATTTTGTGGATGATTTTATCGATATTCATCGACATGAATTTCTCATTAAATGTGTCCAGGCGAACATCGCTGCGGTTTCGCTTGCCCTCCTGCGCGCCCTTGTCGCCCTCCGCGCCGCTGTCGCTGTCGCTGTCGCTGTCATCTCCGATACCATACAATTCGCTCTGTTCTTGTATCGGCTTCCCATTTGAAAATGTCGGCCGGCAGATATATTCGCACCGCTCCATATAATCGCACAACGCGGAAAATGGGCGCGCCCCCACCTGATAATCGATTTGTTTACGAGACGCGAGTTGTTGTTTCACAACCTGGTTCAATTGCGCGGCGGTTTGCGTATTATGCTGAATATTCAGCAAACAGTCCACCGCCGTCGTCCGCAATACACGCGAAACCGCGCCGATTTTCACCGCTTTAAATTCGGATAGGCGATACAAATACAGGTCGATTGCCTCTATTTCTTCATTGGATAACATGGAACCATATAAATACAATTCCACATTCCGCCGCGAAAACGGCAAGTTTTTATGGCTACAATTCCGAATCGCACGACCAATAATCTGCTCCAGTAAATTCATATTATACCAGGGTTCCAAAATATGGACTTGCCGAATATTCTTGAAATCCAGCCCTTCCGCACCCGCCACGGAAATAATAACGACTTTCACATTCTCGCCGTTTGTATTATCCTCGCTCGTCAACGCCTTCAATTCGAATAAATTGTCCGGTGAAATCGTGGGGTCGCCTGTAATCACCGAATACCGCGCCGGGCGGAAGGGTTGGCCGGGGTATTGTGCCTGGTGCTGTTTTTGCGGTAAAAATGTGATTGCGTCGATACTTGGAACGGGTTTGCTCTGGAACAGCGACGAATTCCCGCCGCGGACGCTATACCGTGTAAACCCGCACTCTTCCAGTGCGAGGGCGATAGGCACAACCCCGCCGTCGATATACTGACTATACGCGAGTATAATACCGTCGCTCGCGAGGACTTTATCACAGATACTCTTGATTTTCGCAGAGTATCGCCCGATATTGTCCGGCGCAAAAATCCGCGCCGATGTTTTTGTCGTTTTCTCGCCGTCGGGTAATTTAAATGTCCGGAGAAAGTCGGGGCGATATTCGAAGTTTTGACGCGCAGGTGGATTACCTCCTTCCGTATACGTCATTATTTGACGCAGACCTTCCTTTCCGATACATGACGCGACATCGAACTCACCACTATCGGGGTCGTTGATATAATCGATGAGTGACGAATGTGGATAGACGATATTCAGTGCTTCGAGCGGTCGCTGGACGATGGCGTACCCTATCGTATCCATGTTTTCGAAAGAGGGGAAATTGGCGGATTCAATAACGGTTTTATCGTCGATTGCGGCGGGGGCGGCTGCTGCGGCGCCCTTTTTGCCTGCCTTTTTTGTGGGTGGTTCATCCGCCGCCGCCGTCGCCGCAGCAGCAGCGACTTTCCGCCGCGCCATCGCCGTCTTCTTGAAAATATATGACGCCTTCATGTCGGATATAATATACCGATATGCGGCTTCTTGAATATCACCCACCGATGTCATATACGCGTCGATATGTTCGATGGGTTGGTCGATATGTTTGCCGTTGAGTTGGGTTCGCGGGTATCCTCCGCGCATTCGTGCGAGAAGTGAATATTCCGGCGAGTGTTCGCTCGGATATATACGATACGGAAATGTATACGGGTTCTCACCGCGCACAAATGAAAGATATCCCGTCGCTTTACGAACGAGGAGTTCCATCCCCGACTCTCGTCCATCTGCGTCTACACGGAAATTCCCTCGGTCATCAAATACATCCGCGATGTCAATCGTCGCACGCTTGTCGTTCAAGTTCATCAGGTTAATCAGCCAGACGATTTCCTTATAACTATTATACATCGGTGTGCCCGATAACAGTAAAAGGCGCACATTGTTGACTTTCTGCGCGATTTGAAACAATATCTTCGCTACACGTTTATCCCGATTATCATCCGTGATACGTATATTATGGACCTCATCGATAATAATCAATGTATTCGCGAATAATTTCCGCAATTTAGACACAGAGAGCGTCTCGATCGCCATCATTTCCGCATCGGCAGCCTTCGCGACATCCGCCGCGGTTTTACGGCCCTTTTTCGCCCCCTCTGCGCCCGCCGCCGCCACCGCCACCGCAGCGCCCCTTTTGCGTTTCTCCTGTATCGCGACATTATCTTTTGATATCCCTATACTCGCCGCATTATTGCGCACATAATTCGCGAATTCGTTATACCCGAAAAATAAATAATGCGACGAAATCAAGCGCCGGATTTGTTTGACGATTTTATCGCGGGTGAGCCCCTTCATATTCATCGGGTTGACTTCCTTGATGAATTTATTCCCGGTACATGCGCGTATATTCCATACTCCCGGCTCAATCTCTCGCAACTCGCGTTCATCAAAGAGCTGAAGCCGGAAATTCTCCTGGACATTCGGAGACGCAATCACAATAATACGCTGGGATATTCCCATCTGTTTCATATAATCGCGCATTTCTTCCGCGACGCTAATCGCCGAGCATGTCTTCCCCGTTCCTAATCCGTGGTATAATAACAAGCTGTTATACGGTGTTTCTACTGAGAGAAAATTGCGCACGAATTGCTGGTTTGGCGCGAGTTCAAATGGCGCATTACATAAGATTTCCGCCTGTTCTTCCACACTCACCGCATTATCTACATCCATCTTGGTATCGAAGAATTCTTTACGAAGGGCGATTTTGGTATTGAAATTGGGGTCGTTTAGGGTGGGGTAGAGGCCATCACCGGCGCCGGCACCGGCTGCGTCTTCGTCTTCAGACCCAGGGAGTACCCCGATATCATGAAGTGTATACGCGCGCTCGAGCAACTCCTTTTTCAGCAATAATTTATTGAAATCCTTGCTGAACGGATTATTCAGGTCGTCTGGTTTTAATAATCGCACACTCTGGTCCAGTTCATTTGTTAAGCGGGCTATTTCGGATGCGTTTGATTCGGGGGGTGCGGGTGCTGCGGTGGTGGCGGCCTTCGCGGTCTTCAATTTCAATGTTCGTTTCTGCGCCGCTGGTGCTGGCACGTCGACGGGTACGGGCACAGGCACAGGGACAGGCATCGCTGCGCCGCCGCCACCGCCACCACCGGCTTCCGCCATCACCAATTCCATCGGTATATTTTCATCTTCAGCATTCATACTACTATTCTATTCTTCTATTATTATTTGATTACTGTCCCCTTTATATAACTATACGAAATAAAAGGACCGATACGATATTCAGTAAATTCGATATTTAGTAAATACGATATTTACTCAGAATGTTATTGATTTTGCGAATAATCCCAATCTTTTCTAAATTGTAAGGCCTTATCATCTGTATACATTCGTCGTATGGCGCCCATTTCATCAGCCCGACTTCCATAATATCATGCGCGGTTTTCGGCTTCTTTTCTAAATCCACCATCGCGAGGAAATATTTCTGCTTATAGCATTTCATATCTGACCCCATAAATATCTCTTCATATGGCGCGATATTCTGGATTACGTTGTCGGCCGTTATATCATACCCCGTTTCTTCCAGGCATTCACGCAGCGCACACGAGATATCCTTTTCATTATAATTTCGCCGGCCTTTCGGAAACCCCCATTCCGTTTCATTCCAACGCGTCTTCGAATCATCGATGAATTGCTGGAGATTTTTCACACGCCCGTCTTTTGTGCGTATGCCTCCGAGTACTTGCCGATACTTTTCAAATGACACCATTTCCTCGTTCTTGTATTGGCTTCCGCGCGTATAATCTCCCCATAACAATTTCCATAACTGCTCGAAGGTAAGACGCATCAGGTTCGCCTTTTCATGGACGGTCATTTCGTCGATAATGCGCTGGATATATGCTTCGTCGTGTAGCGAATACTTGCCTCGCACAAAATCCACGAACCCGAATGAATCGCGACGCCGTATCATCAAATATTCGGGGCCGGAATCGCCGCACCGGAATGCGATAACGCCGATACTTGTGATGGGTGCGCGGCAATTGTTATATACATGATTATTCCGGTTACAATTATTACAGAAATATTTGCTCTCGGATGCGGGAGTCGGAGCGACCGCCGTGCCGCCTGTGCCTGTGCCGCCCGTGCCGCCCGTGACTGACTTATGTGATGCCAGTTTCAATTGGTTCATTTCGATATATGACAACACGGATTTAGGGTTATGTATTTTTGTAGGTTCATCCGGGACCGGGGCAGCGACCGCGACGTATTCTGTCATACTCATTTACCGTAATTATGATATTGTTTTTATGTTATTTCATAGTAAGGCGCATACGCATACGATGTTGAAATTAGACGCCACCGTGTGGGGGCCACATTACTGGTTCTTTTTAATGACGGTTGCTGTGAATTACCCCGACCACGTCAATGATGTCACGCGTAAAAAGTATTACGATTTTATACAGAATTTCGCGATGTTTATTCCTGACCCGGAGATGTCATCGGAGTTTAGTCGTATGTTGGATAAGTACCCGGTCACACCCTATTTAGATAGTCGGACATCGTTTATTAAGTGGGTCCATTTTATTCATAATCGGTATAATGTTCTATTGATGAAGGATGAGATGCCTTTACATGACGCGCTCGAGAGATATTATTTACACTACCGGCCGAAACCCATCCAGATATTAGAGGAATTGAAATACAGAGAGAAACTGGTGTATTTTTTGGTGGTGGTGGGGTTGGGATATGCGGCGTATTACTATCATAATCGCTAGCGTAACGTAGTGGAGCCGAGTGTAACGGAGCCGAGTGTAACGGAGCCGAGCGTAGCGTAGTGTAACGGAGCCGAGCCGGTGGATCCGAACCGTTCCATTATTTTACCATCATAATATAACCAAGAAATATGATAAAAGTAGAATATATTGTATTTATAATCACCGTTATCATCATCGCAAATGTATACTATGATGGGCGCCTTATAAAAATATTTCAGTCCAATCAAAAGCTTATTAAAATGGCGGGATTTGGTTTCGCTGGTCTATGTTTGTTCCTGTTTTTACGACGTAATCCTGAAAACTCTAGGCAGTTGTTATTTCATGCGAATGATATCATCAAATATATGCCAGTGAGTAAAGGAACCGCGGATATGATAACACCGTTCTTTGATTTTACCAGGGGGGTTCCGCCCCCCAACGACGGGGTTGCTACGGCCGGTGTGCTGGGCGGTGTGATGGGCGGTGGTGGCGCAATGGGCGGTGGCGGTGCGATGGGCGGTGGCGGCGCGATGGGCGGTGGGACGTCGGGCGCTATGGGGGGCGGCGGCAGCGGTTCTATCAGCGCCGCCGAGCGCCGGGTCCTCAATTCGGGCAAGGGCTCTAGCAAGCGAAGTGTCAGCGAAACAAAAAAGAAATACGTAGCAGCACAGCAGGGTTGGAAATGCGGCGATTGTCAGCGTCAGTTGCCCGCCTGGTTTGAAGTCGACCACGTCATTGCTTTAGAACACGGCGGGTCCAACCACGTCGATAATTTAGTAGCATTGTGTCGTGATTGCCACGGGAAAAAGACCGCGATGTCGTTCTTATAATCCCCCCCCCCGCGCGTGGGCGTGCGAGACGGCGGCGGTAGACACCGAAGCATTATTATATCTTATAATTATAACTGGGTGTTGTTGTAATTATATTATAAATCATTATAATTGATATGAATACTCCGCCAATAGAAGACCAATTTCATATAAAAAAAATATTAACCTTTTTACCGGTTATCGTGTTATTTGTAATCGTGTTTATCGGACTTTTTACATGGGATGTGATTACCGACCAGATGGCCGGATTTATTACATTAATCGGTGTATTTATCTTCGTGTTGTGGGTATACTGTGGTGAACCGAAAACGTATTTATCTTGGTTGAATAATGGCGGCGGCGGTCATGATAAGAAGTATTTAATATCTCCTCCTCCTACCGACGCAACACCAAGTACTTCGGTAAATATCGGGATTGGTGTCGCATTCGGTGTATGTATCGCACTCGGTCTCGGTCTTGGTTTCGGTAGTATCGGTGTGGCGAGGGTCACTAACTACAACCCTTCAGAAGGACTGAAAATCGGGGGTGGACTGTTTATCGTACTTGGTATTCTCAGTATGTTATATTCATTATGGAAGACATTCAAATCCGATGATGGAGCGTCGTCGTCGTCGTTGTCGTTAAAGATTCCCAGACTCGCTTCGTTATTCGCCACAGTAGCCGGTATATATATGATTGTGCGAAGTACTCAAGTGGAAAATGAAGCCCGTGAAGTCATTACGAAAGACGATTCCTATATCACAAATCAAAGAAATGCCGGCGCAACAACCATGTTGAGTATCGGATTAATATTACAAATTATTGGATTTGGGCTTGTCCTATTTTTCATGTTGAATAATAAATATCTTCACGACGTACCAGCGTCATCGTCGTCGTCGTCGTCGCCGTCGCTGATGGAAAAAATAGTTCTATACCTAATCGCGGGTGTATTATTTTTATGCGGTATATTATGGATTGCGAAAAGTCAGCGATGGCCCGGGTTTAATAACGATGATACTGCGGCAGTTGATTCATTCGATAATAAAGCATTTGCGGCACACGGTGGCATCTGGACGATTCTCTCCGCGGTATTCTTGATATTAGCGGCAGGTAGATTAGATATCTTTAAGACATACAGTGTGATTGGGTTTATCATTGCGGCGGGATTGTTCGGGTTGTTTATTTGGTGTTTCATCGATTACAATAAAAAAACGAAACCAAGCAGTAGTGATATTGTAAATAGTGATATGGCAAACGATAATAGTTATTATAACCAATTAAAAGTAGAAGTAACCAAAGAACTGACTAAGAAAGCAGTGAATGGTGAAACGGTATCCGAACAAACAATAAAAGATGAGATGGAAAAGCGTATGGAAAATATTCAAGATAAAAACGCAGAGACTGCGACAATCGTGAATAATTTATTTATATCTCTTTCTATTCTTATTATTGTATGTATTGTCGTGTTTCGCAACACTCGGTTATTTATTGCGACGTGTTCACTTATTCCAAAGGGAATTGATATTAAACGATGGTTTCTTATGACGAATGATTGCAACACCGCTGCCAGCAGTTATGTCAAGGTGGAGGAGAAGGACACCATAAAGAAAATAAAAGAGGATACGATGAATACAAGGGACTGGGATGATCTAATCACCAAGAACGCTGACACCGGCGCGAGTTCATTGTTTATTCGTCTCGCCAAAGGTGCTCTATGGATTCCATTCTTGTCAGTTATCTTACTTGTGTTATGGGTAAGTATTATTTTCACAAATGTTACGACTTCTGAAAAAACCAATGTATGGATTGCGAATTCCTTTTCGGGCGATATGTTTCCCAAAGTAAAAGAATTAATCGACACCTTTTTTATTGTATTGATTGTCGGGCTTTTATTATGCGGAATATTATTGCTCCCGATGGTAAAGGAAATGAATTCTGATGGCCTGGATACGATGCTGCGTTTTGCGGAGTCGATACAAGTTTGGCAGTATAAAACACAAAACGGAGACAATAGTCGTGCGCTCTGGTCTATATTTGTTGCGTGTTTTATTTTCGCCGCAATCATTTCAGTAGGTATGTCGACTCTATTCAGTTTTGACCTTGTTCCGGCCAATGTAAAATGGATAGTAGCTATACTTATTGTACTTATTGCGATGTGTTCGTTACCTGGTTCATATTTTATCGCGTCAACACACAAGGTAGACTCTGCTTTCCAAAATGAATCCGGTATCTTTCGGATGTTCCGATTATTATTTACGACGATTTACCTTATTCCATTCTTGATTGTTACCGTGTTTAAATTGATACTCTTCGCGATTCCGGCGTTATTCAGTGATGTTGCTAAGAATCTGTGGTACGAACAAGTTTCTAAATTTAATTTTACAAAATGGGACGCGGATGAAACGGACCTTACATTATTTGGCATCACTAAGCTAAAACCATCCGATGTGTCATCCATGACTGCTGCTGCTGCGGCGGTGGCGGTGCCTGCGGCGGCGGCTGCCTCTCCCGGCACTGGTCCCGGCGCTGGTCCCGCCGTTGCCGCCGTTGACGCCGCCGCTGGTCCCGCCGCTGGTCCCGCCGCTGGTCCCGCCGCTGGTCCCGCATCCGGCAGCAGTGAGGCCAAGGTCAGCGCCATCGGTAAGCTCATCAAGGTCGTTTTACTGACGATTATGTTTGTTATTTTGATACTCACGGTTATTTATTATGTGTATAAGGTTGGCGCGAATAATCGTAGCGCCGAACAGGACGCAGCCTCCGGTGGCCTCGCCGCGCAATTGAACTCGCCAACCGCCCAGGCGATTTACGTCATCATGGCGATTGTTGCCGTGGCGGGAATGGTCGCATACATCCGCGATAAATTCACAACGGCCAATAATAAAACTCCGGAAGACTATCTATTCGATGATTACAAGCCGGAAGATTCGGCGAAACCAATCCGCCAACTGACATTCAGTATGGCTCACATCATCTACGTTGTATTAATGATTATTGTGTGGGTCTATGATACCGATAAGGATGACAAAAACCGGATGTCCGTTACAGGTATGACTGTTTTAGGTATCGCAATCCTATTTTTCCATTATTTCTTGGAGTTTATTGATAATAAGAAACAGGGCGATACGGCGGCGGCGACGGCGGCGGCGGCGGCGACGGCGGATAAACCTGTCATGGCGCCAATGTCGAATCTCCTCACAAACATCCGTTTCATTGTGAATACCATATTCTTTATTGTCCTGTGCGTCCTCGCGTATTATAAACAGCACTCCGTGATGGTCGTCTTGGTCGTCGTTATGTTCTTCTTCCATCTCACGAAATCGATACTCGGTATGAAATTTCTGCGCCTGATTTGGTTGTGTATTATTTATATTCCATGTCTCTTCCTCGGTCTTCTCACAAAATCTCAAGGTGCGGTCGGCGATACAACCCGCCCTATCTGGATTATTCTAGCGATTGAGATTCTCCTCGCCGCAATCTTATTCGGCGGCCCCTATTTACTCAACTATATCGGCGCGTCAAAATCGCAAATCATCGCCGCACCCGTCCCACTCCGGCCCAAACATGACACCGGATTGACGACCCAGAGTCCGCAAATCTTCATTTTTCATAATACCGGACTTGACCGCAGTGACTCCGATAAAGCGGCCAATTGCGCACCGGAAGAGAAGAAGCGGTACAATTATTCGGTTTCAGGCTGGTTCTGGATAAATAATAATATAAACGCGATTGACAAGGATTTAGAAATATTTAATTTCGGCGGTGTTCCGAAATTGACGTATAACCCGGGCACGACCGACTTCAAAGTATCCAGTAAAACAGTAAGTTTGGCAACAGGTGTACCGAATGCGGACGAAACCGTCATATATAACTCGCGATTCAATTCACATAACATGAAAGACTTAACATCGATTGAAAGAAACAAGTTTGACATGTTGAATGATTCGAAGACCGCCGACATACAAATACTTATTCAGAAATGGAACTATTTTGTTATTAATTATGACGGTAAATCGATGGACGTGTTTTTGAATAATACGCTTGTTGCGAAGAGTGATTTTTTTATCCCGGATATTACGATGCAGCCGATTACGAGTGGTGATGGCGCCTCCGCCAAAGAACAAGGATTGAATGGGAATATTTGTAATGTGAGCTTTCACAAGGAACCGTTGACAATCGAACAAATTCGATGGACGTATAATATGTTGAAGGCGCAAGACCCACCGATGATTGGAATGAAAACCATTGCGGATGAAGTGAAATCGACTGGGTCAACAAATATATATTCGCAATAATCGATTATTATATCTACGTATGTTATATACCATGAATTCAAAACTTGTGTTGGCGGTTATTGTTATTTTATTGTTGTTGTATGTCATTTTTAAGGCATTGACAACAAATTATACTACTTTAGGAAGTATGCAAAAGTGGACGAATAAAACAACCTTAACCGGTGGAAATTTACCAAATAGTTTTAAGGCCAATAGCTCTATTTCCGTTTGGTTTTATATTAAAGATTGGGTGAACTCCGCAAATGTTGTCAAATTTTATAACAACGCAAGTGCTTCTGCGGGAGGTGAAATATTTAAGGTTTATTTGAAGAATGACACCAACACGATTGTAATTAAACCCAAGGCGGCGAATGCCACCGATTGCGAGATTTCCGAATTTCCTCTTCAGAAGTGGGTAAGTCTCATTATCAGTTTTAACGGTTCCGCGATGGATGTTTATGTCGACGGCAAGTTAGTGAAATCATGCGTCGTGAATACAGGGTCAGACCTTGCGAAAACACAGAGTATCGTATTGGGTGAAGACCCTACGACGGTTAGCAATAAGGATGTCGGATTTATTACAAATGTTAAACTGAAATCATCCCCCATTGCGCCCCAAGAGGCATGGGATATTTACTCGCAAGGATTCGGTGGAAGCCCCTGGAGCGACTTACTCAATAAATACAAGATTAAGTTGAGTTTCATTGTTGATAATCAGGAGCAGACCAGTGTTAGCACATAACCATGATTCTTCGTTAGTATAAACGTAATTTATTCTATATTGTTTTTTTTTGCTTGATAATATATAGTATAAATTATTCATAGTTTTCTTCGTTTCATATAAGATGAGTAGCAGTAGTGACGCGGGTGGTGACGGCGGCGGCGGCGGCGGTGGCGGCGGAATCTTAAGTGGAATCACATCTAGTTTTTCAAGTCCAAGTCAGGCTGGATTGTCTTCTAGTTCTGGAATCGGCGGCGGTTTCGGATTAAAGGATTTCATGGAATCAAACAGTTATGTAGCCAAATTCGCTTTTATTTTGATGGTATTTATTGCCTTTACGGTATTACTTAAAGTGACGATTATCGTATTGTCCTATTTCATGCTTCCATCCATGTCGCCTTTTGTATTGAACGGAACTGCGAATACCGATGATATGGCGATTACTGTATCACAAGACCCGTCTTTGCCCAATTCGGTGTTTATCGCACGTTCTATGAATGAGAGTGGTGGTTTAGAATATACCTGGTCCGCGTGGATTTTAGTGAATCAGGCTCCACAAACCGAGGATAAATATTCCAGGATATTTAGTAAAGGTGGTGAAGGAACGAAAGACTCAGGTTCTGGTATCTATTTCCCCAATAATGCGCCGGGATTATACATCAAGAGAACCAAAAGAACTACCGATATAAACCCCGACAGAACAGACAAGGGTGAAAATATTACATTAATGGCCGTTGTTGACGTTAACGGTAAGAAGAGCGGTGGTGAAATTTCAAAAACCGATATGAACGAGCAACTTATCGCGACGGATATTCCAATGAAGAAGTGGGTGAATGCGATTATACGTGTTACAAATAACGTCGTTGATTTGTATGTCAACGGGCGTTTAGCACAACGTCGCAAGACCGCCGGTATTCCTCTCCAAAATTATGGGAATGTGAATATCGGTGAAGATAAGTCCGCAAATCGTTTTAGCGGATATATTTCGACCATCCAGTATTTTAATTACTCGATTGGCGCAAATAAGATTATGAGTATTGTAGATGGAGGCCCCAACCTGAAAATGGTTACAAATGGTGGCGGGGATACAACGGCTACGAAATCAGTCGGTACCTATTTGTCGAATATATGGTATATGCGATAGCCGGAGTCACCGACGGAGGCCACGGAGTCACCGACGGAGGCACCGACGGATGCCACGACGGAGTGCGCGAGTATTTTTTACACGAGTATGTGTCATCGTGTAAAAAATAAAATACAAAATCCTGTGTAATATATAGTATTATACGTAGGATTATACGTGATGAGTCTACCGTCTTGGTCTCCGCCTTTAGCACAAGACCCTGTAACCAAAGTAGTATATTTTGAATATGAACCTGGTATTCGATATAATGTTTATTCTCTCGGGTATCCCACCACATATACATTACAAACGGGTACATATACGTATGGAAACGGTAGTCGCGTCACCGATGTTTCATCCGCAATCACAAACATCCGTTCTACAATGATTGGGGTGGTTCCATTGATTCGAATTACATCCAATAATACGAACCCGAATACTCCGATTACATATTCGTTTCCAACAAACAATTATTCTATGTCGATTATTACGTTAGAGCGGGATTATTATGTCATTCCACAGACTGGTGCGGCCACTGGATTATATCGTATCCCCGATGCGGCAGATGTGATATTACCGTATCGCCACGCACTAATTATTAACGGGATACAGGATTCGTCCGGTGGGTTTCTTCCGTCCGTGTCGACGATAACAGTACCGATGGAAATTCGTCAGGATGCTTCGAATGGGGTATATCTCGAAAAAAAAATCAACTTACCCATCACATTGACTAGAAGTGCTACAAATATTACGATTAAATCGTTTGACATCAGCGCGGGCGGTTATACTATAAGCGACCCCCGTAATAAAACCCCCAGGTCGGCTTCCAACGCAGACTTTCGCAACGGCGTGATTACGCTCGAATACACAAACGGATATTACGATTTAAGTTTCGCAGAGTTCGCGACTACTACCCGACAAAATATCGCGGACGGAACACCGGATTATACAAATGTGGTGTATTACCTTACACAACGCGGGGCGGTATTCGATATAAGCAACGATAATATCATAATAAATGACACCCGAATATTATTTCGGAAAGTCACCTACAATGCGAACAATCAATACGATTCCATACCGATAAAATTTTATCATGCGGCTACCCCGATGTATGACCGTTCCATTCAAAGTGTCGGCGAATCCGCTTATTACGGCGGAAGAACAATCAAATTGAAAATCCTGAAATCGACGCCGAGATTTGAAGGTCAGACACCTACGCAGAATACCGACGACCTGACGACGATTTACTTCTTACCCGATTTGAATAAAATGACGACCGAAGGTTCGTTTGTACTCGTGCCGCCCGTGTCCAATAATACCGACTCAAGTGCGAACTTCGTCATGTCGTCGTCGAATGAAAATGTCGTCAAAGTCGTATATTCCGCCACCACTGGGGTTTTTACCGCGCGTGTTTATTTAGAAGGTGTCGCTACAATATCAGTAACACAGTTAGAAAGCACCAATTTCAACAGAAAAACCGCGTATTTCAATGTGAATGTATTCAAAATAACCGCGGCCATTATCAACTGTAACACCAACGTTTTTTATACCAATCCGTATAATCGCCAGTTTTGGACGCGGTTCACGCCGAATTGCCGCAACTCCGATTTATATGACAGCGTAACCGGCGCAAAACTGACACCCGTCCAGGTCGACGACGTTTATGATATGCGCCGCAAAACCGAAATCCTCAAATATAATAATAATGTCGGTGGGCTTACGAAAAGCCAGAAATACGCAAAGGCATCGCGCGGCGAATTAATGCGCAAAATCGGGAATGAAAATAAGTATTTGAGCGAGTCGACGGGGGGCGGTTCTTTTACACTCGTGTGTCCATCCACCCCTGAATCACGTGCGCGATTACAATGTGGACTAACGTCGGCGTGCGGTGTGCCGGGGAAAGAGCGCTTGTTGTGCTACGACCCCTCTGTGAATTTGTATAATTATAAGAAGACGTACGAATATAAGGCGGGTCTACAACTGACATCCAATATCCCGACAACCGCGCTTACCGCGCCGACCAATTTTGTGGTGACGGCGTTTGACGTCGTTCTTAATCGTATTACGCTTCGTTGGGATGCGCCGGATTCCAATGGCGGGTTTCCGATTACCGGATACGTTATAACCTATTCCGTCGATAATAAAACGTGGGCGCCTTATACGAGTATTTTACCGAATGGCGTGCGGACCGGTCCGGATGCGAGTTATAATGCGGTATCGGGTGAATTGAACGGAAATACCATCGTGTTTGAGCGAAAACCGGGGTCGATTGAAATCCTCACAAATACCGTGTATTATTTATCGGTTTTTTCCGGCAATGAGCGCGGCTTGAGTAGTGTGCCTGCGACACTCACATTTAAGACGTCGTCTGTTCCAAGCCTTATTACCGAATTTTCGTTCAGTGACGCCGATGAGCGTAAAAATCTCATGATTGACGTGAAATGGACGAACCCGTCGAATTTGGGAACGTCAGTGCCGGGTGGGTATAATGGACCGCCAATTACGTCGTATAATTTATATTATCGCGAGAGCACGACCACCGGTACTACGTGGAATAAAATCAACATCGATGTGAGTAATGTGATATCTGTCACGTCGAGTGTAAAACGATACATATTGCGAAATGTTGAGAATGAGAAAAAATATAATTTGAAAATAGAACCGATCAATTCGGTGGGCATTGGACCTGAATCCACGATATTGACCGCGCGGACATTGATGAAACCGAGGGTGCCGTTGAATGTGGTCACAACCGCGAAATACGGCTTATTGCCGCCAACGATGACGGACTTGTCGCGAAATTATATTAGTGTAACATGGGAAAAGCCGGATAATGGTGGCACTTCGATTCGATACTATAACATTACAGTTACGAATCTCGGGTCATCGGGAACGTCACAATCATTTCCATATAATATTGCTTCTACAAATACTGATAGTAAATTTACGGCGAATATCACTAGGTTTACGTCGGGGATTGGGACGGGGTATATCGTGGACGGGTCTTATTCAATTATCGTTACCGCGTATAATGGATATCTCACAAGCGAATCCAGTGCGGTATCCAAGGTTACTATATTACCAACCTCTGCGAAACCGTCCATATCAGATGTCGTTGGTTATTATAATCAGTTTGGATTGAATTATGCGAGACTCATATTTACAATTAATAATGGTGTTGCGGATGGCATCTCTATAACAAATGTTCGGGTGAATGGTCTGAATTCGCGGTATTCGCCATTAACAGATATATACGACCAAGCCATCAATGGAACCGGTGAACATACGATTAATATTCCGACGACGTATGACGGGGATGAATTGATTATTGTTGGGAATACGTATAATTTGACATTGACGATAACATATTCTAGCGGTGTAGAATCAACAAGCGAATTTTTCGAATATACTCCTGAAATCAGGTATATTTCGTGATAATCAGGCGGGGCGGGCGGGGCAGGCGGGGCGTCATGCGCGCAATGTTGGGTCAATACAAATATCTTGGCGCGCATACACTTCCCCCGACATACATTTATCCCCCGCTTCCACCTTAGCGCAGCTTCTAAATCCGCGGTCTTCGCCAATATAGCAGTAACCGGCTTTCCCGCTTTGGTGTTTTTGGGTGGCGCTTGTGCTATCATCCGCGCGTGGTGACGGTCCTGAATATTCACGGTTCGCTTTATCTAAAAATGTATATTTCGGGTCGTCATTATTAAAACCGGGTTTCTTATCCGAGCTATTATTCATCGATGGTGGAACAGGCGCTTTATGAGGCACTGTGGCGGCGGAGGGATGACCGTCATCCGAATCTGAATCGGATGAGTCATCGGCCGTGGCCGACGTGCCCGCAGTCGCGGACTTCCCGCTTATCTTCGCAATAAGTTCGCGACCATTCTCTTCCATTTTATGAAAAAATGCGGTTATTTTATCACCGACACTCCCCATGCCTAAATGAAAATCCCCGTTATTGGCTAAATTAGCCCACATAAACCAGAGAATAACTATGACTAAGATTGCCTTGATAAGAAATGTAAACGAAAAAAAAGAAGACCCGCTATCACTCTCACTATTATCGAATACGTTACTACCTGCGTTACTGATACCAGACCATGCGGATGACGCAGTATCTTGGACTTTTTCAACCATATCCGGAATAATACCGGATTTCACCATTTTGGCCTTCGCAGATAATCCGCTATTCACCGTCGTATCATTGCTGGGTTTCGTCAGATTTGTGAATTTAAATTCGGGAAGAGACATATCTGTATATACAGGCGCTATAATATATTATATTATATTATAGCGGTAATAGCGTTTCTACTGCGCATTGCTGCCGTCGTCAGATGTTTTCCGAGTGACTGTATTCATCGAATTCAGTGCCTCCAGACGCTTAATCGTGCGCTCCAAGTCGCCGTTCTTGTCGCTCGCACCGCCGCCGCTGTATCCCGCAGACGAAAACAGATAATCCGTATCCGGGCTAATCTCGTGCTGTTTAATCTGTTTGTATATTCCGTTTATGTTCGCCACCGCCGTCTCTATCACCAACCGGTCGTTTATCATCTCTATCTTACCGTCATATTCCGTCGTAAGAAGCGAAATCGCGAAATAAATCAGGTATCGACGCTTCTTGCGAACCCCCGGCGTAAATCGCACACAATATAACCGTAAAAGGCTCTTTATTATTTTCTGGGTAAGGATGGTGTGGTCGTCGTCCGCGCTTTCACTCCGCGCTACGATAATATCCCAAATCAGCCAAATGGGGTCAAATTGGAGTTTATCATCGACGGGGATATGCGCTCGTCGTTCGCACCGGCATGTCTCTTTCTTGGCTTTACATATGGATTCGAATTCCGTTATCCATTCCACCCAATAACACGCTTGGAGTGTATTTTTAGATTCGCCGGAAATATGGTATGCGAACTCGTTGACCGCGATGAAAATCTCCTTGGGGTCACGTGACCTGAAATACTCTTGCGCGTAATCCACCCGCGGTGCTTTCAATTTGTGTGACATTGTCGTGATATCATATTCCTCCTTCTTCTTGATTTTAATGCTGTCGTATTTATGCTGGCGCTTGGAATTACATAATACACACACGATTTCCGCGAAAAGGGCGCGCATCTTCGGGTGGTTTCGCAGGCGCAGCTCGTTCCCGATGAACCCATTCGAGAGAATCGACTTGAAACTTTCGAACCGCATTTCAATATAAAGCGGTAGTTTGGGGTTTGCTAAATGGATGTATTTACTGATAAAGGTAATAATAATATCCCAGAGTTCGAGGTAGTGTCCGGAGCATACCAATTCCGCGCTCCAATAACACGCTGGTTCTACTTTAGAACTGGATAGACTATTCAATAATTCTTTACGGACATCGGATTTTTTATACGCGGAAAAGGTGACCCCGCGAAACTCATTTTCCGTGCGAATATCGTTGATTTCGGTCGGGTCGGTCATATTGCGTGGCGTACACGGATGCTCCGTTTCTTATAATACACCATCGGTTATTTTATGCGGGGGTTTAACGAACTCCGGCGGCGGCGGCGGCGGCGGCGCGACGCTTTTTGGCCTGTTTATTTTTATAACGACATATTAGTAGTTCCAGATATGGCGTCGTCATTATATAAATCGTTCTCGGCGTATATAAAATCAATTACAAAATGGGAGATATTGGTATTCTTGTTTATTCTAATGATGATACTTTGTTTTATTAAGCGCGACTTATCGTATCACGCGGAAGGGTTCGAGCAGCAAAGCAAATACAAAATATACGAAAATGACACAATCTACGACAGTTTTTATGCGGATATTTATGACGAGCTCTTTATACAGCCGAATAAAATAGAGGCAGAAGTGGATGAAATCATTCATATCACCGGCGCGAAAAAGGCGGATAAGAATTTCAAGGTCTGTGATTTGGGGTGTGGTCTAGGGCATCACGTCGACCAGTTACAGCATAAGGGCATCAATGTCATCGGGTGCGATAAATCACCGGCGATGCTTCAAAGTGCGAGAGATTTATACCCCACGGCCAAATTCGTGGAGGGGGACTTTATGAAACCGATGTTATTTAGCGAAGACGAATTTAATGTGCTGACCTGTTTCTATTTTACGATTTATTACGTGAAAGATAAGCGCGCATTTTTCAAGAATGCCTATCAGTGGTTGCGACCCGAAGGATATTTCATCGTTCATTTGGTTGACCGCAATCATTTCGACCCGATTGTGCCTGGTGGGAAGCCCCTGTTTTTGGTATCCCCGCAAAAATACGCCAAAGACCGTATCACCAATTCTCTCGTGAAGTTCCGCAGTTTTCAGTACAAATCGGATTTCAAGGCCCCGCCGCCTACGAAAGGCGCCGCCGCCGACGCCGCAGGAGGCAATAAGAACATCGGTACATTCACCGAAAAATTCACCGATGATAAAACGGGTAAGGTTCGCGAGAACGTACATACCTATTATATGCCGACCAACCGAGAGATTTTAGATACAGCGAAAGAGGTCGGGTTTACGGTCACAGGTCAAGTGGACCTGGTTCACGTTCTTAACGAGCATCAATATTTATTCATTCTTAAGAAGGTTGCGTAATAATCTCTCGCGAATCATTCTATACAATACATAACTGTGGATGTGTATTGTATGACAATATTGGAATCTCTCGGGGCGTCGCTGCCGTCGCTGCCGTCGCTGCCGTCGTTCCCCCCGTTCTTCTTCCATTACGCAATATGTATACTATGCGCGCTATATCTCGTCGTTATCGCTGTATTAAAATTCAAATACTATTATTGGTATCACCAGCCACTAACATTCCGGTTTTCGGTGTGGCGTTTCTGGGCTGCGCGGCGACCCAATACATTTACAAGCACGATGAATCCGCTGGGCGTCGGCGTCGGCGTCGACCACGCAGCAGTAGTGTATCCGTTTATTACAAATGTAAATTATGATAATGTCAAGGTTTATTCTACGGCGTTCTCTCGAAGCATGCCATGGGATGATATTATTCAGGGGATAGCAGAACTATTGAACAAGAATCATAAACTCGTCGTGAATCATGGTTCGACGTCATCGGCGTCGGCGTCGTCATCGGCGACAATTCCGTATATACATCACGAGAGATTGGCATGTATTCTCTCGAATGAAACACACGGTCTGGCCGCGTTTGTCGGCGTGTATCGAACACGATTGCCTGCCGAGCGTGGTGTGGCTGGTGATATACACGGTGTATGTATTCTTACACCCCGTATTAAAATAGAAAGGGACCTGACCGACCGTGCGGTGGCGGCGAGTGCGGCGGCGCCATTATCGACCTCTATATATGTATGCGACCACCTCGCCTGGTCCCGCTATGATATAAGTGACCGCGAAAGTCTCGAACTTCTTGAAACAACCGAATATATTCAGAAGTCTCGAGAGATTGCGGGGGAACAAACATTATACAGATATAATCAGATACCTTGGTTTGTTATTCCATTTACTACAGTATATACATATGCTCTATCTCTCGAGAGATTACTCTCGCCCGTAGGCGGTGGGTGGGCCAAAGGCGGCCATACCAGCGTGATAAAGGTTTCATCCGTCAACTTCGCCCTTTTTTATGCGTTTATAAATGAATGTTCGAGAGATTTCCGGTGTTCGATTTTAAATGAGATAACGCATCTACAGCATCTCATTCAATCAGGAATATACCAGGTTTATATGTTACTTCTAAATAAGACACGGGTTATATCGGTATATATCTATGGCCCGTCATGGGCGCAGGCAAGCCCCGAATCTCTCGAAGATGCGTCTATGAAGCGTCGGAATACGGTCCATAAAAAGAAGACTCGGGGGAATCGTATCGAGAGATTACATAATTATATATCTCAAACATCGACAGCTGTCGTCAAATATCTACCACCGGTTATACCGGCGAAATACGATCTCTCGGGGAAGCGGGTTGGAATCTCTCGAACCCTGGGTGCCACAGGGTCCGCCGCCGCCGCCGCCGCCGCCGCCGATGTATACGACCCGTCCACCGAAATACCGCGTCTTTTATCATCCATTCGCAATAAACAACACTGTGATACACGATTATTTGTTGATGGATTTATAGAAAGTTTGAAACTGCGGTGTACGGGACCGGGACCAGGGATGGTCCTTATCGACACCATCGCACATAATTATTTGATTATCGATGAAATTGTTCGCGCAATGGCTGGTGCTACGCCGGTACTATGGTCGAATAAATGGTATTACGTATTATATAACGCAATCATTCATCGGGAATTACCGTGTAAGGATTTGTTTATGATATAGCGCGCCGATACTGTGCGCGAACACCGCCGCCACCGCCGCCACCGCCAATCATACTAAATCTACCACCTCCGCGGCCATTGCCATAAGGCATCGCGTTCGTAAATGTATCTACGATGAAAATAATAAATATGCCTAAAAAGCAATACAATACCAGCTCTTCAATGACGTGGCCAGTCTTTTCCTCCTTCTTTTCTTCCATCATGTGAATGATGTAGTTCAACTTTTCAATAAGCGCCGCATTTGTTCCAGACATCGCGCCGTTATGTCCGGCGGCGGCGCCTCCTCCCGCGGCCAGCTGATTCGCGAGTGTCTCCGCATACGGCACAAATTGTTCATAATATTGAGAAGCGTATGTGCTTGTTTTTGTTCTATCGCCAGTGGCGGTGCCAGTGCCGGTGCCACCGGTTCCTCGAGGGTCAACATTTCGTGTGCTATCCCCGTAAGGTGTCGTGAAGTGAGGCGGTGCCGAAAACCTGCCCGATGTTCCTGCGGTAGTTCCAGGCGGTTCGGTGCCAGCACCAATTCCGGCGCTATCGGCCGCTGGGTTCATTCCTTCCAATAAGGTAGAAGAATAGGACGACGACGGATTTAGGGAATTCATCTGGGTTGTCTTTCGAACCACGCCATTATTGCTAGATACGCTTGTTACATTTGTAGCGTATACACCCATCCCTTGCGCCGGATATGCCGGTAATATCGAATCCGCTGCGTCGTTTTCATCGGGGTCGCTATCTTCCCCGCCTTTTCGATGGATATTTTCGATATAATCCTTGATTTGCTTTATTTTATGCCCGGCTTGCTGTATCATCCCCTGGTTCGTTCCATTTTCGTTGGATACATTACCGTTTGCGGATTGTAATAATCCTCGTTCAGGGCTGTCATTTGCGTTCTGATTACGTGGAATCTTTAGGGTTCTATTACCGTTTCGTCGATTGTATATTTTTCCGTTTCCGTTTCCGTTGTTGTTATTAAGATTTCCACTTTCGGTGTATTCAGAAAAACCTAAAGATGACATATTCTCCTATAAAAAAATGAGATTTTAATTCGAGGCCGAAATGTGAATTATGATAATATATTTATCAGTTAGATATGAAAAATATATTAGTTATGTATATACGACGAAAATGGTGAAAATCAGCAAAGAACTTTCTTTAGGAGTTTTATTGGTTCTGGTGGTTATTATGGTTCTTAAACCAAACCTTCTCGGGTTTTTGTATAATAACATTTTAGGCAAACTGGTCTTTGTTGCTGCGGTTGTGTTTCTTTCATTGAAGCATACTGCGGCTGGCTTGCTCGCGGTTGTGTTTGTCGCAATCGTGGCTACGATGTCAGGTTACCACGGATTCGAGGGTATGGATGTTCCCAAGGATAAGCCTGTGACAGATGCGCCGCCTGCGACTGCTGAGAAGAAGTGTGAGGGGGACAACTGTGATGTGACAGAGGGTGCCGAGGGCCAAGCCAAGCCCGTTGATGACATCAAGAAGCTCCTCAAGTCCCAGTAAGATCGGGTCACATATGTCACCGATATAATGTTCATATTTCAATCCACATTCGTATATGTGTTGAAATATATCTATGGTAATTATAGTAGTCATTCATACAATATGAATAATAATAATAATCCGGAAAATCGAATCCAATATTATATACAATATCTCTCGTCATGGTTTTATCATAATGTGCTATATACGGAGACGGCGGCCGTGTTATTAAAAATTATAGTTTTTGTTGTTTTACTCTCACTGCTGGTGTATCAGAAATATTATTATTTCGTGGCGGGTGCGGCGGGCGTCACGCTTGCTTCGGTGTATTTATTTCTCCGGCCGGGTGCGGCGGCGGAGGGCGCGGAGTGGCCTGGCATGATGGACAACGCGGTGCGACGTGTTGACAAGGACGAACTCACCATCGGAGTCCCATTAGTAAAAGAGGGTTTCAGTATCGCGATGCCGAAAATCATCAAGGGGGATGACTCCGGGAAAGATTATCGTCGGTCCAATAAATTCATCGAAGAAGACAGCCGCGATTTTACCGAGAAGTATTTCAACAGTAAAAAATGCGGGATTGGAAGCGGGATTGGCGGGATTACCATGTTCGGGAGTAATGAACTGATTGGCGGTTCACGAACTGCCGAGTTAAGTGGGCTGTATAACTTTGAAGCGTATTATGTCGAGAATGATAGTACTGGTAATTCGGCCACCCGATACAAATATTTCAAGGACTGCGTGTTTGAACCTGTGAAACGGTCGATAGACCCTTTGGCAAAGACGGATTTCCGCAATACGAAGACGACGATATATAATAATGTAAATGACAAAATCATTCATATCAACAAAACACTAGACCGATTTAATATGAATATACTATTTGACACACAGACAAATCCGAGTGCTGATTATAGCCAACGCATTTCACTGTCGAATCGTGATAACAGTGATACAGAACTCCGCGCGCCGTCAAATACAGGAGTGGCGTATACATCACTTATTACCGGCGAAAACAATCGCAAAAAACTAGAGAATATCCAATTGTTATCAAAGTCCGATAACATTACCGATAAAATGTATGCGGAATTGCTTACAACTACAAACAATGACAAAAATATGAGTTCAAACGAGCGCCAACGTCAATTGGATGTATATGCGAAAGTGTACGAGATTCGTAAAAAACTGGATAGTATATTTGCGAATATGCGCGCGCAAACAAAGGACGACGCGTCGTTATTGTATACTGTTCGTATCAGTGAATCCGTCGTTCAAGAACTGCGAATGATGTTGAGTTATCTGGCGATCATTCAGCGAACGAATGCTGTTATACAGTTTGAGAAGAATGCCGGAACAGCAGATAAGAATGGCATATACAATATGGCACCGACCGGATTACCACCCACTGGCGAACTCGGTGTTATTACAAAGAGTGACAACAAGTTGAGCATATCGGGCGTCAATAATATTTTCAAGATACCAACAGACGACGACACCTATAACAATAACGATGAAAAACGATATGTATACGGTATTACCTATTATTTTGATAAATCAAATAGTAAACCAACCGGCGCAGTATAAATAATATACTAATATACTAATATACGAAAAAACGAATGAAACTACGAACTATATTTATTTTGGTCGCGATGATGGTCGTGGTATTGGCCACATCTGCGTTCGGTGTATATAAGGATAGCGAAGTCAACGATGAACCAGTGAAACACCATAAAACGGTGACCAAAGCAGCAGCAACAGCAGCAGCAGCAGCAGATAATACAGTCGTCGGCGCTTCTGGTGCGGGAACATCGCATAAGCACAGTAAATCGCATTTAGACGTATCTGAAAAGGCGGATGGGCCTTATATCAAAGATGGAACGAATACGTATCGCGGGACCGCCAGTGGATATGATCTACAAGGAGACAGTGACACAGAAGACGGAAACGAAAACGATAGCGACAGTGAGAACCAGAGCGAATTTCAAAAGAAATGGAAATACATCTCTACCATGTTTGAAGAGATATTTAGCAAATGGAAGTCGCAGGAAACGATAATGGCGCCTACGGGTATCGAGGAAATAGAAACTGCCGAGGGATTCAGAATCCGCGAGAAATTCAAGAAGGGTGCGCGGCAGGGAATGCGTAAATTGAAAAATGCGTTTCGGGGGCGGTTCTAATCAATCGAAAAATAGAAATCTCTAATGTTATATACAACGATGGCCTCATCAACAAAGAAAAATAGAAGTCGTGGCAGTGGTAAAATAGGTGCGTCGGGAAAGCCGGTACCACCGGGACAAACCGGCGGCGCTCCCGGTTCTATCGCGTCATCACCTATCGTGCCACCCATCACACTCAAATCATTTACAGACCTGTTTTCCGGGAAAACGAACTTCTTCACACTCCAATCACCCGCTAACAATATTATGAATTCACGCGTGCTTACGGTGATGCATAATTTCTTCCATAACCTGAATACCAGCACATTTTTCGCCGGTTTCGTTATGATTATTTTGAATATCGGGTCGCGGTATATTAATTTGGATCTGAATTCATCAACTGAATCCTGGATTAAATATTTGATGAGTAAGGAGGTGCTTGTATTTGCGGTGAGTTGGATGGGCACGCGCAGCATCTATTATGCGCTTGTCATCACTGCGTGCTTCACTATCGTCGCCGACCATTTTATGAATGTGGATAGTAAGTATTGTGTGATTCCTTCCAAATTTAGAGATTTACATAAGATGACCGAGGAAAAGCACGGACCGGAGAAGAATGTCAGCGATTTAGAAATAAGCAATGCGCTTCATACATTGGAGAAGGCGAAGAAGGAGAAGGAAGAGACAGACCATCTAGAGATGGTGAAGTATCATCAACTCTTTAAGGACGACACATTCGAGTCGTCACCCGCAAATGTCAATGGCAAGAAATGAACCGGAGGCGTATCACGGGACGTGACGGAACGTGACGGGCGTTACTATACAACAAACAATTTTATAAATAGTATATAGCTAGGGGTTATAATACTATTTATATCACTCAATACAAATAATAATACAATAACGTGATGTCACAACCAACACCACCACCAACACCACCACCGCGACCACCGCCACTATCACCAGGCTCAAAACCAAGACCACAAATCAGTCGTTTTAAACCAGCGGCAACAGTAGCGGCAACAGTAGCGGCAGTATCAGCAGCGGCAGTAGCAACAGCAGCAGCGGCAGCGGCAGCAGAAGCAAAATTGAATGAGGCACGCAAAAAGTTAGCGATCGCAAATGAAAATAAAGAACGTAAGATAGAATCGGCAAATACACTGCTTGCCGCGGCGAAGGACGTACATGCTATCGCAGAGAGAACAGCTTTTACTGCCACCACCACCGCTGCTGCTGCTGTTACTGCCGCTGCCGCTGCCGCCTCAGTCAATACAGTAAAACAACAAGCAGAAGCAGCAGCATCAGCAGCAACATCAGCAGCAACAGTATCGAAGCAAGAACTTGCCGATGCAACTGAAAAGTTATCAGCAGCAAAAGCAAAAGCAGAAGCAGCAGCAGAAGCAGCAGCAAAAGCAAAAGCAGAAGCAAAAGCAGAAGAAAAAGCAGAAGCAGCAGACAAGGAATCCTTAAAAAAACCATACATTACGATAACTAATCTTAACACTGTTATCGATTCAAGTATTGACCGACACGTCGAAGAACTTAGTGACAGCGTCGCTTTGAAAGAAGTTCCCATCGTAGGAACGTCCGGTTCGAGTAAATCATCCACTCCTATATTCAACCTTATTGACGGAGAGTTCCCAAAATTACAAGTGAATATATACGAACAGATGGTATATCACCGTGCGAAAACAACGAATAAAAATCCGCTTGAATTATTTGTTCCTTACCGATACAAGATCAACTATGATAAAATAAAACAATACTTCTCGGAAAAAGTGAATGATAAAGATACGCAGGCTCTTGTAAATGAAATAATATCGGCATTTGGTAATAGTAACAATTGTCTATATTATAAACATACGATTGCCGGGAAGACACTCAGAGGTGCGGATTCAGCAACATCAGTCGATCTGGATAAGAACGCGATTGAAAGTATCCAAAATAAAATAGATAAATGGCATTTCGATTACGCCGAATGGTTGTTTTATGATAACGCAAGCACATTTTTTATTCAAAACAAGACATTACCGCAAGACGATTTATTGACTTTGAAAATGGACTTTGATGATGTATTTAAGGAGCAGGATACAGGTCTAATGGACATCGTTAATGAAATTAGCAGGAAGTATAAAAAATTATTGGATAGGTATACTAGTAACATTGATAACCCCGATATCAAAACTGCGTCGACCAATTTTGGTAATTATATCGGTTTATTTGAATTATTATATAATGATATTGTCAAGAGGAAAGACGAGTCGTTAGAATATGTTACAGAACGTCAACGGTATTTTCCAACATATAACTTTGATTCCGACAGTATGAACGAGCTATACAGAATATTTGAGAAATTACACAATGTATTTGAGCGAGAAAAATTGGTTAGTAGTAAATCACCACCGGAATCTGGATTTGCTAACGTCCCAATAAATTCAAAAATTAAATTATTAGAATCAATAAATGAGGAATACTTCAAATTAAAAAAGAGTATCGAATCAAACTCGATATTAAAACATTCCGATGAAGAATTTGATACATTTATGCTCGGGTCTCGTAGTTTCGAAATCGATAGACAACGAAAATTCATACCTAATTATAAAATAATCCAGTATATTTTTCATTTGATTCATAAGGCCGACAACGACGACGACGACGACAAGTTCACAAAAGACGCATTCACAATAAATTACAGAGATGACATTAAGCCAGCGGAATTATACAATTTAATCGATGCATTACAACAAGCGGCGGAGGGGGAGGATGCGGCGGGGCTTTCGCCTGACGAAAAGATGAAACTGGCACAGTTTTTAACTGATAACTCCACAATCATTGATTATAAGAAGTTAATCGAAAAGTTACAATACAGGAAGGACATCGATCCAATACAGAACGACGACGATTTTGGTGAGATACACGTGCCATATGATATTCCACTAGGCGGTGGCAACCTATCCGCTAAAAAAAAGAGTGTAACAACACATATAAATAATGAATTAACACGCATCGGTTTTAACCGTTTAGATAATACAGGCATGATGATAGACAGTGCCAACGTCAGAATTCATGAGATTGAAGATAAAATCGCCGTATTACACGGCAAGCATTTCAGGTCAATGCTGGTTTTTTATAATTACATAAAGGCCAAAACACGCTCTGATAATGCTTTTGATCCTAAATCCGCAGCGATTGCTACGTTTTTTAATAAATTTTACGAAGACTCTAAATTGGCGAATGAAAATTTGGAGCCGTTTTCGAGCATACGCGACAAAACTGTAGAAAATTTTTCATTTGGGGTCGATCTTATTTTATGGACCCTGTTTCGTATTACGAAATACTATTTTTCGGGAATGCATGCTAATTTCATAAAAAAAATGACTGAGCAAATTGGACCTCAAAACGCAGATATACGCAAGTTGACTCTTGAAATCGGGTTGAAAGAAAGCAAGCTCAAGCACATATGTGACCTTGTTGCGAAAACAGGCGGAATACCAGTAGAGCGGATTATTCCTGATCGCGCGAAATATTATATAACAGAAGATGCGAGTATGAAGATGGGGTTTGTTGATCCAGATAAATTCAAAGATAAATGGTCCGAAAAAATAAGCACTGTTAAGAAACCCGCCGATGCCAGAGATGATGGTATTGCGGATAAAGTGAAATTTACCACGAATAAAATGAAGAAGAAAATAAATGATTCTCTCGGAATGACCGCGAGTACTGACAAGATGAACCGACAAAAAATGGCCGGTTTGCTTTCTACGTTAATAGAATTTAATACCGTTCAGGTTGTAAATATGATCTTTGCTAAACCGCGTAATATATGGTATTCCCCCGATTTACGAGTTCGATTGAATCCAAATACATCGAAATGGATTTTCTTTCAATTGGAAAAACCCGAAATTATATCGGGCCGCGCATTCGAAGCATTCAAACGAGAATTGGTGAAACCGGTGAATGATAATGGGGAGGCGGCGGCGGCGGGAGGTGGATCGAGCCGGTTATCGCGTATTTTGGATAAATATCCGACAACAATTCCACCGATTGATATCGGTAAACTAGCCACACCACCACTTCCCCCATTTTTTATATTTATTATTTCGAAAGAACCGGTGCCGCCTAGAATGCTGGATAAAGACAATATAAAAGACTCGACAGATATAATGTTTGATAATCCGTTTTTTAGTGCTCCAGGTGTGGCTGGCGTGGCTGGAGTAGTAAAAGAAGATGGAACCACTCTTTCCGGCGCAATTATGGAAAAATTAAGACGTGTAAATCCATTCAAGACTCCAACAGAGACAAATTGTAACAGTATTCTCGGCCAGATTTCCAAGGCCAGTACGGATTTAAATAATGCGTTTGCTGATTCGGTTAAATCAATCGGCGGTGATGTGAATCAGAAAATGGATACGTTTCTACAAGGGCCTAGTGTTACTGTAACGGATGATGAGGACATAGAAAAAGACGAGGCTGTAGTAGAGGCAGCCAAAGTCGCCGACGCTGCCACTAAAGACGCACAAGACAAAGCAGCCAAACAAATCGAAGCATATAAAGCCGCCGCCGACGCCGCCGCCAAAGCAGCTAAAGCAGAGGAAGCCGCCGCCTCCGCTAAAAAAGCACAAGAGACAGCCGCTGCTCAAGCAAAAATATACAAAGATGATGCCGGACGGGCAGATGTAGCAGCAGCAGAATCAGCAGAATCAGCAGCAGAATCAGCAGTAGAAGTAGCAGCAGCAGCAGCAGCAGTAGTAACAGCAGCAGCAGCAGCAGCTGTAATAGCAGCGGAAGGAGCAAAAGAGGCAGATTTAGATAAAGTCAAAGAAACATTCGTTATTGCCATAAACGAAGCTGAGGTAGCAGTAGCGACAGCAGCAGCAGCAGCAGTAGCGGCAGTAGCGGCAGCGGCAGCGGCATCAAACGAGACGAATGTGGCGGCGGCAGCAGAAGTGAAGAGAAAAGCGGATGAAGTAAAAATTGCGGTAACAAAAGCAGCAGATGAAGCAAATACAGAAGTAGCAGACGCAATGAAGAAAAGGGGAGCGAATATAGCGGCTGCCGCCGCCGCCGCCGCCGCTGCTGCTGCTGCTGCCGTTGCTGAGAATGAACGTAAGCAAGATGAAGAAGCCAAGGCAGCAGAACAAGCCAAGGCAGCCGCAGAAGCAAAAGCAGCCGCAGAAGCAAAAGCAGCAGCAGAGGCCAAAGCAGCAGCAGAAGCAAAAGCAGCCGCAGAAGCAAAAGCAGCCGCAGAAGCAAAAGCAGCAGCAGAGGCCAAAGCAGCAGCAGAAGCAAAAGCAGCCGCAGAAGCAAAAGCAGCCGCAGAAGCAAAAGCAGCCGCAGAAGCCAAGGCAGCCGCAGAAGCAAAAGCAGCCGCAGAAGCAAAAGCAGCCGCAGAGGCCAAAGCAGCCGCAGAGGCCGAGGCAGCAGCAGAAGCCAAGGCAGCAGCAGAAGCCAAGGCAGCAGCAGAAGCAAAAGCAGCCGCAGAAGCCAAGGCAACCGCAGAGGCCAAGGCAGCAGCAGAGGCCAAGGCAGCAGCAGAGGCCAAGGCAGCAGCAGAGGCCGAGGCAGCAGCAGAAGCAAAAGCAGCGGCCGAAGCCAAGGCAGCAGCAGAGGCCAAAGCAGCAGCAGAAGCCAAGGCAGCAGCAGAAGCAAAAGCAGCCGCAGAAGCCAATGCCATCGCAGAAGCAAAAGCAGCCGCAGAAGTCAAGGCAGCCGCAGAAGCAAAAGCAGCGGCTGAAGCCAAGGCAGCGGCTGAAGCACAGGCAGCAGCAGAAGCAAAGGCAGCGACCGAAGCTGCCCAAAAGGCGAACTTAAAAAAATATTTGACACAATTAAAGTTTGGGTTGAATACCTGCGAAATTGAGCTTCCAAAGTCTATCACGGCGGCAGTGCCCGAAGCAGCGCCCGAAGCATCGGTGGAGGACTTACAAAAACAAATCGACGTTGGATTGAATTTGTTATTGGGTCATATTCAGGGTACTTCAGTCAGGATAAATGCGTTGGAGGGCCCTCTCAACGAATTAAAAACAAGTTTTGAATCACAACAAGAGGAACTAAAAACTTTAAAGGACCATATCGGAGATTGTAAAGATGAGAAGATTGTTAAATATGACAACAAGACTGTTATTGCGGTTATTGAAGAAACATTAAGGGCTATACAAACTGTACCAAGTTTAATACAAGCGCAAATTGACTTTCTACCTCGTCATAAACCCAAAATAATTGAACTAGAAAAGTCTACCCAATCCGAAATCAAAAAAGTAAGTGATCCGTCACGAATTGGAACTGTTTGCAAAACATATAAAGATTTATTAGAAGACATCAAAATAGCAAAAGCAAAACCAGAAATATATATACAAACAAAAACAGAACTCAATACAGATACGCAAACTACAATTACCGAAATAAACGCAGCAATTGATGCGTGTATTGCTGCCAAGGCTGCCGCCGCCGCCAACGCCTCTGCTTCCAGTGAAGGAGAACACTCACCCAGCGCCGATTCAGAATCCAAACCGGTCACCCCGAGGTTTAAGTTTTATATTCCTGTTGGCACGATGACTACTGCGGATACTGCCGTTCCCGTATCCGCAGCTGGCGATGAACCACCCGTTACGGATGCGGATACTGCGACTGCTGCGGCTACTGCGGCTACCGCGGCTACTGCGACTGATGATGTTTTTTTAGAATTGCTCGAAACATATGAACCACAATCAAGTCCGTTATTAGAATTTGATAGAGGAGTATCACCGCGATCTTTGGGAAGTGATGGCGGTGGTGGCGGTGGTGGTTCTAATGTAGGAGGTCGCAGTCGCAGTCGCAGTCGTAGTATTCGCCGTCGTAAAAATAATATTCAATATGGTGGCGCGCCAACAGGTACCGTCATATATCAGTTCAAGAAACTAACGCAGGAAGTCTTACAAGTATTAACTTCATTTGATTCGCCAGCCCAATTATTACAAAACGAGAAATTGATGGCAGCGCTCAAGGCACAAGGACGACTAGAGACAAACAGTGTAATAACAGCGACTGACTCGATTTTCAGTAAAGAATATGACCGAATCAAAGCAGATGGATTAGACGAAACTAATAAGACGCCGTCAGCCATTTTGAATAAAGAAGCCGCTTATGCGCCCAACATAAAGAAACTTATGAAATATCTAGACAAAAATGTCCCGCCGCCATCGCCATCATCATCATCACCACCATCATCATCATCATCATCATCATCAACTCCAAAAGATAAACATCCTTCCACTTGTGAATATTATTACGAGAAATTATGGGCGTTTATGGATTACGCTGATTCACCTGGTCCAGTAACAAATATACTATCCAGTATACTATCCAGTGAACAAATTGAGGAGAGGGCGGGACCCGAAGACGTGCGTAAAATATTGAATTGGGAAAGGCTTGAGAATAAAGGAAATGGGGCAACTAGAAACCCACTTTTGTATAACAACGGTGGATTTTTCGACGATAATAAGAACCCCAGAGATAACCCAAGTATTTTCAAAATATTATCTACTGGCTCAACTCATGTTTCATTATTTTTAGAAAAGAAAGCAAAATTTAGGGGGAATAGTATTAGTTATCGTCTTATGTTAAATTGGAGTATATTAATCGCGTTTCATTGTTTTTCTGCTCCTGAAAAGACTAAGACAATTAAATTGAAAAACATTCGGGAGCTTGTTTATAAAATATATTATGCTTATTTAGGAACTCTTAATGCGAATAAAGATACCACTTCAAGAATCTTTTTATCAGAGGTAGCTAACCCGGCCCAAACATATAAGGATAAAGTGATAAGAGAATTACAAGCAGGTATTGATTCTGATCCGACACTAGAATCATTAAAAATAGCAATACAACAAAAATTACTACAGTTGGGGCCGAGTGAAGAAAAGACACGAAGATATTTAACGCCTCAACAACCTTCAACCGCCCCACCGAGTCTGCCGCGTCGACTGGCAATCTCTAAATCAAATGTTCCTACTAATCAACCACCTGGTTCTGGTTCTGATTCTAGACCTGGTTCTGGTTCTAGTTCTGGTTCTAGTTCTGGTTCTAGTTCTGGTTATAAACCGGGTAGTACAAGTTCTGATACAATGACCCCTGAGACGACGGGAAAAACTTCATCTCGGGGGTCATTGTCGGATGAGTCATCGTCCCGACCGTCTACGTCGCCACCGTCGAAATCGAAGAAGACGATATTATGGGACCATAGAGACCACCACCCTTCAACTGCTTGGGAGGAATCATCTACTACCAGTCCCGGTACCGGTTCGAATATAGACAATCTTAGAACAGAACTACCTTCTCTCGGACCGCCATTACCACAAGAACCTGTTTTTACTCGTAGTCCTTCCAAAATGCTAGAAGAGTCAAATAGATTATTAACAATTCTACCTAAACAAATACAACAACATGACATCGTGCGCGCGAACGCACAACCATCAACCGCATCCGCATCCGGGTCTCAAGTAATACGCACGGGCTTTGTTGTTGGCACAGATAACTCATGGAAAGATACTACTAGATTATTACCATCACCCAAAGTACCACCATTACAGTTGGGTATCGTATCAGCACCAACAGATAAAAGAACCAATGCTCTTTTACCGCGTCGTCCTGCTGCTGGTTCTCAATCGGCCAGAGCACCACCCTCTAGACCGGTTCCGCCGTCAACAACAAAACCTTCTCCACTCACGCACCGCAGCAGCAGCAGCAAACAAGTAGTGCCAACAGCCGGCCCCAAAGGCGGCAATAAACGAACCAGAAAACATCCACGCATCGCACGACGACGCGCCGCGCATCATAAAACCATACGACGGGCGGCGGGTCGAATGAAGCCGGCGAACCATAAATATACCAGAAAACACAACCGGTCGTAGTCTAAAAAAGAACAACTAGTCCACGTTTCTGGTTTGGTATAACCGACAATTTCAACCGGAAATGCTCTTCGATTATCATGGCGTAGTCGAATTGTGGCGACGGTGTGTGGTAGGGGTCAGCGTCGGCGTCACTGTCAAACCCTTCCGTTCCGCTTTCGTCAGCTGCGGCCTCGTCGGCGTCGGCGTCGGCGGCGCGTGTTTCATCTACTACCGACGGTTTTAGAACATACAATATCATTTCTTTATGACTATTCCATAAATCAATGATATTCATCACACCGCGCATTGTATCATATGTCGTATCGTTTCTGTGTGCCGTATAATAGCATTCATCCACCCGGGGGAAAAACAGCGGTGTTCCTGCGTCGGTTTGGCGTTTGATGATGTGGTGTGTCGATAACGATACACTTTCGCCGCCGCCGCCGCTGTCGCCCTCACGAACGATCTGTATAACCACATGATTATTCGCGAGGTTGGCACGGATGACATCGGTCAGATACGACGACGACCCAGTGCCGTCACTGAATACAACGACGACTTTTGATGCCGGCGTCGGCAGCGGGATTGTCGTCCGCCATATGTCACGTGACCATTCGCGTTCTGGGCGGTCGACGGTATCATTACGCGTGAGGATTGCGGGATATACGTAGGGTGCGACGCCATGTGCGTTCATTTGACAGTATAAACTGTGTGTATCTTTCGGAAAACATGTTCCGCCGAACCCGCGCCGTCCATCAGGTCCTGGGACTTGGAAATGCGATGTTCCCATTCGAGCATCCTGTTTCGCCATCGCGACGACAGTTTCATAATCCGTGTGGGTTGCGCCGCAGAAATCGTAGAATTCGTTCATAATGGATACCTTCGCCGAGAGAAAACAGTTCTTCATGAGTTTCAGCATCTCGGCTTCATTTGTATCGCAGAATACAATCGTGGGTGAATAAATCGCGCCGTTTCGGTGACTGGTCCGAATAAGTTTACGGATACGTTCTTGGAATTCGAGATTGCGTATATTGTCGATACTGCGTGACGACGCAGCCGATACAGGCAATCCAACGACCCATTCTTTCATCTGGCGGAAATCGCGTTCCCAATTCGCCTCTGTCAGGAACTCCGGCATAAAATAGCACCCATGTTTGGCCGAAAACCCGACTGGAACCGTGCTACGTATAATCTTGAATGGGTTTTTACACCGGGACAGTGTATCTTCAAGAATACGTGTATAACACGTCCCGTCATGGTGAAGGGGGGTCGGAAGACAGAAAAAGAGGAGGTCGCATTCGCGGTCGAGGTCTTCGAGCTTGATACCTGGTGGAACGCACGCATCAGGGCGAATATCGTAGATATATACATCAATCGGCGTGAAATGCTCGTGTCGGAAAAAGGGGCGAAATGCGGAATCCGCGAGGGCGGTATCGGTGGTCGCGGCCGTCGCGGTGGTCGCGGTATCCACAGCCCGTGGCAGTATTTCCGACCGTGTGGGCGACGACGTCGAATCCGCGCCGTCCCGGTAATAATTCTTTATAAATATTTGTGTGGCTTTACCTACGAAGCCATTTCCGATAATTCCGATTCGCATTGTAATAATCTATAATAATAACTCATGTTTAATATAGATTTTTTTAACGCAGTATGCGCGTCAGTCGTCTTCATCTGGATTCGCCGGGTCTATTCCGAACAATTGAATAACAACATCCGCCATATGCTGCATATAACTCATTTCACTTCCGAGCTTTGTAGCAATAGAGTCCATGATCGCAATCGTTAAAAATAAACGATACAATGAACGTTTAAACGTCAAATTATAACTATTCAGAATATAATTGATTGTATATAGTTCATTCACACCTAACAATTTAATTTCAGGTGTAGAATACTCGACAATCACCGCGAGTAATTCTTTATGTATTTTCGCGAATATTTCATCGGTCGGTTTGGGAATACACGCAACGGTATTCAATGTCATCGTGGATATGTCATAACTCGGATTAAGGTCTTCCGACATTTCAGTAAGAATCAGATGGACCATATGCTTATATTTTTTCTGATATAAAAGTTTCGATGATTTAAACAGTATTTCCTGGTCAATACGTGTCAAGTGTCCGACAATCCCGAAATCCAAAACACCGATTTTATAAACAGGCTTAGATTCCGGTGCGGATTTCGGTGTTTCTTTGATAAATAAAATATTTCCGGGATGAAGGTCGGCGTGAAACAACGAATTACAAAACGCAGCCTTCGCGCTAAAAAGTGCCAAAATGGAACCAAACGTGTCAACATCTTCTTCATGAATATCGGTTATTTTTCGGCCGTTTATGAATTCCATCACAATAATATTCGGGTTAATTTTATCGGTAAAATCGGAATACGGTTCGGGGATTTTCACATAATCACAACCATTCCAGCTCTTGTAATACTGTTTGATATTTGTAACCTCTTTATGAAAACATACTTGTTCTTTCAAGGAGACAACATTTTGTAAAATAAGAGTTTCAATATTAAGTGTTCGTATAAATGGAACGTATTTGGTAAGTTTCGCAAATACGACGAGATTATTCATTGATGTGCTGAAATTTGTCATGATATCTTTGCGAAGATATTTAATGGCGACGTATCGCCCATCATTGTATGCGTCGGCGTCTTCGTCCGCGTCCGTGCCCTTGTCGGCGTCCGTGCCCTCGTCGGCGTCCGTGTCAGCGTCAGCGTCAATGAACTTTCCTTTAAAGATGAGTGACATGAGCCCCGACTTAATCGGTTTGTAATTGTTTAAGATTTTGATTGGTTTGTACGGATAACAATCTACGGCCTTATGTTCGATTTCGAGTAAGTCCTGCTCGTCATACTCGTCATGTGTATACTCGACGTGGTCTGTATAATCACTAAAAAACTGGTTCAGTTCAGGAGATACAATATTTCTATTCGTAGCAAATGCCTGAAAAATCTTCACATACATCATATTAATCGCCGCAAGACGTTTCGATACGTCAATAATCGCATTTGTTTTTGATTTCCACCCCACTTTATATTTCATATATTCCGCAGCGCAAATATAACCCGAATGTAATGTAAAATAAAGTGCGGAAAATAAGTCATAATAGCTCATCGTTTTATAATATTCCTGGGTCTTCGCATAATAATTTTCAAGTTCGTTTTCAGCAGCAGCGGTGGCGGCAGTGGTGGTCGTGGCATTCGGGTCAAACATTGTATTTTCCCCCAAATTCAATTGTTGTTCCTCTTCCATATACTCTGACAGAAGTGCGTCCATTCCATTTGTTGAATCAGTCATGGTTTCTCTGATGTATACTATATAGTGTGTATACTTCTAAATAGATATTACGCTACATATATAAAAATACGATAAAGCAACCGCACGCATTCAACACTGTATATGTTCAACCGCATATTTCAATCGCATATACATCTTTTTAATCATGATGCTTATCGCATTTTCCAATGTAACTGTGAGTTCGGCTTCATTTTCCGGCTTCAACTTAAACATATGTAGAACCTGGATATGATTTGATGCTAGTAAAATATACTTTCGGATATAAAGTGGATACTCGATGAGTTTGTATTTTCGGGCGATCATTTCGGCGTGACGTTCATACGGAATACTCTTACTTGTAAAATTGATTTCGGTGTTTCCATTTCCGGCGAAACGTTTATGAATCTTCGTAGTAATATACATATACGTTTTGAATCCGCCTAAATCGCCTCCAATATCCTTGAAAACATAGAGAATGTTGTATTCTGAGTTATCTGCTTCACTCGACACTGGGTAAATTTCGATATATTCAAAAATATCCTTATTCACCTCGTATAATAAATTGTGTAAATTTACATTTATCAATGATGTCAAGTCGAAGTTATCGTTTTTATAACAATATTCCATTGAGAATAACTTCATATCTACATTTTTTCGCAGAATCATATCATCCTTCGCGCAAATCACTTTAAAGTTGTTGCTTCCAGACGACGTAGCAGCCATTTCAGAGTGGTGTATATATTCTAGTATAATATAATAGAATAGAAACAATAAGCGTTTATATCAGTTATTTCTACAAATCAAGACTGACAGTATTACGTTCAGACCGTGGGCGGCGTTTCGATTTATGTGGCGTTGAATCGGCGGGTATATCGCCCAATTCCGTAACACTAATCACATTCGCGAGGTCATTGCCGTTGCCGTTGCCGCCGCCCATTCCCGACAGGATGTTCGTAAGGGTCATGTCGGCTGCGTTGCTGTTGCTGTTGACGGCGGATTGCTGAATATTAATCGTCTTGGTTTTAAGGCGAGACATCATGTCCGATACATCGGCGGAAGGGCCGCGCATCTCTGGGCGACGTGACTTTTGTTCGTATGCGGCGTTGCCGCCATTGCCATTGCCATTGCCATTGCTTCCGTCATTGCCGAAGTCTTGGCGGCCACTAGGTCCCGATGAAGTGGGTGCCATCGCACCAGGCCGCATCGGGGGTGGAGGTGCCATCGGCCCTTTTGTGGCGATGGGCGCAGGAGGTGGGCGTTGTTGGACATAAGGAGGTGGTTCGCGTCCGTTGCCGCCGCCGCCGCCGCCGCCACCGCCAATAATATCGCTCATGAAATTACCGAATCCCGAACCACGACCGCCGCCGCCACCGCCACCGCCACCGCCACTATTATTCGACATCGACGAAACAGCCGCCTGGGTGAACTGCTGCATCAGTTCGGGATTTTGGCGCATAATATCATCCATCCCTGGAAGCGCGGATTTAAACATCGTATTTGTCATATGAAGCATAATCGCGCTTCCACCCAACTGGAACAAGAGTTTCAATTCAGGCGACATCTTCGCCTTGGACTTGTATTTTTCGTGAAGTTCCGCGAAAATCTCATCATATTCGCCTAAATTCTCGTTCATTTGCTCGGACCATCCGTCCAATTTCAGATCAAACGGGTCGAATTTGTTATTCAGAAACTCTATTCCAGTAATACATGCGAGAAGCATCTTGCCCTGGAATTTCACACTATTTTGGCGCTCACGTTCCTCTATTTGCGTATCATATTCGCCTTTCATCTCCGCATACGACGAATCCATCGAATATCGCTTTGTCAGGGTGACGCCCTTCTGCTCGAGCTCCTCCAACTTTCGAAGAAGCTTGAACTTCTCTTTCAGCATCTCGTCTTTCGACAATTGCGGGGTAGGGTCGACATTTGCGTCAGGGTCAAGTGGAATGTTATTGAATTTGCCGTAACCATCCCATGTGCGATTTTCGGCATCAGTATTCGATGTGGATGAACCTAGCTTGATGCCGCCGCCTCCATTGTCGCCACTGCTGGCACCGCCGTCATCCGATCTGCCGAGATTGAATATATTGCCGAAAAGGCTGCCACCGCTTCCCGCCGCTTCCGCCGCTGCTGCGGATGTGGACGATGATGACCGACGATTACTCAAATCGTTGAGCTCGTTTTCAAGGTCGGCCAATTCACCTAAATCAATATCGCCACTACTGCCGCCATTTTTACGGCCGGAATCACCGCCTTTGAATTTATCATTCATCAGCAATTCAATACCGCCGCCGAAATTACTGACGGATTTGCTTCCGCCACCGCCGCCACCGCCGCCGCCACCGAGAGTAAACGTAGGAATCGTATCCAAATCCCCCAAATCAATAACTTCTGCCATGTTGTTCTTCTTCAATAGATTACAGATAAAACAATCTTTATACTGAAATAACGCGAAATATTTAAATGTTATTCGATTGTATGATTAAATTATATACATTAATATTGTGTGCTTACCGCGCATTATTGTGCGCGTTATTACGCCCACTTACCGCATGTGCGCTTACCGCATTATTGTGCGCTTACCGCATGTGCGGTAAGTAAATACACCCGCCACAATCCCTGTAAAAAACAATCCGCTAAATCGTCCTTCTTCTTATGTTTTTCAAACATCGGCATCCACGTCGCGTAAGGCGCGCCAATCGTGCCAGCGCCGAGAGAACGACAAATCGAAATCCCCGACTTTTTACGGTCGCTATATGTCGATGCGTCTACGAATGACGAGATATCCAATGCGGAATCAGTGAATAGCTTCAATTTACATGATGCGGATATAAACTCGATTTCCGGGACATCCTTCATAATAAAATATTGGGTAATCATGCCTTGTAGTGTTTTCATCCGGGATGCCAGTGTACTGATTTGATTCTCAACAATCATCATGTCGATGGGTCCGTCGATACTTGACAGTAGAATATCCAGATGTTTCATCAGGTTTCGTCCATAGGTGATTAAATCCAGGTCGTGCGCATATGTATAGTTTGGTTTTTTGAACCCGGTCCCGGTCCCGGTCGTCGTCGGCGCCGCTGCTGCCGTGCCTCCGCAGTAATTCAAATACTTACCTTCATCAAACGGTTCTACATAATCTCTCGACAACGTCGTTTTAATCTCTTGGATAAGGTCGGCTTTCCTCAGTTTCACGCCGCCGGCGGCGGTGGCAGTGGCGGCGGCGGCAGAGGCAGACCCCGGGTCACATGTCACAACGACCTGTTTCCGAATATCCATCAACTCGTCTAACTTCTTCTTACTTAATAGGTCGGGTTTGCGTTTCAGAGGTAAAATCTCTCGAGATGGTATTTTATATTTGGATTTCTCGGCGCATTTCAGACAATATAATTTCGCATTATTATGCGAATGGGTCGTGGCCGCTCCTGCCATTACTGGCAGGAACATAAACTTCGCTTGTTTTGTATCATTGTCACATGTCTTCTTCGGGGCGGGTTCTGCGGCAACCAGCGGCGCATCAGTAGGTTCGAACCTCAAATCAATGACATCCCATCTCTCGATGTGTAGATTTTGAAGTAGGTTGTCGAGAGATTGTTGGTTAAAGTTGGTCACTGACGGAGCCTGCGACGTCACGCCGGGCGGGTCCGGGATTGTAATAATACAATATGCGAGGTTTTTCATACCTACATCAAAACTTATGATGCGCATATAATGTAATGTAATGTATTAATAAAATATGTTTAATACATTATACCTGATTCGCGCATGGACCGTAGACCGGCGGGATTAGCGACGCTGCTGCTGCGAAAACGCCAACATTTGTTCCTGTGTGATTTCCGGCGCAACCATCCGCGCTTGAAGTTGTTCTCTCGAGAGATACATGTCCTTCAAATCACTCTGGACATAGCCCATTGGTTCTCTCGTATCCATCACGGACGCATACATAAACGGCGTATTCGGCTGATTCGCTTCCACCTCGAATGAACCGTGCCCCGACATATTCACGGCATCGATGCTGTTTATTTTCATTATATTATCTGCGTTGTGGGTTAAATACTTGCGATATTCCCAGTTGGATTGGATATTTTCCGCCTTGCGAATCGATGCGTTTACGGCATTACCGGGCTGCCAACCGGAAAAATTGCGTCCATCGCTCATTAACGGCGGGAAGTCAAAATATACATTATGACTGGAACTATAATTCTTGGCCCAATGTGGTTGTGATGACATAATATTATGTTATAATGAGAATAAAATATTACGTTATTCCTGTAACAATTGAACGAGTTCAGGCTTTTTCAATTTCTGGAGGTTGGGGACTTTATCGGGCTGGTCTTTATATTTCTCCTTAAGTAGCGCACGGAGTTCAACGACCGACAATCCGGAAAAAGACGTCGACGCGGCGGCGGGCGAGGGCGAGGGCGCGGGCGCGGAAGCAGAGACCATCACCGTGAAGTGATGGTCTGTGTCTACATCGTGTTCTTCGGCGGTTTTATTCAACAAAGATAAAACATCGATTGTATTTGTCGATATAGACGACGTATCGGCGCTTGTTCCTAAATCGACAGTAACTGTTTTTATTTCGCTAGTCTCTATGGGTAACTCAGCCACAGGTTCTTCGTGAGATGCTTCATCAATTACAGTCACCGACTCGACGTCCAGTTCGTTAATGTTATTATTGTCCGTTGGCAATGAAATCTCAATATGCTTGACCTCATGAATATCGTGGATAACGTTATCGCGTTCGATTTCGCTCTCGCTCTCGCTGCCGCTCTCGCTTCCTTCGCTTCCTTCGCTGCCGCTCTCGCTTCCTTCGCTTCCTTCGCTGCCGCTCTCACTGCTCTCGCTGCCGCTATCGCTGCCGTCGCTGTCCTCGCTGTCCTCACTGTCGCTTCCTTCATCCGATGTTGTGTCCTCACTGTCCGACGATATTGCGATTAATGCGCTACGCTGTTTATTCGGTGCTTCATACATAACGGTATCCATATGGATATGCTTGTTATGGTCCTCGAATATTTCAACGGGTTCTGAACCGGCGCCGGATTGTGCCTGGTGCTGCGGCTGCGGCTGCGGCTGTGCGTGCCTAAAAACGATGCTCTGTAATCCCTGAATGTCATACGACGATTCTTCTATATATTGCTGTAAAATAAGCGCTTGTTCTTTTTGCGAATGTTCTAAAATGGTGAATCGGACCTTCATATACTGATACATGGCAAATACCAGAATAGAACAAACTGCTAAACTAACAATAATAGTTAAAAAACTCAATTCGCCCATTCTCTCGATGTGTATGATGTAATATAATAATCCGCGACGAAATATTCGGTAAATAAACGGAATAGAATGTATTTGAATGTATATCGTTGGTTTTATGTTGTTATTACAAATTTATGCTTAAGTTGGGGTTATAATTATAATGTATAAAGGTAAATCTCTGGAAAATATTCGGTTCGAAATTGCGAATATTTTTGTTTAAAAAAGTCCTGGTTCTAACAGTATAACTTTATGATTTCAACAAGTTCAGTGTTTTCTTCTCGTTCAATTCGGGTAATACAATCTTCCATTGTTTCTATCAATTTATCAAGTTTATCAGCAATATCTATTTTACTTATATTAGAATCTGGATTGAATCGGATAAATATCCACTTTCCACTATGTATCATATAAACGTCGTCATAACGAATTTCTTCGTCTTTGGGGTCATATCCACGATGAGCGAATTCATCTGTTTCAACTGCCAGTATTGTATTACCTATCAATTTACGATGGTCGATGCGACGGCGATGTGTACAATTACAACCACCTGTATATAGTGGAGTATTATGGATAAATCCATCAAAGTTAGCATTGATATGATTTCTTACCATTATTTCTTTGCTATGAGTGTATATTGTTTTACTACGTACATCATCGGGAAATATTCGTTTAAAACAAGTTGCGCAGTATCCATCATATTCTGGAGAACCACTTCTACTATCTATCCAATTAATACAATTAGGGCATCTTATTCCACCGCCATGCGTTATACATTTCTCATAGCCACTTGGAGCACCTTTATTACATCCTGGTTCTACACATCGTTTTCCTCCACCATGAGCTACACATTTGTACGTATTATCAATAGCACTGGTTTTACATCCTGGTTCATTACAACGCCTTCCTCCACCATGTTTTTTACATTTTTTTGTTGCCCCCATGGCACTTTTATCACAACCAGGTTCAATACAACGATAACCACCCCCGTGAGCTACACATTTGCTATTTTTAGCTCGGGCACTTGTATTACATCCTGGTTCAATACAACGATAACCGCCGCCATGAGTTATACATTTTCCACTGGGTGGTACTGCGAATGTATTACATCCTGGTTCGATACACTGGGTTTTAACAGCTTTTCCAACAATATGAGCCGTACATTTATTAGATATTCCTTTGGCAGTCTTATAGCATCCAGGTTCGGTACATATTTGGCCGCCATTATGTATTACGCATTTGTTGGACCGATATTTGACATGAATTTCACATCCAGGTTCATCGCATATATTTATATCACTGTGGTCTGAACATTTAATACACAATTTGCTTCTGGACCTCTTATAACAACCAGGTTCATTGCACATGAGTCCACCATTATGTAATATACATTTATTGGAACGATATTGAATGCGAATACCGCATCCAGGTTCATCGCATATTTTTCCACCATTATTATGTTCAACGCATCTACTTCTTTTTCCAACAGCACGTTTGTAACATCCAGGTTCAACGCACATGATTCCACCATTATGAGTTACACATTTATTATAACCGCTTTGAGAACGGTTATTACATCCAATTTCATTACATATTTCTCCGTATTCATGTAAGATACATTTATCACTTTTATATGCGGCTCCTTTATCGCAACCAGTTTGATTACATATTCTACCACCTCCATGTGATAGACATTTATCACTTTTATATGCGCTTCCTTTATCACAACCAGTTTCATTACATTTTTTCCAACCTCCATGAGATACACAGTAATCATAACCAGTTCGTGCATGTTTGGCGCATCCGGGATGAAGACAACGATAACCACCTCCGTGTTCTAAACATTTACAAGTTTTTCCAATTCCACGCTTATTACAATCGGGTTCGGAACAACGTTTTATACTCATTGATATATATGTTATAGTAGATATATTTAAAATCATTTTCTATAATTAAAAACTTGGTTTTTTAATCTAAAAACTCCTGGTTGGAACCGGTCGATTTGGTCGTTGAAGACACTTTTCAGCCGAAAATATTCCGTTTGAAAATAGAAAATTAGAAATATCATAGATTCAAAAGTTCCATAGGATACCTACGGATTTCATCCGTTCACTTATAAAACTCCAGAAAATAATCCCTTTAAAAATCAATAAAAATACTCACCCATCCCAAGGGGTTTCCACCCATACCGGACACCCATGGGTCGTTGATGGAAATGCAACAAAACACGCAACAGTACGCAACACGCCCAACTTTGTGGTTTTCATCATGAGCGCCGGAGACTTTTGAAACACGAAAATCGCGTATTTTGTGACTGACCAGTCACAACTTTTTTGAATCGGTTGAAATTTTTGTGACTGTAATTTTTCGACCCCCGCCGGCGCGACCGACCGCCGGGGTTATAATCGCACCCTTGTCTATAGACCGCGCGATTTAGGCAACATTTCCATCATCCCATTTCCATCAAGACTGACCCGCAACGATAATGTATTATTGCGATACATGTGACATCAAAACCAATAACAAAACTGTTTTCAATACGCATCTTTTATCGCCAAAGCATCAACGGTTATGTTCCGAGAACGTCAAATGTAAAAATTACATCCACAGTCTCATTTCAGGCGGGTCAGGCGGGTCGGCCGCCAAAAGCATCCCCCAAAAACCGACCTCCGAAATTTGCGTTGCACCGACCCCCCAAAAAACACCCATCAATGAAGTGATTCAAATCAACCTCCACGAAGAAGACGAGGAAAACAACGTGGTTTATCACGCCGGCGTCGACCCCGGAGGTCACGTGACCACCTGTCACGTGACTAACTCCGACTCTACAGGTCACGTGACCACCTGTCACGTGACTAACTCCGACCCCGCCGCCACGGCCTACGAATGTAAATACTGTAAACGCCCCTATATCAACCGAACCGGATTATGGCGGCATAATAAGAAATTCGGGGCTTCGTGTGTATTGAAGATAATGGAGGAATCCAAACTTGAAAATACGGCGGAATTGAAGAATATGATAAATACGATGATGCATATGAACCATGAATTCAAGACGCAGATATTGGATTTATACAAAACCGCGGCTGCCGCAGCGGCGTCATCAGCGGCGTCTACGGCGTCTACGGCGATAACAAACAATAACAATAATACAAACAATATGAATAATTGTTACAATCAGACATTCAATATGAATCTATTTCTTAATGAGCAATGTAAAGACGCGATGAATATGAAGGATTTCGTGAATTCGATTCAATTGGATACGGACGACCTGGAAAGTGTGGGGAAGCTCGGGTATGTCGAAGGAATGTCGAATATTCTTATAACCAATCTGAATAAAACCGAACTACATAAACGCCCGGTCCATTGTAGCGATATCACTCGAGAGACACTATACGTCAAAGACGCGGATAAATGGGAGCGTGAAGGGCCCGACCACCCGAAAATGGTGAATGCGGTGCTTGCGGTAGAGCATAAAAATGTGAGTTTGATGGGGGAGTGGGCTGCGCGTCATCCACGGTGTATGGATAGCAATTCGAAAGAGAACGCGCAGTATTTCAAATTATCGAAGACGGTTACGGATGGAGCCCAGGAAGGGAATATATCCAAGATTATAAAGCGCGTGGCGAAGAATGTTCTCATCGATAAGGGGATGACGGCTCAGTGTGATGAGCAACATATTGAAAAGATTTAAACACGTAACTCCGGATTATGTAGTTACGTATTTATTGTTATAATGGACGCTGCGTCCGCGACCGTTGTTGCTCCCGCGACCGTTGTTGCTCCCGCGACCGTAGTTGCTCCCGCGACCGTAGTTGCTCCCGCGACCGTCGTTGCTCCCGCGACCGTAGTTGCTCCCGCGACCGTAGTTGCTCCCGCTATCGCGACCATGGCGGGAATGATAAATTATTTGACTGTTTCGCTTTATCAAGGACAGTTTACATACAATGACGAACAAGCGTGGGCGAGATTGAATGATTTATACGACCGCGTTTCCAAGACGCCGAGCGTCGCGCCGTCCGTATCAGACATTCGGGACTTTTATAATAATATCGCGTTTTTGTGGCGGGTCACTGAAACAGAAGACCCGGATTATGATAGGTATATGAGACAGTTGCGCCGTTATATTATCGCCACCGCCGCCACCGAATAAATACGCGCTTATATCCTATCAATAATCCGCCTCGCACTCTCCACGATTTCGTTTGGATAATCCAAATCGCGCAGAACCTTCAGACCCCCCTTGATGGTCGAAATACCGTCCGCAATCTTATACAAATACTCACCCGTCAGGGGCGATACAGACATATGAAGATTTGTAATGGCGCCCGCGTTTCGCTTCTCAAGCAGCTCGCACAACTCGATATAATGTGTCGTAAGAATCAGGTCGACATTGGGATTCTTAGAGATATAGTCAATGTATCCGTAGGCGGCAGCAACAGCCTCGTATGGATTTGTTCCGGAATAAAGCTCGTCGAAGATACAGAAGTGGCGTTTCGCGGGGTTGTCGATAATACAGCGCAGGATTTCCATACACCGGCGCGACTCCGCCTGGAAGAGACTATCGCGACCTGACGTGTCTGGGATATTCAGGTAGCAGTGAAGGAAGTCATACGGGTTGATTTCTGCGCGTTCATAAAATCCGTACCCGATTTGTTGTGATAAAATAAGATTGAATAGCGTGGTCTTAATCACCGTTGTCTTGCCCGCAGCATTCGGTCCTGTTATCACGAGTTGTTTATCAAGTGAAACGTCGTTGGCGATGACGGCCATATTATTACGATGTTCCAGAGCCTTTAACGGTGCGTATATCTGTGCGGTTAGTTTGGTGATACCGGTTTTCTTGAGAGTGACGGGCCGCGGTGCCGGCGATACAGCTTCCGTGACTTCCTGGGCCTCGGTGGCCTCCTGAGCATCGACCTCGGTTGTCTCCGCAATCGGCGATAATGACCGTGTCACTTCTGACTCCGACTCCGTCTTCGCGTCCGTCTTCGTGTCGTCAATCACAGGTGCCGTCGTCGCGACGAACGAGCACTTATTCATCATCCCGGATAAAACAATACTGCGGCACGCAGTCAAATGCTCCATATACGCATTAAATCCGAAACTGTATTCCAGCAGCTCATTCAAGTCGGTCTGTGAAAACAGCGAATAATAATTCTTCATTACATAACCGATTTGGAAGAACTTGGATATAGAAACCGAAAAGGGCGAAATATCGGTAAGCGCGCGTGTGACCTCGTTCAGTAGTGTATATCTCTCGGAGAGTTCCTCGCGGAACGGCTCATAGGATGAGAGATGGTAGGTCTGAATGAGTTGTATCATATACGACATATTCACACCTGTCGCAGTAAGATAGCCGTTGATGGTGTGGATGTGAGTATGGACGAGCTTGATATTCCTGTAAAACCGAATACACGCCATCACATTTTGGTAAATCTGGATTCCGTAAAACGCGACCGACATTAATATATACATTTTTTGTTCGATGCTTACTTCGCTAAAATTGTTTAAGATACGTCCGACGGAGTGTTGGCCGATAATTGTTTTCAGAATATCGATATATTCCGAGATACTGACGCTCAATCCGCGCATCATCAGTACGAAAAAAGGGATAATCAAGACGATAATCGGTGTAAGCAACGCAATAACAGGAGATGAAATGTTATACAGACTTAAGAATTGGAGGAACGACGACGAAGTATTCAATTTCGCGAGAAATGGTGTTTCAATGTAACTGAATTTCTCTTTGAAATCCGCGAGTTTACCGGTTCCACGAAAGCTGGTCCAGGTCTCTTTCATTGTGGCGAATGCCTCGACGCTGCCTGCGTGTCCTGTATTCTGCGCAATATTGCGTTCCAGTAGTTCGTTGTCAAACATTTCTAGTAGAGTTTGGGTGTTTTTCAGATACGCAATATCAGTTGTATAATATTTACTCCAGATGGGCAAATAGTCCGTTCCGTATACGGATGTGGGGGAGAATACGTAGTGATATAGACCCTTCACGGCGTCGGTGTCCTCGGCGTCCTCGGCGGCGTCGGTCGCGTCGCATTCTACCTTCTTGGCGACGTCTGTGGCCTCGGCGGCCATGGCAACGGCCAGCTTCGGCTTCGGTTGTATCATTTCCAGGTCTTCAATAATCGTGGTCGGCAATTCGTGTAATTTCGCCGGGTCAGAATATGAAATAGGGTGCTTGAATACCGTGACACCTACCGCCGTTGCGGGTTTCGCGGCCTCCGCCGCCACCGCCCCCTTCGCGCCACCGCCGCCAATCCCTAAATGTTCCATCAATATCGACTTTACTTGGTCAGGATCGCGCGGCATTTCAGAAACAGATTCACGGACATCCGTAATCAACGAACAAACATTAAAAGAACACGACGACATAAGTATTTTATTTTTCGACTCTACAGTATAAAATGAATATATTCTTTCATTTTAAACCCTAATCGATTGGAATACTAATTCCAATGACGCCCCCTTAAATCCCCTCCATAAAGTTCACCGGCAACTCCGTGATAATCGTCCCGTAATACATCTCAATCTCCTTCTTGATGCGCATATCGCGACGCGTGACGAAGTTGATACCGACACCCTTGCGTCCCCAGCGTCCCGAACGACCGATACGGTGGAGATAAATATGGACATCCTGCGGCATATCGAAATTAATCACCGTGCTGACCTGCTGAATATCAATACCACGCGCGGTCACATTCGACGAAATGAGGACACGATGAACCCCCGCCTTGAAATCCTGATACGCCTTATCGCGGTCTCCCTTCTCCATCCCGCTGTGAATACAGCAAACGGGGAAACCGTCAAAAAGCATCGCCTCGTGGAGGTCGGCCACACGCTTCGTGGAATTACAGAAGATAATACATTGTGAAACGGAAATCGTCTTAAACAGGTCCTTCAGCGTCAAATATTTCTGGACGTCGTCGTCGAGTGCGACATAATGCTGCTGAATACCCTCCAGTGTCAACTGCTCCGCCTTCACCTGGATATTCACGGGCGAACGCATAAACTTCTCGGTCAATGTATACAATTCAGGCGGCATCGTTGCGCTAAATAGGACAACCTGGATATCCGACGGCATAAACTGGAAAATGTTATAGATTTGGTCGTTGAAGCCCGCGGAAAGCATCTCGTCGGCCTCATCCAACACGAGCATGTGGACGTTTGAGGCCTGGATGTGATTACGACGAATCATGTCGAAAACACGACCGGGGCAACCCACGATAATATGGGGCGCGGATTTACGCAAATCGGTGGCATCGTCGGCGGTGGAAGTGCCGCCAACAAGCAGACGCAATGTCAAGCCAGTCATCATACTTCCGATACTGGAAATGACATCGTATATTTGTTTAGCAAGCTCGCGGGTGGGGGCGAGAATAAGGGCCTGTGTCTTGGCTTTCGTCACATCGATGCTTTGAAGTGCTGCGACCGTGAAAGCACCGGTCTTGCCCGTTCCTGACTGAGCCTGCGCGATAACATCGCGTTTCTGGATGATGGATAATATGGATTTTTGCTGAATGTGACTTGGCTTTTCGAAACCGTAGGCGTAAATGCCGCGGAGCAGATTGGGGGGGATTTCGTCGAGATCTTCCCATTCCTTAAATTCGGGATACGTAGCGGAGCCAGTGGAGGCGAAGCCGGAACCAGAGTCAGTGGAGGCGAAGCCGGAACCAGAGGCGAAGCCGGAACCAGAACCGGAGTCGACGCCGCCGGTGGAGGAGGAGGGCGTGATTGGATTATCGTCGGTGGATGACATTGATGTCGATAAGTAAGGTCGGATATGTCTAATAATGATAGCAGGATATATTTAAGTCTGTTTGACATACCGGGAATGATTGACAGGGTGCGTTTTGTTATTGGTGTGAATTGTACGTTAGAAGAATAAAATTGAAATGCTTTTTTTATCACCAATAACAGTCGTATCGAATCAAATGAACTCCTCCGCCAGAAACGTCAAGTACACCAGCAGACCCAGCAGCAGCAGCAATGCCGCCATTCGTGCCAGAGAAGCCATCACGGAAAGAGCATTCGCCAAGGCCCTACAAATTGAAACCTACGATTCAGCCCGGAATAGAACAATGTGGTACCGATTGAAGTCCGCCACCGCCACCGCCCTTTAGTGAATCCCATCATAAAACCCCTCCCGAAAATACTCAAACATCCGCCGGTCAGTCTGGTACGCCCCCCACTTCGTCGCCTTTATCACCGCCCGGAACCTCGGCGATACAAGTGCGCGCACTATCGCCTCCCCCTGCGCCACCGAACTCACCGGCAACCCGAAGGAAAATTGTCCCATTCCATATTCCCCGTCCCAGTCCAGATATGGGTACAATTTTTCATTGAAGTTCAGGATGACTTTCGACACCCCGAAATGCCCCGTCCCACGCGTCGCCGTATTCGAATACCAGATTCCTAATCCACGCGCGGTCATTGTATGGACGACCGGATAAATAAATTCTCCGACCCGGTATTCTGGCGACATATGCGGGAGGTCACTGCCGTAGGCGGAGCGGTCGTAGATGACGCGACTGGGGTCGGGCCCATTTGGGTCAAGGATGCTCTTTATGAACTCGAATTCTGAATTAGGTAACCAAGGCCAATCTCTCGGCGCAATGGTATTCAAGTGGATACTACCGCCATCCGCCTCTGATTCGATGACGACGCAACACGCGGCGGCGGGGGCGGCGGTATTGCTGTTATTTACAGCAACAGTATTACCGTAGGATACGGCGATCACATACAAATCCATTCTTTGCTGAACCTGTAAATCACGGATTGCTGTTTTCTTATCTGTCATATGAAGATATCGTAGTGAACACGAATCTCTCGTCATCATCGTCCACAACGACAGCGGACTGTCCGGTTTCCGCCACGCAGGCGGGGTGATGAAGCATAGAAATCTCTCCTCTTTTCCAAGATTTGAATGTAGTATCTCGAGAGATTTCACAATGAATTTATCCCATAAGGTCCGTCCTCCTTTACTACCGAGGCGTATCGTGTCATCTCTCGGCATTTGGAATGGAGGATTACCGATGATGATATCGATTGGATGCGCCGCCGCCGCACCCGCACCCGCACCCGCCGATGTCGCCGGGTGTAGAAAATCCGCGCACCGGATATTCACCAACGACCCGAATAAATCTCTCGTCCGATCTACATTGACCGCGTTAATTTCCACCATAAACAACATATTCCGGATAATGTGTTCGTGTCGAGTGCGACGGTCGGGGAATACAGCGCACAATCCGTCCATCAGTCGCATATAAATCACCGCGCAGAAATGCCCGATACCTGACGCGGGTTCTAGCCATCGTAGCGCCGGGTTGGTCCATACCCGCGCAGGAAGTTGGTCCAATAACTCGCAAATATAAGAATACGGCGTGAATACTTCGCCATATTTATTCTTTTCAATATCACGCACCGAGAGATTTGCCTGGATGTATGCTTCTACGCCGCCACCGCCAGTTAATTCAAATATTTTCCCGAGTGTCGCCATGATATCCAATACGTAAAATTGATATAAAACATACATATATAATATAATAGACGCACAAACGTTTGTATATCCAACCCACCACGTGTTCTTTCATGGCAAAAATTACCCACCGTTACGATCTTCCTGATTATGCTGCGTTTATGAATATGGGGTTTGACCTGAAATTGCCCGATGATGTATTAAAATCCGTGTCCGATTTGGCTGATTTGGTAGGTGCGCCTACATATGTGAAAACGCCGGTATTTCCCGTTCGGTCGGAGCTCGGAAGTAGCGCGGGCACAAGCACAGGGGACGCTGCCGGTGCCACTAGCGGATATCATATCGCCGGAAGCAGCGCCAATACATTTCAGAGCCGTATCGGCAGCAACGGAGACACATTTATTACCCGACAGTCGTCGTCGTCGTCATCGTCGTCGCACGGGGGCAACGGCACTACAATCACGCGCCAGCGAAACGCCGCACAACAAATCCCGAATAGCGAGTGGGAGACAATCCTCGCATTTCAAAAGACCGAGATTCAAAAGAAGGAAGGTATCGAATTGAGTATTGACAATATTCGGTCGTATCTTAACAAACTCACCGACAAGACGTATACGGCAATGTTATCGAATATTCTGAAAGAAATCGCGGCGCTCTTCACGGCATCCACCGATGATAAATCAGAGGAGCATAATACTGTCGCGGTGATGAACCGGGTTGCGTCGTCCATTTTCACAACCGCGAGCTCTAACTCATTCTATTCGGAGATTTACGCACGCCTGTTTCGCGACCTTATGGCAGAATACGCAGTATTTCGCGAAGTGTTCGAGAAGAATCTAGCGTCGTTTATGTCGCTGTTCGAGACGATTGAATACTGCGACCCGAAGAAGAATTACGATAAGTTCTGCGACATCAATAAGGCCAATGAAAAGCGGAAGGCGATGTCGCTCTTTATCGTGAATTTGATGAAGAACGGAATTGTGGAGAAGACACATGTCCTCGCAATCATGCGCCAGATTCAGGAGCTGATGTATACGAATATGCGGCAGGAGGGGAAGACCAACGAAGTAGATGAACTCGCGGAGAATCTGTATATTATGGTGAAGCACAGCCACTCCGTACTCAAGACGGCCGACGCGGAGGTGGCTGAGTTGTTCGCACAGCGCCTGGAACAAATCGTCGAGATTTCCAAACTGAAGATTAAGTCCAAGCCAAGTATTACGAACAAGACTATCTTTAAGCATCTGGATATGCTGGATGAGATATCGGGTAAATCAAAGAAGTAAACGGTAAACAAATATAGAGGGTCAGTCATGTATATAATCAATAGTAGTAGAGCAATGCCGCCGCCTTCACCGCCCTCAAAATTGAAGTTCGTGGTTTCATTTACGACCAGCCCGACACGTATCGGGAAATGCGGACCGATGATTCACAGTATATTAGACCAAACACGCAAACCGGACTTATTTTTATTGAATATACCGGAAAAGTTCGCACGAACGGGTGAATCATATGACGTTCCGAAATATATCCGGAAATCTCTTACAGTGAACAAGGTCACCACGGATTATGGGCCTGCGACGAAAATCCTGCCCGCCGTTGTGTATCTACAGGCCCAGGCCAATGCGAAAGCACAGGTATTCGACCCCGCCACCACCCGGATTATTTACCTGGATGATGATATTGCGTATCCCCTCAAAATGATTGAATCCTACGAAAAAATGATTGCGCCGGGGGACGATAATGTATGGACGGCGACAGGATTCGATTTCGTGAATCTGGAGTTACACGGGAAACGCGCAAACAAAGACACCGCCACAATCGCGGAAGGGTATGGGTCGGTTTGTGTACCGTTGAAGACATTCGGCGACGATTTTATGGAATATATGACGCGATATACCGCCATCGACAACCAGATATGCCGTCTCTCGGATGATGTCATTTTAAGCAATTATTATCATAAACAAGGGGTCGGTATTAACATTATCAATGTGCCTGGGTTCTTATCGATTACAGATATGTGGAGTAATAAAAATATCCTGGATTATGGGAATGAAGACGACGCGCTTCATTTGGGCGCAAGCGGCACATCGGATAATAATGTCGACCGATATAAGCGCGTGATTACGACGCTGAATAAGGCGAAAGACCGGCATTTTAAATTGGCGTTTATTACGGCGACGGGGACGGGGACGACGGGGGACACGGACAAGAAGACGATACTTTACAAGTAACAAGCGACAGGCGCGGGAAGTGTGTAATTATTATTTATCTGTATATAATAACTACGCAGGCAATGGTGAAATCAAAACTCAACACAAATATCAATTATCGCGAACACTCGCATTTAGAAGAAGAAGATTTCAAGTATAATACACCGTTATTCAATTTGAAAATATTAGGTATTACCGTTATTATTGGTGTAGGACAATTGAATTACGATTTCTCGAAACGGCATAAAGTGGTGTATGTCCCGATTTATTTATTCAATGCGGAGACACAGTTTATGAAACAAATCGGGGTATATGAGATGCCGTCCAATAACGTCAAAATGGACGAATCCGGTGACATCGATATCCATAAATTGACGCCATTGTTGTACGGGTTTGTGAACACGGAATTATTACGCAAATCTCTCGTAAAGGCGGGTGCGAGTGCCGCAGCCACGGTGGCTCATACACAGACGCAGGCGGCGGCGCAAGCAGCGAAGACCAAAGTAGATACCGCGGAAATCAAGAAATCTCTCGCCGCGACCGATGCGGCCGGGAGCGACAGCGACAACGACAGCGACGTCGACATCGACTACGGGGCGACATTTGGATTGGACGCACGGCAAAAACATCTATTATCCGGCGCATCCATCCTCCCACTTCAAACAAAGGAACAATCCGAACTCGAGAGAAAACAATACAAGCACAACCCAAGCGACCTCTGGATCCAGAAGTATCTCCGAAATAAGTATTTCAATTTCATAGACAATGAAGGCGGCAGTGGTAGTGACAGTTTTTTCGCTGTCATTCGCGATGCTCTGCTTACACAAGGACGCACGACGACGATTCTTGAATTGCGCAAGCAGCTTTCGGATGAAGTGACCGATGATGTATTTCGCGCATACCGAGAGAAATTCGCACTCTATCACGGTATCGCACGAACCCAGACACGTGAAACCAAGGAAATGGTGAATCAGTATAACGACCTGAAACGCCGGATATCGACAATCCACGACCGCGCGCAACAACAACTCATGATTGGCGGTGCGAAGAAGCTGGTGATGGAGCATAATATGAAATTGGATGAAGTGAAATATACGAAACTGTTGGCGGGCCAGTATGATTATATGAAAGAAGTGCGGTCCACGCAACAATTGAAAGAGCGGATGATGACGTCGCTTTATTGGCCGGATGCGTGGGGGGTGGCGACGATGGAGCGGGTATTGAATATGAAGTTCGTATTTTTCTCGTCGAATGCGTATGAAACGGGGGATATTGATAATGTGCTTCAATGCGGCGGACCGGATACCATCGATGCTGCGATATTGAAACGCGGTGTATTTGAACCGACCGCGTATATCTTAATCGATAAAGGGATTGTGATGACGATGGCGGGGGCTGGACGGGGATCGGGTGTGCGGACGATGGCGATGGAAGGCGGCGGCGGCAGGTCTCCTCGCTCACGGTCTAGGTCTCCACGGGCGGCGGCGGCCACCGGCACAGGCACCACGGGGACGGGCACCGGCGGTTTCATTTCAAAAACCACGAACCGGAATACATACAAACTCATTACGTACAAAACACACGGTGTATTGGCATTTTCCGAATTGCCGTATGATATTAAATTACTAATTACGACCAAGTGCCTTGAAACGCAAGCCGGCGCATTTTGTTTCATCCCTCAATTTAAACTCTTCCAGAAAGAACTCGGCATACGCGCCGACGAATTACACAACACGAGTCTCGATGATTTATTGGAAGAAGTCCATACTGACGCGGGAAGCATTGGAAATCGCACGGGGTCGCATCTTTATACCCCGGACATCGTATTCCAGTTTTACGCGAAATCCAACCCGAACGCATTACCAGGCGCAGGCCCCGGCGAGAAAATACCGGAACACGACAAAATCCATTTCCAAAAACTGGCTACATTTGATAACTGGCGGCGTAAATTATCGAATTTCTGGAGCGAGCCATTTCAGTTGGACAGTCATACCTGGCAAAGCGTGGAACACTATTATCAAGGCAGTAAATTCAAAAACAATAATCGCGAATTCTACCTGAAATTCTCGCTGGATTCACGGTCGGAATTGTCGTCAGACCCTGTTCTTGCGAAAGCTGCGGGCAGTAAAAGCGGGAAACTGAAGCAGCACGATAGCCATATTCTTCGCCCATCGCGGGTAACCATCGACCCCGATTTCTTCAATCATGGACGCAGTGAACGAGAGATGGAGAACGCGATATATGCGAAATTCTCTCAGAATAAAGGTCTCGCGGATATGTTATTGGCGACCAGGAACGCGAAACTTGTTCAATATGTCCGCGGTGGTCACCCGGTCGTGTTTCACCATTTGATGCGGGTTAGGCATAAATTGCGGACGAATGCGCGCTAATCTACGCGCTTCGCTCGCATGCTCGATAGCTCGCTTCGCTTCGTTTCACTTCGCTTCGCTCGCTAACACACGCTAATCCACGATTCGCTTCGCTTCGCTTCGCTAATCTACGCGCTTCGCTTCGCTCGCATGCTCGATAGCTCACAGGTTCGCTAACACACGCTAAAATACGACGTGAAAAACCCTTGTAGCACCGCGAATATCAACATGATTACGATAATACGCACCCAGTCTGTATTTGATGGGTTGGTGAAATGAAGTCCCGCGACCCCGCTGCCATTTGTCGAATCATGGTATTTACCGATATTATAATGGATAACGTTTTCAATAACATTCAATACGATGAATATCAGAAATGAAAATAGGAAGATATCTAGTGTGCCTTTTTTGAAATATTTCTTGTAGATGAGTTCGAACATATCGTATTATTGTATAATGATTATATAATAATATGCCCCCGAAACATAAGACACCGTGGATTGAAGATGATATACAACGTGATACAGATAAACTACGTAGGTCTATTTCCGAGTTTGCGAGAGAATACCACTCGCCGCGCCCGGGCTCAGGCTCGGGCTCAGGCCCGAACGAGAACAAAAACGCGACCAATGATTTCCTGAAACAGTTCTACAGTATAATCACGGAAAACGAACTCGGACTTTATAAACAGCTCACAGCGACGCAATGGACAACCGAACCCGATGGCAATTATATCGAAAAAATGACATTCAAAATATCGGAAATTAAGAATTCGGCGAATGATTTACCGCGGCCGCGGATTCTCGATACGCTGCGCCATCAATATGACGCTGGCGCAGGACGGAAGGCCGGCAACGACAGCGACGACGAGGACCGGTACATTCCCCGCGTCGTATATAAATATATCCGCGAAAAATCCGAATATTGTATCCGGTTTCAAACGACGATACATCAGCGTGCGGTATCATTGTATTTTATTACATTCCCCGAGTCGCATATTTCCGTATGCCACCGTGGCAGTGGCGGCAGTGGCGGCCATGCCGGCGTGTCGACGGCGTCTGTAGCATCAGCATCCAATTATATGTGCTCTACCGAAATCGCAATGTATCAACTTTACGCATATAAAGTATTTCTGTGGCTATCGATTGTGACCGCACTATCCGATAAAGAATGTTCGGGCAAATCTCTCGACGTATACTTTTATATGACACCATTTAAGAAGTTAGTCCCGGGTGCGGCATCCTTCTCGGCCTCGGCCTCGGCGCCATTATCCGCAATCCACGTGAACACCGGCCTCACCCGTAATTGCGAAACCAACGGCGAGATTGTGATATATCGAACAGAAGAATGGTTCAAGGTGTTTATTCACGAATCCATGCATAACTTCAATATGGATTTCATCGACCTGGATTTATCCGCGGCCAACAAACGGCTCCGCGACACATTCTGTATCCCGCACGATGACGTCCTACTCTTCGAAACATATACGGAAACATGGGCGCGGATTATAAACACGATGTTTGAAACATATTTCGACGTAAATGTCCGCAATCAAACCGAGTTTATTCGGCATGTTCGAGAGAATCTCTCGGTGAACGCGCTATTTTATGCGTATCAGGCAGTAAAAGTCCTGGATGTGATGGACCTGAAATACGCGCAAATCACCATCCTTTCACCGGAGAATATGGAGGTGTGTCGCAAACGATACGCAGAAGAGACGAATGTATATGCGTATTATATTTTAGGCGGTATTCTCTCGGTGTATGCGTTACCCTTTATATCCTGGTGCCGCGAGAATAATCACGCGAGCACGAGCACGAGCATGCCGCGCAAGTTATCAAGCGTCAAGTGTATTCGGTTTTCGAGAGATGGAGGGTCGTCGGGAGAGCGCAGTAATCTAATCCGGTTTGTTGATTTTATATGTAGTGCGGCACGAGACCAAGTGTTTCTAGGGATGGTCGCATTTTGCGAAAAGAAGGTCCATAGCGCAGCGTCGTCGTCGTCGTCGTCGTCGGAGGTATTACAAACCACGATGCGTATGACGCTATGACCCGATGGTATAAGTATTTCAATCACTGTAAAATTGAATATAAATGTTATTTTATGAATATAACGTATAGCCATCCGTCGTCGTCGTCTATTCAATGTCATCATCTTCCAAGAACAATAACGTATACCCCCGCCCAGTCCCTCAAACAAGTATGGGTCGCCTGGTCAGTCTCACAGTCGACAATCCCAAGTATCACACAGCAGATCCGAATGATTCATCGTGTTCGTCGCCCCCTCCTCATCTGATTCCTATTCGTGCCGCAGAATCGGCGGCGGCGGCGGCGTCGACGCACAACAACACCAACGACGAGCAAACGATGCTTTGGCGTAACGTCGCTACCCTGTTCGCCAGATGCGAACAAAACGACGCGGAAATACAAAAACAACGCGAGGATTATGACCCATGTATCGGCGAACTGAACCGCGTGACGGATGATTTATACCAAGAGACGCGCGATTTGAAGTACCGTATCAGCGAGCTATCCACCGAGATGCTGGATGAAATGGATTCGAAACTCCGCCATATGAAGAAACAGACGCGGAAATATGTTTCCAAGAAGGTCAATAAGACCAAACAATCCGCGTCGGGGTCGGCATTCGACGCGGATATGGAGGTGTTCAAGTACATCGATACTATCCGCGATGAGTTCGCCGATACGAACTCGCATGTGAAGAATGATGTCGAGTCGCTTCGTCAAGAAGTACATGAAGAACTCTCTGAACTCAATGACGTATATTACCGTGACTACAAAATGTTCCTTCAGCGTGAAAATGAACTGATGGCGAAATTGGATGCCGCCGTGAAAATGAACGAGGCCACCAATAAGCGGATGAAAGACATGGAGGACTTCTTTATGAAGCAAATCCAACAAGCGCGTAATTACGCGGATACACACGTCGCGGGTGATTTGCGCGAGGAGTTCTCGACGGCGATTTGCCGCGAGGTCGCATTTGAGAGCAAGGTGAGCGCGGAACTTGTCCAAGGTGTCCACAATGAATTGACCGACCTGGTCACCCGGTCCAATGAGTATCATTCCGCGCGGTATTTCGGAACAGTGGAGGATGTCAATCAATTGCGTGAAACATGCCAGACACTGAAGCAGAGTATCGGGATGGTGGATGCGGAATTGTCGGATACGAAGGAAATTGTTGAATTCTTGAAGGATGAGGTGGGTGAAGCGACGAACACCGTCGATGAAATGACATATACGGTGGCAGATATAAATACAGCTATTGCGAAACAAAAGGAGTCCATTTACGATGAAATGGACCAAGATTATTATGATATGAAGGATTATGTGAAACGTCGCATTCAAAGACACGTGCGTCATTCTCACCAAAAGACTCCTGCCGCTGCCGTTGCCGCCGTTGCCGCCGAAGCAGCCGAACCCACGGACGCGATTTCGATGATTGTCGCTGAATACAGTGAAGCAGCGGGTGCCGAAGCCGCCGCCGCCGTCGAAGCCGAAGACGAGAATGTTATCATTATGGATGACACGTGTATGATTAGTGATGACGACGAATAAACACGAACACGAATAATAATAATCCATTATTTTTTATGATAAAATTGAACAGAATAGTATCATAGTCAGCACATCACACAGCAGCAGCAGCAATGGGAATCAGAAATCTAAACCGATTTATTCAAACGAAATGTCCGACCGCGTCGTCGAGAATACATCTAGAGCAGTTACGCGGAAAGAAAATCGCGGTAGATACGAGCATTTATATGTATCGCTTCGCCGGCGAAAACGCACTGCTTGAGAATATGTATTTGATGGCGTCGTTGTTTCGGTATTACAATATCCACGCGGTCTTCGTGTTTGACGGCATGCCTCCTCCACAAAAAACCGAACTCATTGAAAGCCGCCGACGAAAGAAAGACCAGGCCAAGCAGCAGTACGATATCGTATCTCACCAACTGAAACAACGTAAGCGCACCGAGTATTACAATCCTGAAATCGCCGAACTCGAAGAAACAATGACGCAGTTGCGAAAGAGATTTGCGCGATTACGTGAAGGTGACATCGACAATGTGAAGGAATTGCTCGTTAGTTTCGGGTTTGCGGTTATCGATGCCGAAGGCGAAGCGGATGTAGTATGCGCGAGGCTGGCGATAAAAAAACGCGTCTACGCGTGTCTCAGCGATGACACAGATATGTTCGTTTATGGCTGTCCGGTCATATTACGACACATCAGTTTATTAAATCACTCGGTTGTGAGTTATACAATGGCCGACATACTGGCCGAAATACACATAAGCCAGCACGAATTCAAGATGATGTGTGTCGTTAACGGCACAGACTACGGCGGCGGCGGCGGCGGCACTGCCAGCGACCGTATATTCCAGATATACGACCTATTGATGGAATTCAAACGCCTGTCGCCGAAAGAACAGAAGAAATACCAGGACGGCGGCGGATTTTACGATTGGATTGATGAATGTAAAAAAGGGATGGTGAATAGCAATGGCGTGATTTCGATGATGACAACCGAGGCGATGTTTGATACGTCGTCGTCCGGCAATAACGCCGGGACAATCGACCAGCAGTATAAACAAATCGCAAACCGCGACGATATTTACAAAGACCGGATTATGGAAGTGATGATGAAGGATGATTTCATATTCATATCGGATGAATCAATCGCCGTATGTGATTAGTATTTGAATAATTGTAATAAAAATAAGACGTTTTTTGTTTCATTTTTATTTATTACGGCGAATGAATGAATGAGCGCGAGTGAACACGAGCCAGCGAATGAATGAGCGCGAGTGCCATTTAGGCCTTGACAGCAGCGGCACCACCAGCGGCAGCACCAGCGGGGGCGGCAGGAACAGTCTTGGCAAAGTGAGCAGCCATGAACTTCTGAAGGTTGAAGTAAGTCAACTCCTCACCCTTCTTCAGCTTCAGGAGCTTAAGAAGCTTGGCATCGGGGTTAATCTTGCGACCATTGTCCTTATCCTGAAGCTTCTGGGTGCGAATGTAGGCATTCACCTCACGAGTAACCTCGGTGCGCGCAAGAACACTGCCCTCGGGCTTGCCGAGAAAAGCGGCCAACTCGTTGGAAATCAAGGTAGGCTTGACGAAACCAGAAGGGGCGCGGTTAGCGTTGGTCTTGCGACGCTTGTTGGCCTTGTTGGCGACACGAAGCTCACGGGCATGCTGGCGCTTGAGCTCGTTCACCTCGGAACGAATAGAAGTAATAAGAGATTGGGCGCCCTGAAGCTTGCTCAACACGCTAACGTAAAGAGCAGCAGAGACAGAACCCTCGACCTCGGCGACGGCCTCACCCTCAACAACGGGGGTGGCGGGAGCAACGGCAGGGGCGGCAGCGGCGGCAGCCTCGGAGGAGGCCTTGGAAGCAGCCTTGGGCTTGGCGACCTTGGCTGCGGGAGCGGCGGCAGCAGCAGCAGCAGCAGGAGCGGCAGCGACCGCGGGGGCCGCAGAAGAAGCAGAAGCAACGGGAGTGGAAGAAGAGGGAGCAGACTTGACCATGTTATCGGTTATACACATATGAGTAAAGTCTTTTTAAGTTAGTTTCGACACATTTTTACAATTCGTTCATAAAACCGCCTCATACAACCAAGGCAACGCATTTCGCGCATTTTGATTTACAATTGTCAACGTCGCCAATACGTAAAACGCACCTAAACACTGGTCCTCTCGAGTCACACCACGTTTCACGATATTGTTGATAATCGACACCGCAATCGTCCGCAATTCAGAGTCATTTAAAAGATTCACCACATTCAAATTCACGCTGATATTATTTAACATGAAGGGATTGCCGTGAGGAGGGCAAATGCGCTCCTTCATATCCTGTGATAAATTCGCGCGATAATACCAGATGTCGTGGATATGACGAATGAACCTCAAAAACTCGGGTCGTTGTAATGTTGTAAACCATTCCGAGTCGGAGTAATTTCCGAGCGTATTGATATGCTGAAATAGACCGACAATATAAAGATCTTCCTGTTTTTCTCTCGAGAGGCCGCTGTGATTCTCGTCATCATCGTTATCCTGATTATCAACATCCTCCAATTTAATCGTTGCGCGAAACCGTAATAGGGTTCCGTAGATTAATTTGTCATAGACGTTTTGAACAATCGCGACCGGCAGTAAATTCCGATTATATGGGTTGGTTATTTCGGGGAATGAATTCAGGATAAGATTGTATATCGACGCAATATGAAACCCGTATATTTTCCCATCACGGTCACGGAATGTGAATAGATTATGAAGCGCAATATCTGTCAATTTATCAAACGTATAAAAATCCGTATCATTGACACAATTTTTCACATGTAAATATCCCGGCCCGCTTAATAAACGATATTTAGCAGAAACGTATTGTCTAAATTTGCGTTGGATTTTAACGATGACGTGAGATTGACGCAGATGATTATATATCCTAAGGGTTAATTCCGGTTTTGTGCCGGATTTTTTGATGCCGTAATGGGCGCAAAGCGTGCGTAAATCCGTTAGAGTGTATTTCGTCGTTTTGACCTTTTCATATTCGCCGGTTTTCAATATAATAATATTGGACGGGGGTGGTTCGTCATCATAGGACGACGGTCCCGGCGACGGACCGTCTTTAGACGCGATGGAAGAAGAATCGGGGTTTTCTACGTCTTCATTGAGCTTCATTTTCTTTCGAACCGGCGCGGAACTGCCATTTCCGCCACCACCCGCGCCCGCGCCACTACCCGTGTTACCGCTATACGCTATAGTTAATTCCGATGAACCAGGCATTTGGCGTTTAAGTCTCAGCTTTCGCAAATAGACTTTATCCGGATTGTTATACAATTTGAATTGTAACAACGATTGATATAATCTATGGATTTCTGATTTGTAGGAGAGTGTCGAGATGACAGCAGTGGTCGCCGCTGGCACAGTCGGAGGATTCGCATTCATGTAAGTATATATTATTCAGGTATTATGTTTATTATGTTTTTTCGGATACATAATATCCGAAAACATTATGGTTCGGACATAAAGATATTATGTTGTATTATAATATAAAACCATTATGCGTATATCAGCTTGTTTCCTTTTATGTCTTCTGTCTGCGTCGCTGGTGAGCAGCGTTCCGGTTGTTGACATCCCTCATCATGGCGACGTATTCAACATGTCTGAATCCGGCCATGCCGTGGTGACCTCGTCGGAAAATCACACTCACGATGTCCTTCATCCGGAGGTAGTCGTAGTGGTTGCTGCGACGGAACGCAAGTTGTTGCGACATGTGTTTAAGCGTGCGCCGATACCCGCGCCCGCACCGAAGCCCGCACCGAGACCCGCGCCCGCGCCCGCACCGAAGCTAGTGATAAAGGTCGCCGCACCAGCACCGAAGCCCGCACCAGCACCTACGCCCAAGTCGACACCGAAGCCCGCACCAGCACCTACGCCCAAGCCGACACCCAAGGCTACACCTGCGCCGACACCGAAGCCCGCACCCGCACCGAAGCCCGCACCCGCGCTAGTGATAAAGGTCGCCGCGCCCAAGCCTACGCCCGCACCGACACACAGTGTCGCGATTGCGCCAGTTGTTGCTTTAAAGGTTACAGCTCCGGCTCCAAAGGCTATCGTTGTCGCTCCCGCTCCTGCTCCTACGCGTACACTGCCCATTTACTTTACGTGCGACAACGAGTTCGATATGTATGTCAATGGCGAGAAGGTCGGTCGTGGAACCAGCTGGACGACTACGTATCATTTCACCCCCGTTGTAAAGGACGGTGATGTCATCGCAATAGACGGTGTTGATAAGGGTGGCCCTGCTGCTTTTATTGGTGTTTTTGGTGGTAAAGTGACGAAGCCATCGGAATGGAGGTGTTCTACCAAAGAATCAAACGGATGGACTAAAAATACATTCGATGATTCTGCGTGGTCCAAGCCGGTAAGTTATGGACGCAACCAAGACAACAATATTTGGCGTTCTGTTGGTGGTGGTGCGCGCCCGAATATTCCTGGTGACGCTGAATGGCTCTGGACGAGTGATAACAATAATCATGACCGGGTTTATTGTAGATATTTCCCCGTGGCTCCAGTGCCCACGCCCGCACCGACTCCTGCGCCTACGCCCAAGGCCGTCGTCGTCGCCACGCCCAAATCCGTCGTCGATGAAATCATTAAGACCAGCGAGAAAACCAACGCGAAGCTGACCGTGTTTCAAGAGAAACTTCTGAAATTAATGAAGGAAACCAGCGATGAACAGACTCGCATTGAGACCGAAAACCGCAATAATTACAACGGAGTTAGCGTAACCCTTCAATCAGAGAAGACCAAATTGGAAACAGTTCAGTTGAATATGAAGAAGTTATACGACCAAACCACGCTTCTTAATCAGACAATCCAAACTCATTATAAGAAGCTGATTGCGGACACGGGTTATTTACATTTGCTCGATTCTATCCGGCCATCGTTTCTCACATCTCTCGGTGAGTTGGCCGACCATATTCAAAAGGTGAAGACAATCGTCGACACCAAACTTGTCAAGGATGAGTACAAGGATGAAATGGTCCGTCTCTTGTCTGGTATTCATTTTAATACGCGTAATATCAGCGGTTATGTCGCCACCGAGTTCATCAAACACTACAATAAATATAGTGCGCTGATTCAGAAAGAGAACGTCGATTACACCAACCAGCTGAAGCAGTTGTCTATCCTCGCGAACGAATATAAGATCCAGGCACAAAAGGCGGTCGATATCGAGAAGGAACGTGTGCGTATTCAGAGTATTTTGGAGAAGATAAAGTATACGTATACATTGTCCGTGTCCCAGCGCGAGGAGTTCGATTTGTTGGTGAAACAAGTCATGAAGATATTTGATAATAAGAAATGCTAGAGCGAATCGCTGAATTAGCATTTGAATCCCAGTCCATCATAAAAAATTGATTTAAACATTTATGATGAATACATATAACATCGACCGTCTATACGTTCTACTCGTTACACTCGTTATACTCGTTTCATTACAATGGCTTCTGATATGGTTATCTCCGGCGCTTCCTTCAATCCCCTCACCGATATGAAGTATACTAAACCCAAGGTGAATTCCGTCGGCGGTCGCAGCGTCGGTATCATCAATTCAAAGACCAGCACGGTTCTCAATTTGTCGTCGCCTCTGATGCTCACGTGGGGTGTCCAAGAGTTCACCGATGACAAGACCGGCAAGGTAAGTTACGACCTCGCACTCCAGTTTCCCAATGAAGGTTTCGAGACTCCCGCTACGAAGAAGTTTATCACCAACATGGCCGCATTCGAAAAGAAAATCAAGGAAGACGCAATCGTGAATTCCAAGGAATGGTTCAGCAAGCCCAAGATGACCGCGGATGCGGTGGATGCGCTCTGGACGCCTGTCCTCAAGTATCCCAAGAACAAGGAGACTCTTGAGGCGGATATGACACGTGCGCCTACACTGAAGGTGAAGCTGCCCTTCTGGGACGGCCAGTGGAAGGAGTTGGAGTTGTATGATGTCGATATGATGCCGGTCTTCCCCGACGCATCGAATCCTGCGCTCTCTCCCAAAGACCTGATTGCGAAGGGCAGTCACATCGCTGTGTCGATTCAATGCGGTGGAATCTGGTTCGCCAATGGTAAGTTTGGCGTTACCTGGAAGTTGTTTCAGGCAATCGTGAAGCCCAAGATGACACTGAAGGGCAAGTGCCACATCAAGTTGGATGAAGAGGAGAAGACGAAGATTGTCGCACAGGTGATTCAGACCGATGTCGACGGCGACGGTGATGGTGATGCGGACGACCATGACAATGTTTCGGCTGTCATTGAGGATGAAGACGAAGACGAAGTTCCTTCTGCTGCGCCTGTGCGTGTCGCTTCAGTTGCGCCCAAGCCTGCTGCTACTGCTGCTCCAGTCGCCGCTGCTGCCGCCGCCGCGGGAGGTGATGCCGCTTCCAAGAAGAAGATTGTCCGTAAGGCCTAAATAAGGTCTAGGCCGATGGTCTGACTACTAGGATATAACAGTTCAAGTATATCCACGGATATACAAAAGGTATGCTCGCTGCTCTTCGCATTTGTTGACCCCCCGCGCTGACACACAAAAAATAGGTGATTTCATTTTTTTACTTCTGTGTAATAAAATTGAAATACTAATATAGAAATAAATGTATTGTAGATTACACAATGGATTGTACAACAATGACGGCGGCGACGTTCACATACGAAAAGCAGACTATATCAGAGGTAAGTTATGATGTATTCACACACCACGCAGCGGCCGACCGGGGCCAAAATCACGACAACAATACGATGCGCGAAGCGATTATCGGCGCAATCATCAACAATAAGGTGCCTGAGACCTATTATCTCACGGAACAATGGCGTGCGCTCAAATCCGCCGTTGATGGGTTTCTTGCTGAATGCTTCGGTAGCAAAGATTATTCGCGTGTCGAATGTAACCACAAAGGAGGGCGAGGCAATCACTACGATTTCTCTGTTGTGTTCACCTACTGTGACGCGACAACTGGGATTACAGGCACAAGAACATTCAACGTTGAGTTCAAATTCAACGCCGCGAAGGTGTCTGACGCACCGCAATTCGTTTCCCCGATGAAACCGAGTCAGTACTTGTCGGGGTCATACGAAGAATACTTCTACGACAAGTATATGACACAGATTGCCGCGGCGACGGGATGTGTCGCGCCCGACCGCACAGAGTGGCTCAAACAAATTCACAATGATGCGCCGGCGTGCGTCAAAGAGATACAGGCGAAGTATTACGCAGGTAGCGCGAAAAGCAGCCGGTTCACAAAAGCCGCCGAAGATATCGCCTGCCACAACTTATGTAAAAAAATATCAAAGGAAAGTATCGGCACATTTATCGCTGGACACCAACTGAATACATCCAAGCTGTCGGAGTATCTCATCAAATCACAAGAAGAAAAACGGTATATGTTGTTCCAGCCTGCCACCGCCGCCACCGCCGGCCCCACGATAAAACTTCAACGCGTCGACCCAGCAGATTACACGATTGTGTCATGTGTTCCAAATCCAGGGAAATCACGCTACGACTGCGTGACACAATCCGGAAAAAAAGTCCGTGTGCTCCTCCGGTGGAAGAACGGCAATGGAATCGCGTTTCCGGCGTTTCAGATTTCATAGATCGGCAACATCAAATGTAACTCGGTGGAACTAATGGCGCTATTCCCGCAATAACACGAAATGAACTCCTGGGTGCGCGGGTCCTTGAATGATTTCATCACGCGATGGAATGCGGCGAGTGACGGTGCGTCTGTGGCGCCAGTACCAGTATCATTGTGCGTAATACAAATCAAATGATTTTCGATTAGGTACCCTGCGGACGACGACGACGACGACATCGTATCTGGTGTGAGAAGACAATAATTGAACTTGTATTTGCCGACACCGTACCCACGGTTCACGACAATCATCGGTGTGTGTATTCCCGGTTTATCAATAAACGCTTTTTTTTCCCCATTTTTATAGGTTATATGTTCAAACTTCCCGGTTTCAATATTCGAATTATAGACCAGACGGGTTTTCGTGGCATCATTTGTGAGGATACTTTTACACTGGTTCCAAACGACGGTTCCAATACTGACGTTGAATCCGAGGTCGTGTAATGACGTTGACCCAGTGTATAATGATGTTAATCGGGGGAGGTTGTCGGTAAATATACTCGCGCCGGATTTCTCGAATACTCCGGCGCCACTGGCACAGGCCAGTGAATGAACGCCTGCGTATTCGAATACTCCGGCGCCACTGGCACAGGCCAGTGAATGAACGCCGGCGCCACTGGCACAGGCCAGTGAATGAACGCCTGCGCCATATTTCCGCAGAATGAGTATAAAGGTCCCCTGTTGTGTATCCAGGTATCCGCCGCCGTCGTCGTCGCCATCGCATCTGACCATATGAAGTATCGCGAAATGACGCACGATATATTTGCGCGTCTTGTCATAATACTGCGAGTTCATGAAATTGAACGGCAGAACAAAGCAGAGAACCCCGCCAGCGCTCAAAAGCTGCGCGGATTTGATAATAAACAGGATGAATATATTCGGGCGTCCGTCAAAGAACGGATAATATTCAGCGTCGACGTCTTCTTTCTTCATCACGAAATAGGGCGGGTTGCCAACGATGAGGTCGGGGGCGCCGGTCGCCGGACTGCGATATTTCAAGAAATCGCCGTGTTGGATTTGGACCTTACCGCCGCCGCCACCGCCGCTGCCCAGCGCCGCGAAATGCTTCGAAACCTCCTTGTAAATAAGAGGATGAAACTCTATACCGGTAATATTCGCGCTAGGATACTCGCGCATTAACGCCGAAAGGAACTCACCCGAACCACACGACGGCTCAAGAATGGACGTGAACGGTGTGTGTGTCGATAACGATACACCCCGTAGGAGCGTCATTATCCGTCGAATACATGATGGCGGTGTGAAGAATATCCCGCCGTTTTTCTTTTCGTCTTTTGTTAATGACGATGTTAATTTTTGTGATAATGGGGAGAAGGGGGGAACGGACATTTGTATATTATACGCTGTGGTTGTGTATAATATATAATTTGATATCAATTTAATCATGATATTAGTTTTACGACGGCGTATACATTTGCGCGGTCGGTTACCTTATACATATCGTTCGCACCTGCGGCCGTGGCCGTCGCCGTCGCCGTCGACGCGGACTTCTGATTATGACGACACACCGCAATGCCGCCGCCGCCACGCAATAAAACGCACTGACGTCCCCCCGATTGACATGTGACATCACCCGCATGTAAATAATAAACGAATCCGTGTGTCTTGATTTCGTCGGTGATGTAGACGGGGACGACTTGGTCGCGAAACAGGTCGTATATATTCACGTCGAGAGATATATAGATATTATTATGTTCATCGATGGTAACGTGGTCGGGGAGTTCAGGTTCGCATAAAACGATGATTTCGCCGTTCGGGTTCGGGTTCGGGTTCGGGTTCGCGTCAGGCTGCTTAAAATGAAGCTCGCTATGCCAGAGCGGAATATAATACGTTTGTCCACATTCGTTCAGGATATATACGCGGTCCAATAACATATCCAACAATGATGGGTTAAGACGTATCACGATGTCATCGCGGGTCTTCTCTTCAAGGATGGATGTGAGTTCGTCCATAATCTCTCGAGAGATTGAAAACAATTCTTGGTTTTCCGAGAGAATCGTGTAGATTGTCATACACGATGACTTATCCATCTTACGGAATAGCATGACGGATGATTGGATGCCTTTACTTAAAATCGACTGGATGATGGTGTGTATTGCGTCTGCGTTGCCTCCGCCGCCGCCGCCGCCGCCGCCGTTGCCGGCCATCTTCACGAGTATTGTTTTGATAAATAACTGAAAAATACTGTCATAACTACCGCCGCCACCGGTACCATCCGCGCTGCCGTCCGCGCCGTCATCAGAATAAAAATACTCCTTTACCCGTTTGTGTGATTCATTGATTTCTTTGAATATTGCGTCATTGTCGCCGCTGCTGCCACCGACCTTATCTGGATGATGCCGCAACGCAAGCAAATGATATCTTTTATTCAACTCTTTGAGAGATTTCGGTGCGCCGCCACCGCCGTCCGTGGCGGTAAATCCAAGCGTTTTTAATGCTGCGACGATTGTGTCGGGATACATTGATGTTTGAATCCGTGTATCTTACATATTAATACTAGTATGAAATTCTCTAAATGATATATCGGGCGGTAATTATTATTGAAATACTGAAAAAACACGAACATCTTAATCATGATGTCATCCATATATTCCGGTTGTAAAGCACCCGTTTTTATCAGTTTTTCAATAATAAACCAAACGCATTCCTGGATGTTGATATCGTAGATTAGAAGGTCATATAGAATATCTCTCAACGCGTCGAATTTCAAATGCGATGACGGCGAGAGAATAATATCGATAAGACTGTTACATATATTCTCATGCGGAACAATGAGTTCACTTATGTTGGCCTTCAATGCCTTAATATTCGTTATTTTATCGAGATCGAATTTACTGGTGATACGAATCGGGGTTTTCTTAATCACCTGGTATGCGTCGGCGGAGGAGGTTTCACCAAACAGGCATTTGTTATACGCATTCATCGTCGGTCGCTTGAATGGAATCATCTTACATCGTTGAATGACATTATCCGGGATGAAACTGACATGATCCGTGACAATAATGAATTTCAAAGAGATGAACTCGTTGTCGTTGTGCATATAACTATAGAATGTTTCCAATAACTCGCTGTGGATTTTCTGGAAGTTTTTACACATAATGAACGCGGTGGTACTGCTTCGCGAACTGACAATATCGTTGATTTGGTTATATATTTCGTTCCAAATATGCTTTGAATTACAGCCGAGCAACGCCATATCTACCTCGAAATGGACGTCGCTGATTTTGATAAAAAATGTGTCCTTGTTGTAAGAAACGGCCATCCGTTTTTCGTATTTCATTCGCGACGGGCTGTATTTGGATATCATATATAACGCGTGGCTGTATTTTCCGACACCGCTCGGTCCATAAAAAATAATATTGGGTAATTCGGTGATATCTGTTGGGAACGATGACATTATTTTTTTGACACTGGGTTGAAGCGATAATCGTTCTACTTCACGGACATATTCATCATAGTGGCTTTCGAAGAACTTCATGGAATCAGTAATAAGTATTCGCGTTTCGGGTTTATATACGTTTTCCGTCCCAGTTGGACGGAAACCCGGCTAAGTTGGACGGAAACCCGGCCGCGGGCGGGACGACGGCGCTTACCACAGCAACTTATCCGCCAACCACCCGTTCGACCATTTAATATGCCGGTCTTTCTCGTGCCGCATTTTATAGAGACGCCGCCGCGTCTTCGCATAGGTGAGTCCTCGGGTGCGAATATAGGTTGGGAAATCGTTCATTCCACGCGCACCAACACTCGCGATTTTACGCGATTTTCGATACACGTCGATTTTCTTGTCTGGGTTCGTGGATTGTTTTACAACGACACCTATCTTTTTCGCCATTTTCCGTGTATAATTCGTTATAGGATATGCCTTCATGGAATGCGCGCGGGGTATATATTATATACACCTAGAATAATAAAACCGATTCAACAACATACTTAAATCGAATTTATGGACATTACATAACCGAACACGCACGCGCGTCATGAATGTAGTTATATCCCCCGGTGAATTTAATACCCAACTCGTCTATTTCACAGACAAAAAAGCGAATACTCATATTCCAAATAGCACATTTAATCGGATTACATACTCGACCAGCGACTTTATTATGAACGGGATATACATCCAGTTTGAATTGAATGTCCGAACCACCGAGAAAAACTTCAATAATAACATCTACAACTGCCATTTTGACACCGCGCATCCGCATAATAAAATGGTAATCGACATATTTGAAAAAATCGAGGCGGATATATTACAGAAATGGAATCGGACACATGCGGCCTCGGCGGCGGCCTCGGCAGCGTCGGCGGCGGCCTCGGCGAGATGCGATATCATACAACAATTACGCGATGGTGTAATTAGTGTATGGAAACAGGATTTATATATAACCGACAAGCCGCAATTTTACCATTTTATTATTAAAATATCGGGTGTTTGGGAGAATGAAACGGAGAATGAGTATGGGCTGACGTATAAATGTATCTAGCGAATGAGCTAGCGAATGAGCCGGTGAGCCGGCGAATGAGCCGGTGAGCCGGTGAGCCGATGAGTCGGCGAATGAGCCGGTGAGTCGGCGAATGAGCCGGCGAATGAGCCTTACCCATCCGTTGTAAAAAACCGCAGAATAATCTCATTCAACACCATACATACGATTGAAATAATCGCAACAAACCCTGCGATATAAGGCCCGTATTTACCGAGTGCTTCACTGTATTGTGAGATTTGCGTCGAACATAACATTTGTTGATTGATATACGCGTATATGATGCCTGCCTGGACGAGAAGTAGAATGTTTACTGCGATGTCGAATGTGATATAACTTTCCGCAACATGCCCCGAATTTATCTTATTAAAATAAACGGTATTCTGATAAATAATCCATATAATTATACCCGTAAATAATGTCAGTGGAACAATATTTAATAGACTCATACGCATCATACATCCGGGTCGGTCTGGATTGTATTTATTGAGTGTCACCGATAGAATAATAACAATAAGGCAAAACGTCCAAAGAAGTGTTAAATAATAGAAAATATAGGATTTGAAGTAAACAGTGACCTTCTTTTTCAAATCACTCGAGTCTCTGTTTTTGAGTTCATCTTTCACCGATGATATATCGGTTACACTGTCCATATCGCTAAATGAAGGCGCAACATTTTCTTTATAACTATACTGGAATATCATTTTGATGACAATCGTAATGATAATCAACATTGAAAAAATCTTGAATGCGGGGACCAGGTCTTCTGGACTAGCGAAATTATCCATTATTGATTTATTGGTTTAGTCTACTGATATATAGCGATAATAATTTATTTTTTACGGGCTCCCGCCACCCACTCTTTTAATAGGGAAATATCGCATGTCGCATAGTTTCCGTGTAATTGCGCGAACCCTTTCAATGGAATAAATTCCGGTTTCGACATTTTCACCGTTTTATAGAATATATACGGTCCGAATCGCCCATTACGTATGGATGTATGTTCGTCAATCATTCGTATGATTCCTGTCGTCGACGTGACCGCCGCGGCGCTTTCTCCTCCTCCGTCGCATTCCGATTCAGGCGCCGGACCCCCCCGTGAGCTATTGATAAACGCAACGACTTCTTGTAATGTCAAATCAAACTCCGATTTTGTTTGTTTTGTCTCTTTTCGCGCATATTTGCCTGCCTTCGATGACGAGATTCCCAATAAGGGTCGCAATGATATATTCTGGCCTCCCCAGGCAACATATGCGCCGTATTTCCCGCTCTTAATCACAATATCTTGACCTTGATGCTGGCCTAGAACTCGTCCACCGCCGCTGCTGCTGCCGCCGCCGCCGCATGTGCCCGCCGCCGCCGCCGCGACAGTCGTCGCTTCCCCCGCCGCATTCTCTTCGCCAATCATATACGCGAGAGAATATTCACCACGCAATATCTTGGCGTAGTCTAGGTCCTGGCGGACGGGTTTAAATATGAATTTCGGTTTCTTTTCTTTGGTCGGGGCGTGTATCGATAGCGACACACTGTCGTCGTTGTCCACGTCCGCGTCCGCTTCGTCGTCGTCGTCGTCGTCGTCACCCGCGTCCGCGTCGTCGGCATCCGCTACCCGACACCGAATGACCGGCCCATTTTTACTCAGGATATACGAATGATGGTCGTCGATTTTGATTTCCTCCTTTACGACCCCTCGCTCTTTCAGTTCTTGTAATTGCGCGGTCACATCGAACCAGCATTTATAACAAAGTTCATGCCATACCATCCCATCTGTTGCGATTTCATCCAATTGAGTCTCCATATTCTTCGTGAATTCATATTCGAAGAGAGGCGCGAAGTGTTCTAGGAGGAACTCGACGACGATAATACCTAGAGGTTGAATAACGAGTTTGCGTGACTCACCGCCAATCTCTCGAACTTCTGTTTTTGATTCTATCTTTCTACCGCCGCCGGCGGCGGCGTCTGTAATAGTATATTCAATACATTCGAGAGATTTCCCGCGGACATCCTGGAGTTTCACATATCCGCGTTCCTGGATTTTATCGATGAGACTTGAAAAGGTAGACGGGCGACCAATCCCCATTTTTTCCAGGAGCTGGACAAGACCTGATTCGGTATGATGCGATTTCGTGTTTCGCATGGAGCATTTTGTCATGATTTTCTTATAGGGCATCGGCTGTGCGGCGGCGGCGGCGGCCAATGACGCGAAATACGTATATTCAGCGGCATCCGATTCATACCCCGCAACCAATTTCCAACCGGGTTTGATGACTTGTTCTGCGGTGTGCCTGTATTCCGCGGCGGCGGCGGCGTCAGGGCCCGCACCCGCGACCGGAACAACCGGCGAAGGAATCGCCATTGTAATGGTTTGACAAACCGCTGGCGCCATAAGACTTTCTAATGTATTACGAAGGATAATCGAATATAGCCGGTGTTCTCTCGGATGACAAGATTGGGGAAGTAATGTTCGAGAGATATCCGTAGGCCGGATTGCTTCGTGGGCTGCTTCAGTGCCGCCGGCGGTCCCACCGGTTACGCTACCAATATTTCCAATAAGGTCGTCCCCTGCGCCCGCACCGCCCGCACCGCCCCACCGCCCGCGAATATACCCACACGCCTTCGTCACGAATTCCGCGGAATATACCTTACTGTCTGTTCTCATATACGTAATATATCCTCCTTCATATAACTTCTGGGCGGCGAACATGGTATCCTTCGGTGAGAGATGGAGATCGTTGCTTGCGGCCTGCTGAAGCGTGCTTGTAGAATAGGGGCGCGGCGGTGCCTTCGTCACCTTCTTCGAAGCACCTACCTTCGCACGGAACGCTGTGTCTGGTGCTACGGCGGTTTCCTGTATAAATCTCTCAAGTGTTTCAGTTGATTCTAAATCTCTCGAGAGATGGAATGTAAGATTAAGTTTAGTGAAGATTCCAGAGACCGAATACACCATTGTTGCGCCGCCCGCGCCCTCGATATCCTTATAGTTGTCGTAGATTAAGCGCAATGCGGGAGTTTGGCAACGACCCGCCGAGAGATTTGTATGTGCGACATACGTCCATAATACGGGGGATATTTTATAACCTACAATGAGATCCAGGATTTGACGCGCCTGCTGTGCGTGAACCAGCGACATATCAATCGTTCGTGGCGCCGCGACGGCTGCTTTGATGGCGGGTTCTGTTATTTCATGGAATATAATCCTTTTGGTTGTCTCTACCGAGAGATTGAATACTTGACACAAATGCCAGGCGATAGCCTCGCCTTCACGATCATCGTCGGTGGCGAGAATGACCTCCGTTGCGTTGGCAATCGCCGCGCGGAGTTTCGCGACCTGGCCCTGCTTGGACGACATCACGGCGAACTTGGTTTTGAATTCGTGGTCGATATCAATCGATTTTAGACCGTCTTCAATCTCTCGGATATGCCCGAAACTGGCGAGACACATATACTTATCTTTACCGAGATAGGACTCGATTTTCTGGCACTTGGCGGGGGATTCGACGATGATGAGCGAACGACTGGTGGAGCGGGAGTGAGCCGCGCCGGTAGCGGCGACGGCGGCGGCGGCGGTGGACGATGTCTTGTTACTGTCTTTATAAGGAGGTCGAAAGGCACCGCCACGACCGCCGAATCCACCGCGAGCGCTGCCGCCACGACCACCCCGACTGATTTTGAATTTAGGAGGCATCGATAAATCGTATGGTGTATAATTATATACAAAATACGCAATCAATTTTATACTTGTTTATACCACAAGCCACATATTATTATAATGCCAACATAAGTATATTACAATGAACAACGGTAATTCCGAATGGTATAAATCCCTCAAGAAATCATCCCTGACCCCTCCCGGATGGGTGATTTCGAGTGTATGGGCGATATTATACGTGATGATTATCGCATCAGGTATTATTTTCCTGAAAAATGGCGGGTCTGTCCGTTCCATCGGTTTCATCTATTACTGTGTGGCGTGGGTCCTAAATCTATCGTGGTCGCCGATTTTCTTTAAACAACAGCGACCTGATTTGAGTTTCATCGTGATTGTGGGAATGCTCGTGTTTATCACGCTAAATATCTGGGAATTTTATAATGTTTCACGCCTTGCGACGTATTTACTCATCCCGTATGTGGCGTGGGTTTCATTTGCGACATACTTGAACGGGCAAATTGTAGTTATGAACCCGAAGCGTCAGCCGGAGAAGTAGACGGCGGCAGCGTGGCGGTGGCGGCGGCCTCTCGGGCCTTGAATTCCGCCCAGGTCAACTTTTTCTCTGGAATCGCCGGTCGCGATGACGACTTCGCCGATTTCGTTGCGGCCGCACGTTTCTCCTTCGCCGCATGTTCTGCGTCCAAATTCTCGGACCTCTTTAGTGCGCTATCCACATAAATCTTCTTCAGGATCTTCCCGACTTCAAATGAACCTTCGTGCTGATCCAGTTTCCCGTCCTCAATCTCTCGGAGTATGTTTATCATTTTGAATAGAAGGTTTAGGTCGATTTCACCTGTCTTTAGACGATTGTAAATGTCAGTATAATATTTGAAAAGGAATGCGCATCTGGATACACACATCGCGTCGAATTGTTTCGGGTTTGATTTTGCTAAACGGGCGTAATCGCGTTTTAATTTAATCATTGTAGAAACGTCGTTGTAGATTTGGGTACTGTGTTTGATTTCGCGTAGAATCTCGGTATGGTCCTGCGTATCATTCGCCGCAATCATTTTTTGGAGTTGTTCTTTCTCATCGGGGTTCATTACGGGGTGTTGTAATATGTATAGATTATTTCCAAATGAAACAAACGCGAACGCGAACGCGAACCCCGCGGTAATTTATATGTATACTATATACATACGAAATGACACCTCCATTACAAATTCAACAAGCACCAAAGGAGCCGGAATATGCCGCAGCCGGTATTCAGGTGCCGGCCAATATTGCGACGCCGCAAGCAACGATGGATAACGTGAAAGCCGGCCAAAGCCAACTGAATGCGGTGAATTCACTGTCTGGAGGTGGTAGTCGCCGCCGCCGCAGCCGCAGTGCGCGATATTCCAAGAATAAGCGCGATTGGAAACCCAAGTCTTTTATTCGAACATACAAAGGTCGTAAATACCAGACGGGTGGCAGTGACAGCGGTAGCGGCGCCGGCGCCGCCGCAATCCCAATCCCCCAAGTGGGTTCGCCGTGCTCTGGTGGGCCACAGTGCGCCGGAGCGCAAAATGCTTCTTTTACCGCCATACACAACCAGGCAATGTCAAATGGTAAAAATGATGCATACGCAGCAGCCCAAACGGGAGGAAGACGGCGCAAAGTTAGATTTAGTAAACGCCGCACGTATTACCACCGCGGTAGCAGTCAATCACGCAAACCGCGACACGACCAGTCGCTTACATCTATGATTGCCTATAATATAAAGAAGGTTATGCGAAAAGTATTCTCATAGATATTATATGCGTGATATATAACTGAATAGTTATATTACTGAAGACGCTAATCGTCATTGGCACACGCAAATGAAATCAACAGATATTACATTTACAATCTTAATTATTGTCGTATTTTTAGGATTATATATTGCGAACGTACTAGCAATCGGGATGAAGAAAGTGAAAGATAATTGGCCTCTATATCGGTGTAGTCCAGCAGTGATGCCCTTTGCGTCTTTATTCGGACATGATGTCGGCGATAATTTCATGCAATGTATCCAGACGACGCAAAGTAGTTATATGGATTATCTGATGATGCCGCTCAATCACGTGATTTCACTCGTAGGGTCAGTCGCCGGTAAAATCGTCAAAGACACCGAGAGTATCCGCGGGTTCATCGGCGGTCTTCGTGATAAAATTATAGGTCTTGTCAAAAATATCTTCGGTGTTTTCTCAAATATATTAATCGGGCTTCAAAAGATTATTATTGCGATGCGCGATATGATTAATAAATTAGTCGCCATTTTCGCGACACTTATGTTCATCATGCAGGGCAGTCTATACACGATGCAGAGCATGTGGGGCGGTGTATTCGGACAAATGGTCCGGGCTCTTGGCCGGTAGTCACGCGCGACTTATTATCTTCATACTATTTATAACAAAATCATAGTAGACATGGCAAACGAACGTGGTTTAATGATGCTCGCGCATTCCGCGATGATTGGTATCGCGATCTTTTTAATGATGCGGTTTGTCCTCAACCAGCCTCAAGCCGTCGCCGAAGACCGGTCTCTTGTCATCGCCGCATTTGTTCTCATTTATATGATTCTATTCGGCCACGGCCTTCCCGGGCAAATCAACAAGAATGTGTCCTTTTTCTAGATATTTTACACGTCAGTAATCGTATTGAAATAACAATATGTGTAAAATATATCTTTATATGATAAATTATGAGTATTATATTAAACTGGATTATATCTACTTCATATAGTTATTTCACAGATTTAGGAAGTATTTCAAATACAATCAGCGAAAAGGCATTAAGTAAAGGCGCGAAGACATTAGGAAAATCATTTTTGTCGTCTCTCGGTAGAAATGATGACCAACTCGAAAAAATCAAACAAAAACCGATTCTTGAGAAATTAAATTACTTATACGGCGACAAGACCTTTTCTGGACGATATGGAATCGATATAGTGAAAGTATGTTTCGTCATTTTTCTGTTTATGGTGTGTATCACCTATTTTCAGATTCAAAACAAATTACTTGATGTGAAACGCGACTGGCCTGAATACAAATGTCGTCCAGATGTTATGCCATTCGCCGGGTGGATTAACGCGCCGGAGGGGGTGAGCCCACTTGAATATACGAAACAAAACTTCATGGAATGTAGTGCGCAAACTACGAAGGGTGTTTTCGAGCGCCCGATGAGTATGGTGTATGTGATTTTCAATGTTGTTATGAATATTTTCAAGAATATTTTGGGGGTAATCGAGAGATTTCGTCTGTTGTTTAACCGGATGCGTGATGCGCTTAAAAGTATATTCATCACGGTGTTTTACCGTATTCAAAATGTTATCATTCCCGTCCAAAATATGTTGATTAAAATGGTGGATTTTTTCCAAAAAATAAAAGGTATTTTAGCAACATTTCTATTGACGATGATTGGTATATTATGGTCGTTTTATTCTCTCATCGGTTCAATCTATGAACTCGTTATCATTATATTGGTGATAATGATTATCGTTATTATTGTACTTTGGTATATTCCGTTCGTTGGTTGGGCGCTCGCAATCGCCGCCATTGCGGTTTTCTTAACTATCGCAATTCCACTTATTATGCTTGGTATTGTTTCTCGTCAAATTACGCGACAAAGGACGAGCAGTATACCTTCACCGTAATTTAGGAAATAGAATCGACGATAATCGACGATAATCGACGCGAATCGACGATAATCGACGCCGATTTAATTATCTATTTCTTTATTATAAGCATATTGTCTCGGTGATGTATTATAAACTCGCTATTCTCGGTATTATAGCATTATTTATTGGGGCCAATTTGTTATGTGGTTGTTGTAGGTATCCTATCTTCGATATGCTTACTGGTAATTCGACATGTCCCGCGGAAGTCGTGACGGAAGGGAACACCAACCTAAAAACATCGGATGCGGATGCGGGTGCGCCTGGTTCTAACCAATCGGTAGAACGCGCTAAAAATGATATTATTAAAGTAAGCGCCAAGACGACTCCCGCTTTGGTTCAATCCGTGAATGATACCTCCTCCTCTTCGGAGAAAAAAGTTGGTTTTATGAATATTGGCGACATGAGTACAGTACTCAATAACGCTTTCAGCGGCATCACTGGCGGCAGCGGCGCGCAACCTCGTCAGGGGGTTATTACCACTGGCACGAAAGAAGGCATGACGACATTGGGGTCGGATGTAAATGAGGTCCAGAATAGCGACGTTGCGGGAATGTGGGTCACGAAGGCCAATACGTATGCGTCCGAGTTCGGTTATGGTACCCTCAATAATGCTGGCGCAGCCTATACCGCCGATGAACCGTTGAAAAATGGCGAATTGGTTATGTTCGCCAAGAATAAGAGCAAGCCGGAATGCTGCCCGTCGCCTTATTCTACAAGCACCGGTTGTGTTTGTATGACCCCCGAACAAATCAACTACCTGAATACCCGCGGCGGCAATCGTACATGTGACGCGGGTGTCTGACGCGAGCCGGAGAAAATTGAAATGATTTTACTGATTGATGTGAAATATAGTGTTCCACATCAACAAGACGACTTAATGACCAAGACTACGACCATGACCAATACCAATACCAATACCAAGACCCCGAAGACGACCGTCAATGGAGCCAACGAATTGAAAAAGACCATCCAAGAATACGTCGCGATGACTGACGCAATGAAAAATCGGTTTGATAACGACATTCACTTGACTGGCTACGGATCCACCCACCGCGAGTTCATTCGCAAACTGGCGCGTGAATCTGATGAAATCCGCACCTCCGAAACCAATGTGAATGTGACATTGGCCACTCTTGAAAAACTACGCAAAATGCTGGTGACAAACAAACAACAAAGAAAAACCGCACACAAACACTTTCGCCGCATCGCAAATTCAATCCAGGCGTCATTCCAGAGCAATACAATGTCGGAACTCGAACCCAAACCCGTATCATTCGCGGTCGACTTGATGAATATGGACGCCAACGCCAAGCAACACCATCGCACCATCGCGCGCAACATTCTCGAAGAGGTCAATCGTCTTTTGGCGCAGATGGGTCAATTCATCGTGGCCCTCCAAGTCGCGCTTGAGGACGCGGTCGGCAAAATATATGCCTGCCGCGCGTTCGGTCCTGAGTTCGAACCCGAACCGCAGCAGATGCTCTGGAATGAAGGATTCAATATAGCGGATGGGCGCGCCGCAGCTGTCGCCATTCAACTGATGGATGAATTCGACGACGACGACGACATGTGTTGGGAATAAATACGGCCGGCCCGGCCTGCCTGCCGCGGGGGCCGCCTAGGAGACCAATACTTTTTTTACAGACGCCAATATTTCCTCACACACGTCATCAATGGGTCGTACCAATATCGGTTCGCGAATTATATCAAGATACTCCTGGTTTGTCATCTTCATCATCACGTTCGTGAGTTCATCCATATCCTCCTGCGACGCGCTTTTCAATCGCAGAAATCGACGCGGATTGAAATACTCGCCGATTTTCGAGGTCCCCCAGTAAACGGGAATCACCCCCGACCGAAACCCGTTCACGATTTTTTCCGTTATATAATAAGGCCGGTCGCCATTCTCCATCGTTATCGCGAATTTCCCCCCTCTATAAAAATCCGTCATGGCCGGAGAATTAAATTGTCCGGAAACAAGGCGCCCGATGTTGTTTTTATATTTCCCGCCATATTTTACTGGCATTTTCTTCTCGAGATGACTCATAAACGCAAGTCGTTCGTCGCCGTGGACGTTTGAAAGAATAACCGATGCGGTGTTTGCCGGTGCCTGGATGTATCCTGAACTGCTGCGCGTGTGCGAATCTGTGAGCTGGCTTATTATTGCGGGATTTGAAACCAAAAACAAAATGTAGAAGGGGCATTTTACGAAATTGGCGTGGGTTTCTTCAAATCCAAGAACACAGTCATATTTATCTATATCCGTAACATTATAATAATCGGTTTCACCTGTATATAATATCGTTGCGTTCCATTTCTTATAGCGTAAATACGATTTGTGTCCGAATATAGATTCGACCAGAATATCGGCGGTGTCTGGTACTCTGCTGATATGAATCGGTGTTTCATATGTTTTTTCAAGGAGTTTCATAAAAAAGGTTGTATCTATCGCATCGGTCTTTTCGATAAAACCGTTCCAAAAATTATGGAAATATACGGAAAGGGGGGGATTTGACATTCAATGGCGGACTTATAATAGTAATAAAAAATTCTTTATATGGTTCCGTTCACTCCCCGTTCACTTCACAGATACAAATTCAAATTCACCCTCTTACCATCATTCACCTGCTTCACCAGCTTGTCCACGACTTCATTTGTCACCGCAAACGGGAACGACACCTTCAGCGACATGTCCTTCTCAAACAGCGGGGTGTCCGGCTTGATGAGACGATACAAGTTCAGTTTGCGATACACGACCTCCAAGCACCGCTTCAGATTGCGGACACCTTCCTCCTTCTCCGTGTAATTCTCCACGATGTGTTCGATGACCGAGTCGGGGATGACGATATCGCCTTCACGAAATCCGACTTGCGCGCAGATATTGGGAATCAGATACTTCTGTGCGATTTGCGTCTTGTCCTTCTTGTTGTATCCCGATGTGTTGATTCGATACATCCTGTCGAGCAGAATCGGGTTCACCTTGCTTTCGTCATTGTAGCTGAAGATGAACAGGCACTTGCTCAAGTCAAAGTCGATTTCCGCGAAGTAGCGGTCGTGGAACTGCGAGTTTTGGCTGGTGTCGGTAAGGTGTGTCAGGATACCGACGATTTCCTCGCCCTTGGCCGTTTCGCTGATTTTGTCGAGTTCATCGAAGTAGATGACGGGGTTCATCGAACCGCACTGGATGATAATCTCGACGATTTTGCCCCAGGTGCTTCCCTCGTACGTGTAAGAGTGTCCTTCGAGAAAGCTGCTGTCCGTCGCACCACCAAGCGCGATGAACGCGAAATCGCGGCCGAGGATTTTGCTGATACCCTCCTTCACAAGCGACGTCTTACCCGTTCCCATTGGACCTTGAATTGCGATGGCGCTTCCCATTGCGCCAGGATTGGAAATCCATTGACCGACCATCTGCATAATTTGGAGCTTCGCGTCGTTGAGGCCGTAGACCGCACTGTCGAGTGTGGTTTTTGACGCTTCCATGAACTCGCTACAACGCGCCAGCCCGTCTTCAATCGTGAGGGGGAGGTTCCTCGTCTTGTTGAAGGGGATTTTCATGAAAGTGTCGACCCAGTTTTTGACCTTGTAATACTCACCGCATCCGGGCTCCATGTGACGCAGCGAGTTGATTTTACGCATCGCGATTGCCTTGAATCCGATAGGAATGTCGGTCTCCAGAAGGGAAAGTCGGTACGGTTTTTGAATGATGCTGACTGCGTGGATTTGCTTGAGGTCTTGAATCACTTTCTGCTGCTCGGCGGGTGTCATATGGCGGCGGAAATAGCGGAGGTCGTTTGTAGAATTCTTCTTTCGCAGAAGTGTTTTGAACTCCTTCACGTTCAACTTGTCGCGCTTCTTTTCATCGGCGCGAAGACGGTGCTCGATATCGCGCTGTTTTTGTTTCATTTCTTCGATCTGCTTCTTCATGAACTTGTTGGACGCAAGAGTCGCGTCGGCCGCCATTGTCGTTGCGAGTGACTGGATAGTCGCCTTGATTTCCGCGAGTGTCGCCTTGTTCTTCTCGCAACGCAGTTCCATCTCTTTCTGCTGCTTCTTGTGGCGATTTTGAGCACGTTCATCGTCACCTTCACTGCTGTAGGTGTCGTCGTCGTCGTCATCGTCGTCGTCGTCGTCGTAGCTTTCGTCGCTGTCCTCGTCGCTGTCCTCGTCGCTGTCCTCGTCGCTGTCCTCGTCTTCGTCGATGTCCTCGTCGTCGTCTTCGTCGCCTTCGTCTTCGTCGCTGTCCTCGTCGCCTTCGTCTTCGTCGTTCGCTTCACTGTCTTCGCTGGCGCTGTCGTCGCTGGCGGTCTCACCGTCGTCGCTCTCGCTGTCATCGTCCTCGTCCTCGATGTCCTCGTCCTCGATGTCCTCGTCCTCGCGACGAGACCTTTTCTTATGTTTTCCGCCAGCAATTGCCGCCGCAATCACATATGAAGTAAGCACATCGGCGATTTTTTCGACAACCATATTGGCCGCCGCCTTTTTCATCTTTTTGTCATCGTGTCGAATAGTCATTGCGACCAATGTTTTAGGTGTAATTCGTTTCCTGGTCTTCATGACGGGACCGCTCGACGACGACGACGACGACTCCACCGTCGACGAATCATCGGATTCTAATTCAGGCACGTCGTCATGATTGTCGTCGCGGTGTTTCTTGTAGGTAGGTACGACCGCAAGCGACCTACCACCACGCTTGCCGCCGCTCTTGATATTCTTCTTCTGCTTGATAATAAATGGAGACATTGTCGTTCGTTCCTTCGTTCACCGATACAATCAATCTTGACAGTCAAATTGATTTCAATTTTTTCGGCCGCGTCGTCGGGTCCCCGTCGGTATAATATTCGAACGTTTATTCTAAACAAAATTGAAAACAATCTAAATATTATAGTAGGTATATAAGAAGACCGAACACAAAGGTTTCAACATACGATTTATTGAATAACAATGGCATCATCAGGAGATATTCGAAATTCCAATGTTTCAAAAATCATCGGCATTCAATTTAGTATCATGTCGCCGGAGGAGATTCTGAAAGGGTCTGTTGCGGAAATAACAAATCGTGAAACGTATGTGAACAACAAGCCAGTCATCGGCGGTCTATTTGACCCGAGGATGGGTCCGATTGACCCTGGAGTCATTTGTCCTACGGATGGACTGGATTATATGAAATGCCCCGGATACTTCGGGCACATCAAACTGGCGAGACCTGTGTTCTACTACCAATATCTAGGAACGGTCCTTAAAATCCTGCGCTGTGTTTGTATCAAATGTAGTGCGCTGCGCATCAGCAAATCCGCGAATAAACAATTGATGGCGATGCCGGCCGATGAGCGATGGGCGCATGTATTCCGCATCGCCAGCAAGATTAAGCGTTGCGGTGAAGATACCGAGACGGGCTGCGGTTGTCTCCAGCCAAAGAGAATTACAATGAAGGCGGGCCTCGGAAAGATTTACGCGGAATGGGACAACGTCAAGGGTGTGCTCGAAGAGACGACGGCGGGGGCGATTGCGGGGAGCGCGGCCGAGTCGGATAAGGATGGGTCGCTCTCTATGAAACTGACACCCGAAATCGTCATCAAAATCTTCCGCAGAATCAGCGATGAGGATGTCGAGTTTATGGGATTCAGCCCGGTGTTTTCGCGTCCGGACTGGATGGTTTGCCAGGTTCTCGCAATCCCGCCGCCCGCCGTGCGGCCTTCTGTGAAAATGGACGGGTCGCAGCGGAGCGAGGATGACATCACCCACATCATCGTGAATATTATCAAGGCGAATACGACGCTGCTCGACAAAATCAACGAGGGCGCGCCGGCGAATGTCATCGACGGATGGCATATGATGCTTCAATATTATGTCGCGACACAGGTCAATAACAATATTCCGGGTTGCGCACCTGTCGCACAGAGATCGGGTCGTCCGCTGAAATCCATCCAGGAACGCCTGAATGGGAAGATGGGTCGTGTTCGCGGCAACTTGATGGGAAAACGCGTGGATTTCTCGGCGCGTTCGGTGATTACGCCTGACCCCAACCTTTCGATTCGTGAGCTCGGTATTCCGCTCAAAATCGCGAAGAATATTACGAAGCCGGTGGTAGTGAATGACCGGAACAAGAAATTCCTGCTTCGGTTGGTGCGTGCGGGCCCGGATGAGTATCCCGGATCGAAAATCCTGGAGCGGAAGACGGGCGAATCGATTTCGCTTCGTTATGCTGACCGCGCGAATATTATGCTGAATAATGGCGACATCGTTCACCGTCATATGATGGACGGCGACGCCATCCTCTTCAATCGTCAGCCGACGCTTCATAGGATGAGTATGATGTGTCACATTGCGCGTGTGATGTATCAGGGTGATACGTTTCGTATGAACGTGGGTTGTACGAAACCTTATAATGCGGATTTCGATAAACATCTCTGTCGAAAACAGGAGGCGTGAAAAGCGTGCTACCTCCTAGTCTATTGGTTCATATGGAACATATGAACTGATGGGCGAAACACCTTGTTGCTGGAAACCCCTTAGAGCCTTTACTACCACTTTCGGATGGAAACATCTGCGAGGAACTCGTTTAATTGACGAACCCAACGGTAATAATGTAAAGGATTGGGCAATCAGCAGTGTTACTTCCTACGGTCGCGTGGTAGACTATGGAGGGCACTCAGAGACTGAACCGGTGTTGGTGTGCGATGATGAACTAGCCATTCAGAGCGCGCCTATGATACAGTCCGGCCTCTTGGGAAACCTTGAGGATATTCATCGGGAGATGAAATGAACCTACACATGCCACAGGATGACGAATCAGAAATTGAGTTGCGTCACCTGGCGGCGGTTCCATACCAACTTATTAGCCCCGCGAACAATAACTCGATTATCGGCGTATTCCAGGACTCGCTGATTGGGTCGTATTTGTTTACGCGGGAAAATATCAAATTTACGCCGAGGGAGGCGATGAACCTGCTCGCGGCCTACCCCCGCGTCAATGAAACGCTATTCAAGAGCGGCGAGGATGTCAGCAATTTCGACGTCCTCTCGCAAATCCTGCCGCCCTTGACGCTGAAATATAAGAAGAAGGCGTTCGGTGAGAAGAACCCCAATGAGGATTACGCGACGTCGAACAATGTCGTTGAAATCCGGAACGGGCGAATGATGCGCGGTCAAATCGACAAGAGCGTGCTCGGTGGTGGCGGCGTCGGCCTCATCCAGCGTGTCTGTAACGATTTCGGGAATATCGCCGCGGCGGATTTCATCGACGGGCTCCAGAATATTATCACGGAATATATGAAGTCGCACGCGTATAGTGTCGGCATCAGCGACCTTATTGCGAATAAGGCGACGAATACACAAATCGTGGATGTCATCACGAAGAAGAAGACGGAGGTGAAGAACTTGATTGACCAGGTCCATCTGGGGATTTTCGAGAACAAGACGGGGAAGTCGAATGAGGCGGAGTTTGAGGCGAAGGTGTCAAATATTCTGAATACTGCGACGAGCGAGGCGGGTGGTATCGGAACGAAGAGTCTGAACTCGTCGAACCGATTCATCGGGCTCGTGCTTTCGGGATCGAAGGGTAGTGACTTGAATATCTCGCAGATGATTTCGTGTCTCGGGCAACAGGCGATTGAAGGGAAGCGTATCTCCTACGGATTTGACAGCAGGACGCTGCCGCACTTCAACAAGTTCGATGACGGACCTCTGGCGCGCGGGTTCATCGAAAGTTCGTTTATTTCGGGATTGTCGCCGGAGGAGCTGTTCTTCCACGCGATGGGTGGTCGTATTGGTTTGATTGACACGGCGGTGAAATCTGTGACGTGGGAGACGCCGATTATCGTCGTAGAAAATGAAGTCCCCAAATATGTTAAGATTGGTGAGTGGATTGACGCACACCTAGCGGTAGAATCCACTGCGAATAAGATTCAGTATATGACCGAACAGAATATGGAATACCTGGAATTGACGCATCCGATTAAAATTGTTACGATGGATTATGATGGAAATGTATCGTGGGAGACAATCACGGCGGTCACACGTCACGACCCGGGCGAGAAGCTGTTTAAAATCAAAACCAAGGCGGGGCGTTATGTGACAGTCACCGCGAATAAGTCGCTTCTTGTTTGGAATGAAGAGCTTCAGCAGTTCCGCGAGAAATACACGGAAGAAATCAAGGTCGGTGACTTCGTTCCTGTTGCGAAGAATGTGTGTGATTACAGCAGCGGCGGGAGCGGCGGCAGCGACAATCTCAACGCGGAAGCGGAATTTATGCGCGGCAAATGCGCAGGTGCGGCGGTCAATGTCCAAATCCCAGAGGAAGCGTATGTCGCTGGAAAGGAGTATATCAGAGGACTTCTTACTGCGTATATTGAACCACGCGTGGTTAGGACATCCACCGGATTTGAACTGAATTTCGGTAGTAATGTCCGCCTTACAGAAGACGTCGCATTTCTGTGTTCACGTCTGAATATTCACGCCGAAATTCATCAGTCAGTGTCCGCGTCTCTTGTCATTCGCGGTTCAAGTGGAAAAATGGTCGCATCATTACTAGGTTTGTCGGTAGATGACGACGACGACGTGGCTCACGGTGACGACGCGGTCCGCACCCTCAATGACGTAATCCTCGACGAAATCGTTGAAATGACGATGGTGGACCCCGCACTCCACCCCAAGATGTATGATTTGACGATTCCAACGACGTTGAACTTCGGTCTCGCCAACGGCCTTCAAGTCCGTGATACATCCCAAACCGGATATATCCAGCGTCGTCTCATCAAAGGCATGGAAGACCTCAAAGTCGAATACGATATGACCGTCCGCAACGGCAAACAACGCATCATCCAATTCACCTACGGTGATGACGGTATCGACACGATTAAGGTAGAGAATCAGTCGTTACCACTGGTCGCGATGAGTTTGGACGAAATCTACGCCCACTTTCATATGCCACTCGACAATTCTAGCGAGACCGAGCAGAGTTCCATCACCGCATTCACGAAGACGGCCTACGCGAAGATGAAGAAGGAGAAGGCGACGACAACGAAGAAAATCCACGACCTCATCGACTATATGATTGAAATGCGCGACCTGATTATCGAGCAAGTATTCAACCGCCTGGATAACAAGAACGTCCAGATGCCCGTATCGTTTACGCACATTATCAATAACGTCCAAGCCCAGCAACAAATCAACCAGAATTCGATGGTGGACCTGACGCCCATCGAGGCGATGGATATGATTTCCGCCGCATTCCGCCAACTCGAGAATATCTTCTACGCACCGCCGACACTGCTCTTCAAGGTGATGTATTACTACTACCTGTCACCGAAGGAGATTCTGCTCGTGAAGCGGTTCAATCGTAGCGCACTTACCATCCTGTTGAGTGTCATCAATTTACAATATAAGCGGTCGATTGTCGCACCGGGCGAGATGGTGGGAATGGTGTCGGCGCAAAGTATCGGTGAACCGACTACACAGCTCACGCTGAACACGTTTCATTCTGCGGGTGTTGCGTCGAAATCCAACGCCACGCGTGGTGTGCCGCGTATTGAAGAAATCCTGTCGCTGTCTGAAAACCCGAAGAATCCGTCGATTACAATTTATTTCAAGGAGGATGATGAAGGCACACCGGAACGCGTCCAGGAGTTTATCCCGATGATTGAGCATACGAAGTTGTCTGAAGTGGTAGAGACGGTGGAAGTGTGCTTTGACCCGGATGATCTGAATACGCTAGTAGAACAAGACCGCGCGGTGATGTCGCAATATCAGGAATTCGAGAAACTGATTGAAGAATGTGTGCGTGATTCGGTGTCGGTGGCGACGACGGGTGTGCCGGATGTTCCGGGTGGCGGCGGTGCTACGGGAGCAGCAGCGGCGGCGACGGCGGCGGCGGCCAATGCCTCGAAATCAAAATGGATTATCCGAATCAAAATCGACGCGGAGGCGATGTTGGATAAGAAACTGACGATGGATGATATCCACTTTGCCATCAAAAACAGTTACGGGAATGAAGTCTCGTGCGCGTTTTCGGATTATAATGACGACCACCTCGTCTTCCGCCTGCGTATGGAGAATATCGCACAGAGCAAGAAGTCGGGCAGTGGCGCAGGCGGCGGCAACAAACAGAACCCACTGGACCAATCTGACCACATCTATATGATTAAATCATTCCAAGACCAGTTGTTGAATAATATCGTGCTTCGCGGTGTGAAGGGCATCAAGAAGGTGATGGTGCGTAAAATCAAGAACACACTGGTGAAGTCGGAGGGCGTGTATACAAAGAAGGACAGTTGGGTGCTTGATACCATGGGAACGAATCTGATTCATATGCTCGGGTTGGATTATATCGACTCGAAGCGCACAGTCAGCAACGATATTCAGGAAGTGTATCGCGTATTCGGGATTGAGGCGGCACGCCAGGCCATCTTTAATGAACTCGCGGAAGTGTTTGATGATTCGCCGATTAACTATCATCACGTGTCTCTCCTGTGTGACCGTATGACGGTATCTTCATCGATGATATCGATATTCCGACACGGAATCAATAGTGACGATATCGGCCCGCTGGCGAAGGCGTCGTTCGAAGAGACGCCGGAGATGTTCTTGAAGGCTGCGCGCCACGCGGAGCTGGACCCGATGCGCGGTATCTCCGCCAATGTGATGTGCGGTCAAGAAGGGTATTATGGGACAAGTGCGTTTCAGGTGCTCGTGAATATGGACGAAATGATGAAACAAGACCCAATAGAGTATCGCCACGTGGATGCGAATGAAGAGATTGAGGAGGCATTCAAGGCGAATGCGTCGGTCGGGTTGGATACAGACAAGTGCGGTATTCCGAAACTGGCGATACAATCGTGCGTGGATAATGTGAAGAAGGTGCGTCTCGGTAAGATGGACGATAATTACGACATTGGGTTCTAGAAGACGGAGACCGCAACTAGGCAATAAAAAATTGATGTTGAAAATGGATGTAAAGGTAATTCATCATTATCATTATCATTATCCATTATCATTATCGTCATCTGTAAAGTAGTACGATGTCTGTCGTTGAGAAAGTATGCGTGTGTGTCGCCACGAATGTGGATGCGCGTATTGTTCTGTTGAGAAACAAGGAGGTGATTATGTGGTTGTTCGGGGACCTTTCCTTCCTCCCCCCTATTGAAAAGAAGAACAAGACGTCGGATGAGGCAAAGTATAAAGTGCTTGAAGATAAATGGGGCCAAGATATGCTGAAAACTCGTCGGCCCGATTTGAAGTTGGATAAACAATGGACGAACAAGTTTGGAGAACATCTGTGTGAGGAAATCTATCTTCTTCTCGGAAAAGAGTTTTCTAAACCAGTCAAGAAAGAGCATTATCAACCAGATTACGAAGTTGATGATGCGATTGTGGAAGCGAAAGCCGGAACGTTCCATACGGGCGGAACTGCGGGTGAGAAGATTCTGGGTTGTCCTTTCAAGTATGCGGAAATTCCGGACCTTTATTCAAAACCGCTCAAGATTCTATGTATCGGAGGAGCAGAGAAGGTGTGTCGAGACCAATATGGGAATCTGGTTGGCGCAAAATGTAGCGCACAAAAAAAGAGGTTTCTCGACTTCTTCAAGGAAAATCGAATTGAATATATTGGCGCGACCGACATTCTAACGACGCTTTTATGATGCGTTTGTAATTATCACTTCATTCGTCTTGGATTCTGGGTTCTTTGAGTTGATTGCCCTTCTACAAGATATTATTTTTGTTTGATAGGTTGGTGACGGGAATGCGTCCTTTACAAGTGTCACGTCCGCATTACTCATAACAAGGCGCACACCGTTCTCATGTAACGTATTACATAACTCGAATAGCGCCGTGTGACTGTCCAGATTGAAACCGTCCGATGTATAGGATACGAATGATGTATCGGACACCGGCGCATAAGGTGGGTCAAGGTATACAAAATCGCCGAATTCGACGGTGTCTTTCAACGCATCCGTGAAACTCCTGGTTGTAAATACGACATCTTTGATGAGTTGAGATACCTCTATAATATGATCTTCATCGCAAATCGACGGGTTTTTGTAGTTTCCGAAGGGAACATTGAAACCGCGTGGTCCTTCACGATAAAGCCCGCGAAAGCAGGTTTTATTCATAAACAAAAGCATCGCAGATGCGGATGGTGTCGTTCTGTCTATGGTGGATAAAGCGTTGAATCTCGCCCGAATCCAGAAATAGTATGACTCTTGCGAAGTTGATGCTTCTTGGATAGTTTTGGGCTTGCGGTTGACTGAAATGGTGACCTTGATTGTATTGAACTCTTCTACCAATTTCTTTACTTCAGCGATAACTTCATGTGGCGAACTCTGAATATTTCGATACAGACTGACGAGATTTGCGTTCAAATCGCTCGCAAAGATACTACCAGAAATCTTGATTTTCCCCGATTTCACATACGATAATAATCCGAGCAGAACACTTCCTCCCCCTAAGAATGGTTCGTGATAGTTCTTTATCTCTGTAGGAAAGAACGAGAGGATTTCATCAAGAATCTGTGTCTTTCCGCCGGCCCACTTCAAAACAGGTTTCGTGATAGTCATTTTCGGCGTGGATGTATTATGGATTACAGGTTGCGATGATTCAATTTTACCTTTCGGTTTGCTAAAACGTAATAAACGTAAAACGTAATAAACGTAGTACGTTTATATAGTATACACTCAATGGACACTGAAATGAAAGTCATCCCTTATACCGCGACGACCCTCGCAGTCGTTGGTCGGTTTATTTTTATGTTCCTCTTGTGGAAAAATAAGAGCACAAACAGTCTTTCGTTGCTATTTTGTTTGTTGAGTATTTGTTCTTCCGGGATGTGGATTTATTATAGTGTGGCGAAAGCCGAAGTGCCGATGCTGGTTCGCAGTATTATTGAGATTGCGCTATTATCGATGTCATCCGGGTATATTGTATACAATAAAGTGCGCGAGCGTCGTCGGTTGACGCATATGGTATTACCTATCTAGCGGCGACGGCGATGGCGAGTACTGCTGCTGCTGCGACGCCGACGATGACGATGACGACTACGTCGGCGAGTGCGACTGCGGCGTTTCGTTCCACCAAAAACCGGTATGTTTCCTGAAGCTAGATTTTCAACACCACCTGAAGTGTTGTTCGCCATTGCGAGCAATTTGCCAGCAACTCCATCAGTAGGGTCTTTTAGCGCAGGAATACAGCGAAATAGTGGATTGATTGGGTCATTGATAGGGTCAAATTGGTAATCGATTTTATACCCATCCGGACATTTCGGGTCTCCTCCATCCGGATTGTCCTCAGGAAGTGGGTTTCCTTTTTCGTCCAGCCCGTTACTACTCTTTTCAGAATCGTTTTTCTTCTCATTATTTTTATTATTATCGTTTTTCTTATTGTTATTGGCCTTAGCCTTGTCCGCGGCTGCCTTGTCCGCGGCTGCCTTGTCCGCCGCCGCCGCCGCCGCCGCGTCCTTGTCCTGTTTATTCTTATTTACAGACGCATTTTTGGGTTCATTCGCACCCGGCATCCTAAATGAATGAATATTTATTATATTACAATGATAATAAATATATGGTAAACAACACTCGTATATCAAATCAGAATCGCGTTTGCTCTCTTTATAATCGAGGTTTATAAACGCGTCGTCACAACGATATACACAGAATATTATACTGGCGAACTATTTAGTTCGCAATAGGGATGGTCTGGCCTCATCCGCCGCTTTGGATGGCACGGCGGCTGCCACGACTGCGAGTGCGACCACGACGGCTACGACGGGTAGGTGCGATAGCGGCACCACAAGCGGGGCATTTACGGCGCCTGGATGCGCCGCCACCGCCGCCGGTGGAATTGCGGGAGGAGGAGGAAGATGAACGCATTGTATATAACGGTTATATACAATATAAGTATTTAAATTTCTAAAACAAAGAAAAATACTCCTTACGGGGTTCGAACCCGTGACCGTGGGCACATAAGACCCAAATTCTACCGCTAAACTAAAAGAGCATAACCCGTGCGGAATACAAGCACATAAATGTGCTCATACCCACTTAACTATCCGGACTTATTTTTAAGTTCTTTTCTATTATTGGCGTATTCTATTGTACGTTCTTGCGAATGCGGCGACGTTTCGTTCCATTCCCTCCACCTTGAGAAGGTTTTTTCGTCATAGGTTGAAATAAGTCATACCCACCAGTGATTGGTTGGATCGTCATGCCACCCAAAGCTTCATATCCTTTTTCGATATATTTATTTACGTCTTGTGTCAAACCGCCTGTGTAAATGGGCAAATTACTGCCAGCCGTCGCGCGAGCTATAATATAATTGGCTGTGGCCATATTTCTAAATTGCGTGTTATAAATTATAATAATAATAATAAAATAATATAAACACTAAAGTTTATATGATTTTGAATGAATACCTCCTGAGGGGTTTGAATCGACGACCTCCAGGTTATGAGCCTGGCAATGTGCTCATACCCACTTAACTATCCGGACTTATTTTTAAGTCCTTTATTCCATTCCATTTCATTTCATTCGTCCATCAACATCAACGCCATCGCCGCATAATTATGTAAATCGATAAGTGTGTCTCGTATGCCTTCATCATTCACTACATTCACGCCATTTTTGGTAATCGACATCGATCTCTGGAGTTTATCCTCAATTCGCATAAGAACGCCAATCACACCATATTTTGCGAACGCATCGCCATAATCCGCATTTTTTCGCGTAAATAGTTCAAGGGCTTCCGCTTGGACTGCTTTCATTTGTTCTACACGTGTTGGCGGGACCGGTCCAGATTCGTTCATTTTGTGTGTGTTAAATTATATAAACAATAGCTGTTTATATGATTTTGGTAAATGAATACCGGCAACTCGTCTCGATCGAGTGACCTCGGAGTTATGAGCCCCGCGCGCTGCCGCTGCGCCATGCCGGTAAAATACACGACTTTCGTCGCGCGTGTGTGTGTGTTACTACGTTTTACGTCCAGCTTGACAAATGCCACCTGTAGGTATCGATCCCACACCGTCCTTGTAATGAATAAGAAGATAATCATCCGACTATCGGACCGATGATGATGAGTCATCAGTAAAGTAGGTGTCGGACGATAAACGTCCGCCGTGGAAGTGGCTTAAAATGATTGTGTCTATGCGTAGACGTTCCACTTCTGTAAAGTGGAAGAAAGACCCGAATTGGGTGATACCGCCTGTGGGTTTTGATCCGACGACCTCCAAGTTATGAGCCTGGCGCTCTGCCCCTGAGCTAAGGCGGTAAAATATGCGACACGTGCGTCGCTCTGTGCTGCGTTTATAGCGTCCAGCTTGACAATACCGGTGACCCGTTTCGATCAGGTGTCCTCGGAGTTATGAGCCCCGCGCGCTTCCTCTGCGCCACACCGGTAAAATAATGATGTTGACAGTGAGTTTCGATCTCACGACCTTCCGAATAATCCGTCAGAAGTCTTCCGCTGATATATGTCAACACCAGCTGCGTTTTATGTCCAGCTCGACAAGCCATTTCTTCAAAACGGCTAAAGAACCCCGGGAGGGGGTGAATACCGGCGGTAGGTTTCGATCCTACGACCTTCCGCTTATAAGGCGATAATCATTCGTAGTTCGGACCACATCCTAGCGGAAGTAGTAAAATAGGTAACAAACGACGTTTTAGACGCTCTGCCGCTGAGCTACACCGGTATTATAAATCCAGAAACACGCGTATCCGGACAGGATGAAAAAATGGATGGACCACCTTCTCATACTATTGAGAGAAAATATCTTTAAGTCCTTTTCCGCGGATTCGTCCGCCGCCGGCGGTGGCGCCGTTTTCCCTAAATATTAGGATATGATTTTTCCTTTATGTCCTATTCCGTCCGTCCGTCATTCCACCAAATCCTCGATGACCTTTTTCGCGCGACACACCCTAAACTTATGATACCATCGTTTTGAAATCAGCGGACATACTTCTATTTTCACGAGTTTGAAACTGGTATCCACCAACCCGAACGCCATCTGTTCTTCCTCCCCGTCTAGCGTAAGGCAAAACACCGACTTCAAAATGAAATGGAGGAGAAGCATAACGTGCTCTCGAGAGACTGCGAATTTAAACACCTCGCCATTATTGATGTTGTTAAATGAATGAATGATAAAATATACGAGCTGGATGAATTGGGGCGCGTCATTGATATCGATTTTACCGTCGGCGAGGATTTTTTTGAAACCGGCTTCCAGTATATAATTCAATTTATCGCGCACACCTTCGACGCAGACGTAGCGCTTAATGCTTTCCAATTGAACGCGGTCGAGTTCGTCCTTGAATTCATCGAAGATTCTCTCGATTTGATTTATGGCTAAAGCCGGATTGTTGAGAATCGGTTTGAGTTTGGTCCGAAGGGATGGAATTGTGAATATCAAATTAAACGCGATATCTTTGACGAAATTGAATAGTGACGCTTTCGTCTTTTTTATCTCTGGGTCGTCGTCGTCATAATCGATACTTGTATCCTTGTATTCATCCTCAACCATGACGGTAGTTGATTTGTGCTTACTGTGACGAACTACCCGCGCAGACGACGATGAATGACGCTGTTCGTGTATTGGTTTCAGGGCGGTGGCGGTGGCGGTGGCGGTGGCGGTAGCGTTCGCATGCGCGCGAGTGTTTGTCGTGGTACTGGATGATATATCGGTGATTCGCGTAGATACAGTTGTTGGCGATTTTACAGACGCAGGCGCAGGGTTACGCATGACGTCGACGAATGCTGAATTATTAATGTTTTGAATAAACGCAGCAGGGGTTTGTGTCGACGCGGGTTCGGGTTCGGGCATGGGCGCGGGCACGGGTTCGGGCACGGGCGGTGCGAGCAGTGCGGGAACCGGTATGTCAAATACATCGTTCGACACAGGTATATCTGTAACTACGAGTTCAACCGCACCAGTGCTTCGATTTAATGTGACAATATCTGCGCTCAATGAAGGAGTAGACATTTCTTGTATAATATTGTCACATTTTATTTTGGATTATTATATTATTATTCGATTTCTGCGGCGGGCACCGGCGCGTCTGTTTCACGCAGGACCAGCGTTCGTCCCTTCGTTTTCACATTGGTGATTTTAAAGTCCGATATATACTGTTCGAGAGATTTCGGTTCATCTAATTCACGCGCGATTGATTCACGAAGTCCGTCGGTCAGATAATCCATCGGGATTTTCAACACGGATGTTTCGTCATCCAGTTTCTTTTCAATCAGACCATACCGAGAGATTACATCTTGTGTGACCCCAAATTGGTGAATAAAGAAATAACTCTCGAGAGATTCATTCCCATATAATACCATCACATTCCGACCGTTTTCGATGAGTAGGGATTGGGAAACAAACGCGACCGGGATTTTGAAATATAACGCTAAAATCCAAATATCCACATTTGTCAAAAAATAGTTCTGGCTTTGGATAATTTGCGATAATGTCGCACGACCCGCAGTAATGAGCTCCGCATATCGTTTCATACCATACCCGTTTAAGATGCGCGTTATTTTCTTGTCAAACGTCGGTGTGCGCGAGAGCTTGCCGTATTCTGATACTAAAATCTCTTTTATTTTGGCGATAGTCATACCGCCGAGTTGGTCGACATGTTGATGCTGACAATTGTCGCATACAAAATAATTACACTGACGACAACCGAACTCGGTTTGGTCTTTGCCGATTGTGGTACGACATTTCTGACATATATCGGATTCAGGACCGGGACCGGGAACGGGACCGGGACCGGGAACGGGACCGGGACCGGCCGCCGATGCGCTGCTACGTCGCTCTACCTGTTTCATCCGGTTACATGTATGCCCACTCGGGCATTTCGACGCGGTCTGGGCGACAGCCCTCAAAATCGTGAGAATCACGTCGAATGAGCATTCTTCACTTTGATTGGAAAAAAGGATTTCGTAGGTCTGTCCTGCTGGAAAGAAGAGTTGTCGCATTTTTTCAGTGACTTTACGTTTGGATACTTCATTACAGAATCCGAGTACATGGGTTATTTCATTTACTTTAAATCTCTCGACGCCTGATTCTTGAAGGGGGTCTGGCCCGGCCGCCGCCGCCGCCGCCGCTCCCGCTTCTGGTCCTGGGCGTTCGCGTTCGCGTTCGCGTTCGCTTTCCAGTGCGCCGTCGACATACGATTTCCGATACGTGTTATCATATCTCTGTATTAAAACACCCGTAGTCGCATTCGGATTCACCGTATAGAACGAGGTTTGTAACGCATAAGGGTTCGCATCCACCGGGTCCAAATTATCGAAATATTCTTGCGTGATGAGAGATTCCAATAAAATGATTTCATCATCGTTTAGATTGTATTTGATTTCCTGGAATGTGAGATATTTCGCGGGCTCAAACATAAACAGTTTCACGCGCTCATAACGTATCATTTCGTCGGATAATTTGCCGAAATACGCGATTTCATTGTCGATATCGGGATACATCAGGTTGCGTTTGGGAAGCAGTAATTTACACAATCCGCCCGCCTCTTTCAGGCAATAGCTCTTATTGCCGCACGTCTCGTGGTCACCGGATATACATCCACTCACTTCGCCCACCAATTTCAGCGTCTCTTTACTGTACCGTATAAATGCCACGTGTTTCACTGTGATGCGTTTCATCAGCGCGATGATTTGCGAGAGCTTGTGCGTATAAATCGTAAACGTCGATGCGATGATTTTCTCGACTTCGTCTTTGACGGAGCGGTTCTCGGGGCGGTTCAATATATTTCGCGCGGTATTCCGGAACACGTTATAAAAGTTCGTTTCCAGGCGGATATTACGCACATATCTCTCGCGGGATTTATCGCGTGCGTCATCCGTCGCCGTCGCGATGTCTTTATCCGCCTTCAGGTGGTTTCCTTCGGTTATCGTCGGCAAATCATCCTCCTGGTTCTGCGTCGGGTCGACATCCACATTCACTTGGATAAACTGGTTTGTTTCGGTGATGATACCGACGACGATCCCGTCTTCTACGACTTTCACTTTTGGACGGCAATTGATGGTCTGTTTCGTCATTTTTTTCACATTGTCGGCGACCATATGTAAGAATTCGACCGTTTCGCGGTAGCTGTTACGCCATAAATCATCATTGTCCATCATTACGACGCTGTATTCGTATGCGGGCGTACCTGCCGCCGCCGCAGCGCCCGACGTGTGTATCAACGGCGCAGACACCGCCGTCGGTATAAAACCCGTGAATATTTTCCGCGTGGTCGGAACAACGGTCTTCGTCTGTCTGAGTTTCGTCGTTGCTATCGAAATATCGAGTCCGATGACCTTGCCGTTATAATTGACAACTTGCGACTTGATGGTAAATCCGGCGTCTGTGAGCAACTTGGCGACCTGTTTCGCCGGCTTATTCATGAGATACTTATATTGTCGCGGCTGACTCGCATGAAGACGGCAGTATGTGAAATAAATGTCGCGGATATTCTCGATAGCGTGCTTTATCTTTGGCATAATCGTCTTGCTTTTGATGGCGAATCGCCCAAGGACATTGAATTTACCGTTCGACTTACTTTCAAATAAATAAATCGGCTCATAATACTTGTCGCGTTTCATGACGATAATCGTTTTTCGGTTGGCGTCGAATACCTCGCCTGAATACGCATTCGTCGGGCAAATCACCTGGACGTTATTGGTGATATCATCATCCGGTATATGTAATAAAATCAGGTTGTTCCCGTTCTTGAATAATCGGTCGTTGGGCTGCGATATAATGTCCCACAAATACGTATGGTCGATGACTACGTGGTCATCGTCCAAATAACTGATGAAACCCTCATACGCGTTACATATTCTACGGAACAATTCCGGGGTGAACTGCCGGTATATCTGCGCGCTCTGGTATTTCACCGTATCGGATTCGCGCAGTTCGCGCATTTTATTGAAAAATACATCCACGAGTGTGCCGTTCTGTAAGGTTATGAAACGGTCAATGTCGAGAGATTCGATAATGATTCGCCGCATGTCGCGGATGGTGGGGACGGTGTCGCTGGTGTTTGTGGCTGGTGCTACGGGGGTGGCGACGGCGGCGGCCACATACGCCCTGGGTGTCATTGCTACCGGCGTTTCATCTTCAGAATGATACCCTTCTTCTTCGGGTGGATTGGCGGTGGCGGTCACACGAGACGCCGGTCCAGCTGATGCGCCTCCGCCTGCGCCGCTTCTTATTTGTGCGGATTGTCGATTGATATTTTCAGTGATTGATTTCGAAATCATCTCTTTTAATGACAATCCGCCTCCGGCGACTGCTTGCGACGCCCCTGATATGATTTCACCAATGCCTTTATGTGGACCGCCTGATACCTGTGCCTGCGCGTTGGCCTGTGTCTGTGTCTGTGCGGTTGTTTTGGTAGTGCCGATACTTTCTTTATAATAATAAGCGACTACCGATAAAAATGATTGTTTGTCGTTTGTTTCAACACCGCGGCGTAAGAGACACGGTGTATCTTTTTTGATGGCGGTATTTTTCAGACTTACCTGGCAATTACGACTATCAGAGAATAAAAACTTCTGGATTGGAACCGGTAAATATCCCCAACGATTATTATCAAGCGGGAATTTATCTGAACTTAAAATCCGGTCATCTTTCATTTCGGTGATTTTGGCGATTTCGGGGGGAGCCGACGCCGACGCCGACGCGGCCGGACCCGTCGTCGATATACGCGGTTCTTCTTCTTCTTCCCCCGCCGCCGCCGCCGCCGGCGCGTCCTTTATACGGATTTCTTCATGTTGCTTCATCTCACATTCTTGCCTGCGTGCGGTTTGCGACGGTTTGTCCCATTGTCCGAAACAACATGGCACACACAATCCTTTCGGGTGTGCGTCCTTTTTCAGGAACCCAGGATAATGTTGTTTGTAATTTCCCTTTTCGTCAACGTGGTATTTATCATCCGTAAATTCGAATATACTTGCGCCGGCGGGCACCTTCTTCGCCTTCTGGGGAATAACCTTCCCATATTTCCCCGATTGGACCTCTTCTTCTGTCAAACTGGTATTATGCTTTAAGCTCCAATATCTCGGACATATATAATGATACTGCTTGCTCTGGTCTGACCCGTATGTTATACTTTGCGAATATGAATTCGGATGTTCGCGGTCAATTCGCGCCTTTTCTTCGCTGGTTAAAATAACCGGTTGGCGGCGGACATTCCACGGGCAACTTCGTGAATATGCGTTGAATTTGCCGACATCTTCATTCAGGTGGATAATCGGGTCGCGTTCTTGGATGCGTTTGGAAAAAGGATTTGGATTGGCTAATTCTAGACCGGTGATGTCGGATAAACTCTCGTCGACAGCGGCCGCGGTTGCCGCGGTTGCCGCACCCGCCGCACTGGAAGGACGTGCTTTCGCGGCTCCACCCGCTCCACCGAATTGTTCGCCTTCGCCTTCGCCTTCGTCTTCGTCGTCATCCTGTAATAACGCAAACAAATCGATTCCTTCGCCTTCGCCACCACCCGCAGCACCGCCACCGCCGCCGCCGCCGCCGCCGGCCTCCTCGGCCTCGAATCCAAATACTAATTTCTCCCCGATGATTGTGGATGTTACACTTTCCGAAATAGGTTTTTTCGATGATATGATTTCACTCATCGTTTCGATTGATTCTTCTTTATCGGATGGATTGACGTCGTGTAATACGGCTTCCGGGCGCGCATCATCGATGAAATCGCCGTCGCCACCAGTCGCAGCCGGCGCCACACCCGTCGTCACACCCGCCGCCCCTTTGGATTTCTTTCCTCCAGGCGGCACAGATGTGTCCGCCGCCGCCGCCGCCGCTGCCGCCACCGTCGTCTCGGCTTGGCATAACTGGCTTATTTGTTCATAAGGAATATCGGTTGTATTTGGGTCCTGATATACACGAATAATCGAATCAAGATAAATATGTAATGCGGGTAGGAAGAGGATATTATTGATATTGGAGACCTCGATTGTGATAATATTATTGAACTGTCCTTTCGTGATTTTTGTCAGGAAACCAGGGTTGTTCTTGATGCGGATACTTCCGCCGCGATAACGTGACATTTGTTGTGTTTGTATCGACGAGAGAAGCGTCGCTATTTTCATCCGCGCATCTTCTTCCGACATCATATAATTGTCCCGGAGTCCGTCGATAATCTCTCGGTCGGTGTGTCTCTTATTCAACATTTCGATGATATACGCTTCCTGGCTCGTCATATCGTTATAGTTGCTGACACGCTTGTATCGGAGAACAATCCCCTTCCTCAGCGACCCTTCGATTTCATTGAACGCACTGGAAATACACTTAATCATCGATTTGATTTCAATATTACGTGTAATCGGTAACTGGGCGAAATATTCTACATTGATGAGATCGATATTATCGTGGGTGAATTTTGTAAATAACTCCATTTGAAACCCGCTCTGTTCGACGTATTCTTTTACAACCCGCATGACCGGATTCACAGTGGCTTTAATGATATCCTCCATTTCTTCCGTGGTGAAGGAATATTTCACGAACAGTTTCACGTAGACCGACCCATCCGCGTCAAACTCGCAAATAATCGGGATGGGTAAATGCGTGGCTTTATGGTCGGGTATCGCCGGGTTCGAATAGGTATACTGGATGAGTATCGCGACCCCCTTTTTACGCGCGGTTGTTTTAATAAGACGGAATATATCGCCTTTCGGTAGATAGGGGATTTTACGCCCGCTTTTACTGACACCGGAAATAAATAGCTTGTAGATGTTATCCATTTTCTTGCCCGGGTTGTATTTAATAAAGGGGATGTATTCGGAGCAGTGGATAAGCTTGAATATCGCGTCTAACGAGAGATTGTATTTCGCGTTCTGGTGGATATGAAACTCGACACCGCGGATGCCGTTATCCGTATACGCATGATCGCGGGTGCGCTTCTCGTAAATATCGTATAATAACTTGATATTCGCTGTCTGGCGCATAAATCTCTCGTTGAGTATCTTTCGGTCCGCGTCGACGAGCTTCAATCGGTGGAGTAATAATGTATTATGGGAATGGATTGTCGAGAGATCGACTTCTCCGGACGCTTCGGCGGAGCCTAATTCGAGAGATGTTCGGCGCGTATCGTCGCGATACACTGCTAAATATGGGAAATATAACTGGACCATATAGTTCTCGGTGATGAGACGACGGCCGGCGGCGGCGACAGTCCCTCCTGGTATGGCGGCGGTGGCAGACGCAGACGCCGGGACAGTAATCCCCAATTCTTCCAACCTTTGCGGGTCTTCGAGAGATTTTGCGTACTGTAGTGCGTCTTCCGCCGTGACGAGATAGATGGTATTGTGTAAAAATACACCGTGGTCAATAAGCACCGTTTTATTCGTAGTGTTGATGATTTCACCGGCGTGGGCCTCTAAAAAGGGGTCGATGTATATCGCGTCGAATGGGTTTATCGCGTATGGATACCCCTCGGATACCGTGCTTAATTCTTGGCCCAACACTACATTTATAAAACGGGGTTTCCCTTCCAGTTTCAGATTCAGTATATTCGTATAACTATAATTCCCTTCGGTGCCGCCGCTGCCGCCGGATGGTGCGCCTAGTTTCGTGAAATCGGCCAATTCTGCGCCGCTACCGCCGTCGTCACCGCCACCGCCGTAATTCACGGATTCTCTCGGATGGTTGTCGATATTCAGCAGGAAATTCTGGATTCGCACCGGCGTTATTTCCAGTTTTCCGTTGGATGTGACTTGGTCATAGCATATCTGGCTTGTGATGTGTCGGGCTTGCTTACAGAATAAATATAACTCTGGGTAAGAAAGCCCGACCTTCTCACGCGTGAGATACAGGAACTTCTTTTTAATGGTCTCGATGGAGTCGTCGGGGTAGATTCTCTCGGGGAGGAAGACGACCTTGATTTCGTTATGGAGAATCGACTGGAGCTCGTAATCACTAAATATTGTTTTGAAGAATGGGTTTTCGCGCTCTTGGATGAATAAATCGTTGATATTTACGACACCGCCTTCATCGGTGAGAAACTCGACGTTCCCGTAAAATACGTATAGGATGTTGTATTCCGTGGATGACGCCGCCGCCGCCGCCTCACCGCCGCCACTGTCACCGCCCGGCGGTTGTTCTTTTATTCCAGTAGGCGACCGTATATGACAGATCTTATAAATTGGGATCGTCCTTTCCATGACTGTCTATTATATGAATATAATATTATATCATTTATGCGGTATTCATGTAATGAATGAATGTATAATAAACAGATTTGATGTATATTATACAATAGTGTCGAATCAAAATGACTCGTGTGACCGAATTCAAAATGATTGTCGCGGTTTGTCGCGGTGGCGGTATTGGATTTGAAGGCCAACTACCGTGGCCTAAACTCGCACGTGATATGCGGTTTTTCGCGGAAATGACGTCGTCGACTGTGTTTCCTTATAATAGCGCGGTGGTGATGGGACGTAAGACATGGGAGAGTATCCCTGCTTCAGTGCGACCGTTGAAATTCCGCGACAATTTCGTGGTGTCGGCGTTACACGACACAGCCCCGACAGGCGCGACAGCCCCGACAGGCGCGACAGCCCCGACGGACCGGACGGACCGGACGGGCGCGACATTTATCAAAAATCTCTCGGACATCCACGAGCACGCCAAGAATTACGACGTGATCTGGTTTATTGGTGGCGCGTCCATCTACGAACAGGTGATCGCGTCGACAGAGTCGTTCCCGATTAACGAGATTTATATCACATTCGTGGATGAAACATACGAACACGATACGGCGTTTCCCTTGATGTATCAATACGAAAGTATCGAAGAATGGGAGGCGCTTCAGAACAACCCGATGAACCGCGCGATTTGGTGCTGGACAGACGCTGACTCCGTCCCGAAGTATGTGTCGTTTTTCAATGTCCGGTCACCAGCCACAAACGTCTTGTATGAAATCACGGATGTGGACCGGGATATTGTATCGAGTATAACACGGACGACGGATATTCGGGGCATACAGGAGCGAAGATTGCCGGATACGCGGTTCCTGGGTGCGTTCCGCCGCACGGCACGGTCGCGTCCCGAGTGCGTCCGGCCGCACACCGCCGTGCATAATGCGCAATAACTGTTGCGCGCGTCCGGCCGCGAACCACCGATTAGAGTAAGATTGTGGCGCAATATTTACACAATTCTGTGTCGTTATTGCGCATGATGCACGGCGGTGTGCGGCCGGACGCACTCGGAACGCACCGTGCTCAGTTATCGAAATGCGGGTTATCATTAATCGTCATCCCGCAATACTCTTTCGGTTTGAGTTTATAGTCTTCCGGTTTATACACCTTGATTTTCTGGGCCTCGTCGATAAGAAACCGGAAATTGTTCCAGAATTCGTCTTTATGTCCGACGCTTTCCGTCATAATATGACTCAACTCGTGAAGTGCGACGAATGTGAGTGTGTTTTCGTCGATGAGTTGATTCCCCTTTTTGGTTGTATTCACGCAAAACGCGAGTTTCTCGCCCTTGTTCTCACTATACGCGGTGTATTCGCTGGTTGGGAGCGTCTCGCTTACTTTTTCGGGGCGGAAGTTTTTGACTAAACGTTTCACGTTATCGCGGTCGGGGTAAGTCGCTTCCATATGTTTCACGACCTGCTTCATTTTCTGGGTCACGGTGGCGAGAAGGTCGGCGGCGAGCTCCAGTTTAGCGCGTTCACGGACGCAGTATTTATTGCCGTCGACTTTCGAAACGATACATTTCAGCTGGAACGCATCGGAATCAAGGTAGATTTTCAGGCATATTGCGAGAATAAAAATAATGATGATATATCCGAAAACACTGGTTTTGAACATTGTTGTTAGGATGGTATAATACTGTATATTTATAATAACGAGAGAATAAGTTTTTATTTTCGTCTGCTGTATCGTTTTTGAGATTTCCTTTTGTATGCTGTTTTTTTTGTTTTACGCGTTATTTTCCTTCGCGTAGTTGTTGTTTTTCTGCGCGATTTTCGTGAGCCACCTCTACCTGTACCTGTACCTGTACCTGTACCGGATGAAGCGGTGGGGGCAGTAAACCATCGTGAAACCCACGAACCAATACCCACTGAAGTTATTGATGGCCACCGTGAACCACTACCCGCTGAAGTTTGTTGTGGTGGTGGTGAAATGGTTCGTTCTCGTGTTCGTGTTCGCGGTGGTGAAACGCTTTCTGGAACATCGTGACGAAGAGGGCTTGGTGAACGGTTACCTCTATCGTGATTTTTTTCACAAAGGCCCCGGCACGTTGGATTGACCAACCACACGTGACCTATATCCAACGCCTGGAACACTGTAATAAGGTCCTGTGAATATAATGATTTATCACCCCACGCCTTTGTAATAATCTTTATTGCTTTCTCTTGTAAATCCTTGTTTGTATTACTTGTGTTGATTGCGTCTATCCAATTTTGTGCCCCTAACATACCACCGACGGCATCGTGACCAATCATATTTATTATTGGAAAAAACTTAGGGGCTATAAAGTCTGAGGTTATTTTTCCTTCGTGAGTTTCTATTGAAACGTTTTCATCTTTCAAACTAGTTAAACATAAATTTTGTAGTGAAGGGTGATCACTACATACACAAAATACGCCATATGCTTCAGAGGCCGTCGGAACATAACGGTCAGCCGCTTCGCGTTTGGGTTGTTCACCAATGTTTGCGCGGCGATTTTCTCCCCAACTACGACGCAACCGCCACCATTGATGATCTGGTGGATTTACCCGTACTGTAAATCCACCTTCTGGAAATTGAATATTAGCAGCAGCATATACAGGTTTCAATTTTTCAATTACGCCTGTAAACGCCCGATTAATATTATCCGGATTATCCGGATTATCCGGATTATCACATGTACCCATAAATGCTGCTCTCAAAATACCAGGAATAACACTTTCTGTCGATTTGCCTAGCCAATGAGGACTAACCTTATCCGGCCAGTTCATCTGACCCATCAGTCCTGGAATAAATTTGTCTCCCGGAATAGATAATTCTGTCATAGTTATACCGTCATAGTTAGGACCGTGTTGTCTTGTTTCTACCTGGTCTGGCGGTTTACATACTTCCCCGTGCGCTTGAATAAATGCTACTAAATTGTATTTACCACGTTGTGGTACTGCGGCTGATGCCATTTTAATTATATATAATGTACACAATATTTTCCAGTAAATACCATCTATTCGCTTTATAATATTTACTTACGTATACGACGGTATCGGCGTGTAGCACGCCTTTTTCTATGCGTTCGGAAACACCCACTTATCCACCGTCGTCCGCACACAGAACGCGCGGTGCGATAGTATCCCGACGAGAAACAACCCGACGAGAGATTTCCAGAATGCGACGCCGAATATGCGCGCGACCAGAAACGCGGCGATGACAGTCGCCGCGACATCAACAACCGCAATATCAAATATCCGGTAGGCATGCGCACCTTCACCAGGCCGACCAAATATATCCTTGTAACGACAGAGTCCGAGAGATTGTTGTGCGGACATTATAAGTATTTGAATTGTTATACACAGAATACAAATACAGAATACAGAATACAGTATACTGTATTATTTTCTATAATTCACATTTCCAATCCGGGTCGGGTTTACTTATAAAATCTGGCGTGTAGTTATAATCCGCGGTTAGTTCCTCGCCGATGTTCAAATCGCGCGCGGCCATAATCCACCATTCACCGGTGGTTTTATCTGCGGTGGTCGAGAGATAGGTATTCGGCAGGATGGTGTTTGCGGGTGCTACACGGCCGGTCGCCGAAATCGTCTTCATCGATGGACAGTGACTTATCTTGCTGCCGATGGGAGTGACTTTCTCGTTTGTATCGACTGCGACGAATAATCGCTCGCCATTGGCACGCGGACGCTTGGTGAAGATACCGATACCCTGGATATGACTCTCGCCGATGGTGAAATCCGGGCTATTCAGAAGACCGTACTGGTAATTCACGAGAGATGGGACGATTAGGAATTTGATAGTGATGACGGACAGCGTAAGAAAGAGGAATAGTGCGAAGATGGTCGAGAGAATGGTTGCCATAGCGTCTAACTATCCAACACTCTTAATCCGTCGTATTTATATTATACACGTATAATCTTCTTGATACGTGTGTAATGAAATGTCTGTCGCTCCTAATAGCTCCTCTGTCGCTCCTAATCGCCGTTCGCGGGCGAGCGCGACGCCGGTGTGCGGGCGCTCGCACTTTACTGTGACCCACAACCCAACTCCAGAGGAGTGCGCATCAGGTCGGGAGCAAAGGTGCTTTGATTCCAAGGGCCGACATTCATCTGGGGGTTAGGATGCTCGGAACGAAGCTGGAGGTTGGCGTTCTTCATCGTGTTGCCGATGGTATCGATTCCGGTCAAGAACGTTGCGGAAAGGAGGTTCTGGCCGGAGAGGTCACCGCTGCCCGCGGGATTCAAACTGCCCCACTGGTTATTTGTGTCACGGGGAAGAAGGTCAGAAGGATTGGCGACGGGCATATTGGTCGCGCCGGCGGGAGGAGCACCACCCTGGCCGGTCATCGCATCAACCGCAGAAAAGCCATTTGCGCCGGATGCGCCGGATGCGCCGGGCACGACGGGTGCGGCCTGATGACCAGTAGCAATCTGACGGTTGTTAGCGTCACTCACCATAGTATTCGCCGGGAACACGAACTTTTGGTCGGAGTAAGTATAGATAGCATATACTAGAACAATCGCACCCAAAAACACAAGGATTTGATTGGTACGAAAGGTTTTCTCTAAATCAGACAAGAAACTCATTATTATAATTTAATTGTATATAAAATAAATGATAAAATAAATACTGTATTAGTCTTCATCGGACCCCGAATCAAAATCATCTAAATCGTCCAATAAATAAGACGCCTTAATTTCCTTGGCTTCCAGATAAGCGCGTATTGCGGCCTTTTTGGCTTCTTGTGCCTTTCGTTTTGCGACCTTATACATTTCGTATATGACATCCTTGTGTTTTTTTAAGGTTACGCTATTTTTGGTTTGTTTCCATGTCGCGGCCGTGGAGGTCGCGGATGTCGCGGCGGCGGCGGCGGCGGCGGTAGTCGCATCGGATGTTCCCGCGAGGGGTGGAACGTCAAACGCCGGTTCTTCGGTATCAATGACATCGGGTATATTTTTAAAATCAATATCTACTTCGGTACATTCAAAATGCTTTAATGCGCTAGATGCTGGCGATGCGTATACTTCGGATTCCGATGGAATCGATGTTTGATTGGATTCGGGGGTTCCGAGAGATTTATCCAAGGTTTCAATGAGATCTTTCGCAGATATTGTCGTTCCATTGTCATTATTATCCATCGGACGTGATTGTTGGATTTCGGCGTCTTTTCCTAAAGGTTCTGCGATGTTACTACTACTGGTCGTATTCGTATGAATAACACACGTTTCAAATAACGGCAATTCAGGAATCACCAATACTTGCCGTAATATCAGCTCCATCTGAAAGCTCCTTGATGTGAATTTAATCCCCTGGAATTCAATGATGGAGATGATGTTATGGTGTGCGTTTACATAATCGACCGGCACTATCGCACGGTTCTCATCGAACACTTTACATAAAAATGGCTGGAGGTGCGTCTGTATCCGGTTTAATTCTAAATTGACCCGCACGAGATAATTCCCCGTCTTAAATGCGCGTATCGGCGACGTAAACGAGTTTTCAATATCGCTTTTATCGAGATCTTGCGTGAACCACAGATGCCGTTTCTCGTAAAGTAGATCCACTGACCGTTTCTCTAAATCCGCGATCCATTCGATGAACACGGCGTCGTGTTCGTTTTCCCCCGTAAATAATAGGTCGATATGCGCCTTCTTACCTGCCACAACGATACCTTGCTTTGACAGCGTTTTCGGTGTCTGAATATATAGCGGTTTTTTACTTTCATAATACGCATATTTTGTTAAATACGACCCACCGGGGATATTGTTTGGCGGTGATAAATGTAGGTGGTTGAATTGAAATGTATCGTTGGGGTGATATACTTCCATATTTAGGCGAATGTACGTACGTAGTATGTATACGAATGTAACCCGGTCGTTAAATTAGTATTATGAGGCAATATATTATTCGGTTATGAATTACGCTATAATCGATGAATGACAAACTCCTAAATCCTGGCACCCTTCGGTGACAATAAAATCGCCTAGGTGGTCTAGAAGCATCGGTGCGACAGACTGTGCTGCGTTATTACACATCGCCTGGACGCTTTCTGGTAATACTGAACACACCTTTTCAATATCGGTGGTAATGAAGGCGATTACTTTAGGATTATGTAGGACGGTTTGGTTGAGTCCGTTGGCTAGATATTCGCAGGCGGCGCACTCAAGGTGGGGGGACCGCCCCCCTACGGCGGATTGGTTGTGCTGGGCGTCGGCGTCAGTGTAGGTATGATTGTATGCCTTATTGAGTGGCACAATCGCCGCATCCGCGCGTCCAAATGGGAAAATTGGAACGTGTATTATCGTTTCCGGTAATACAATAAGGCCGAGGCCGAGTAGGAGAAAGAGGGGGGATATCTTCATTATTGGATGGATTATGTCGTATATGTATATTTACCATAAAATATTATAACAATACCCAATGTTTTTTATGTCAGTGTAATATATAACGTAATAATGCCTTCTCGTTCTAGTAAACAACATAAGCGCGGGCGCATTAGTCGCCGCAACCAGAAGGGAGGCAATGATGGAGCCCCCCAAATATCCGAAGCAACTTTAAAGCAGGCCGGTGAAATCGCCCAGAAACTTTTAGGGCAATCTATGCAACAGGGTAACAACAACGCCCAAACCGGTGGTAGTGCTTCCGGAGCAGCACCTCAATCGGGCGCTTCTTCTGCTCCTTCTGCGCCGCTTCAAAACGCGATGGTTGGAGGTGCTGTCGCCGGTGCTGTTGCCGGTGCTGCTGCTGCCGCAGAGGCCGCTGAACCCAAATCCGCGTTGAATATGTCGCCTCTCGTCGGTGGCCGTGGTGGTGGTCGTCGCGGTCGCAGGAGCGGTCGCCAGAACCAGAACCAGAACCAGAACCAGAACCAGAACCAGACTGGCGGTATGGTTCCAGGTCTGATGGCCGCCGTCGAGACGGCGCTGGTTCCTTTAGGTCTGTATATCGGTCAGAAGGCACTCCAGTCTCGCCGGTCTGGCAAATCTTTCGCCCGTTCTTTTAATTCCCGCAAATTCTCTCGTAGGAATAGATCTAGCCGTCGCAGGTAAATCCGATCGGCTCCGCTCGGCTCGGCTCCGCTTCGTATAATAATATAAACGCAACTGTTTCTATTATTACAGTATCGCATTCGTTATGAACCCAACCTCTATTCTTACCGCCACCTACGCAACCCCACCCACGCTTGAGAGCAAAATTAAACGCTGGGTAGAGTTAGATAATCATATTAAGGAAACCAGCGATACTGTGAAGGATATTCGCACCGAGAAGTCGATTATCCATGACGAGATTATTGAGATTGTGGAAGAAAAGCAGCTCGAAAAAGCGACCGTAAATATCTCCGACGGTAAACTGAAGTTCGTCACTGCGAAACATACCGCACCAATTACGCTCACATATATCGAGAAATGTCTCACCGAATTGATAACCAACGGAAAGCAGGTCGAGCAGATTATGGCGTATATTAAGAAAAACCGCGAGACGAAGACAACTACGGAGATTAAGCGGGTTTATAATAAGAAGGGGGGTGCCGCGGGCGATGACGACGAGAATACGGAAGAACCGGCGTGAACCGGCGCGGAACCGGCGGAGAACACGCGAAATAATAATACATACTTATGTCAGTAGTAGTGATATAAGTATTTGAATAACAATGTCATCAAAAATCAGTCAATTTTTCAATCCAGCAGAGCATTTGGTGTTTCATCAGGATAAAGAAGGAAATATGATAGGGGGTGGGTACCGTGTGAATAATTTGCTTTATCAGCATAAGATGCCGTTGTTTGTCTCTGTCGGCGCGGGCGCACAGACTGGCGGTAGCGGCGAGGGCGGCGACGACGACGGCTGCGAGCCGCATTTCATCCCCGATAAATTCAGTGACCTCTTTCGCGATTTAGCGGTTCCTGCTGGGTTGTTTATGATGCCAGCGATGTTTCGGCCGCGCAATTATGCGTTCGAAGTGCCGGAAGCCGAAGCCGAAGCCGAAGTCGAAGCCGAGAAGTCACGTCACGAGGCCGGCGAGAGCAGCGATAGCAGCGACGACGACGACGACTACAAGACGACAAAACACGCACCCAATGATATTTTCGATACACTTCTTTCTCTCGTCGAAACCAAGGAACGTATCCATCATGATGTGAAGACACGGAGAAACCGTTCAAGTGGGAGCAACGAACGAAAAGAAAAGAAGCGACCGAATAAAACGAGACGCGGGAAAGTTGGAGCAGAATAATGGAGTAATTTACAAAGATATTTCGGTGACTCTCATACATGAATCAAATACGGTTCTATAAAATTTTATAGGGTCGCCCTCCCCACCACCACCATCTTGAGTAGTGCTTGTTAGCATAATATTGAATGTTAGGTTTGATAATCCAGAATTATGATAAGCACCCATTATCGGGAAAATGGTACCACTTCTAGTTCCACCACCCACCTGTGCTGTAAATCTTTGTATTTTTTTTGCGATCTGGTTTCCACCAGATGTATCATTTACGTATATAAATGAACTATATGTCTCACCGTTAAATCCTACAATATCGTACAGTGCTTCGTATTCCACGATGATTTTAGAATTGCTAGAACGAGGTGTATACGTATAACTCGCGACTCTTCCGCTTGAAATACCTACATTTGAAGCATCCGTTTGGTTCAACAAGGGGTCGTTACCTGCGAGGAACACCGTGTTTATGGTCTGACCCGTCGTCCACTTCGTCGGATTCACCGACCCAGATACATCAAGCCTCGCTGTGTTATACAAGAGACCTGGTTGCGCGTTGATGATATTTCGAGAACCGTCGGAGGTAACTAGAGCGTTGTTGGTAGGATTTCTCACGTCTGTGACCGGATACTGCCGATGCGAAAGGGGCTCCATCCACATCGAGAAATTGTTTGTGTTTTGCGTGTTGGCGTTCAAGGCGCGGCCGCGCACCTTATTCATCGATAGAGACGACATTTGTGTTCTAAATGAATGAAATGAAATGAAATGAAATGAAATAATATTATATATACCATTAATATTATTTATCTTCGATAATCTTTCTTTGATAATCTTTTTTTGATTATCTTTCTTTACAGCAAACTCCATGCCCCCTTATTAAACGGCGCAATCACGACATCATTGATTTTATCCTTCATTTGTTGGACGCGAGCCTCATGTAGTGGGTCAATCATCTTCCCCGCTTCATAATTCTGGATATTCGCCATCATTTTCGACGACCCTACATTCATATCTGGTTTGGGTCCGTAACAATTCACACCGGCTTTCATTGCGGCGTCAGCGATATACCCGCCATTGATACCCGGCCTGCCGCAACTATTTTTCTTCGCGGCGTCGGGACTCTTCTGAAGCTCATCCCAGGTTGCCTTTTGGGTCGGGTAAAGAATCATCTGGTTATCGGACCAGCCATACGAACACCACTCCGCGCCGGATTTATGCGCCTCTTCCATCTGGTCGATATTCGCCAATTTCGCGCCATAAGCTTCGCATAACGCCTTCGCATTGTCATAGTCATAAATACTGGCGGGAACATGGAAGACCTGTTTACGCATTTTGAGAGATGGACCTCCGCCTAAATCACCTGCGGCTGTCGCTTCAGCAGGGACGACCTCGGATATCGCGATTTTCGGTGTTGTTGAAAACAGATTCGACAGTTCGGTAGTTATGTTCGTGTTGAAAAAATACTGGAATCCGTTAAGTAATACAATGACGATGAAAACCGCCCATAACAAGATTTCAAGAATGGATGTATTTGCGAATATTGTGGTTTCATTCGTGTCACCGCCGCTCCCTAAAGCCGTTATGACGAAATAGAACATACCGATTACGATAAGAACGATTATGATAACTCGCGGTTTTATGACTGCGTCGAGTTTATCATCTAACCATCCGAATATACCACTCACATTATTGAGATGCGGCATGCCTCCGCCTCCGCCGCCACCCGATTGTTGATTCATATTACTATTATCAGTATACAAATTATATATATTATAGTTTCGTAGATACCTTTACATATGTAATCTACGTATCACGCCGCTGTCTGCTGCCTCTTGCGATAAAACAGGCAATACGGAATATTACTTGTAATGGCATCACTCTTGATATCCGTCTGTTTCACGGTTTCATCGTTGAAATTATACCAGATGTCATCCGCCGACCTGATTGTCGCAGTATAGTGCCCGCTTTTACTAAAATTACCGTGATGGTTACAAACCGCGTATAAATCGTAAATGTAGCTTTCGCGTTTATATCCGCGGACGAACGCGCTTAAATCTAAACTATGAAGCGGGATTTCGACGGGGATGGTGACTTTGACGGGGCCGCGCTCGGTATATTGGACGCGTTTCAAATCAATAATCATGATATTCGGCAGACTCCAATACATGATGCGCTTCTGGACGGCCTGGTATTGCTTGGTTTCTTCATTGAACCACGCATTTTCGCCTTCCATTCGCTCGCCTTCGCAGTAATGCGCGAAACAATCGTATAATGTCGGAATACGTGTTTTGCCTGTGGTTGGGGTTTCTACCAACGGAATAGAGAGCGAAATAATGGAGAATGGCTCCGGTGATAAACTCAAGATAGTACCGACTGAAAAATCTGCGCCGCCCGCCGCGCCCCCGTCGCCACCGGTGTGTAGTTTCTCAATCACCGACATCTGAATCCCGTAGAAAATATTCAACATCTCCGAATAATTCTTTGTATACATCTGCTTCATCATCTCGTAGCATTTCTTTCCCACGATATCTTTATCGTTGTTTACATTCCCCGTTATCGTCATATTCACTTCTCTCGCAAGAGCCATATGAAACGAGTCCATCATAAACATCAGGAACTCCTGGACGTCGTTTTGCGAATTCTGGGTGAAGAGCTCCTGGTTTTTCAGGCGCGCGATTTGTTTCATCGACGCCATAAATCCGCCGGGGGATACGACGCAGTTTTCGCTCCACATGAGGGTTCGCAGTTTATCCCATTCCGTCAATAATACCGCGTCGGGTTTCTTTGTAAGCCGTTTCTTGTATTTGTCGTCGTTTAAGAACCGGTTCAGTTCGTAGGTATGTGAAAGCGCCTGGAGACACGAATTCACGAAACACGTATTCCCCATATTCATTAGCCCGGTGATGCCTTTGCCTGCGAAATCGGGGAATCGATGTCCGGGCGGTGCTGGCGGTGCGTGTGTCATTGGGGGGCGGATGTAATCTTATTCAGTTCTTTATATAATATTACATTTATACGTTTAAGTTTTCTTTTATCGTAGGTAGGCAGAGAATAAAATTGAAATTAGATGTGTGGATGCTACTAACGATTACGAACATGGCCGATAAACGTATGACGGAAATACTGGCAGGATTGAAGGAGGGTCAAAGTGTTGAACTCGACAACGACAACAATTCTGGAAAAATCTTCACAAAGATGGCTGGACTATTTGTCACACAAGATTTGGATGCTTACCAATGGATAAAGGCAAACGTCAGCTCGGATTTCTTTAGCACATATGTTGCTCGAATCGTATCCGTCTCTAGGTCTAGGTCTAGGTCTGCGATAGCTACCCCTTCGTAATAAACGGATATAGAGAAATACTTATTATTATTATAATCCTAATCATCTTAATGAACCCGCCGTCGAACCCGCCGTCGAACCCGCTACCACCGCACCGTATGACGGACGGAGATAGAACCAGTAGTCGCTATTACGAGAGATTTCACCTGAACCAGTTTTATAATGCTGTAGAAGACGAACAATTGTTCGCGGATGAATATACGAATCTATTACAATCGTACAATCAGTTCGTTGTAACTGGAAACGCGATGTTTTCGCGGATGGAGCAGGCTCTTCGCGCGAATTTGGACCGGTCTATCGTCCGGCAATATTTTTATTATCACCGGTATTCGGATATTCGCAGGATAAGAACTCCGGATGAGGCGATTTATCATTTCACGCATGCGCCGGCGCCTGCTCCTGGTCCTGCTGCTCCTGCTCCTGCGGCTGCGGCTGCTCCTGCGGCTCCTGCTCCTGCGGCTCCTGCTCCTGCGGCTCCTGCTCCTGCGGCTCCTGCTCCTGCGGCTGCGGCTGCTCCTGCGGCTCCTGCGGCTGCTCCTGCGCCAGCGGATGCTTCGCGACGTTCTAGACTCGGTGACGCATTTGGACGTATGTTGTCAAATTATTTGACTGCTCAAAATAATAGGAATGCGCGAGAGAATGCGTATATGGTCAGAGACAATGACACTGGCACTGGCACTGGCACTGCGCCCCCGAATACGAATCTGTTTTCAATGCTGTACACATACGCACAACCTATTGTCACTGGTGCCGCGGCGGCCGTTACTGGTGCCGCCAACGCCGAAAGAGGGCCGCCATCCGCGGCTACAATCAACCGCGCGACATTGAATACAACGTACGCGAGTATTGTATCTCCTGTAAATACAACCTGCCCTATCTCGAGAGATGAATTCGAAGACAATAGCGAGATAACCATGATACGCGGATGTAACCATCTTTTCAATCGGGCTAGTTTACGTGAATGGTTTGTCAATCATTCTACATGCCCCATGTGCCGGAATGATATACACAATTATCGCAATTTTACAAATATGGAGATTAACAATATCACGAACGATAGTGTCACATTTTCTTATGATTTACCGCCAATATACAATAGATACGATGACGAGGCGATATACCGCGATATATTGCATGCGGTGGCTGGCACGGCCGCAGCGACGACGACGACGCAAGCACCGCCGGCGTCAACGACTCGTCCTCCTCATCGCCGCTACGACCCCGACAATGACCACGACAGTCACGATTATATGGAAGTGGATTAAAAATACGCACGCACGGACGCATGGACGCATCGAGGACGCGGGCATTGTTCTTTTATTTACCGCCGGCGCCGCCACCACGGAACCAATCCGTAATCGGGCGATTTCCTTTATTCAAATTGTCCGCTTTCACTAAATACTCATCGAATAACAGCGATTTCACTTCCTTATGTCGCATCTCTGTTATTTTCTTCTCGCGCTTCACCGGGTCGTCTATCGTGGACGCCACCGTCTCTAGCATATCCAAGAAGCGCCCCTTCTTCTTTTGAAACGCCGGTAATTGCTCCAATACAAGCGCGAATAATTGCTGGACCGGTTTCATAATCTGGTTTGTGATATAGAACGAATAATTCAATTGAAGTCGTTGGGCGTGGATATATTCTGGATGCTCTATCTTATCGCCTTGAAGTGCGCCCTTCGTGTCGTTGTGAATATATGCGTAGGGGATACGGTCGCCAGTATTCGGTTTGTTTCCAGGGTCGCGCACACCCATCCTATCCGCCAACACCTTGTGCGCGATTTGCGCGGGGTTCTTATAATCCGACCGCAGCGATTTGGTGATAATCAGTTTTTCGATGGGGCATTTCTGGTCGACCATATACTGGAGCTTCTCGCGCAAGAAGGCGATGGCCCGGTCGATATTTTGCTCCTTCATCAGAATATCGATAATCCCGCCGTAGATTTCCTTCACAATCGGCGCATTATCGCGGCGTTTCAGCACGATACCCATACTTTTCAGTTTGCCCTTATTCGGGTTTTGCTCGTAATATACACCAACATACCCTTTCTTGCGCAAGAGCGCGAAGGGGCAAATCGTCTTTTCATATACCCATCCATGCGGCGCTTTCAAGAACTTCGACGAATAATCGCCGACCTGTTTCGCGAGTTCAATCGTGATTTCAATCGCGTCTTTCCCGCGGATAGGCGCACCCTCCGGCGTCGCGAGATTAAACGTGAAGAACACACTGTCCGTATCTCCGTAAATATACTCCGCCTTGGAATGAACCAAGGGGTACTTCGGGTGCGATGTCCGCAGCATAATATCGCCATACGCTTCTTCCACCACACGGCGAGCATACGTCAGGAGTTTGCGTCCCGTCGCAGTCGTAGAAGCGGCCACATCCACTTCATAGAACGTGCTTGTTTTAGCACCACATTGCCCGTATAACGAATTCGCAGTGACTTTATAACCGAGCTGTCGTTTATCCAGGATATTCGCCATAAAGGGGTCGGTCTGTTTTTCCGCCAGTTTTCGGGTGGTTTTACGCGCAAGGAGTAATTCTTCCAGAATCGACGGCATAATCCCCTTCTCGCCTTCGGGGAATTGCGCAAACCGGCACACTTTCGTCCCGCATTTGACTTTCACGGCCGCCGCCGCGGTCTTCGTCGCGGATTTCGGGCGCGTCCATTTGTAGGTGTCATACGTAATATCCACGTATTTATACCCGGGCAAATTATCGTATTCGGCCTCCCCCGTCTCGCGGGTAAGCACGCCGTCCAGGTCGTATTCCTTCGTCCACACTTTACTATCATGCGACAGATTCTCGCTAATCATCGACGACGGATACAGCGACGAATAATCATTACACGCGACAGGATTATCCAGGTAGAGGCCGCATTTCGGCGGGAGGACAATCGCGCCTTCATATCCCGACTCACTGCGGTCCTTGTCGATGACGGGCATGAGTGTATCTTTCTCGCGACACTTCATCGCCACATAACTCGTGAGTTTGATGCCTTGACCGCGCATAACGAGGAAGCTGATAGGGACGCTACAGATTTTCGCCATTTCGACGTAACCAGTAATAATATCGATTTTGTTCATCAGGTGGTGGACGAGATTACAATCCTGAATACAGTATTTCGCGATAACTGCGCGTTCGCGGGGGCCTTCATTCGTCATCCGGAAGATATCTTGCGGGCTTACATCGTCTTTGGCGAGACCCCACCGCACCATCGTTTTCATATCGGGGGTTGCGCATCCCTGGACGTCGAATGACCCGGCCGTCGCGCCGACCGCCGAGACCTTGAACTTGAATCCCTCTTTGTATAAATCTGTCGAATGATTGGTTTGCTCGAACTTGACGAAATTGCCCACATCAAGTCCCACTAGATTGTTTGAGTATACACGCGTCGTATCTGTGGCGGGGTCATATTCCACGCTTTTGACCGCATCGCCGATGAAGTAACTCGACACATCATCCAGTTTATACGACGAGAGATTGAAATCGCGGCGCAAATAATTGTAGACATCCACTTGAAGTCGGCCTGTCATTTTGATATAATGAAGATCGTATTGACCGCTAGCGAGTGCGATTTTCGTCTGTTCGATTGCGACATTATCGGCCGTTATTTCCGTGTTTCCGAATCCACCGCCGCCGCCGCCGCCGCCCGCATTCCCGCAAAACTCCCCCTCATTACGCGACAGTTTCAGGAACTCCTCATAACACCCCGTCTCTACTGCGCGCCGAAACATGAACTGGTAATCAAAACCGAAGATGTTATACCCAATAATAATATCCGGGTTCTCTTTCTGGATAAGACGCGTCCACGCCAGCAGCACATCCGCCTCTGTTGAATACGATTCAATCTCGGAGTTCGGTACTTCGTCGCATGTGTCGAGGGCGATACAGTTGTTCAGGTAGGGGCGATTGCCGTTTTGGCCATATTTCACGAATGTGGACCCGATAAATGTCACCTTGTCGCCCTCTACTTTCGGGAAGATAGAACCGAGTGTATCACTGACAATGGTAATTTTGGTTTCGCGGCTGTGTTTGGGATTGTTGAGAAGATTGGTGAGTTTGACGGAGAGGTCGGCGGCGGTCGGTGCGGACCCTGCGGCCCCGGTCTTCGGTTTCGCTTTAGTGAATGGTGTATCGTCATCGATACACTCCGTGTCGGCTCCCGCGTCGGCTCCTGCGCCGGCTCCCGCGTCGCTGTCGTCGCTATCGCTGTCGTTGTCGCCGCCGCCGCCGCCGCCGGCTTTCGCATCCGCAGCACTCGCCGTCGCCGCTGCGGCCTTCGCTGCCTCCGCTATCTGGACGAACATCTGCTCGATGGTATTATCGCGTTCGATGATTTCGTGCTTAATCAAATGCCGGAGCTCTTTTGTCACTACCAGGCGACACAACCGTGCCATATCCGCCTCTTTCGGGCGGCGTTTCGGATAGATGGTCTCGATACCTGCGTATTTCGCGCGACCTTGAAATGAATACTGGAATGCGGTATACATCATATGAAGGATGTCATCATCGGTGATATCTTCGTCGGCGGTGGCGGCGGCGCGTTTGGCGATAACAGCGTCAACGATATTCGCCGCCAATTTCTTGTATGTCTTTACCGGAATCGGGAAATCGCCGTGACTGCTACTGGCTTCAATATCAAAACTACATATTTTATACGGGACGACGGTCTCTTTCTCATTTTGGGGGATAATGTCTTCGAATGACAGGCGGTATTCATACTGGCACGTCGTCGTGAATTTCTCAATCAACCGCGTCTTTTTCGTGGAAAACTGGACCCAACCGGATGGGCTGATTTTCTGGATATGGAAGAAACGCAGGATGGGCGGAATATTGGCTTCATAGATGGTGATGTTCGTATTCGCGAAATTGTAGCCATCGGGTTTCAGTGCGCGCGTCTTTCCGTCGCGTGCCGTATAAATATCGTAAAACCAGAGATTCTTGACACGGTTCATCACTGTCGTGTTTTTGAATACAAGCAGGACGAATTTGTGGTTTTTGCCGCCGTCAAACCCGTAGAGTTTCCGCTTCTCTACAATCTCGCATTTCTCCGCAATAATACTGTTTTCGTAGTACCGGCTCTTTATATTCTTTTTTAGGTCGCGGATGAACGCGGATTTGGTGGTATTTGTCCAGTGGTCTGCGACCTTGACGTAGAAGAAGGGGAGGTAATCATCCACGAAGATGGAGCAGGTTTCGCCTTGTTCATTGATACCGAACATCTGGATTTGGAATTGCTTTGTATCGATGGCGCCGCCGTTGCCGCCGCCGCCGGTGCGACCGTTGCCTTCGTCGTCGCCTGTACTTTCGCCTTCCGGTTCTGACGCGGACCCCGAACCGGACCCCGAACCGGACTGGTGGTGATTTGTGATTGCTGTTTCGCGGACATGGAAATCAATCAAACGAAAGCTATTATTATCATCGGCGGTCGCCGCTGCTGGCACTGCTGTCGCTGCCGACGCTGCTGTCGCTGCCGTCGCTGCCGACATTGGTTTTTTTACAATCTTGAATTTCTTCGCGGGTGTCGGTGTAGGCATTCTGCTGTGTGTCTGTTGAATACAATACAATATTTGTCCTTGTGTTGTATTCATTTAAAAAATCTTTATTTCAATTTTACAATTTCGTTTGATAATACGGTGTATCGATATCGACACACGCACGCACGTTATTCAAAACTCTTAACTGCGGCGCGTGCTTTCTCCATGACATGGATATTGATAGGGTCATTTGCTACCGACGGAATGAAGATAAGAGAGAAATAAAATATCGCGGAAAATGCTAAATACGCGACGATAACCCATGAAATCCAATGCCACTTGAAGCATGTTTTATTTGCGACCCATACTATAATCACTGAGATGATCGCGTTCATAATGAACACTACTAAATTTGTTCCAACCAAATAAATATCGAAAATATTGGCGAGAATCACCAATACTAAAACCACCGACGCAAGCGGGCAGATTGTGAAATGAAGGTTCATCGGGGATGTATACGAGAGAATATATATATACGAGAGAATATTGTTTTACGTAAAGGGTGTAAAGGACTACGTGCGTAAATATGCCGGTATTTGTCTCGTGTGGCGACCCGGTGTCGGATGGCGTGATTTAACGCTTCGTTGATGCTTCATGGATTTATGGAACCGGCGTAATGATTTGCGATGAAATAATTTGAATTTGGTTCTCGCATGCTTGGTGATACGTTTGATGGTGCTATGTTTGTTGTCGTCGTGGGTTGGCGCGTGGGTTGGCGCGTGGGCGTGGGCCGCACTATGCTTCTTCACCAACCCAAACTTCGGATGCGCGACAACCCATTCCAATAGTTTATCATAAACGCGTTCCCCCGAATATTCCTGACCACGCTGACCTTTGCTAACATACATGATGCTGGGGACGCCATTAATATCTTTAGGTATATGCTTTATGCCGCGAATAACGGGGTCAGTATCATCCAGGGCTTCAATTTGGACGTTCGCAATCGTAAGAACACAATCCGGGTTTTTACAGGTATAATTGGTTTTTAATTCGTCGATGAGTTTATTCCAATCAGCGGCCATATTCTGGCAATGCCCGCACCATTTCGCATAGATTTTTACGAGTAATCCGTGGGTTTCTGGATGGTCGAGCGCTTCTCGGGCCATGGCATTTAGTTCATTTATGTTTTTTTTACGATTGACCTCTATGGTTTTTATCATCTTATATAGTATTTGTATATAATAAAAGGTATGAACCCGTTTTTAAAGGAATTAAAAATGTTCGATATCGTTGTTAAATACGCACCATTATTACGAACAGTGCTGATTGTTATATTATTTTTAATTGGAGCATTTATCACATATCGAACGCGGTCTAGAGGGACATTGCCCGAAGGGTTTATAAGTATAGAGTCCGACGCCCAACCTAGGCGCGAACTTCGGACGGTGGTGGTGTCCGACGCTGAATCTAAGCCCGACCAGCCCGACCAGCCCGACGGGTCGAATACGGAAGGGTTCGACGGAGGCGGCAGCGGCAGCGGCGGCGATGGAGCGCAAGCACCGCCAAGTTTCGAATCCACCAATAGCCAACGATGCCCGAATATCTTAATCCAACACGGCAACGAAATCTTTCTATACAATTCTAAAGTCGAGAAAGTCCCCGGTGTAAACCCAATCCGATTCAAAAGTTTAGAAGATTATTCGGAATTCATGGATTGGTTACAGGGACGCGGGATTCGCTGCCCGGTGTTGTTCTTACAGTTTTCATATGACGCACAGGGCAATGCCGTGTATAAGATGCGGCCGTCACCCGTGGATTTACAGGGCGGGCTTTCACCCAATGTGCCGTATTCCCCCGCACCCGCCGCGCTCGTTCAGATGATGGATGCTTCGCGCGATAACCCACCCTTCAATAATGAAATGTATTCGGGGTTCGACCCCTTGAATTTCAATATGGGTGATTATACTACACAGGACGCCGAGTTTCGCGCGAAGGAGCTGACAATGAAGTATAGCGATAACCCGATGGATGCGAATTGGGGTGGGAAGCAGTATTCGGAGTCGGTCGTTGCGTCGGGGGCGTATATCGACAGGACGCGCCCCGATGCCGCGCGGTCAGACACGTCGGCGCTCGTTCCGATGCGCGTTCCGGCCGCGAATGAAAAATACCGGAACCCGATGTATGCGGGGGATGCGGTTTCGCGCGGTCGCGGCGCGGATGTGGAATGGGGGAAGGCGCGCAAGCCAGCGGCGTAATCACCGTGTATCCGTAATAAATACTAAATTATAATATCATGTAGATTATTATTACATGATATCAACCAGTGAAGAAGTGGAATGTTTTCGGCAGCCAAATGGCGGATTCTCGCCTGACAAGCGATATGAATATACATACGCAACACGGAAGTCATGGGAGTATATTCCCGCACTGTCTCGACAAGACTGGCGGTATTTTACTACAAAACCGTATATTTATGCGGGGGTTTGGCTACGCAGCGAGCAGCGCGGTTTCGGGGACGGCGGTGATTATTATGAGGTTTTTCGAGGAGATGACTGTGACGGGAACGACGACGACGACGACGGCACCGAGAAAATCGTATCATGGGATTATAATGGGACATTGTGTTGGCGTGAGTGTGCCACGGCCGACGCAGCCACCGCCGACGCAGTCGTAGCCGAAATCCTCGATGAAATCCTAGATGAAATCACCGAGAGTGTATCGAAAACGACACACCATATCGATGAACCTGCGCCGGCACCGGCACCGGCACCGCTGCCTACGGTACAATGGTCGTTATTTGAATGTATCTTCGGCCAACCATCGAAATGTGGGATGTTTGATAAGGCCGAAATAACAACAATGGAAGCAAAACACTGCGTTCATCCGAATATCGCAGAATTTTGGTGCTTTATAACATCGTTTTTTTATGGGAGTAGTTTACTTCTTTATTTCGTGAAAGAAGAAGACTGGTTTGAAAAATGGTGCGAAGAAGCGGCACTACCAGGATATATACATTTATCCATATGGGGATCCGTCGTGGTTATGCTATGTTCGTTGATTTACCACTCGACGTTGTTTGAAGTTACCGGTTGTGTTGATTGCTTTTTTGCGTCGTTTGTATTTGCGTCAGTTACAATGTCGGCATTTGGAGTTAGGCTCGTGACACAACTAATATTATTAGCGTTATTTGGTATTTTTTATATTATGATGTGGCGATATAGCACGCGAATCGCTCTCATCGCTGTTTGTCTAGTGTTTCCGTTTACAATATTCGCATGTTGTCATTGTAAATCATATTATAGGCTGGTGATAGGAATATTGATTAGCGCAGGTGCGGTGTGTTTTCTATTGGATAGACTGGGATATGCGCCATTTCATTCATTATGGCATATATTGTCGTCATTGGCAATGTTTATGTCATTGTATCACGTCATCGTATATGGACCTGTTCCTCATTCCTCATTCCTCACTCCTACGTAATTGCGCTTTCTCACTCGTCCGATAATTCCGCTTCACTTCGTTTCGCTCCATTACGTCCTCGTTCGGGCTTCGCTTAATGAATCTGACGTCTGATTCATTCACAAGTAAATTTTTTATAATTCAACTTAAGATAGAGGAAGACCCGAACGAGGGAGTTATGGAGCGAAACGGAGTGAAGCGGAATAATGGACGAGTGAGGACTCCGACTAAGGAAAAGTGGAGAAACCGAACGAGGGACGAGTGAGGGTTCGAAACGCCTTCCTTAGGAGGAATCGATATACCGAGCACATTCTTCTAAAGTCAACTTGAACTTATTCATCGTATTCAATTCATTCATATGCCGGATGATGTCTTCCATCTTCCCTTCGCCGTGGACTTCTCGAGAGACGCTTTTGAGAGAATTGACAATCTTCGCATTCACCCACTGGTCCATATTCTCGATGATTTTGTTATAATGATTATAATGCGAGTCCATATTCAGGGACTTCTGGGTCTTCGTCGCGAGTTCTTCCTGGCGCTTGGCGATGGTGATAATATCGCCGTCGTTTTCGTCTTCGAGAGGATCGGTGCCGCTGCCGCTCTTCTTGGAATTCCGGTTGGTAAGACCTTCAATCATTCCGATATGATTACGGAAAATATACTGGATTGCGACCAGTGCGACGATGATGAAGATGCCTAAAACGACGTATTTGGCGAGGGTGTCGGTGGATTGGTCATTTGGGTTTGGGAGGATGGGGTTCATTTATGGAATTGAAATAATATACTACTGAAATAGTATTAGATTATTTTATTAGTTGTGACGACGACTTTTGCGGCGTTTTACGGTATGCTTATATTTGCGATATGATTTGCGGCGTTTGATGGTGGTGCGGTTAGTGGTTTTGGATGACGCACGTTTGTGCTTGTTTGTGTATTGGGTGCGACGGTGGTTGCGGCGGAGTTTGCGACGACGGCGGGTGGATGAGCCGCCCTGAAGATAACTGTCACTAACATAACCTACATCTTCATCATCACTATTAATCATCGGCATATGATTGACTCGGGCCATATTAGCACTAAAAACGCGTCTCATACCAGCATTAACGATTCTAGGGTTATACCTAGGGGACAGGCTACCCTCGCTCTGAGACGAAATGGGGGGGGTATCAGTCATTTCGTTGGCAACTGGATTGAATTCATCGCCGACGTGCGGATCAAACCCGGCACCTTTTCTCCATTGTAGCACAGGTTTTTTACGTTTAGGATTTTTCGGTCCTTCCGGTTCTCTCGTTTCTTCCTCCAGATCACGTTGTTGTTGTTTTTCATTGCGCAGTAGTTGGGCTTGGGCCGCAGCAGACAACCTTGCTTCTTCTTCAGTGCGCAGGGCTTGGGCCGCAGCAGACAACCTTGCTTGCTCTTCAGTAGCCTTCTCAAACCGTTTGTTGGCAACATCAAGTCTGGCGTTAGCAGTATCCATCAAGGATTTAGCGTGCTGTAAATGGTTTTCAGCAGCAAGCAGTTTGGAAGTGTCATCCATTCCTGTTTTCGGTTCACTCTTGATATGCTCGAACTCTTCAGTAGCTTGCTCGAAATCCTCATTGGATTTATGGAAAGCAGCTTCGGTTTCATGCCTAATAGTAGTGGCTTCTTCTAAAAAAGCATGGGCTTCACCAGCAGCAGTCTCCATAGCAGCAGCCATATTGATTGCATCCCGGAACAACCTCATTCCAGAACAATACGTTTTAAAAGGCATTCTCATTTCGTGCTGGTTTTGATAATTAACAATACCGTTAAATTCAAGTATTAATGGCCCTAAAAAGAATTTGGGTTCTACCTTTTCTTCTGTTTTGACTGATAATTCAAGAAATAGGTCACTATAGCATGTTTGTAATGAAGAAGGACGCAATAAACATAATTGTAGAAATTGAGAATATAGATTTTCATGTTGGTCGTCTGATATGAACGCGGTATGTAACAACAATGAGTGGACACTGTTGCATTTTGTAAAAAAATCAATGAAAGTCTGCGTCTGCAGCCCTCGTATTCTAACAACAAACTGATTAAGCTGGTCATGTGTCGCCGTAACATCTGATAAACGACTAATATAATATAACATCAATATGGAAGCATCCTCTACCGTCGCCGGAGCTGATTCTGTAAATTCTTGACAAATAGTATGAAACGTTCTTATTATGCTTTCTTGACGTTGGCGTTGGTCATCTGTTGCTAATAATAATATTTCACCATATAAACAATGAGGATTAAGACCATTCGTTATCGACGCAAGTTTAAAAAGCGCACGGTTTATTGATGGTTCAGTAGTATCCAGTAATTCAGCTTGTGCTTCTGGTTCTATACTTTCATATATACCTTGAGAATCTCCTGTTGCGGTCATTTGTTCACTATTTATTGCGAGCCTACGTATAATCTCTAGTGCTTCCTCCCGTGTAGTTCCTCCTTTTTGAATAGTTCGTCTATTCTTTCGTCTTCTACCTCCATGTGCGATGATTTGCATTGGCTCTAATATTCCTGGGTTTACAACTCGAAATGCTTGCGCCATTCTATCTGGATTATAACCTATCATTTGAGTATTTCCTCCAAAATTTCCGTTTAATGATACAAGCAGACTAGCCATATTTTTGAAACATCCCATTGCTGTTAGCAATACGGTACTCTCCGAAAACATTGTAGTAAATGTTTGATTTGAAAAATTAACTAATGGCATAACGTGTGCGGATATTCCTTCAGTTCGACTTTTTACAAAGTTTTGTTTATTTATTTTTTTTTTATCAAATACAACCTTACAGTCATGGGACGCATTGTTATCATATATCTTACCTAATAGTTTTGCGGCGTTTACTTCGTGAAACATAAAAAAATTATGATTACCACGGGGTGTGTAATTTGGATTTAGTTTCATAAATGACATATTACTTTTCAAACGATTACAGCATCTATGTGCCCACGCATATAAAATAGATAAAAATAACTTTTGGTCAGGCGCACAAAATGTGCTTCGCAATAAACCGAAATATTCAATTGCTAGACCAATACAAAAAATATGTTCGCATTCCATGGTTACATGCTTATCTACCCATAATCCTTGACAAATATAACAGCGAACATCTGGTAGATCTCTGAGTCGCCCCACTGATTGTTCGCATTGGGAGGCCGCACTTAAACTTTCAATTAACGCACGCAAGCGTCCAACTTCGTCATCCTCGTCATCGTCGTCGCCAGCGCCGCCTCTCTGTGGGGCACCACCACCCTGTCGGGCAACACCGCCTGCTGCGCCACCACCTGCTGCGCCACCACCTGCTGCGCCACCGCCAGATTTAGCATCTATAAGCCCAATCAAAATCAAAAATGCTTGTAAACTTGGTGAATCTTGTATAGCCACCGGTTTATCTAATAGTTTTTTAATACTTGATTCCATTAATACTTGTTTTTTAATAAGTTCTCTAATTAAAGATGGATTAACATGTTTTGTCTCTGTGATTTGTAGTCCTTGAATTGGTTTAACACCTTGAAATGTATGTCCCGCATCGGCTAATAATATCACTAATTCTTTGTGGGCTGATGCTGCTGCTGCGTCTAATGTCGCCTTTTCTTTTAATTTATTTACATGACTATCCATATTTCGTCGTAAAGCCTGGAGTACACCCCCAAGTTTATTTTGTTGTAAACGCATCGAATGAGCCGTTTCAATCTCTATTTTATCATGTTCGAACATATCAGAAATACCCTTATTAAATTTTTCAAGTACAGATGCTATTTCACCAAAAATTACCTGGTGATTCTCGACTGTTACTCCAGCTAATGCTGTTTTAATTTCGGTGGCCTGTTGTTCTGCTTCTGCTGCTGCTGCTGCTGCTACTGCTGCTGCGGTTACGACTGCTGGTGGTCCTTCTCCTTCTCCTTCTCCTTCTCCTTGTCCCTGTCCTAGTGGTGGTGCTGCTGCTGCTGGAACAGCTCCCGCATATTGAATACCTCTTATATTCAAACTTAACGCGAATAGAAACCGAATTATAATTCGTGTAAGAGATTTTGCGATAACAGTAATGTCTCCTCTGTTGGCTGTAAGGTCATCAAATGATGAAATAAATGGTGTATCTCGTGTTAATATGTATTGCGCACCTCTTGCTGCAGCAGCAGCTGCTCTTTGAACCTCAGCGTCTCTTGCAGTGGCAGTTTCCCTTGTATATTCGTCTTCCAATTGTCTCGAATTCTTATCAAAATGGCTCATAGCGTGACAAATCAACCATATTGCTCTATCAAATTGTCCGGGTGAAATGTCGCCTTCTTTTATCAATAAATCTTGTACCCCTCCCAGAAACCCCAAAAAATGGGCACTTGCTGGAACTGCGCCAATCAATACTAATAGCACTTCTCGATATGTATAAAATATTTTACGTGATTCGTCTATATTTATAGCAGCATTCAGGCTCCAATCAGCTGGCCGTCCAAGACGTGCCTCTGCTGCCATATGTTGAACTGCTGCCATTATAATTATTATATTTGTAATTAATCTTCCTTCTACTACATTATCACGATAAAAAATAACACACCTTTTCTATCGTCGCCTTCCCTATATTCCGCTTTCCATCCCCGATATCCTTAAAACACTCCGATACGTGTTTCAGTTTGTTTTTATTCATCGGGGATGGTGGTCTCGCGTCCATCGCGTCCGTCGGCGTCGCGTCCGTCGGTGTCTCCTTCGTCGACACTAATTCCAAATCCAACACCGACGACGGCGCCGACATCTGCGGCGATACACTTTCTTCATAATCGTTCAATTTCCGCCTCAAATCTGCTAAAAACTCGTAGACTGACCCGCCGTATTTCTTCATAATCCCCGTCGCTATCTTCGGGCTTACCCCCGGTATCTGCGCCAGCATAATCTCGCCTATATTCTCTCGCGTAATATAGTCTCGTTTCTCTTTTTTGGAGGCGACCTCGCTATATCTCTCGGCGGTCGCGGCGGTCTCGTCGTCGTCACCCGGCAGTGTATTCGAATATGCGGGGACCGCGGGACCCGAGGCACGTTCCTTCACCACCTTATCCGCAAAATGTAGAATGAACTCCGCTGTTTCGCCTACATTCATCGTGCGAATCACCGAGAACCCTTTATAATACAAAAGCGACACCATCGCGCTTTGAAGTGCGGACTTTGATATCCGGCTATGTTTTGCGTCATATCGCGCGATATCGCCTTCGATGATATAAATAATATTATGGTTATGAAAATCGGTGGTTTGTGTCAGGCGGAATGATTGCTCTTTATATCTCCCGTCTTGTATACTCGCTGCGAGGTCGTTCAGCGACTTTCTCTCGAAGAGGACAATGTCTTTCTGTTGGGCAGGGTCATGGATTATAATATCCCCTAAAGGTAATCTCTCGGATTTGATTTCGTGGGTCGTAGTCGTCGTCGTCGTCGGCGTCGTCTTGGCGGTGGCGGCGGTGGCGCCGAGAGATTTGCCTCTACAATTCGCTGGCGTCGGCGTCAGCGGCGGCGTCTTCTTCGGAAACGGAACTTTAATCGTCATACCATCCCCTAGATCCATCAAATAATGGTCTGGTTCCGCTGTGGCGGCGGTGGCGGTGGTGGTGGCGGCTGGCAGCATCAAATCCAGCAAGTCTTTCTCTCGACAATCTATTTTTATAATCATATCGAATGATGTGTAAATAAATAATAATATCAAAATGTGTTTATGTTATTATTCCTCGATGCTCGTTATAGCTTCGGTCCTGAGTGCCTCGCCGGACTCAATCTCTCGATGAACCTAAATACAAAGTTCTTATTCTTGGCCGGTTCTGCGATTGTAGCCCGCATTGCGAAGCTACGCATCTGACCTGTTCCCGCTGGGATGGAGCCTCCCTTCTTGCCACCACCACCGTTCATTGTATCGGTATGGATACCATTGGTATTGCCCGTGCTGCTAAACATAACACGACGTGCGATTTTGCTGTTTGCCATTATTGTAATATATAATTATAGTTATATATTTATAATTATACTATCGACTACGACGACGGGGACGCGACGCGTTTATGCCTTGGCTGGTGCGCAGTTCTTGGTGAACGGCTGACGACCGATACCACCCGTAAGCTTACAGTTGAAGATGAGGTTCTTCTCCTTCAAATACGTATATTGCTCGGCACAAGTCTTGTCTCGGATGCTTCCGAGACAGTCACATGTCATACCGTTCTGGCGGTAGGTCAGTGACGACCAAGAACCGCGACCAATCTTGGGCGCAGAACCGGGCATACTGCCGAAATGGCATCCGCTGTTCACTAATGAAGATTTCATTGCTACTCGTTTACTTGGCATTTGATTAATACTAACGAATTATAAATATTACAAATATAAAAAATTCGCTTAAATACAATCGTTTATAGTATATACATATCCTGTAAATGTTTCGACTTCGTAAGAACGGCGGTGGCGGTGGCGGCGGTGATTCATCCCATTCGTCCGATAATAATTCCGACGGTGAGAATATACTTCTAAATATAGACGAAGGGGACGCGGGCGTGAGCGCGGGCGCGGGCGGCGGTATTGCGGGGGAGAGCTCGCGTGTCGGTAAAAATATATACAACGACGACGACATTATACGAGTTGAAGACGATAAATACGTATTCAACCCATATAATAGTGAAAATGTGGAAATAACGGTGCCGGATATCGAGAAAATACTTGCTAAATACGGGGTTCCATCGCAAGTCCATAATATTGAACTTTACAAACGCGCATTCGTCCATCGGTCCTATACTCGGCGTCCTAAACTCCTGAACGAACTCGAAAATATCACGTTTGTAGAACGTCCCGATGACGCTATGCCGCTTCATACCAAGTCCAATGAACGCCTCGAATTCGTCGGTGATGGCGTGCTTGAATGTATCACGAAATACTACCTCTACCGCCGTTTTCCTAAAGAAAATGAAGGGTTTATGACCGAGAAGAAAATCGCCATCGTCAAAAATGAGGCCATCGGGAAATTCGCGCTTGAAATGGGTCTTCATCGGTGGTTCATTATTTCGAAACATTCAGAGGAAAAGAAGACGAGAACCAATCTGAAGAAGTTGGGGTGTTTGTTCGAGGCGTTTGTGGGGGCTCTGTTCCTGGATTTTAATCGTGTCCCGATTCACGACGACGATAAATGGTTTGAGAAGGTGTTTACATGCGGGCCCGGATTCCAAATCGCCCAGATATTTATCGAGTCGGTGTTCGAGAAGCATATTGATTGGACGAATCTCATCAAAAATGACGACAATTACAAGAATATTCTCCAAGTGAAAATCCAGAAAGAGTTCAAGACGACACCGGATTATATCGAATTGTCGCGTGACCCGGATACAGGGTATGAAATGGGGTTGTTTTTATGTTTAGGACAACAAATCCACGAGGTAGCCGAACATCCGCAAACCGCGATTCCGTTTCAGTCCTTGGCCGACGGATTTGCGGGGGTTCATCGTATATGCGAGGCTGGTGGCGGGAAGGCGTTTATCTTCTTCGCACGCGCCGCACATAAAATCAAGAAGAAGGCCGAACAAACTACATGCGAGATGGCGATTAAATTAATTACGGGGGCGATGTCGTCGTCGTCGTCGTCGTAGTGTAATAAATAAATATATAAGATAAATATATCACGGTCTATTACATTCATTACTATAGAACATGAGTAAATTGGATGTATTACAACAGTTGAATTTAACAGACCGTCCTAATACGCGCACAGTTTCAGACGCGAAAGAAGGACTTGTGATAAATATTGTTCGTAGATTGCCGGAGGAGATGTTTAAAAAACCGCGTAATTTGCCGGGGTATGAGACCGTTATGGCTGACCGAGCCCAGGAGTTTGAACCGGAGGCGCCTGTAGAGGGTGCCGAGTCAGGTGCCGGTGGTGAAGCTGCCGAGTCAGGTGCGGGTTCGGGCGCAGCCATGATTGATAGCCGCCATACCGCGGATATCGACCGCGCCGCAATTATGACGCGAACAAAACGTGCGCGCGTTGTTCCGATTCCACATTTGCCTCCTTCATTTTCAAGTAAATTCTCACCGCAGCCTGATGTACGGGTCGGCGAAGGCGAAGGCGAAGGCGAAGGCGAAGGCGAAGGCGAAGGCGAAGGCGAAGGCGAAGGCGAAGGCGAAGGCGAAGGCGAAGAAGCCGGCGCTGCCGGCGCCGTTGTGAAATTAAAAGCGAGGGCTGTTTTACCCTCCGAAGAAGTCGGCAAACAGTCAAAAGCGAAAGCTGCGATGGCGATTGCGGAAGCGAATGAACCAGAAGAATTCGATGTCATGCGTCCGTCGACGGAGGAGGCCGCAATGGAATCCGCAGCCGCAGCCGCAGCCGCAGAAGAAGGCCCACCGCCTAAAAAGCATATGTTTCGCCCAAAATCGAAAGGCACGGGAACGGGAACGGGAACGGGCACCGGCGCAGGCGCGTCTGTTTCCGCAGCTGCGGTTGAAGTGAAAGCCCAAGTCAAGAAAATCAAGGAACGCGAAGACAGCACCGTGAATATATCCGCGTATAAAGTCGGTGATACTATTGTGGCTACCCGACTTCCACCGACACGCCCTATCCCCCAAATCCAGGCGTCCGAGTTTTATATGAATAACCGCGCCAAATTCATCCAATATATTAACGCATTGTTTCGACCTTACCGCGATGAACTCACCTCCGGTGAAAGCGATATTACATGCGAGTCATTATACGGCGGCGATGATTCCGCATCGGTCGCGCTTCTCATTCATCAAAAAATCGTCCGTGATTACCTCAATATTTACTCCCCTTACCGCGGGTTGCTTCTGTTTCACGGGTTGGGAAGTGGTAAAACCTGCTCTTCTATCGCCATCGCGGAAGGCCTGAAAACATTTAAGAGAATCGTCGTCATGACCCCCGCATCACTTCGCATGAATTATATCGAAGAAATGAAATCGAAGTGCGGTGACTTGATGTATAAGAAGAACCAGTATTGGGAATTTATCGAGTCCCGCGGCAACTCCGAACTCACGCATGTATTATCTCAAATACTTATGTTCCCCGATGATACCTTTGTGACATCAAAGGGCGGGGCGTGGATGGTGAATGTGACCAAACCTAGCAATTATGAGACGGAACTCACACCTAGCCAGCGTTTACGTGTAGACCAGCAAATCGATGAAATGATTCATACCAAATACGAGTTTATTAATTATAACGGTCTTCGGGCGGAGAAACTGAAAAGTATGACGGATGATTATACGCATAACCCCTTCGATAATTCGGTGGTGGTTATTGACGAGGCGCACAATTTCGTGAGTCGTATCGTGAATAAACTGAAAAACCCGGCATCGATGGCGTATCGCTTATACCATTTCCTGTTGTCCGCGCAAAATGCGAAGGTGGTTTTATTGACAGGAACCCCTATTATTAATTACCCCAATGAAATTGCCGTGTTGTTCAATATTCTGCGCGGGAATATCGACAATTGGGTGTTTACTATCGGCGACAGCGGAAGCACGAAGGTGAGTTTGGACGCATTCAAGACGATATTCGGTCTCACGGGACCGGCGGCGGCGGCGGCGGCGGGCAGCAGCGGAAAGGCGAGGGCCGGTGGAGGCGGTGCTGCTGGCGCATTCGCAAGAGGTATCGGTCTTTCATTCGACCATATGGAATATAATGCGCGCACGAAGAAACTCATGATTACCCGAAACCCGTTTGGGTTTGTGCGTGATTATGACGCGGTGTCGTCCAAGTATCGCGGGGTGATTCGACGTGGTGACCCGGCGGCGACAATGGGCGACGGTAACGCGGCGGGTGCGGCGGCGGCGGCGGGGGGCGTCGTGTCTGTTATTGATACCACCTCCACCGATAATGGTCTTCTCTCTGATGCGGCATTTGAACGCGCCATCGTCCAGAAACTCCGCGAACACGGGATTTCGGTAGTCTCCGCTTCATCCAGCAAACAGACCCCCTTCACCGCACTCCCCGATAAATTAGACGAGTTCAATGGTTATTTCATCGACCCGGCGACCCTCCAATTCAAGAACCGCGATATGTTTATTCGCCGTATTTTGGGTCTTACATCTTATTTTCGAAGCGCCCAGGAGAAATTATTGCCGACATATGATTCAGCAACCAATTTTCATCTGGTTGAAGTTGAAATGAGCGATTATCAGTTCGCGATTTACGCGCGGGTACGCGACCTGGAACGCAAACAGGAATCCGATATGAAGAAGAAGGCGAAGAAACGGGGCGCGGGTGCGGCGGCCGCAGGAGGCAAAAAGGACGGCGGCGAAGGTATTTATGACGACGTTTCATCCACGTATCGTATATTTTCCCGCGCTTTTTGTAATTTCGTATTCCCGCCTTCGATTCGGCGCCCCCTACCGGGTGATGATGGCGCGGCGGCTTCTGAAGTTAATAAATCGGCGGCGCTTGGCGGTGTTCCTAATGCGGGGATTATGGGCGAAACACATGAAACGGCGGAAATGTTGGTGGCTCGTATTGCGCGGGCGATGGAGCGCGGCGGCGGTGGCGCGGGGGCGGGAGCGGGAGTGAAACGCGGGCGCAAACCCAAGGGCGCCGCCGCCGCCGCAGCGGAGGAAGAAGGCGAAGGCGAAGGCGAAGGCGACGTCATGGACGAAAATATGTTGGATGGGGTTACGAGACGAAACGGCGATGGCGACGAAGACGACGAAGGTGAAGGCGATATGGTGATTACAGGCGAACATTCAGACGCGGTGGCGGCTACAATGGCGGCGGCGGGACCGGCGACATCAGGCAAAAAGTCTGCCAAAGATGAACATAAAGCACAATATAATGCGGCGATTGCTAAAGCAATGCGCGACTTGAAAGTAAGCGCGGGCAGTTTCCTCGTCCCGGATGAACTCGCGACATACAGCCCCAAATTCCTCCACATTCTTCATAATATCCTCGATAAACAACATGTCGGGCTTCATCTTGTATACAGCCAGTTCCGCACATTAGAAGGAATCAGTATCCTGAAAATCATCCTTGAAACAAACGGATATTCGCAGTTCAAAATCAGTAAATCTTCCGGCGGTGATTGGACGATTGATATGACGGCGGAAGAACAAGAACGCCCCTGTTTCGCGCTTTATACCGGCAATGAAACCCCGGAAGAGAAGGAAATCATCCGCAATATATTCAATAGCAAGTGGAAGAATGTGCCGAAGACGATTACCGACCAATTGAATGCTCGCACGACGAATAACATGTATGGTGAAGTCATTAAAATCCTTATGATTACGGCATCGGGTGCGGAAGGTATTAACTTGCGTAATGTCCGATACGTTCACATCACCGAGCCTTACTGGCATCCCGTTCGCACAGAACAGATTATCGGTCGCGCGCGGCGTATTTGTAGCCATATTGATTTACCGGAAGAACTCCGGACCGTCGATGTGTTTCTCTATATTATGCGGTTTTCCGCACGTCAGATCGCGGCGGATAATGATGAATCTCTTAATATCCGGATGAATGATAAGAGCAAGACGGATGGGATGACGCCGATGAGCACCGACCAGTCGCTTTATGAAATCTCGAATATCAAGGAGCGGATTACACGCCAGATTTTGACGGCGGTCAAGGAGTCGTCGTTTGATTGTATGATTCACGCGACGGCGGGGTCGAAGGAACGCCTGAACTGCTATTCATTCGGTATGGGGGTCGGCGAGGAATCTCTCGCATACCATCCGAATATTGCGACGGAGGAGGACGACAAGACGTCGAAATTGAATAAACAGACGACGTCGGTGAAGTTGAATAAATTGGTCGTGAATGGGAAAGAATATGCGGAAGACACGAATACGCATATTATTTATGACCTGGAATTATATAAAATGGGGAATTTGGTGGAACGGGGGCGGCGTACGATTATCCCGGCTGACCCGAAGACGGGGGCGGTGGAGCAGTCGCGTTTCGAGTTTATTTGATACAAATGATTGCGCCACCGGGCCTTACAGGCCCGCCTGCTCCAACATTTGTATCAAAATCGTCTTCTATTTCGAAACGATAGGTGGCCCGGACATTTGTATCAAAATCGTCCATTTACACCGTTCTTTTTAGGCTGGGTTCTTACGTTTCAGCCTTGAATACACATCAGGGACCGGTGGCTGTAGTGGCGGTTCTTGTTGTTCAGAGTCTTGTATAATATCCGGGGTTTCATCAAATCGGACCTTATGCTCTAGGGCGGGCGCGGGCGCCTGTGCGGGTTTTCGCATAATCATAATATCATTGGTCGAATACGGCGATTGTCTCGGTGTTTGTTCGGTTGCCGTCGGTGCCGCCGACCGTTTGATTTGCTGCGTGATTTCCGCCAAGTCTCGTTCACGCGACGCAATTCTTTCCGCGATAAGTTTATCCATATCATCGCATATCGGTGAATCTGAACCGGGGTCCGGGCCGTCGTATTTCGCGGACACGGACGCAGACACGGATGCCGCCGCCGCCGCCGCCGCGCCATTATAATCCAAATGAACCAATTCTACTGCCGGTGCGGGGGTCGACGATTTCAACCTCGGTGGTGGCTGATTATGTTTATCTGAAAAATCGATTTCAACCGGTCTCGGTACTTCTAGGAATGACCGCATCTCATTCTCTTTCTCGCGCATTTTTAGTTCGATGTCTTTACGTTTTTGCGATTGGAAATCTTCCGCATTATACATCTCCTGGCTCGACGGGAAATGCGACATCGGTCCCGGTCCATGGACCATGTCATTGCGGTTGGTCCCGTGGCCACCCTTTATCGCATTTATCTCCGCGGTTATTTTCGGAATACCTGTTGCGAGAGTTTGAATGGCAATTTTATTCAACTCAATCAATGAAAACGACGCCGCGCGAATACGGTCGATTTCCGATTTGATTTGTTTCGCGGAATCATAATCCTCGGCTTGAATCGCGGTTTGTTTTCGTTGTTCTAATTTTAATATCCGCGCGGATGGCGCTTCGATTTGATCGATGGATGCGCGGATGGTTTTCGCTGCGTCGTAGTCTTCTTCCACTATCGCGCGTTCTTTCGCGATATACAACTCTTTCAGGCGCGTGGCGAGGAGGGCGGGAATAGACGCCGAGAGATTGCGGATGATGCGTTCGAATACGTGCTTGACTTCTTCGGTGCTTACCGTGTCGGGGACCGTATCGAATATCCCTTCTTCGGCTAATATTCCCCAGAGAAGTTGCTTGTTTTCTTGTGATTCGAGAGATGACATCCGGCGGCGGCGTGGGGATGGATGTGTTTAAATTATATAAGCGGGGGTGTTTATATAATTTTGGGTGTGTTAATTATTCATATTGTTATTATGGTTCATTTTTTTAAAAAACTACCAAGTGTACCTGTTAGGTTACCTACTACATCTTTGGTGATTGTCGCACCTTGTTGAGCACGTTGTAATACCGCCGTCTTAGCAGCCGCAGCCTGTGGCGAATTCGCCATTGCCTTCACTTCGCCCAGTTTACCGGGGGCTGCTGACAAGCCTTTAGAAATTAAACCTGCTGCGGTGGAACCGAGTGACTTTATTGAACCCGTTATATCTTCACCTGTGAATTGTTTAAAAGACCTACCGAAATCTACGTATGTTTGGTTTGTACTAACAAATACAAAACCTGAGAATTTTGCTGCCGCACCTGAAGCGATATCATCAATTGTTTTATTGAAAACCGTTGGTTCTAACAAATTTGTTTTATTCTCTCCACTCAACATATTTAATGGTTGTCTAGCACCACCCGGACTGCTGGCACTAGGAACCCATTTGACTATTTGTCGGTCATTCGTATTAAGACTGTTAAAGTATGTTGAATAAGCGTTTTTAATTGCGTCTGCTTTTTGCTTATTACCTGTTATGTCGCTTGGTATAAATTTATATTCTGGATTCTTTGACTGTTCAAGTGCGTTTACCGCATAAAGATAACCTTCTTTGAGGAATGTGCTCGCTTTAATCGAACCCCACCCACCCTTCATCGTCTTATTTTTACGCACCAGTCGCCTCGACGACCCGCGCCGATTACGCGACCTCCGCGTCGTCTGCTTCCGCGTCGTCTTGTTCGCCATGTTTATATGTAAACGAGTTATACTATACACACAGATTATAATACAACAAATAATCAATGATGCGACCTGCCATCCCCTCTTTATTTTCTTAATCATATGATAATCGATACGACCGGCCGTTAGGCCGGGGGGCTGGTGGGCGGGCCAACGCCCCTTGTTTTCTTGGGATACGATAGATGTATATTATTATTTATCATGGTCCTGTACTTAGTACCCAATTATATTTAGCTTTATTTAAGTCTGCGTAAACGCGTGCAACATCTGAGTTATTATATACCTCATAACGTTCTCCCCCTAACGCTTGATAATAAACATACAATAATTTGCCATTTTCGTCTTGTTTTTTTACTTCAACGAATACAGTGATGTTTTTATCCTTATCTTTATCTCCGTTTGAAATTTTAAATACGTGTATACTTGTATTATCAAGTTTTATTGGGGTTTGGGGTTGAGTTAAATACTCCTCTACTCTTTTAAATGCCGCAATCTGAGTAGTAGTTGCTTTGGCGGCTTTCCATACCGGTTCTTCATTTGCTTCATACTGTAAAATAAGCGTACAAGGGTCTTCACTTTTTTGACCTTTATCTAACAGTTGTGGTTTTGCATTATCATCTAATTCATTATGAGTTCTTGATGCTTCAAACTGTAAATCAATCGTATCATAATATTGTTTTAGTGTTCCAGCATGAGTAGTTGGAGCGTTTAATGTTTGACCGCCTAGTAAAGATTGAAGCCTTGTCATTTCCGCCGTTAGTTTATGATAGGTTTCTTGTTTTAACTTTTTCATGTAATCACTATCAACATTATAATTCCGCCGATCGATAGGGGGGTCATTTTCATTTTGCGGTTGACGAATAACACATACATACACAAATTCAAAGTCGCATATTCCATCTTCATCAAATGTTGATAACATGCATATAATTACGGGTATGGTTAAGGTCCTATGCGACGGGTCATAAATTCTGCTGCGAAATATTTTAATTTCGTAATATTTATAGTTACCTTTCACAATATGAATGAAACTAAATTGGGATGTTTCTTTAAATTGGTTCTTTATGTTATCGATGTCAACTTTACTCAACATAGCATCAATTACTTCATTAATTTTTTTAATAAGGTACTCGTTATCCAGTCCACTAATATTATAAGTTAACATAGACACATTAATTTTATCCAATGGTTCATACTCATTACGGTTAGTACTTAATCTCATCATCATTCTTTTGGTTTGTCTTTTTGCGCAATATGGATTTGAACTGATATTACGTTTTTCTTCGTCCGTTAATGTAACCCACCTCCAAGGTGGTGGGTTGCGGTTTAAACTAATAACGCAACCCATTCCGAATAATATGGAATTCGGTTCCGTTACAAGTTGTGAACATAAATTCTTTACACGTTGTAAACATAAATTCTTTACATCATCGTCATCATCATCATCATCATATTTTTCATATTCAAGTGATTGTTGTGATTGTGGTGTTGGTTTCGGTTCAATTTCTGGGGTGGTTGACCGTTTAACAAAACTAACTAATTTATTTAAAGATAGTGCTAATGATTTAAACTTATCAAATTCATTATCCGTGTAATATGGTAATATTTTTTTGTATACGTTACCTTCGAGTATATATCTTAGCCACTTACTAAATTCCTCCGATGATAACATTTGTAAACCCGAAAAAATTTTACTAATTTGTACATTATCCGTACTCGATGATTGGGTATTCAAATACGTAAAAAAAAATTTATAATAACCTACAAGTGATTTTATACTGTTTTCTTCTTCTGGTGTAAATGTTTTCGGTTCATGTGGTATCGCTGGTAAATCTTTGTAATGTAGTTTAAGTTCATTATATGCTTTGATAATTAAAGCACCTATTAATTTAAAATTATTCTGTTCACTTGTAAATTCAAGGCTAGTATTTATTGGGTTCAATAAATCTTCAACTATACTCTTATGAACTAATCCACCTTTCATTTGTTTGTAACTTTTGTGTATTTTGTATTGCGTTCTGAATGAACTCCGATTATTTTTGCGCCGTTTTCGTGTTGTAAGTTTACGTTGAATGGTCTTTTTTGTATTTTTTTTATTGTATCGCATGTTTATCTAAATAAGGTCATATATATATATAATATATTCGATTCCATTCCATTACATTACATTCCATTCGATTCCATTCCATTCTTCCCCGGCCGATACCCCCTCCTCCCTCCTTGATACGACCGGCCGTTAGGCCGGGGGCTGGTAGGCGGGCCAACGCCCCTCCTAAAAATCCACATTCGGCGTCGGAACTTTCTCATCCACATTGAAAAACTTCCGCCGGAACCTCTGCATATATTTGTCCGTTAGTTTCTTCTTCTTATCCAGGAAATCATGGACCGTCATCTTCCCCAGCAGCATATGAATAATCATAAATATCGCAAATACTCCGCATTCCGAGTCGTTTCGCTGATGTGATACATCATTGATATACTCCTTGAATGGAATACCGTTGGCATCGCCTTGTTCTTTCACCATCTTCATAAATGTGCGAATCCGGCGCTGCGGTTTATCGCCCGTACTGTCAAAGAAGAAGATGACTTTCGCGCGCACATCGATAAACATCGAAACCCAGTGCTCCCCCGGTTTATCGTGCGGGTCGGTATTAAATACAATCCCGATTTTCTGTTTGCCGTTTTTCACGTGTTTCATAATATCGAATTTACATAATTCATCCCAAACGCATTGCCCGTCATCGAGGACTTCATCGAAATCGACGGGTGATGGACCGATGAAAAGAAACGACGGGACCGCGTGTTCGTATTGTTTCAGTGAGTTCGCGATATCGATACTCGACAACCACTCGTGGATATCCTTCTTCCACGATTTCGGTGCTTGTGGTGCGAATGTATGATGAAGCATCTCGTCATCCATCCCGGAGGATGCGAATTTCTGGCGTAACCAGCACGCCTCCTGGTGGCATACCCGGCTCATATTGTTTTTAAGGGCGGTCCATATGGCGCGCGGGTCTGTGTCTTGGATTTTCTGGTCGGGGTGCCGTTTATTCCAGAGTATTTTCAGCTTGTCGAGAGATTTGGATGAATAACAGGAGAAATCCTTGGTTTCATTAACAGTTTCATCTTTGGGCGCACAACTAACGGATTTGAATTTACTGCCGTCTTTGGCGTCTTTGGCGTCTTTGGCGGCAGCGGCGTCTTTCGCATCGGCTTCTGCGATGACTTGGTCCATTCGAATGCTAAACTTATACTATTATGTCATAAAAAATTGAACTGTTTATATTCTATTCAATCGGGTGATACATCAGATTCATTTCTCGTTCGTTCGCAATGGTTGTTCGCACTCGCTCTTCCGGTACTTCTGCCGCTGTCGTATCCGTCGCTGCTCCCGCCAGCGTCGCAGTTCCCGCAAGCGTCGCAGTTCCCGTCGTCCGTGCTCCTCGTCGCGCCGCACGTTTCGCCACCCCATCTTATACCGACGCAAGCCTTCGCAGCTATAAAATATATACACCCAAGCGCCGCCCTGTTAGGGGTGTTGTCGCCGAGGAATCAGAACCGGAACTCGGTTTCGAAAATGACGCCGTCGAGGCGGCCGAGGCCCTGGCCTCGATGAACTACGCGTCCGAGGTGTCCGAGGCGTATGAGGCACCCATTCCCGCCGCCGCCGCCGCCGCCGCCACCGCGTCATTTCACCACCCCCGGTCATGTCTTAACCCGATGCGTCCCGTGACGCGGTATATCTACAAATTGAACGTCTACAATTTGTCCCAGACCTCCCATTATAATACCAGTTACGTCATGTATAACCGCGATACACGGACGTATCACGTCTACAGCGTCATCTCGACGACGGGTGCGGGCGGTGCGGCGGCATCGGCGGCGGCGACAGGAGAATCATCATTGCCCGAGCCAACCAACACGATTCAGACCCGATACACTACATATATGAGTGCTGATTCATATATTATGAATGTTGTCATTCCTTGCGACCAGCGCGAATACTGTGTTTTGGCCGATTTCGTCGGTGTCATCATGGACGACAACGAGTTCAAGCAGCGCGCATTTGGCGAGGATTCGTGTTATTACGACATTGACGAACTCTGGAACAGCCACGACTCAAAAGAAACACTCACCGGACACAAGATGTTTGTTCTCACACCCACCCGCGTGTATTACTGGGACGCTGGTGCGGGAAGTGTACCGACGGCTGCGATGTATACGGTTGATGTTATCAATAGCGCATTGAATATCATTGCGTCTGTTCACCAGTAACGCGCTCGCTCACCGGCTTCGTTCACTGGCTTCGCTCAGTCGCTTGGCTCAGTCGCTTCGCTCAGTCGCTTGGCTTCGCTTCGCTTCGCTATTTCGTCATGATAATCGCGTATTTGTGGTAAATTCGCTGATGACGCTACCGGTGCTGGTTTCATCACAATAAAATCGTCCATTGTTTTTTTACGAATACACATTTTATTCGCAAATGAAATCAACGCTTTGTTGTCTTCGATGTATCTCGGTGGCGCGGCTGGTTCTGGTTCTGGTTCTGGGTCTGGTTCGGTGGCGCGCACCGGCGTTGGCAATGGCGCTTCCTGGATTCGTTTATCTAATTCTTGTCGTGCGTTGCTTACCGCGCTGGCGCCGTCCTCTAATTCGGCGCCTCCTTCGGAAGCGTATTTTTCCTTCTGTATCATCTCCGTTACATCCTTCCACTTCAAATACCGAATACAGCATTTCATATACGCGTGATACGATTCATTTACGTCATTGTCGTCACACTCACTGTCGAACAAATCTCTCGTCATATCGATTATCCGTTCCTTATAGTAGACCTGTTCTCTACAAAATATATCTGCGAGTGTCTGTGCGTTGGTCTTCGCTTTCAAATATTTGTCATAATGATTCCGGTTCGACATCACCGATAACGTGAATTCGTCGAATTCATTCCAAGGGGCAGCGGGTCTCGTCGTCGATGCGACAGCGGGCGTCGTCGTCGATGTATCCATCGTATATTACACAAATCCGTGATAAATTAGTGTAATAATATTATTTATACCGACGGACTCCATCGGTATTTATTGACGGCGCATCGTCAGGTGTTCGCGCGCATTCGATGACGCGGTTGCGCGTGGTATAAATGTCGCGAAATCCGACGACGGTGGTTTCATGGTTTCGTTGGCAGCCTCACGCCCCCCCGAAAACCCTTCCGCGATATGCGATACCTGCCTCTGTTGCTCCTTTTCTTTACGTTTCTTATCCAGTTGTTCCTGGGGGATATAATTCGTGACGGGTTCGATAGTGGGCCCACCTTCTCCCGTACAGAATCCATCATGTGTACAATTCAGGGTGCGAAGCTGATACCTCGTTGAATTCTCAAACGTCAATCTTCCTAAATCGTTCGGGTTCGGGTTCATCGGTGCGAAATTCGTCGCGCCGTTATCGAATAAATACGGATTCGGTTGTGTCACGTTATCACGCGAATCAATCGTCACTTTATACAGGTCGCTTCTTGAATCAGGGACATATTCTGCGCGGTCATTTCGCTGATGGGCGAAGAATTGGTTTCGCAATGATGACTCTAAATTAACCCGTTCCGCCCATCCTCGCCACGGTGCTTTCCCATTGCCCGGATTGAAGACGGTTTCAGTAGAGAAATTCTGGTATGCGGCGATAGGGACGGTGGGTGTCGGGCGCGACTCGAGTATCGGCATCGTCGCGTATTTCGATGAAATAGGGCGAACATCATATGCGGGCCGGAGTGCGGTTGAAGGGATAACCCGCTCATAAATTCGTGTATTGATTTCGGTTAAACGGTCGTGGTGATTTGAATATGCGCCGTTGACTACGCCATGAAGTTCCATTGTGTGTGTGTACTTTATAATATGAAAATATAAAATGTAAAATCGAATATAAACATACGTTTGTGTTATTATATATCGCGTTGACACTCTGCCGACAGACATGTGCGGTATCTTTTATTTCGAAACCGTCAGCCGCATCGCCCTCGCCCAACTAAAAACACTCCAAGAAACATGGATTGTTTCGTCTCACCGCGGACCTGATAAATCGGTGTTTATGAAGGATGATACTCGCGCCTGGGGATTTCATCGTCTATCTATCAACGGGATGGATCCCGCAGCCGACCAGCCATTTCATCTAAAGAACTGCCGGTTGATTTGTAACGGCGAAATCTACAACTTTCGTAGCTTGATTGAGGAGTTCGGATTGGAGGGCGAGTATCAGAGCGGTTCAGATTGCGAGATTATCATCCACTTGTATCGCAAAATCGGAATTCACGAGACACTGCGTCGCCTGGACGGTGTGTTTGGGTTTGTATTACATGATTACGATAATGACCTGACATATGTGGCGCGCGACCCGGTGGGTGTTCGTTCGCTTTATATCGGGGTTTGCCGCCACGATGGCGCATTCGGCGGCGAGTATTCGGACTCGCTGTGTGTTTCGCTGAACCCGGACCATTACGGGATTTGTATTGCGAGTGAGATGAAATCGATACATGTATTATGCGATACCATCGCGCAGTTTCCCGCGGGGTGTTATATGGAGTATTCCGGTGCGGATAGTGAGGATGGCACTGCGGTATTCAAGTCGTATTATGAGAATGCGAGTATTTATTATGATTCGGACAAGGTGGTGTTGAAACGCACCAACGATGAAAGTATGTTGGAGTGTCAGGTGAAGAATCTTCGTGTGCGTTATTCGTATCCGGTGGCGTCGATGCCCGGCGAGGGCGGCGGCGCAGAGGTCGCAGAGGCCGATGTCTGCCGCAATATCCGCGAGTTATTCACCGCCGCTGTCAAGAAACGCCTCATGAGCGAGCGACCTGTTGGATGTTTACTGTCGGGCGGATTGGATAGTTCACTGGTTACGGCGATTGTTGCGCGAGAGTTGAAGAAGACCGCGCCGGATACTGTGCTGAATACGTATAGCATCGGGCTTACCGGGTCGGTGGATTTGATTTGGGCACGTCGGGTCGCCGAATATCTCGGGACGTGTCATCACGAGGTCGCACTTACCGAGCGCGATTTCCTGGACGCGATTCACGAAACCATCTATCAGACCGAGAGTTATTGTACTACAACCATCCGCGCTTCGGTGGGGAATTATCTCATCAGTAAATATATCCAACAACAGAGCGATGATGTCGTTATCTACTGCGGGGATATGTCCGATGAGATTTTTGGGTCATACCGCGGATTCTTGAAAGCGCCGACCGATGCGGATTTCAAGGCGGAAAATGAGCGCATGATTCGCGATGTCCGGTTTTTTGACCTCCTTCGGTCGGATAAGAGCATCAGTGGTGCGGGATTGGAGGCACGGGTGCCGTTTGCGGATAAGGCATTTTTGACGTACGTGATGTCGATTCCGCCGCGGTTCAAGCGGTTTTATGACGGCGGGGCGGGCACCACGGGCGCAACGGGCACCACAGGCACCCGTATGGAGAAATACATCCTTCGTAAGGCGTTTGAGAGTGAAGGCTTGCTGCCTGATGATGTCTTGTGGCGTAGAAAGGAGGCATTTAGCGACGGGGTGAGTAGCCAGGATGGACGCACCTGGATCCAAATGGTGAAAGAATACGCCGACCGTATTATCCCCGATTCGGATTTTAATAACCCCCGACACTCATTGTATGCGCTTTATAATCCCCCTTATGACAAGGAGAGTTTCTATTATCGTCGGATATTCGAGTCGGCTTACAATGGACGCGGTGAAACCATCCCGTATTACTGGCGCCACCCCTTTTGCGATGGAGTGCTTGACCCGAGCGCGAGGTTGCTTGATTTTTATGTTACTGATATGTTGACAGAACAGGGTGCGACCGGCCTCGACGGATAAGCCTCGCTCGCTCGCTCGCAGACCGAATAATAATACCAATATATACTATATTATTTGCGTTGATTTCAATGGACCAAATAATACTTGCTGCGGAAAATATCGTGCTTGCGATTATAACCGGAATACGCGACCTGGTCGCTCCATTTTTCCAGAAATACGCGAATTATTATAAATATATCGATTTGATATTTTACGGAACATATGCGATTATTCTGTTCGGGTTTTATAACGCAATACCCGAGTATATTCCGGTGCTTCGAAACACGATATTATATATCGCGGTGTTTATATTATTGATTCGTTTCAATAAGGTTTCATGGACGAATCCGAAGTTCGCTGTGCTCGGTGGAAATAAGTTTAGCGAATTTGATAGACGACTCATTATATCCACGTGTATATTCATCTTGTTTTCACATATTGTGTCTGAAGCAGTGGCGAATTATACGAAGGACCAAATCAGCCGAAATATAACACGTCCAATAAGCACGAATGTGGTTCATCCGATATATAATTATATTGATACATCGGGTGCGGTGGATAATATTCCCGCAGTGAAGAAGTTTTTACAAGAACAACAGGCGCAGTAGAATCAAATCCAACAAAAAATTGAAATGTTTTTGTTGGGTATATAGTATCGCGTGTGAATAGATATACAATGGAACAAGGACAAGGAATACCGAGACCCGCCGCCGCGCCGGTGGCAGTGAGACTCGATACCGACGTTCAATCTCATTTGGATGCGATTATGGCGATTATCGATGAAAACCAGGACAAAATAACAGACGGTGAGTATTTACGTGCGATGAACGCACTGGGTTCGTTACACAAACACAAGCGGACCGCATTTGGCGCGCAGCGTGGCGGCGGTGGCGGCGGCGGAGTAGAGGGTTGGCTCACTCTGGACGATATTGTCGACGACGACGATTTATACGACGAAGTCATGGAACTGGCGGATGACATCGTCGTTGAAATATGCGGCGAGGGTTCAAGCATCTACGATGCCGATGACCACAATATGGTATCTCGCGGCGAGGAAGACGATGTATTTGACCTCGTTCTCAACTACAAACCACAACAAGGACATGCCGGATATGACGCATCACCGAATATGCTTCATTGTGCGCTCCGGATGATTACATTGCGTATATTCAAGGATACATATAACGAACTCGAGACGGTTCGTCCTGTGAGTTGCCAGTGCGGATGGCGTGGAGCACAGGGCAATTGGGACCGACATGTCCGGAATGCGCGTCATCAGCGTTGGGTTGCCGCTCGTGAAGAAAACCGCCGGGCGGCGGCTGCGGCGGAAGCATTGGCATTGGAGAATGATGAGGACTATCAGGTGAGTCGAATGTATCGGGCATTTATGGACGCGACGGTGGCCGCATCGGGCACGGATTCGGATGATGTCGTCTATATCGACGAGGAACACTGGACGCCCGAATCACAGAGGAGAAGGGAAGAACTTATCGCGGCTGCGGTGGCCGCTGGAAAAAGGATTGTCTACATACATCACACCACCACCACCCAATGGCGCCGTATACAATAAAATACACTCGATTACTTGTTCTTGATTGTCTTGTTTCGCATATTCTTCACCGCGGATGCTTTATCTACATAAAATACATTGTTGCTGCTGCTGCTGCGTTGCCGTGTACTGTTTTTTTTCATGGTTCTACTTCCTCGTTTGCGTACAGACACACGCGCAGTCGGAGGCCCATCCTTGAAAAACTGCTGAAGGTGGTGTAATATATACTTGCTAATGATTTCATCGATTTCGCGCGGATTCATTTTGTTATGATGTTTTCGCGCATCATATTGCGCCTGGTTGGCGCGTTTTACAAGTAAATTCTGTAATTCGATGGTTATTACCTGCTTCTTTACTTGCGGCGTCATCGTCGGCCCGATGGACCCTGTTACCGGTTTCAGTGATTCAAATACGTTTTTATATAATTTGCTACCCAGAAAACGGAGGACATAATGCTCGAATGGAGTATACGAATGATACCCCTGTAATTTAATATAGTATACCTTTTCATCCATCATTCGCGGGTGTAATACATCATCTAAAAAACAAATATCGATATCGGGTGGAAGACGCGAACATCGCAGAAATTCGTTGACTGTTTTCTCGCCGGTGCTTCGGTCTGGGTATCGCTGCGATGCCGCCGATGATGCCGCCGACGCGCCGTTTCGCGGTTTAAACCCGCCAATAATATGGTCGAATAATGGCGGGATAATCGCCAATTCCGTCGTCGGCGTCGTCGTCGTCGTCGTCGCCGCGGCCTTTTCGCGCAGTTTCATTTCGAGATAATCACGGATATGCTGAACCCACTTATCCGGTCCCTGATTATTTGTATATATCATCACTTTACTACATACACCACTATCCTTCTTTTTACGAATATAATCCAATATTCGTATAATATTCGGGCGGAATATCTCGGGGAATATTTCAACTAAATCGTTGAAGTATTTATATGAAATATCCGCTTTATAATATTCATCAAGCACGATACAGAAAAGCCCGAATTGGGCGAAATTTCCGAGTGTTTCATCTACATCAAACACAACGACTTTGGGTTTACGTTGTGTAGATGTCATATTATATATACACATATATTTTTTTATTACGTCACACGTCATCCACATACTCTACCGCGCGCAATATTAGGAGTTCCTCGCGACTTAATCGCTGAAATACAACATTTAGTTCAAATTTGATTTGAAAGACGAAGCGTTTGACGTTACGTATCGTGACTTGATGTAGCCCGTCCTCTGGTCTCACCTTGACATTGAACAATGTCCCGCCAAGGGTGAGATATGGCTTGGTTTCGAGTGACCGTAGTGGAATCCACCGCAATAATTGGGTATGTTTTAAATCACTCGGGTCTTCGATGACGCGATACATTTGTAATTTCCTGTCAAAATCCTCCATTTTCTCCGTTGGTAAATTCAACGACGATAGAATCTCTCGACGACGCTGGGCTATCTTCTTCAATGTAAGATTGGCGATTGTGCTGTTTTCGCTCTTATTCATCGCGTTCAATATCGCGTTCACATCCAGGGGGAATGTTGGCTCATCTAGAACGGATTGTAATAAATCGTCATCCGAATTCGCAGCATAATCAGTCTCCTGGACACTAGGATGTATTCGCGAACGAGACGACGCCCGGTCGGCGCTTGCGGCGAGTCCATTGTAGTCGTCCTCTATACCCGAGTCAGAGTCTGTACATGAACCGGTCCCTGAACCTGAACCTGAACCAGAACCAGAACCGCTACGTGATTCGACATCATCGTCTGATGCCATTCCATTTGTATATTGTCTATCCAGTAAGTCATCAATATTCAAATCTTTATATTCATCAAATCGACCGGTTCGGGACCGCGACCTGGACCTGGACCTGGACCTGGACCTGGACCCGGACCTGGACCGCGACACCGACGGACGCATATACTCCAAATCAACAACCACCATTTTTTTAGGAGGTTGTGTCGATGACGTCACTTTATAATTCATTTCGCGAGAGATAATCGTAATATACATACTACAAATACTTATTTATGTAATATTCTACGGCGATTTGTGACGATAAAACCCAGTTTTGCGCCCATTTCAGCACCTCCTTACTGAAAACCTTAGCATATATAGCATAATCTTATAGCTTTTTGAAAAGTCAGTAAGCCGGGAAAATGGCGCGGTTCGGCGCGAAAATGGCGCGGGTCGGTGATTCGCGAAAAGCGCTTACTGACGCCCCGCAGGTTTTTAAGAAGCATGTGGCCGAATTCGCAAATTATGCTCTCGTCAGGCTAAACGCGCAAAAAACGCGTTTTAAAAGCAGAACGGCCGATCCCCGATTTGGACATTTATTTAAAAAAACAAAAAAACCCTTTTTCCCCAAGACCATATATAGCCGTTTTGTTTTTGGTGATGTTATTGAATATGGTCTAAATGTTGCCAAAATCTCTAAAGTGCATTTTGACAAATTACTACAAATTACTACATTACTACAGAAAAATCCCCCCGAATTACTACACGTTTTAGACGATGATGTTCAAATATTGATAAGATTTTGGCAACATTTAGACCAACCGATGGTGCGAATGTTGCCAAAATCTCTGGGAGAAATGAAAAGTCAGTGTGCGGGAATGAATAAATATTAGAGCTATATAGTAGACACATAATAGACGAATCTCTCGATAATATCTCGATATATTCAAATTTAAACGGGTGAAAAATGCCGCGAAAGTATGTTGACTACTCCAAAACCTATGTCTACCAACTTACTTGTAAAACATCCAATAATAATGCGGCTTCAAAAGAAGCGCCATTCGATTCATACATTTCATATACAACCAATATAATCCAGAGGAAATACAAGCACAAACGTGAGACGTTGGATTCAATTCATCATCGGTCGAAATTATACGAATGTATTCGTACGAATGGTGGCTGGTCGAATTGGAAGTGTGTGATTTTGGAGGAATGTTCTTGTAGTAATGAAATCCAGGCCAAGGAACGGGCGAATTTCTATATTATGAAAATGAAACCAAATTTGAACGATGAAAAAATGGACGAAAAGTCAAAGGACTCCGTCCTTGGAGTCCCTGGGATTTCTGGGATTCTTGAAAATAAACCGAATATTTTCGCCGATAAAGTAGACGCATCGTTGGACGGGACGGTTTTGGACGGGACGGTTTCGGCGGCGCTGGCGCCGGTCTTGGCTTCGGCCTCGGTCGGTAAAGAAGGAAAGTATATTTGCCTTTGTAAAAAAACCTATTCTCATCGTTCGAGTTATTATAAACATACATCTACGTGTCTTCAATTTCAACATCGCCAAACCACGAATAAACCGGTGGTAGATTCATCGTTGAATACTCTTTCTGTATCTATTATTTCTACGACGACGACTACGATGACAACCTCTATACTGACTGCTGCGCCGACATCAAACACGGATGAAGACGACGGAACCGCCATCCATTCAGTCGACAATGCCGTCGACAATGCCGTCGACAACGACGATGATAATACCGAAATGGTTCGATACCGTTTCAAATCTAAAAAAAAGGCGAATCAAATCGATAGTGTTTTCCAATATTCTAACGAACCGGAACCTAATTCGGAAATATCCGTCCAAATCTCTGAAAAACCGTCGTATACGTATAGCGACGAAGACGGCGATGACGACGACGATGACGATGACGACGATGACGAATCGTCTATGTCCGTGTCGTCCGCGTCGTCCGAATCTGATAGCGGTGTGGATGATGCCGATGCCGCAATTTCCGTGACTACCGATGCGACAGCTGATTCTGCTGTCTCCGAATTATTATCGGCGCAAAACGAGAAACTTAAGGAATATATCCGGAAAATGATATCCGCGCTTACAATGGATAAAAAACGGAGCAAGAAATCTCTCGTCAATTCTCTCGTATTTGAGTTATTGGACCAGAATAAAACCCTCCAAAAGCAAATCGTGGAATTAAGCAAGGAACGGAATATTATCGTCAATAATACGAATAACAACCAGTTTAATTTGAACTTCTTCCTGAATGAGCAATGTAAAGACGCGGTGAATATCACGGACTTTGTGGATTCTCTCGAAATCACGATGGACGACCTGACGTATACCCGGAACCAGGGACTTGTGGAAGGGATTAGCAAGGTTATGATTGACGGACTGAAACAAATGGACCTTTATAAGCGGCCAATTCATTGTACGGACCAGAAGCGTGATACGATTTATATCCGGGATAATCATCAGTGGGCGAGAGATGAAGGGAATGCGCGGATGCGTCAGGTGTTCGTGGATATCGCCAACAAGGAATACTTTGCGGTGAAAAAGTGGATGGATTTACACCCGGGATGGGAGACGAATAGCCGGCTACAGGATTTTCATCATAAGATGATTCGAAATGTCCTTCACGAAATCAAGGATGACCCGATTGGTGAACGTAAAATTATGAAAAGTATAGAACGTGAGACGTTTATAGAGAAATGAAATGGAATGGAATGAAATGGAATGGAATGAAATGGAATGGAATGAAATGAATTATAATAAATAACGCCCCCAGCTATGACCTCGACCCGGTTCGCAGTCTTCACTTCCGATTTCTTCAACCACTTTATTATGAATAGCATCAGTCCACGCACGATTTGGACCAGAATTCCACCCCCTGAGCCAATTTTTATTTCTGATTGTATCATCCATAATGACAATTGTATCTGTATGCGCTAGATTCTTACAATTTACAATATCCCCGTATGCGATTGGATAATCGTGTCCTCCATCAATAAATATAACATCAAATGGATTCGCGGTTTTTGAATAATCCGGAACAGACTGTAAACTATTTCCAATGATTAGCGTATGTCGATTGGGGTACGTATTATCGATAAATTCCTTACCGCGTTTGAGGTAATCATGATGCCCTATATCAAAGCTTACAAGTTCTACCTCGGGATTAGATGATAGAAACAATTCCGCAGAATGTCCTCCATTGAATCCGATTTCCATAACACGTTTTATAGACGGAGAACTTACCATTCTTTTGAGGAATTCGATTTGTCCGGGAACTTGTTGAGAATAACCCTCGGTGGGTACAATATTATGAATTTTGAAATATTCGTTCAAGCTACTCATACGAAAAAGAGCTAATAATATAAATTGTGATTTATATAATATAAATTATAATTTCCTTTATATTGTATTGTATTGTATTGTATTGAAATGAAATGAAATGAAATGTCTAAAACTTCGACCCGATAGCCTCATTGGCCGCCATCGGTTCAAACGACATCATGCCGCCGGGCATCCCCCCGCCTACATTCTGTGCGTATGTGCTGTTAAAGTGCTGGGTTTGCTGGCTTGCCTGCGATAGACCGTAGTCCGCGGTGCCGGTATTGCGGCTCGTCGTCAGGACGGGATTAGGAGGTGCCATTCCGCCGCCGACCATGCCACCCGGCATACCACCCGCGTAAGGCTGGGAGAGAGGTTGTGTGATGCGGACTGCGCCGGAACCGCCTTGGCCGCCGCCCTGTGCGCCGCCGCCACCGACAGAACCGGTATAACTCGACTCACCGCCCAGGAGCTCAATCGTGCGCTCTACGATAATCTGGACCTTCTCGCCCAACTTCGTCTTTATACTCAACAGAATCATCAATATTCCTAAAATCGTTGTCGTAAAGTTGAACTCGCTGTATCTATATCCGGAGTACGTGGGGATAAATGTGATTAACCGATGGATAAAGTAGATGAACACAAACATAAAGAGGATTTGACCGATGATTTCGACTAAAACCATCAATGTCGCCTTGTGGTCGTCGGGTTCAGGGACATAGGTGCGGACCAAATACAACATAACCAAGATAGGGATGAAACCAATAAGCGTATATTGGACGATGTTTAATAATACACCTTGTTGTTGTTCGTCCAAGCGAAACACATGATCGACAAATGAACTGCCACGCTTTGTTCCTTCTTTGACGGTTTCTTCAAACGCCTCCATGTACGAGTTTTATGAGTATATATATACCAGTGAAGATTTAATTCTTCTGGTGGGAATGGAATGAAATGGAATCGAATGGAATGAAATGGAATGGAATGGAATCGAATAACGAATTAAACACAAGCATTTCTCTATTATTATCGAACCAATTCCGAATCGTCCGAATGCTTCGCCGTTTTTCCCGTATAAATAGCACGCCTCATTACATCGTCAATGCGCCCGCCGATGCGCCCGCCGATGCGCCCGCCGACGCCGACCCCCACGAGGAGTATCAATACCTAAATCTTATTCACGATATTATCGAACAAAACCACGAACATGACGGCCGGAATGGCGCCACACTTTCCGTATTCGGCGCCGCGATGGTATTCTCATTAGACCAAGGACGAATCCCGATTCTTACAACCAAACAAATGGCGTGGAAGACGTGTCTGAAAGAACTACTCTGGTTCATCCGGGGGAAAACCGACAATCGCCTGCTACAGGATGTGGGCGTCCATATTTGGGACGATAATGCGTCACGTGATTTCCTGGAATCGCGCGGATTATCGCATTACATCGACGGCGACCTCGGACCTGTCTACGGCCACCAGTGGCGCCATTTTAATGCTACATATTCTACATGTGAAGCGGATTATACGGGGAAAGGCGTCGACCAACTCACCGAGATTATCCGGTGTCTAAAGCACCCTGTCGAGAGATTTTCGCGCAGACTGATTATGTCCGCATGGAACCCATGTCAACTCAACGAGATGGCGCTTCCACCCTGTCATATCCTCTGCCAGTTTAATGTAGATAACCAGAATCGTCTTTCATGTGCTTTATATCAACGCAGTGGTGATGTCGGTTTAGGCGTTCCATTCAATATTGCGTCGTATAGCTTTTTGACGCACCTTCTGGCGAAACATTGCGGGTTGGTCGCCCACGAATTCGTATATCATTTAGGAAATGCGCATATCTATGACGACCACGTGGATATCTTGCGAACCCGGCAATTACAGTTGAAGCCGTTCGCTTTTCCGCAATTGGAAATAACCGCGTTGAGAGATGACATGAATTCGTATATTTCGGAGGATTTTCGGATTACGAATTACCGCTGCCACCCGACTCTCAAAATGACAATGCGAAAATAATATAGAAATAATCTATTTATACACTTTATAATCTTATATTTCGATGAGTGGAAACGCAGCTTTATCTGCCGCACGTAAGCGGCGCGCATCATCTTCTCCTGGTGTTCCTGGCAGTGGCGGCGGCGGCGGCGTCGGCGGCGGCGGATTCTCGTCACCCCAACAACAAATCAACGGTTCCTATTATGCTGGGAATAGTCTCCAGAATATTCAGGCGATGATGAATCAATCCGCCGCTGTTAAAGCACCGCCTCGTGGCGCGAAAATGGCAGATACCCCCCCGCAAATACCAATTAATGTGTATGAGAATATTGAAATGATTAAACATCAAATAGAAGAAAGAACGAAACTTATTCAGACCCAGGGGTCTACAATGCCTGCTGAAAAAGTGAGGATACTTCATAAACAGAATGAGGTCCAAGCGCAGATACTTAAACAGCGGCTGATGATGGTTCAAGAGATGGAAATGGTCGCCTCAATGAATCAATCACCTGTTCGCGCGCCATCGGCACCATCGGCACCATCGGCGCCATCGGCACCATCGGCACCATCGGCACCATCAGCGCCATCAGCACGCAAGCATATCCAGAACGAGCCACAGTTTATTTATGAGAAAGGGATTCCTCGTCCGAATCCAAAATACGGTATCCAGGTGAATGAAAGCCATGTCAATGAAAGCCATGTCAATGAAAGCCGTGACAATGAAAGCCATGTCAATGAAAGCCATGTCAATGGAACCCGTAATAAAATTTCCGGTAATTTGCCTGCTGCGGTTCTTACACCATTTGTAAGTATGGTTACATCTGCCGGAGTGACACCACCTCCACTTGTAATTCTAAAAAGCCACGATGAAAAGATAGGCGAACATGATGCAGTATTAAATGACTTGTCGAATCGTATCAATTATATTCATTCTCGTGTAGACGAGCTGTCGCATGGCCACGCCGCCGGCACGTCATCAGCAGCAGCAGCAGACCGTCCGAAGTACCCACCCTCCGTGGTGGATGATTCTATCGCCGAAGAACACGACGAACACGACGACGGTGAAGACGGCGACGAAGATGAAACCGTCTTATTGATGGATACGGTGATGAACGATTTAATCAATAGTCGCGATTTCGTCCAAGGTATCGTTGATAAGATTGTGAATGAAACCAATCTCTCGGAGACTATTATGAAAATCGAACCGATTATCAAGGAAAACCAAGAATTGAGAGCGTTGATACATTCACAACAGAAGATGCTGAATGAAATGAATACGATGGTTATGCGCTTATTGAACCAGAAGCATTATTACCCTGAAGCCGAAAGAGACGAATGTGAAATATATGAAGAAGTCGAAGTCGACGCCGACGGTCACAGCGCGAGTATCACCAATAGTAACGACTCAAATGAACAATCTAAAATTGATGAGAATGGCCTGTATCAAACCGAGGTATTACCCGAACAAGAAGTGCGACTCTATATCGTGCCGAATATGGATAATGTTGTTATGAGTATATGTGAACCTGCCGCGGAACCTGATGCGGAACCTGCCGCGGAACCTGATGCGGAACCTGCCGCGGAACCTGATGCGGAACCCGCTGACGCCGAGTTCCATGAATACGAAAATACCCCGCCACATTTCCCGTCCGATTCACGCATCGCTTTAGTTATCAACGAAATCTAACATAAAAGTAATTGTGTATAATCTCATAAATATTAGTATTGAATCATAATAATAATAATATTTATATTCTCGATGTTAATTATTTCCATCTTTATTTTTTGTATTGTGCTTTTCTTATATCTTCACATCCATTTTCATATGAAACATAGTAATGATTTAGAAGTATATGAAATAGAGCAACCGTCAAAGCAACGTTTAGAAGAAGTATGTGATATACGACAACCAACGACATTTGAATATTATAACGAACATTTACTAACATCATTATCTTACCACGGTATAACCACCAACTATCGTGCATTTGATATTCAAGTGCGGGACGTCTCGGTCTCGGGGTCGGTATCGGGGTCGGTATCGGGGTTGGTCGACAACCCCGAAAAGTCGCAAAAGGGTTCAGACAATAATACAGTACTTTATATTCCAGTCACACTGAAAATCGCGCACGAAGTATTCCAGAAAGACACCGAAGCGAAGTATATCAGTGAAAACAATACCGATTTCATCGATGAAACCGGACTATTGAATGTGTTCCAAGTAAACGACGAATTTTTAAGACCGTATATGGTGTCGACGTGTATGTATGATATTATGATGGCGTCGGTAGCCACAACTACCCCCCTGAGATACGAAGTGAATTACCGTAATTATTTCCTCGTGACGCAAGGCCATTTGAGAATTCTGCTGATACCCCCGAAAGACAGCAAATATCTGTATCCAATCAGCGATTATGATGTTTTCGAGTTTCGGTCGCCCGTCAATCCATGGAAGGTCCAGCCTGAATACCAGGACGATTTCGATAAAATCAAGACACTCGAAGTCGAATTATTCCAGGGGATGATAATGTATATACCGGCGTATTGGTGGTATAGCATCCAGTTTGTCGTCCCCGAAACAAGCATTTGTACGTTCAAGTATCGCACACATATGAACTCTATTGCGATTTTACCGCGCACAATGATGAACGTTCTTCAGAACATGAATATAAAGCGCGATACGTTGGAAAAACGGGCGCATATTCCGGACCATTTTAAACCGAAAAAGGCGTCACCGGTCACAGCCGTCCCCGGGCGTGAGAATGACGAATCGTCGTCGTCGTCGTCGTCGTCGCAATCAATACAACAGATAAATTCGCACCAATATGATAATCAATATTTACCATCATCATTACACAGTAAACATAATCCATTTGCCGTTCCGGATATTATACCAGAGGGTGATAAACAGATTATATCGTCTGTATTAGGAGCGGAGACCGATACCGCAGTCGGACCAGCTCCCGCGTCCGCAGTCGAGGGCATCGGCGGCGTCGGCGTCGGCGTCGGCGTTAGTAGCAGCAGCGAAGTAACCGTTCTATAACAACCGACGTAATCTATCGCATACATCATCGATTGAAATCGAATCATACGAAAGTATATCTGAAAACAATTGACTCAATTCTTTATTTCCAATAGAGTCTATTACTAGCGTGCTAACATACCCCGTCGAATTAAAAAAATAAGACGGATATCTATAATAATAACTGTAAAACGCGTTATGAATAAATAACGTAATAAATGCCAACCCGAGCGACCAAATATCGTGTTTCTTTTTTACAACATTCCAGTGATATTTATCTGTTCGTTTCGTATCGCGTATATTTCGGAATTCGGGGTGGCAATATGGGATAGTTCCACCGGTCCCGATACCGACATTATCTTTCCCCGATAGACCAAAATCAATCAAATATACCGAAAAATTCCGAGATTTCACCGGGTCGTTTATATTGAAATCCTTTTGCTCCTTGATGAGTATATTATCCGGTTTTACATCACCGTGGACGATTCCGATGGAATGGATTTTCTGTAATAACAACGCGCATTTATAAAACAGGTGCGTGAAAAACTCGGTTTTGATTTTCGAGAAATGAATATTGACATTGTCGGTAATATTGTCCTTCGCCCATGTATGTAATGACTCGGTATCTTTGACATACGGCTGAATACTGAACGATATCGTATTGTAACGTAGTAGGTTATAAAATACGCGTGAATAGTCGCCGTTGTCCGCACGAACGGCGTCGTCGTCGGCGTCGTCGTCATCGGCATCGTCGGTCGCCACCCCGTCACCGACATAAGAACACCCGCAAGGTATAACGTCGCAGTCGCAAATAGCTCCATTCGCGTTCTTTTTCATATTGATATACGTGAAATACGGAATTACGATATGTGTGTCATGATTTGTCGTCGCCGGTATTGACGTGATAATCTGCTGCTCGTCTAAGAAACAATACGGTGAATCGTCGATACGAATAATATAATCGTTATACCGAAACACCCCGACGAGATACTTCGTTCTGTTCGATTTGTATAATTTCTTCTCTTCGAATATAGACCTGTATAAATTATTCGCGATGATAACATATAATAATCGCATTTTGGTTTTAAATACTATATCGCCATGATTCGCTATTTTGGCTTCAAAACTCTTATGTAAAACAACATTATCAATGTTGATATTGCTGTTTGTTACTATTTTAATCAGTTCTTGTAATTCGTAATCTGACTCGATTATTTCATTCGGTATTTTAGTGTTGAATAATCGATGAGATGTATTGTCGAGTTCGGGTTCTGGTTCTGGTTCGTATTCGGGTTCGGTTTCGGACCCGGACCCGGACCCGGACCCGGACCCGGACCCGTTCACAAACATTTGTTGTGATGAACGCAATATATTATATGTTCGTCGTTTATTTACAATACCCCGATTTATTATTTTATTATATATCAGGTTCTTTATTCTTGTATAAAGGGATGACATATATTATCACTTTATACTATTACTAGAATACATCTATATTTATTTATCGCGCCGCCGCCGCCGCCGCACCGAATGTGCTTTCCTGGCAATACGTAACATACAAAAATCCATCAGGGTCCTTGTTTGTATCATAGATAGCACCCACCATCGCCGACACCGGGTATATCTTGTTTTTAATAAACATGAATAGCGCCTTTTCCGCGGGGAATTTAACGCGTTTACGAATAATCTGCTGAAGCTGAAGGAGTGTCAAATCTCTCGGAGTGATGTATTTCGTCTTGTCAATCGGATAAGAATCCCGGTCGTTTTTTGAGGGTAGGATGATAAGCGGAACGCGGTCGGGGTATTTTTCAAGAATAATCTGGGATTTTTTAACGCGTTCTAAATAATCATTGGAAATATCTGCGCTTACATTATCAGAACTACGCTGTTTTTCGGGACTATGAATACGCAGACCGCCAATGGGTGATAATGTCGACCCGGAATATACCGGGTCGGTTGATTGTGCTGATATATATACTGTCGTGGTGTCTGACGTAGACGTAGACGTAGACGCAGAGGCGACGGATGCCAGTCCAGGAGCCGTTGCCGGCCGTAACGTTGGTGAAGAATAATGTGTTGCGATATAATTCATTGTATTCTATATGTTGTATATCGATTTATATCTATATTACACTACTCGAAAAGAAAAATAAAGCAATTCAACCCGATAAATTGAAATCTATTCTCCGATTCTATTGTATCAGGAAAGACAATGATGGCCACCGTATCACCAGCAAATCACGATATTCGAAAATATACAACTGTCCGGAAATTGCCCACGGATACGGCGCCATCGCCAGCGCCCGCACCCGCGCCAGCCCCCACGCCACCCACGCTAGAAATGTCCCCCGAACAAAAAGACGCATTTGCGAAATACGTCGCCGGGCAGAATGTGTTCATCACCGGACCTGGTGGCACCGGTAAATCCGCGCTCATCCGAGAGATTTATAACTACGGACAGACCCACGGACATAATATCCAGGTTTGTGCGCTGACAGGATGCGCCGCAGTGATGCTCAATTGTAAAGCGAAAACCATCCACTCGTGGGCTGGGATTGGGCTTGCGAACGGTGATGTCGAGAGAATTGTAGAGAAGGTCGATAAGAACTTCTTCAAAAAGAAAGAATGGCGAAAGACGCGCACACTCATCATCGACGAGGTGAGTATGATGTCGAAACGATTGTTTGATATTTTGAATACTGTCGGTAAAACCGTGCGAAACTGCCACTCGCGCCCGTTCGGTGGCATTCAGGTCATCTTTTGCGGGGACTTCTACCAGCTCCCCCCCGTCGGCGTGAATACCGAAGACCCCGACAATGCGCGATTCTGCTTTGAAAGCGATTCTTGGTTTACCGCATTCCCTAAAGAGAACCACATCCAATTGAAACAGATATTCCGCCAAAGCGACCCAGTCTACTGCCAGGTATTAAACCAAGTGCGTGAAGGGCGCATTACGCGCCGAACGGACGAAATCCTGCGTTCTCGTGTAGGGGTTGTTCTTCCCGACGTATCTGAAGACGGGACGCCGCAGACCAAACCGACCCTGCTTTACTCTACCCGCGCACGCGTCGATGAAATCAACCGGTTAGAAATGGAGAAGCTGAAAATAATGGACCCGGATGCTCGCACATATTCCTACAAACTGAAATCGGTGACCGACCTCCCGTTGTCGGATAAGGAACGCCAGTTCCGCGCGTCGCAATCCCAAGAACGCATCTCGATGGAAATATTTGCGCTTAAAAACAGTATATTGTGCGACGATGTCGTTCATTTGAAAGTCGGCGCACAAGTCATGTGTGTTATTAATATGGAAGAGGCTGTTACCACCGAATCAACCCCGATTTGTAATGGAAGCCAGGGGGTCATTATTCGTATGACGGAAACCGTCCCTGAATTACCGGTTGTTCGGTTCAATAATGGGCTCGAAATGGTCATTAATTATCATACATGGGTCAGCGACAATATCCCGGGTATCGGTGTATCTCAAATTCCGCTCATACTCGCTTGGGCGATTACAATCCACAAAAGTCAAGGAGCGACATTGGAAAGGTGTATAATAGATATAGGAGAGGGAGTGTTTGAGGCAGGCCAGAGTTACGTGGCGCTATCCCGTATAAAATCGTTGGCGGGAGTAAGTATAAGCAGCTA